TTTTATTTTTATATATTATTAAGTATAAATGAATATGATAATGCTTTTACCCTTTGCTTTAGTGTTATGTGCTTATTTTTGGTCTGGTTCTCCACAAGTGTTAAAGAAAAATAAAGAATTATTATTAGGAATATTATTTGGTTATAGTATATGTTATTTTATGGATAATAAATTAGTAGAAGGAATAGATTGTAGTACAGATGAAGACTGTACTAAAGGAGACATATGTTTATTCCACTCAACTGGTGGCTCACCACCCTCCACTGGTGAATGCGGAAATGCGCCCATGAATTCATGTGGTAGTAACCAACCATGCGGGGATTCTGAAATATGTAAAAAGTCAACAAGTCCGCGCATGTATCATAATTATTGGTAATGTTCAGACGATACGGGTCATTAAAAATCGTTCCATTATAAAAGATTAATACATTTTTTATTTCTTTTTGGTTTTAATTTTAGAATCATTTAATAACTTTTTAGCTTTAATTTTAGGAAAAAGTGGCCTAAAATAATTTTCATTATTAGTCCCTGTCATATGATATAAATAAATATCTTTATTTATATTTTTTCTACTTATTTTAAATCCTAAATTTTTGATTTTAAATCTTTCTTTTTTATCAAATATTATAATATTCCTGTTTAAATGATATACTAATCCAATAAGTTCCAGTTGTGTAGCATAATCTCTTTCTTTCGTTTTAAAATATTCACTTTCACTATTGAAATGTGTTTTTCTTTCTATTAATTGTCTAATAGTTTTGTTTAATTTATTCACATTAGTATCTAAATTATTTTTTAACCAAGTAAATGTAGATTTTCTTAATTTATTACCCAATTTATTTCTTTTATTATTAAAACAAACACTATTAATATGACAATATTTATTTTTATAATTTATTAAATACTTTCTACATTCTTTTTCTATCATAATAATTTGTGCTACAGAATTAAATAAACAATTATAATTTGCATACAAATTCATATGTATAAAATCACTTATTTTCATTATGATATATTATTATATTTATTTTAAATTTGATTTTTTATTTAAGAATAGTAGTATAACTATTATTATCATGTCGTCACTAGAAAAGTATCAGAAAAAGGATCTGGTAACCCATATCTACGATACACCTGATACTTATGTGGGTGGTTCTGATTTGATCGAAGATACTTTGCCTATCTTACAGGGTGATGGGACCATTAGTGTTGAATTATTTGAGTATGTCCCTGCGCTCTACAACACGTTTAACGAAATTTTGGTTAATGCCAGAGATCAGCATGTACGTCTAAAACAAATGAAGAGTAAATTCCCTGTAAACAACATCAAAATTCAAATTAATAAAGATGAAGGTTTCATCAGTATTTACAATGATGGAGAAGGAATTGATATTGCGGAGCATCCGACGGAAAAAGGTAAAGATGGTAAACCAATCATGATCCCCGAAATGATCTTTGGACACCTACTAACATCTACAAACTATGAAAAAGATGAAAAGAAAATTGTTGGGGGAAAGAATGGATACGGTGCCAAGCTAACAAATATCTTCTCCATCATTTTCACACTGGAGACAGTTGATCCTGTTAGAAAGTTAAAGTATACTCAAGAGTTTAAAAATAATATGAAGAATAAAGGTAAACCTAAGATAACGAAGTATACTCAAAAACCCTATACGAAGGTTTCATGGGTCGCCGATTTTGAACGCTTTGGTCTAACCGGTTACAGCGAAAAAATGTATCAACTGATTGAACGACGGTTATATGATATTGCGGGTGTAACAGATAAATCGCTCAATGTATTTTACAACGGTTCAATGATTAAACAAAAATCATTTGACAAATATATCGGTCTTTATCTAAAAGATGAAAAGTTAGTTTATGAAGAAATACATGAAAGGTGGTCTGTAGGTGTAGCACTTTCGACAACTGATAAATTCGAACAAGTTTCGTTTGTAAACGGTATAGCTACACCTAAGGGAGGAAAACATGTGGATGCTATTACGAAGCAAATCATACAATTACTAACAACACACATTGAAAAGAAAGAAAAAACAAAAGTCAAAGAAAATTATATCAAGAACTATCTAAAGGTTTTCATTAATTCAACAATTGAAAATCCAGCGTTTGATAGTCAAACAAAAGAAAGACTAATTACTTCACCCGCAAAGTTTGGTTCAAAACCCGTTATTAATGATAAATTCATAAAGAAGGTTTTAACATTGGGTATCGTGGATAAGGTTCTATCATTTGCTGAGTTCAAGGAGAATAAGCAAGCCAAGAAGACAGATGGTGCTAAAAAGAATAAGATTCAAGTTCCTAAGTTAGATGATGCTAATTGGGCGGGGACAAAAAAGTCAGATCAATGTACACTCATCCTGACTGAGGGTGATTCAGCTAAAACAATGGCTATATCTGGATTGTCTGTAGTAGGTAGAGATAAATACGGAGTTTTCCCGCTTAGGGGAAAACTTCTCAACGTTCGTGATGCTTCCATTAAGCAAGTCACAGATAATGCTGAAATTACTAATCTAAAGAAAATATTAGGTTTAGAGTCGGGTAAAGATTATAAAGATACTACGAAGTTACGTTACGGTAAAGTAATGATTATGACAGATCAAGATCACGATGGTTCACACATCAAAGGCTTAGTCCTAAATATGTTTCATACAATGTGGCCATCACTTCTCAAACTAAATTATATTAATTCTATGATTACACCTATTGTGAAAGTAACAAAAGGTAAAAAAGTTAAATCATTCTTCAATCTAACAGATTATCATGATTGGATAGAAAAGACATCTGATTATAAGAGTTGGAAAACTAAATATTATAAGGGACTAGGAACAAGCAATACTAGTGAAGCAAAAGATTATTTCAAAGATATGAAGATGAATAATTATTTATGGTCTGATCTGACTAATGAATCTATGAATTTAGCATTCAATAAGAAACAATCAGATTTGAGGAAAGATTGGTTATACAAGTATAACGAAAAAGACATTTTAGATAGTAAAGAAGTTGAAATATCGATGGATAACTTCATCAATAAAGAACTTATCCACTTTTCGAACAGCGATACAAAGCGTTCAATAGGTTCCATCTTTGATGGACTTAAACCAAGTCAAAGAAAGATACTTTATTCATGTTTCAAGCGTAAACTATATTCTGAGATCCGCGTAGCACAATTAGCTGGTTATGTAAGTGAAAATGCCGCATATCACCATGGTGAAGCGTCACTTCAGGGTGCTATTATTGGTATGGCTCAAAACTTTGTAGGATCTAATAACATTAATTTATTAGAACCGAACGGTCAATTTGGAACAAGAATAATGGGGGGATCTGATGCCGCAAGTTCAAGGTATATTCATACAGAGTTAAACAAACTAATACAAACAATTTATCCTAAAGAAGATTTTCCATTACTAGATTATATTGAAGATGATGGCTTGAAAGTAGAACCAGAATATTATGTTCCTATTATACCTATGGTTCTAGTAAATGGTATGACAGGTATTGGAACAGGATTTAGTACTAATATTCCATGTTTTGATCCAAATGATATTTGTCAAAATATCAAGAATATTCTATCAGAAAAAGAATTTGTTGAAATGAAACCTTGGTTCAAGGGATTCAATGGATCAATCATTAAAACCGGTGATAAAACATATTTGTGTAAGGGTTTATACAAAGTAATCAACTCTACTACTATTGAAATTACAGAATTACCTGTAGGTAAATGGACTGAAGACTATAAAGAAATTCTAAACAAGATGGTTATAGAACGTGGTTCTAAAGGTGATAGCAAAGGAATCATCGTAGATTATGAGAACCAGTCAACTGATAGTACCGTATACTTCAAAGTTTACCTAAAACCAGGTTATCTGTCAACAGCACAGTGGTCAGATGGTGAAATTGATAAAGTTGAAAAAGATTTCAAACTAACGACAACTAAGAATACAAGTTTGACAAATATTCATTTATACAATGGAAACAATACAATTACAAAGTATAATGATGTAGAAACTATTATGAGAGAATTTTGTAAGAGAAGGTTACAATTATATGAAGAAAGAAAGACTTATCAACTTTCAGAATTAGATAGACAAATCCTACTAATATCATCTAAATGTAAATTCATCTTGGAGGTGGTTGAAGAAACAATTGTAATTAATAAACAAACTAAAGAAAAGTTAATGTTTCAACTAGTAGATAAAGATTATCCAGAAATAAATGAATCATATGATTATCTACTAAAGCTACCAATTTATATATTGACTAAAGAAGAAATTGATAAATTGTTAAAAGAAAAAGATAATTTAATCAAACAACATGAAGATATTTCGGCTCTATCAGCGAAAAATATGTGGTTAAATGAACTTGGTATATTTAAAAAAGAATATAGTAAATTTCTTAAAAATAAAATATAACCTTGATTATATGGATAGACTTTATGATAGTGACCAATATGGTAATATGGATACTAATAATGATGGTATTATAAATGAACAAGATACTGGATATCAAACAGATACACTACTTACACCAGTTGGTCTAGGATCGTCACAATTAACTAGAGATGATACTTTATTTAATAATGAAACATATGATGAGCAAGGTAGATTAAAATTAGATGATTTATTTGGTCGTAAAGGTGATACTAACAATGCTATGGATGATTTATTGAGTTCAGATAAATTTAATAATGGGCGAGTACCTGATGTAAGTATGATCAGTAATGTAAATAAAACAGTAGATGGTGATATAGTTATAGCTAATGATAACCAGCAAACGGGTGTAAAGGGTATATTAGAAGAAACTGTAATTAGTGATACTTTTTTATCTGAAATGAATACTAAAGTAATTCAAGATACAATTAGATACAGTGTATATAAGATAACTAATATGGTAGTTGATTATCAATCGCAGAGAGAATTATATATTATTATGAGATCAATCATGCTTCAACATGCTAACTTCAAGGTGGGTCAAAGTGGATTATTAGATGAAATAAAAAAATTGAATAATTTTGTAGTTGATTATGCAGTTGAAAAAGTATCTTCAAACGTACAACAATATGAAGTATATCTAAAAGATATACAGACTCTACCTACACCTATGGATAGACCAAATTTCAATTCAGATACATCTAGAAATAGATCCCAGGATATGAGTTCTCATATAGGAATTCAATAAATTTTATGTTTATATTTAAGATTTTTTTATACTCTTTATGTAATGTTTTCTAAATTATTATCTTCTAGTGATAATGTTAAACTAAATAGTTGGATAAAAAAAAAAGATAAACCATTATTCATAACAGGTTACAATGGTAGTGGTAAAACTTATTGGGCCAATGAACTTTTAAAAGATTATCATATAATTAACATCAATTCAGAACACATTAAATTTAGTAAAGATATAACTGAACACTTACAATCATCACTTTTAAAAAAAGACATATTTATGATGATATCACCAGATAATGAGTACAAAGCATTATTAATAGATGATATACAATTATTTATTCAGTCTGATAAACCGACACTATCAAAAATACATAAATTTGTTCGATCAATTAATTATATAAAATATCCAATAATATTCATATGTAATGAAACGGAAGATAAATGTTGTAAATCTATGAAATTAATATCGTATGTAATTGAAATTAATTACAATAAACAACATTACCGTGATATATTATGTGATAAATTTGATAATGATATAATTTCATCATTTATAAAACAAACTAAAAATTTAAATACTATTATATCTACCGCCGGTAATTTTGATGAAATAAAAAAAGATAATGAACTCCCAGTAGACGTAACTTTGAATAATATTTTAACAAAAGAATACACTATAACTGATATTATTAGGTTGTGTTCATCTGATTATACAGTAATATCATTAAATACCTTAGAAAATATACCCTATTTAATCAAACCACTAAATAATAACATTCTATATGATAATTATAAATCTGTTGTATATGATGATTATATTGAATATAAATACATTCAAAATAATATAGATGTAGATGTGAGAATATTTTATTCATGTGTTTATCCTTTACTAAACATAAAATCATACATAAATAATATGGTCAAGCTAAAATATAATAAATATATTAGTCATTCAATAATTCAAATACATAATCAAACTATTTTGAGAGATGAAACAGAATTATATCTTGGTATAGTTAGCAATATGTATAAATCACTAACAGATGATGATATAACTATTAACTTAGATAACATAAACTTAAAAACATTAGAAAAACAAATGAAAGTTTTTAATTATTATTACAATAAAAACATGAATAAAAAACAATTTACAAAAATAATTAAAAATTTACAAAAGTAATTATTTCTTAGGTCTTGATAAGGTATATTTTGTGATAACTTGTCTGTTCAAATATATTTCATCCATAGCCGTAGTAGCTTGTTCCATTGATAATACTTTTTGAAGACTTTCTTGAATAGTTTTTTTATTAACAGGTGCTTTTGTATTACGCTCATTACATTTAAGTTTACCCGATTCAGTGTTCAAATCACTAATATTATAAGATCTCATAAATCCTGTAATTTTGGGTTCTAACTGTTTATTTCTAATTTTTTTCATTTCTCTAACTTCTTTTTCTAATACTTTAATTTTTTCGTCCATTTCTAACCAATCTTTAACATTAGTTTTGAAATGGTCTAATTGATCTTTAGGGATTTCTTCTAAAGTATTCATTTTATATATTATTAAATAATGTTTTTAAATATATATTATGATATTAAAATATTATTCTAATTGGATTATACCATTATCTGTTATATGGATATTGTTACATAGGGTTAAATCACCTTTAATAAAATATTTTAATCCATATTATTCATTAATAGTTATATGTGTAGGATATGTATTATTTTCACTCTATTTATTATTCTATAAGGTTTACGAATTTAATATTTCATTTATATTATTATTTATTATTCATTATTTACCGTTACATTATATGTTATCAATTAATGAACGTTCATATGCTTTAGAAACATTAATTATATCATATTTCATATATACTCTTTATTTAAGTTATAAAGGTAAAGATGTATATTCTGTTTATGCAATAGATGAACATCCAAAAGATATTAAAGAATTGATAAATAGTATCGTTTAATAAACTAAATAATTATCTACAATTATAATAACTAAATAATGTCTTCAATTAAAGAGAGAATAACTAAAAAATGTCACAGTGATCCCAGGGTTACTATAGATACTATTCATACAAATATTATAAGCGATTTAAATGAAGAAGAAAAAAAAGAATATTATTTAGAAAATGGTTTATTATTGGATCAATATTATTCAAAAACGGGTGAAAATAAAAGTATAAAAACAAAAGATAACACTAGTGTATTAAGTTATTTTCAGAAAAATGATACAATTGAAGAAACAGGAATAAATAGTATATCTGATAAACTAACTGGTAAATCAATAATTGATTTTTACATGTCTAATATTGATGATACATATGTATTACATAATGAAATATACATGAATGATAAATGTAAATTATGTAATAATAATATGTCATTTGGTTTAATAGATAGCGAATTAGTTTGTGAAAAATGTGGATATACTGAAGATATCATAATAAATAGCGAAAAATGTTCTTATAAAGATCCGCCTAGAGAAGTTAGCTATTTTGCCTATAAACGCATAAACCATTTTAATGAATGGTTAGCACAATTTCAAGCTAAAGAAAGCACTGAGATTAGTGATAATATATATAAGAATATATTTGATGAAATACATAAAAATGTAAATTTAGATATTCAAAAAATAAAACCAAAACAAATGAAAAGTATTCTTAAAAAAATGGGTTACAATAAGTATTATGAACACATACCACATATTATTAATGTAATGAGTGGTAAAAAAGCACCATGTCTTTCTAGAAAAGAAGAAGAACAATTAAGGACACTTTTTAAAGAAATACAAATACCATTTAGCAATAATTGTCCTCCTAATAGAAAAAACTTTTTATCATATTCATATGTATTACATAAATTTTGTGAACTCTTAGAATATGATTATCTGTTACCATACTTCCCATTACTAAAAAGTAGAGAAAAGTTGCTACAACAAGATCAAATATGGAAACTAATATGTAATGATTTATGCTGGCAGTTTATAGAAAGTATTTAAGAGTGAAAACCATTTACATAAATTTTGTGTGGATAAACCATATCAATAGTAGCAAATGTTGTTGCTGCTACTAAACCGACTGTTATTGCTTGTGATTTTAAAACACCACAGGTGGGTATCAAAAAAGTAGATAATGTGACTACTGCAAATATAACAATGTACTTCAATAAGTTTTCTTTATTTAATACTCTATTTTTATCTAGATTATTTACTTCATCTTTTAAATCATTTAATTCTTTCATTATAATTTAGTGGATATAAAAATACGTTAATAATTACTTAAAAAAATAATATTCTTAATTATAAAAATGAGTGATAATAATGAAGAAAAGGTAGACTACCTTGATGTAGATGATGTTGTCCCTGGACAGAATTATGTATGTTTATCGTTTGTTTCACCCGAAGCACTTATAAAAAAGAGAGAAGCATTTAATGTATCTAAGTTCTTACAATCTTATTGTAAAGAACAGAATTTAGAATTCAAAGATGTTTACTCAAAATATGAGGACTTTGCTTACAAATTTTCAGATAAGTTACAACGTGATTTCGATGAACAGAATAATTTTCAAACTAGTATGCGTGGTGTAAAGGTTAGAGGTGTCTACGATACAAGGCAGGCAGCAGAATCAAGAGCTAAGAAACTATCTACAAGTGATTCATCTTTTCATGTATTTGTAGGACAAGTTGGTTACTGGTTACCTTGGGATCCTAATGCCGATGGAATTCAGGATGAAGTGTTCCAAAACAGTCAACTTAATGATATGATGGAGAAATATCAAGAAAATAATGTTAACCGTGATATTTTCTATGATGAACAAAAGAGAGAAAAGGTCAAGGCTGCGAGAGAAGAAGCACTAGCTAAGAAACGTGAAGAACAAGAACAGAAAGCGTTAGAAGCAGCTACCGATAGTGAATCTGTTTTAGAAGAATTAAAAGAAGGTATAGAAGAAATTGTTGAAGGTGCTGAAAAAGTTGAAGCGGGTGTAGAAGAAATTGTAGACGGTGTTGAGAAGATCGAAGAAGCAGTGAAAGATGCATCTGGTGGAGTGACTAAAGAAGTTCATAAGTTAGATGAAGATATGACAAATTCTTTAGAATCAATTGATCCGTGGTTAGCGAATAAGTTGAATAGTTCTAGTGATCCTACCCCTAAACATGTTCCGGAAGAAGCATCTGATCCACCATGCACAGATGTTGATAATAAAGTTGATAAAGAAACAGGAGAACTCAATCCTAATATTAATTTTGAACCAGAACCAGAACCTGTGACAGAAGACTGTTGAAATTAATTAACCTTTTTACTTTAATAAATTCTAACAATGACAATTATTTAACATTATAATATGTTACTTAATTTGAGTTATTTTATACAATATTATATATGAATTCAGTTCTATCTATAATATGCGTTGCTTTTTTCGCTTATTTGATACATTACATAATTAAAGGTTATAATCAAATGAAAGAACATGGTATATCTTGTAAAACACTTTATATACCAGAGGATTTTGATTTAAATGTAGCATTAGATACCGTTACAGGTTTATCTAGAATAAAGTTAGAAAGAAGAGCACTTGAATTAGGTATAAAAAGGAATATTATAAAAGATAAAAATGATACTGATCTTAAAGTATTAATAATACAAAAAAGTATTGAAGATAAACATATTATGACTATGGAAATTGAAGAAAAAATAAAAGAACGGGAAGCTGAAAGAGTATTATTGAGGGATATGAATGAAAAAGTTAATTATAATCAGTTACCACAATTAAATCCAAATGTTACAATAGATGCTTTAAGAGATGATTTAGATAATTAAAATAATATATAAGTTATATGAATTATGCTTTAGTAATATTTACAATAGGTATCATAATGGTTGTAGCTGGTTATACAAATCAGATATCACCAAAATGTAATAGTGAAATATCTGTTAAAATTGTTCCTAGAGATGTATATGATGAAATCCTTTATAATCAAGAATTAGTAGATGTTACTTATACTGATATGCAGTAAAACTACAAAATTTATAGTAAGTTTTACTTACAGACCGATTAGTAACTTTTACTTACAGACCGATTAGCAAGTTTTACTTACAGACCGATTAGTAACTTTTACTTACAGACCCTATAATAGATACTTTCACCACTTTTTTCACTTTTACGAATAATCTTACAAATATTACCAGGACATAAACGGATAAGTTTTGCCATCGGATCAGTCCTTAGTATAATGGGTAGCTGATGTATAAGTGAATTAGTATCAGTTAGAATTTGTTTAATTTCATCTTTATCTCTAACGGGTATATGTATAGGAACTAGTTCATGTTGTAGATGGTTTCTGTATAGAGTATCTATAAATAATATATGAACATTTCTAAAGTAATATTTAGTCATTTCAAAATTATTTTCTTTCATTTCTTTTTCTAAAATGGGGTTTAGACCGCTACTTAGTTCATCTAAACCCTTATGATACATTGTTTCTATATTAGTTTGTATATTTTCACTTACAGGTTCATTTATAATAACTAAAATACTATCTTCTTTTTCAAACATATTTTCGTCGTCATCTGCTTCAATACCATCTTGTTTGTACATAGCAGTTAATTTATCACAGCAGGTTTTGTTAATTTTTGGTCCAGTAAGATGAAGTTGGGGGAAGTTGTAATAAATAACATGAAGTTTGTGGGATGGAATCTTTCTGTTATATAACGTGAAATTACAACCAGAACCCATAATGCTTTTATCATTTTGATTATTATACATTATTTCTAATTCTTCCATAGAAACATCATTTATCACTTCAGTAGACCATTCATCTTTAAGAACTTCTCTAAGCGTAAGACGTGAGTTATATACTTTTTCAAGAAGCGCCATGTTTGTTATATTATATGTTTTATTTTTTTAAATCAAATTTATTTTTTATTAATCATTAATATTAATTTAAAGTTATAGCATGTTATCTATAAAATGGTAAATTTAGTTTTTCATAGTAATGATGTAATGTATCCACATGTCTTAGAATACATCTATGATAACTACAATGATAAAATTAATGATTTTGTTTATAAGAATGATAGTAACTTACCAAGGTACTGTTATAGGTCACGTATGTTGAAAGATGCTCCATCTATCAAGTCTATTGTGCCATATGAATGTGATTTTGAATTTATTCAAAAACTAAATGATGAAGATATTAAATTTCATTGTAGATTAGAAAATGTATTAGATTGCAATGGTTTAATTCGTAAATATAGTCATAGTCTTGGACATTGTGACCATGAAGACCGTATTATGAAAAAACTAACATTAACAACCGATATTAGGGATAATATTATAGAATTAATTGATAGTGCTAAGCAATTTATTAAAGAAAAACATGAAACACAAAAGAAATCTAATAATGAAACTATCAAAATTTTTTACTATCAAAAAGAATTTTGGTCTTTATTATCAAAATCACCTAAGAGGTCAATTGATACCTTGTATTTAAAAGAAGGTGAAAAAGATAAATTACTATCAGTGGTAGAAGAGTTTTATCATCCTGATACACGTGATATATATTTATCATTTGGTATGCCATACAAACATATTATTATGTTATATGGTGTCCCTGGATCAGGAAAAACTTCAACAATTGGTGCTATCGCATCATATTTTGATTGTGATATTTACACTATTCCTATTACAAAAGAATTATCTGATTATGGTTTAATCGATGCCTTTTCATTTGTAAATGATAAAGATGATAGAAAAAGAATTATTGTATTAGAAGATATTGATTGTTTATTCGATAACACAAGAAAAGAAGGAGATGAACATAATATGATAACTTTACAATCACTCTTAAATTGTTTGGATGGATACATGTGTGTGGAAGGAACACTATTATTTATGACAGCCAATAATCCCGAAAAAATGGACTACGCGATGGTTCGTTCTTGTAGAGTTGATTTCAAATTAGAATTAGGGTATGCTGATGAATATCAGACCCGATCTATATTTACCACATTTTTACCGAATCAAAGTGAAAACTTTGATAAATTCTATAGGAAAATTAGACATATGGAGGTTACAACTGCTATGCTACAAGAATTCTTATTTTACAATAGAAAATGTGAAAATATTTTAGAACATCTGGATAAATTTACCGAAATAGTTGAAAAGAATAAACCTTCAGAATTATCAACGGATAAAAATGAAAAAAATTTATATATGTAAATTTAATTTAAATTTATATATGTAAATTTAATTTAAATTTATATATGTGTAAGTATATAAATGAAACTTGAAAAATTAGTAGAAGGATATAATTGGGTATACCTAACACATGTATTATTAGTAGCACCATTATTAATCTTAGTACCGTTAGCTTCTATTTACAAAGATAAACTTAAATTAAGTGATAATTTCATACTAATGTTAATGTATACTTTAATAGCATTCGGTATAGTTGTATTCTTTTATCATGGTAATAAATTAAGGAAAGCAGTAATGTAACTATATTAATTCTGACCAATCATTAAATTCATTTTTTACTACAGATTTTATATTGTTATTATCAATATAAGGTCTTCCTATAGCTATATCGGGTGGTAAAGTATTAATTTCATCATTATAACATTCAGAAGATTCAACACACACTTTATGTGTATCTGACCACCACAAATTATGAGGACATTGATATCCCACATTACACATCATATTACACATCATAGGTTCTGGTTGTCCACATACTAATGGACAACTTGTTCCACATTCTGTCCATAGTTGTCCACCACAGTCTTCTCCTAAATTACAATTATCGTTACAACATGGTGGATCTCCAACTATACATTCTTCACCAAAATCACCTAAAACTTGTAATAAATCATTAACATCAACTATTAAATCATTATTTACATCAGATACTATATCTTCTGTAGAAAAAGATGATAAAACATTTAATAAATCACTCACATCAATTAAGTTATCATTATTTGTATCGGATCTACAATCTGGTGACTGACTAAACGAACCATTAAATAATGATAAAAAAGAAAAGATACTTAATAACTTCATTTTATAATTAACTTATATATTCTTTTTAAGTATTTACCACGGTGAATACTTAAAATTACTAATAAATTTATCTGACTTATCAATAAACTCGTCTTTTAATGTTGTTTTACTATATTTTGAATTAATAATAGCATTTAATTCAGATGAAATATAAGTGGGTTTAGTTAGCTTATCTGGTAGATTACTTATGTTAATACTCACAATAAAATCTCTATTTTCATATTGTTCGTTATAGGGGATTTCTTCAAACTTTTTAGGAACTCTTGTAGAAATACTTCTGAAAATAATATTTTGTTTCAAAAGATTATTTCTAAAAGTATACATAATCATACTACTTATATTATAAGTTATCTTTTTAAATAAATTTGATTAGTTACTTTAATTAGACAACTAAAAAGATAACTATGGATCAACTAACTAAGATCAATTCTCTCAGCATCGCTGAACTCAGGAAAATTCTAAAAGACAATGATGTTAAAGAAACATCTTCTGATAAAGAAGGTTTGATTTATCAGGCAACAGATATTTTGCTAACAAATATGGCAATACAAGACATGATGGACTACGATACCATACCATTTGAAAAGACAATCAATGAAAATGTTTTGACAGACCCTAACACTATTCTGAGAGAAGAACAAGATAGAGAATATAGAGAATGTCTTGAAATAGATAAAAAGTTTGAAATAGATAAAAAGTTTGAAATAGATGAGAAGGATAAAGAAGATTCTACTAAAGCAATATTTGAAGAATTATCCCCTACGTCCCTTAGAGAAAAACGACTGGCTTTTTATCAATAAATAAATTGTATTCAAATTTGATTTTTATATATATTAATTTTTTATTACAATAATTATGGATTCTTATATCAATGATTTCCACGAAAAAATGGATTCAATCAATTTCTCTTTCTTTGAGAGAGATGATGTAAAATTAGATAAACTCTTAGGCTCAGGTTATATTGGTGAAGTTTATGAAGGAAGAATTATTCTTTTGAATGAAGATATACCAGTAGTCATAAAGAAGTTACACAGTTCTTCATATTGCTGGGGTTCAGAAGATGAGCACCTGTATGAAGATGTTTATAGCGAGGTAAGTATGTGGTCTCTAATAAAAGAGTCAAAGAATATTATTCAATTTTATGGTTACTCAGTAAAAGTTGATAATGAAGATGTTTCATTGTATATTATTATGGAAAAAACAAAAGCTAACGGTGACCTTAAATCATATATAGGAGATCATGAATTTTGGGTTCAACTCACTGAAAGAGAATATGATGATTCTAACTCTCAAACACTCCTTTATCATGAAGGTGGGTATTGGGAATACATAATGTCCCAGAAAGACAAGGTTGATTTGATGGTTAAGATGGTAAATGCTGTAAAAGATCTACATGAATCAAACGTTGTTCATTCAGATATCAAACCACATAATATGCTTTATGATGGTGAAAATATAAAACTAATTGATTTTAATGCATCTGTTTATTTAGGTAATGAACACGGAATAAAGGGTAAAAGAGAACAAGGAACACCTGGGTACATGCCTAAAGAGATGTATAAAGGTGAAATATCATACAAGAGTGATATCTATGAATTGGGTGTATCATTCTTAGAAATTTGGTTTGGAGATATATGGCCAAACGACACAGATAGGTATGACAAGAATAGACGTTATGTATTGGATTACCTTTCGTTGTTAGAAAATGATAATTTGAAAATCCATGGTCTCATTAAAAAGTGTGTAAACGTTAATAAAGAAAAGAGACCTGAATTGAATGAAATACTGAAAGAATTGTTCTAGAAATGTATTTAAAAAATTAAACTTATATTTTATTATAAGATGATTTTGTATGCAGATGGTAATATTAAGAGTTATGTATTAACAGATAAATATAACGTAGTTGTTTTACATGGTAAAAGAGAATCATTTAGATGTAGGCAAAGAAATAATGATAAACCATTAAAGTTCATCAGTTATAAACATATGAATAAAACAGTTAAGAAAAATAATAAAGTTATTCATGGTCATTTTAAATTAGATACTATGTCTCGTTTATAAATAAATAATCTGGATATTATTATGAATGAAATTTTTTTAATTGAAGATACACGTTTTTTAGAACATTTCAAAGAAAAATCATTTAGTGGATTTAAGAAAACAGATGTCATAAAGACATTATTTAAGAGTATTGAAACCGGTAAAGTAGAAAATTCTTGTCATTGGATTACCGAATGTATTGTATCGGGTTATTGTTTAGAAATTTTAGATAAATTAATAGCTTTTTCATCTAAAATAGTTCATATTAATAACCCTAGATTACCCGAATATCTTTGGAGGAAATATTCTTATTTTTACAAAACGATCGATAATATTAACTTAAAGAAAGATAAACATTTAATTATTCATTTTAGAAATAATCAAGTTTTAAGAAATTTATTATTTGATATAGTCACAGTTATAACATTATCGCCTAAAAGTAAAAGATATGATAAATATCCTAAAATAGATGAAAATACAGACTTTCAGTTTGATAATATTAAAAAAAGATTAAACGCACAATGTAGCTACTGTCCCGATATATTATTTAAATTTACAGATCCAGAAGAATTAAGAGTAGTTATCAATGAAATAATGTTTCATTTTAAAAATATTAATTCTGGTTATGATAATTGTTGTTATTGGATCGCATGGATTTTTCAATGGGAAAAAAAAAATAAAAAAATGAAACATAAATTTGAAATAGATGAAAGAGATATTAAAGATGTTAAAAAAAATTTAAGAAAAGATGTAGTTTGGTTGATATGGTCATCTATCCTTATAGAAGCCAATGAAAGAGATGAAATAGTTAAATCACAAATTCATGGATTATATCAACTTTTTAAATATGAATTTAGTGGACCTAAGAGAAACTTAAAGATACCCTTAATTTACCACGCAATAGGATATTTAACACATTCGGTTAAATATGATATACCAATTATAAAAGATAAAAAAATACATATAAGATGTCAATGTAATGTGAATCAAATGTTTAAAATGAAGAAAACAGGTGAAAATAAACAACCACAACAACCTATCCCTAAAAAAGAAAATAAGAAAGTTACTTTTGAAGGAGAAAAAATACAAGACATGTTTTCTGTTTTAAATGATATAGACAGTTTGATAAGTTAATCTTCATAAATATTCAAAAATCTAAAAGGATGTTTATGAGTTAGATATTCTAATTTAGATACTAAATGGGTTTGTAAACCAACCATTATTACTGCTGTTATAACATTACGTGCTTTATCTATTATTTTATTACCGTTTAACCCTAAGTAATTATTTAATTTAACAATAAAATATTCACTTATTATGTACCATACTATAGTTAATGTTATTATTTGCCCTATTATCTCTAACATAATTTCTAAATTACTTTCTTCTTTATCTAATGGCGAAAAAGCGTGATCCAGTACAGGCGATACTATAAACAAGACAATAATATATAGAACAGTAGCAAATAATATTTTTAACATTATAGTATAATTTAGATTATTATTTATTGATTAGTAGAACCGAAACCATCTTCTCCTCTACTACTATCGGATAATCTATTACTAAGTTGGAAACTAATAGGGGATAGTGTTGGGGAACATATTTGAAATAACCGCTGTCCTCCTCTGATAGTGTATGGTTCATCTGAAGTATTATCTACTGCAGCACATATTAGGCCTCTATAACCAGCATCAATAATACCCACTGAATTAGCCATCCTTAATGGTGTTTTACTAATAGATGATCTAGGATAAAGGTAATACGAAATATTATGTTCTTTTTCTTTAGTAGGGAACGCTTCACATCGGATACCTAAACTAATAATTTTTGTTTCTTTAGAATCTATAGTAATATCTTCAGTAAAGAATAAATCTAATCCACTATCACCTTCATGGTATGTGCTATGGTTAGTATATTGATTATACACGCTTTCGTTTTCAGTTTGTATTTTAAGATGCATTTTTATAATTATTTATCAATTACTTTTTAAATTAAAATCAAATTTAAATTAAAATATTTACTATATATATAAATTATGAGCGCACCATCAACTTTTGATTATACAACAGATTTTCAAAACACACCTACTGAAATAGAAACTAAATGTCATTTTAAAGAGAAGTCGTTTGATTTGTTTAAATCTCCTCATGTCGGCTTTAATCAATCAGAAAGATCTGAAAATCTATTAAAATTATTAATAATTATAGCATATGATACAAATAAAATTTTAAGGCAATCTCAAGTTGCTGCTGCTGTAGGTGGCGGTGCTTTAAAAAAAAATAAGAAAAATAAAAGATCTCAAAAAAGAAAGTAATTTAAGTTAATAAATTTATTTAGTGTATCTCGGATATTAACAATATTTTAAGTTAAAATCGTCACGGATTACAAATAAATTTAATTATTCACGCTTTGTATGACCTCATCCACCTTTCTGACCGGAAGTGGATGTAACAGCGTTTCATGGTTTAAAACCACCCTTGATCTTATTCATTCAGCCACCGGTTTGATTACTGGCATTAGGTCAACTATACCCCCCCATAACAACCTTCTTTTTACTTTTTTTAACAGTCTTTAAACGTTTTTTGCTAGGTTTAGTTTTAATGTTAATATTACCAGATGATTTATATAATTCTAAAAACTTTTTAACCTTCTTGGTAACGTTTTTACCTTTACATTCAGCTTTTTCAGAATCACTCATTTTTCTCCATTCGCTAACCTTAGTAACATCGGTTAAATAATATTTAGACTTTTCTTTATAAACAAATTTGTTATCCAAACGGATCATTCGGACCATTTATAAACTATAATAGATAATTATTTATAATAGATAATTATTTATAATATATCAGCATTCTTTCTACATAAAGGACAATTTAATTCTTTTTTAAACCAATTTAATATACAGTTTGTATGAAATCTATGATTACAATCTAAAATAACAGTTTTATCCTTTTCTTCAAATTTATCTAAACATATACAACATTCTTTATTAAACTCATCTATTATGGTAGTATCATATTCATAATATTTTAATCTATCACTTTTAATTATACTTTCATTTATATTGTTATTGTTACTACTAGTTCTATTTAAAAGGTCACTCATATAATAATTACCCGATTGATAAGAACAACATATACTTGAGCAAATTAATATAAATATCGCGCCTATGGGTAATATAGGATTAGGTTCAGCATATACACTACTTTCATTATGTAGCATATATGTATCATCTATGTAATTAGCATCTATGTGTTTATAAGGTATATCTCCCATTATATATAAAGTATTTAAATAAATTCTAAATACTAATTAAAACGATGTCTAAAACCAAATTTGACATAGATAAGTTAACAAAAACATTAGATAATGTTGAAAAAGAGATGAAAACTATAGAAGATGATGGAAAAATAAAAAAATATGGAACATTTTTTGATTCAAAATATGAAGTATTACAATTATATATATTATTTATGTTTTTTGGTGTACATTCTGATATAATTAGCCAGCTTCCAGATTTAAATAAACGAAATGATTATACTAATTTAAATTTCCCTGAAGTAGATTAGTAAAAAAAATCTACTCTATAATATAAAATGGATTTAAAGAAAGAATTTAATAAATTATGTGATCCTGCTAAATTTTATTTGATAATATCATTAGCAAGCGTAGTAGTCTATATCATACATTTAATGGGTAAAGATAGAAAAAAATATTCTTATCAACAATTAGCTATTCATGTAGTATTGATGGCTGTATGGACATTAGTCCTCAATAAAGTATGTTCATTCAAATATGGTGTAAAGATATCATGGTTATTGGTATTTTTACCTATACTATTATTAATTGTATTGATGTTCTTTGTATTTAAAATGATGGATCAATTAGATTTAACTAAACATGATTTACATAAAATGATTAAAGAAGCAAATAAGGATAAAGAAGATGAATTAGAAGGATTTCAGGGTTGTGGGAATTAAATTTATACATTTCTAAGCACTACATGCTTCACATTCATCTGGTTTAACGGTAAATTGGATTGCCGAACTAGATGGTCTCGTCCTCAAGTAATAGATACCGGTTTTGAGACCTTTTTGCCACGCATAAAAGTGCATCGAGGTTAATTTACCTGGATCTGGTGCCGCCATATATAAATTCAAACTTTGTGATTGACATATATATTTACCCCTATCAGCGGCCATATCAATGATATCTTTTTGTGAAATTTCCCATACTGTCTTATATCTGTCCTTAAAACATTTTGGAATACCCACGATATTCTGAATAGACCCATCGTTAGAAATAATTTTATTTTTCATATCTTTTGACCATTTATTAGCCAACATTAAGTCTTCTACTAAATAATTATTAAGAACTAAGTATTCACCCGCTAATACACGTCTTGAATAAATATTAGTTTGTGGTGGTTCGAAACATTCATAGTTACCTAAAATCTGTGCTGTAGAGGCAGTAGGCATCGGCGCCACCAATAAACTATTACGAACACCATACTTCTGAACCTGTACCATTAGTGATGACCAATCATATCTATCCGAAGGAGGTTTTGACCACAAATCAAATTGAAATTCACCCTTGCTTAGCGGCGATCCTTCAAATGAACTATATGCCCCTAAGTAATCATCTCTGTTTAATTCTTCTGGTATAAATTTAAGTTCCTTACCAAGCATATCCAATGTGTAACCATCAATAAATTCTTCATTAGAATTTAAATCATCTTTTTGAGTATAACCTCTTTTATAAATTTTCATCTTTTCACCTCTATCCCTCGCAAGTTCCATAGATGATTCCATCGAAGCATAATAAATTGTTTCAAATATATCTTCATTTAACTGTTTAGCTTCATCGCTGGTGAAAGGAATTTTTAGCTCCATAAATACATTCGCTAAACCCTGAACACCTAAACCTATTGGTCTGTGTCTTAGATTAGATGTTTTTGTTTCTTTAGTTGGGTAAAAATTATAATCAATAATATTATTTAGATTTACAGTCATTACTTTTACAACTTCTTTTAACATATCAAAATCAAATGATGGTCTTAAAAATCTTTCTAACTCTTCAAAACCTCCAATAAGATTCATACCACCTGTGGTAATATCAAAAATTTTAGGGAATGTAACACCTACTAGAGGTTCAGAAGATAATGTTAAATCATCTGGTCCTCTAACTTCATAATTAACTTTTAACTTATCACATAGGTTCTTAGCCATCGTACAGTAAATACATTTAGGTTTGCTATAAATTCTTAGTTTAACATTTGATAAATCCGTTTGAACTAAAAACATTTTAAGGGCTACCGATGCTAAATTACATACAGCAGTTTCTTCGGGTGAAGAATATTCAATAATTTCTGTACAAAGATTAGATGATTTAATTGTTCCTAAATTCTGTTGATTAGACTTTTGATTACAAGCATCTTTATAAAGAAGGTACGGTGTCCCTGTCTCTATTTGTGATGTTAGAATAGCATCCCATAAAGTCCGCGCGTCAACCTGCTTTACAAATAATCCTTGTTCTTCTAAACTTTCATATAAATTCTTAAATTCTTGACCATAAGCATCTGATAGGGTTTGACATTCATTTGGACAGATTAAGGACCATTTACCATCTGCTTTAACACGTTCCATAAATAAGTCTGGGATCCATAGGGCATAGAATAAATCTCTAGCCCTTTCTAATTCATTGCCATGATTTTTCTTAAGTTCTAAGAACTCAAAAATATCAGCATGCCAGGGTTCCAAGTAGATAGCAAATGAACCATTACGTTTACCTCCACCCTGATCAACATATCTAGCTGTATCATTAAATACTCGGAGCATTGGAACAACGCCATTAGACTTACCGTTTGTGCCAGCGATAAATGAATTTGTTGAACGAATATTATGAATGTGGAGACCTATTCCACCCGCATGTTGTGAAATAGTGGCACAATCTGCCAAAGTGTCATATATACCTTTAATGGAATCATCTTTCATTGCTAAAAGAAAACAAGAAGCAAATTGTTCTCTATTAGAACCAGCATTAAATAATGTGGGTGTAGCATGCGTAAAATAATGCTTACTCATTAGATTATATGTTTCAAATGCTTTACCAAGGTCATTTCTATGAATTGATAATGAAACACGCATAATCATATCCTGTGGTCTTTCTACAATAACTTTATTTACTTTGTAAAGATAACTCTTTTCAAGTGTTTTTAGGCCAAAGAAATCAAAATCATAATCACGATGATAATCAATTACGCTTTCAATTTCTTCTTTATTTTCCATAACTAAATCATAAAACCCCTCATTAACTAAAGGAGTAGACCTTTCATTAGTTATAGCATTAAATAACATAGCTACCTTTTTAGAAAACTTACCTTCGGTATTCTTATGATGATTTGAAACTACTATACGAGAAGCAATGATACTGTAATCTGGATGTGAAGAATATAATGAAATAGCTACTTCAGATGCTAAAATATCCAATTCTCTGGTTGTAACACCGTCATAAATTTCAGAGCAAACTTTTTGAGCAATAATAGTTGGATCAATATTCAACTTATGTTCAAATTCTGGATCAAATGATAAAGCATTAATCCTTGTTAAAATCTTATCAAACGATACATCTTCTAATGTACCCGAACGCTTTTGAACCTTCATTTTAATTATATTGTCTAAACAGTTTTTAAGTAGATATTGGTATAAATTTTATTTAAGAATTTAATAATATAATACTATAAAATGAAAATAGCTATTTGTGGTAAAATGTGTTCAGGTAAATCTACTTTAGCTAATTATATAATGAGTAATTATCCTGGATATCAAAAATATTCATTTGCACAAAAAGTTAAAGAATTATGTTCAGAATTATTTGATATGAAAGGCAAGGACAGACCATTGCTAATAAATTTTGCGAATAAAATGAGAGATATTGATGAAAATGTATGGGTAAACCAATTACTCAAACAAACATCTGGTAAAACAAACTGTATTATTGATGATGTTAGATATCAAAATGAAGTAGACGCACTAATAGAAGATGGTTGGTCTTTCATTCAATTAAATGTATCAAATGAATTACAGAAAAAGAGAATAATGGAATTATATCCAGATAATTATCAACTACACTTTAATTCTATGAATCATATTTCAGAAAGAAATGAATTTGTATTTCCAGAAGGTTATCCACAACGTGTGTTAGATACATGTGAAAGTAATTATCATAAAAATATACAAGAAATTAAATCATTTACGAATAATAATTAATTTTATATATATTATATATATGGATGAAAAAATTTTGCAAGCAATAGATAATTTCCCTATATTTCCTAATATGGAAAATTTTGAGGAATACTTGAAAACCGATAGTGAAGATAAATCACAATATTTTAACGCTGTAAATAAAATTAATGAAACTCTGGGTAGAATTAAAAGCGATAAAACCCAGCGACTAACTGCATATTTGGGAGATGAAAGATATAAAAAGTTCCAATATAGTATAAGTATTATTTATAATAATTTACATAGTAAGGTTAAAACATCTAAAATATCTAAAACAAGTGAATTTTATAAATGTGGGTCAAATATTAGCAAGTTATTTGTAAATCACAGTATTAAGGTACCTAGTATATACTATCTTAATTTAAAAAATGGTATACCTTTTAATGAGGAGAAAAAAAACAAATCAGCCACGGTTCTACCCAAATTAGCCACAGGTGTTCCGGGTGGTGAGGATAGTATTGAACGCTTCATAATAGCACAAAATAATGGTGATGGACATGGTTCTAATTATTCAACAGCCCTAGAAGAGATGATGCCAAAAGAAGATGGTTCTACCGGTAAAAAAGGAGAATTCTCGCATTGGATTTGGTATTGCTTTCCTCAATTCCTTGGAAATGGTAGTAGTGATCTAGCAAAAAAATACGCGATAAAGTCCCCACAAGAGGCTGTTGAGTATTTTTCAGATAGTATACTGAAAGAACGGTATATTAGTTTATCAGTGGCGGTTAATTTGGCATTAGTTGATAACATTAAGACTAGTAATAAAGATAAACTACTAGATGTTATGGGTAAACAAATAGATGTTTATAAACTTCATGAGAGTGTAAGTCTATTCTATCTGGTATCAAAATACCTAGATGATAATAATAGTGCTTCAACTTTAGAAAGTATCCTTAAATACTATGTGGATGATAAAAATAGTGTAAAACATGAAAATAATGTTCATGTAGATGTTTTAAATCAATTTACAATGAAGACATCACAACCCAGGTCTCCTCAATTTGAGGGTCAAGTAGCAAGATCACCAGCAGTTCCACCACCAGGTCTAGAATCACGCCCAGATAATATAGGAATTGGATTAAATAATGGTGGAAACCAGTGTTACATGAATGCGGTTATACAAGCCTTTACTAGTATACCTAGCATACAAGGAAAAATAAGGGGCATGGGTCAATTAGATATGAATACAATGTTGTCTCATCTAAATGAAATAATTATTAGAAAAAAACAACCAGGTATAGCTTTTATAAACCGTGGAATGGGAGCAGCTTTCACTTCAACTTATGAAAAATTAACACCTATGGAAAGAATTAAAAAAACAATTATAGAAGCAAATAATAAAGCATTCCGTGATGGCGTTGATGGAAGGAAACAATTGTACTTGGAGAAACTTAAAGCTAAACTAATAAATGAGCACATAGATAAATTAAAAGTCATTGCTTTAACTTATGATGATATAAGAATAATAACTGAAATAAATGATATTGATGTCAGTGGTTTGATCAGAATAATAATTGAACAAGTAAGTAAAGAAAGTTTTGGCGAATTTTCACAAGAAATATTACTACCATTTATTTATCACGAGCAACAAGATGCATATGAATTCATAAGTTCATTTTTAATACCTTATTTAGAATATGTAGAATTTTTTATAATGGATAACGCTATACAATTTGTCAAAAAATCATGTTTAAACTGCCCGGAATACTATGTATATGGATATAAAAGAGGACAAGCCACATTTGAAATACCGAGCTTTCTGATTAATTCTAATAATACTGTAGCTGATTGTTTTACTGATTATTTTAATGATGAGGTAGTGGATGATTTTAATTGTGGTGATTACCCACACCACGAAGATCCACCCGCCCCCCGCTGTGTTAATACTAAAGGACTTTCATTAAGTGAAAAAAAAATAATAACCTTTCCAGAAGTATTAATTATATCACTAAAACGTTTTAAATATAATACAGCGACCCAAACAAGTGAAAAAATAACAAAAAACTTGACATTATCATCAAATATAAATATAAATGGTCTAATATATAATTTACAAGCAGTAGTTTATCATCAAGGGTCTACAATAAATAGCGGTCATTATATAGCAGAGTGTTTAGTTGATGGACAATGGATAAATTATGATGATGATATTGTGACACCTGCGGTGGGCGAGCCAGTGGATAATAGGAATAGGCAATCATATATTTTATTTTATACTAGACAAACACCTGTAGAAGACACAATGTTTGTAGAAAAACTATTTGTCAAACGTGCATTAGATGTTGCAACACAAGCAGAAATTTTGAAAGAGAGTACAGCAGAAGCAGCAGAAGCAGCAGAAGCAGCATTAGAATTAGCACCTGATGTGGAACATATGGTAGATGAACCATTTAAAAAAGGTGATCTAATTCAAATTACACAGGGTAAATTCGCCGGTAAAACAGGAAGTGTAGTTTCAGTTGATGAAGACTTCGATGATACGTTTAATGTTAATTTAAATGGTGTGCCTGAAATTTTGATGGTTCAAAAAGAATATATAGAAAAGTTATCACCCACAGTACCAATAGACCTACAACCAGCAGACCTACCAACAGCGTCGGGACCAGAATTCCAACCAGCAGCAGAATTAGAGCAGGTGCCTGCAGCAGTAGCACAACATCCAGAAGCAGTAGCATCAGGAGAAGTCTCTGAACAACCTACAAAAGCTATATTCTTTGATTGGGATGATACCTTAGCAATTCAATTAAGAGGGGGTGAACTAGAAGCAGCAAATACTCCCGAGACAAAGGCTATTCTTAAAGGCTATGATGCTTTAATTCCTATTGAAGGTTCATCTAATATATTTACTACTGAGAATATAATTAATTTATTGGGTGAACTAACAAAGAATAATGTTCCATGGTATATACTTTCGTGTGGTGGAAATAGAAATGACTATCAAAACTTAATAAAAATGGCTAATGGTTATGGAATAAATATAAATGCATCAGGTGAAATATGGATGGGATATGAAGGTGAAAATCAAGAATTATACAGAGTGGACGGTGTGAATGGAGGGATGATTTGTGATCAGAATCCCACTGATGCTAATGATAAAATTAAAGGACTAACTAAATTAATGGAGTTTAATCCATTTCTAGCAACAGTAGACAAATGTTTAGTAGATGACCAAGAAGATAATATTACTGCATTAAATGCTTATTTAGGTAAATCTATAAGACCGGGAAAAGATGAAACGGATAAAATAATTGCTGCTCACCCATACAGAATAAGTGCTACTTTTTTTGTTTATTATGGTAGCGAGGAGCACTATCTCGCAAAAAATATATTAAATAATCATACTAAAAAAATAGATCAAATATATGGATGGTGTGAACTAGAAGCACAATCCTCTCCACACCTACCACCAGAACACAGTCCGCCTGCAGGTCCACAGGAAGAAAAAATAGCTTTATTCTTTGATTTTGATGAAACATTAATATGTAAGGCTAATGTAATGTCAGATTTACCTACGGGATATATACATGTTGGGAATATCGCTGGTTGGAATATTATTACTAGTCAGGCTATTATAGATTTATTAGTATTATGCACTAGTAATGATAACATAGATTGGTATATTGTTTCAAAGGGAGGTAATTTAAATGTTTTAGAATTATTAATACAAACATATGCAGACAAAAATATAATAATAATGCCGAACGGAAGATATTTTAGCGGAAAAGAAGGGGTTATGGCCATTAATACTCCGCAAGATAAAGCTAATATAATAGATGGTATTATGAAAAAAGAAAGATATAGTTTAGGATTATTTGTTGATGACAAACTCGAAATGTGCAATGCTGTGGAAAAAGTTAATAATATAAAGTCCCCAGCCGTCCACGCTAGTAAAGATTGGACATTAGAGGATACTGCTGGTAAGCGTTCAATAATAAATTTTACTATTCCAGGGGATAATTGGGATCACAATAACATTACTGTAGGTATACATTTACTTTCAAATAATACTATATTAAGGGATATTATGCCTGTTATAAGTGAGTATTTGGGTGAAGCGGGACCAAGCGCTCCACTAGCTGGAGCACAAGCAGCATACCGACCACCAGGAGCAGCAGCAGCACCAGCATCAACGGATAAATTGCCATACAAAAAACATTACAATGTGGAAAAACTACAGGGAACGATAAACGCACTTAGGGAACAGTTGAAAACTAATGCTAGTCATCTGACACCTGGTGCCGTTCATATAATTAATAATGATATCGCGCTGTTAGAAAAACAAATCATTGTAAAACAGGCAGAGGGACAAGCTGCAGCTGCACCAGCGATGAGTGACGGTATATTTCAAGCAACACTCTTATTCAAAAAAAGAGGTTTTATGGGCACATCCTGGAAAGGTATTAATGAAAAATGTAATGTAGAAATACATTCTAATTTATTTAAACTAGACACACTTAATGATGTAAATATTAAAGATGATAACCATAAAACACACTATAGCTATAAAAGTTACAATGTTAAAAAATTATCAAAACCAGATAAAGATAAAGAAGGTATATTTGGTAATAATTATCGTGTTCAAATTGAATTTAGGGGGAATAGCACCAATCATACAATTGTATTGGGCTTTGATAGTAATCCTGATATAGTTAGATTTATAAATGAATTATCTACTTCCAGCGGATACACAGGAAGTAAACCTGTTTACAGAGGTGGTAATAAAAGACGTTCTAAAAGAAAGATTAATAAAAGACGTTCTAAAAGAAAGAATAATAAAAGAAGTTCTAGAAAAAAGAACACTACTAAAAGACGGATTTCTAGAAGAAAGAACACTACTAAAAAAAGATATTCTAGAAAGAAATAAATTTATTTATATCTAAATAATATAATGGAAGAAGGTTCTGTTAATGTTTATGTTCCTAATACAATATATTTCAAAGTCAATATATTTCAAAGTCAATATATTTCAAAGTCAATATATTTCAAAGTCAATATAATAAATTTTAGATGATCTAAATATACTGGAGATTGTAGCGGTTTAGCTTATTGGTATATTAATATTAATGTGCATTGTAATGATTTAATTATTTATATTCAGGGTGACTTCCACACAACTTATCCAATCCACAAGACATTACAGTTGAATTTGAAAGCAGGGGTTTGAGGAAACAAAAATATCATATGTCATTGGATATTAATGGTATGTTTATGCACAAAGTTTAATGGGTGCTAAAAAGAAAAAGAAAACTAGAAAAAAAGGAAAAAAACGTAAAAGTCTAAATAAGTTTAATTTAATTTTTATAAATATTCTTTTAAATAAAAGATATCATATTTTTAATTATCTAATGTTGGATTTCAAGTGTTGGATTACTAAACCTGTTAAATATGATGAATATTATGTTACAAAAGATATTTTAAATTTAATGGTTGATAAGATACATCAGTATGTATTTTCTAACTCTGCTTTAGAATTTGATTATGATGAATCATCATTTAAAGAAAAATTTTATAAATTGTTATACGAAACATATTATTTAGATGAACCTGACGAATTTAAACCATATGATGATGAAATGTATGATTATTTTACTATGAAATTTTCAAATGATATTATTGATATTTATTTTGAATGTAAAGAATTAGTAAAACAATATAATATAGATTTATTCTGTAAAACTGATAATTCTATTTATTTACAAGAGTTCTTATTTAATACACTGTTAGTAGAGGAACCATATAATGATGAAGCAAATGAATTATCCGATGAAGAAAATATAGACTATACTATAGATGGATGAAAAATATAAGAAATTAATGGCACAACATGGTGGTTATATCCCTTTCACAGTCTTAGGTGGAAAACATCATACCCATGGTCCTTATAAGAAAAGAACTAAACGACCAACTAAACTTAATAAAAAAACCGTCCGTAACAAGAGACCACCGTTTGTAAGAGATGCTGGTAAATATACACCGGGTACAATTATTAGAAATAACGAGACCCTCTATCAATTAAATTCAAATAAATCATGGAATAAAATATAACAAATATATAATGGACGTAAAAATAATAGATAAAGGAACACAACTATTTAAAACAGTTAGTTATGAGTGTGAATCAATAAAATCATATATGGATATTAAACCTACAAAACCGTGTTATACTAATAAAATGATTTGGTTAAGTGAAGATAGAGAAAGAGCTTTATCTTATGGATCGGACTTGAAAATATTCATGGTAAAGAATGATTTAAATTTATTAAATTTAACTAATGATAATATACCTAATTTTTTAAATGATAAAATAGATGACGAATACCCTGAGATAAATTCAACTATACTCAGGGTAATCAGTAGAGATAGTTTAAACCTTAGAGAACAAACTATAAATTTGTATGGATTATTAACTGGTGCTCCACCGTTTAGTGTTAATGTTCAACTACATATCCTTAAAACGGTTAGAGATAATATTAAAGGTTATGGCGATATATTTAGATACGATGGTAATACTATTGGACAAATAATGATTACACCAGATAAAAAAGAATTTGCAAATGTTGTAGATGAATATATTTCTATAGGTGATAGTTTAGATGAAGAACAATTAAAATTAACAAATCAAAGGTTAAGCATCTATGGTTTAGATCAATTATTATTAAAATTAATGTGTTTAAATGAACAGGTTAATCACAATGATGTACATGGTTGGTATGTTCCCCGGGGGTCACAAACAGTATGGATCGAGATTGTGAAAGGACAACAAGTAAGTGATATGGGAGAAATAGCATTATTTGATTGTAGAAATTTGGTAGAATGTTCTATAAAAGGTAGTATAAAAAAGAAAACTAAGAGAAAAAATAAATCAAAACCTAAAAAATCTAAATCTAAACGTAAATCTAAACCTAAGAAATCTAAACCTAAGAAATCTAAACCTAAATCTAAGGGATCTAAAACTAAATATATGTTAAATTAATATGAATACTCTAGATATAGTATTCATAAATGTGATAAGTTACATGGGTGGGATTCTAACGGGAATAGGTATATTTATAAAATACAAACATACTTTGCTAGTAAAAACAAATAGTTACTGGAATTAGTTAATAATTTAACAGATGATTTGAATAATAAAGTCAGTGATATAAATATACAAACATCATTGGTTGCTCCTATTATGTCACACGCACGACCGGTGATAGCATCTGTGTCCACACAGGCAGACCTTAAAGGAATAGTAAGGGTTAGAATATAATTAAAGTTATCATTTTAAGATTTACTTATTAACTGTCCGAATCATTTATAGATGGTTAAAGAAGACAAATACGGGTTTAACCGAGGCCTAGTTCTTCCCTCACGGCCTCTATCTCAGCCTTAACTACCGCTAAGTCTATTCTGTTTATTGTAGATCTTAATAATTCTATCTTATCGATGTTTTCTCTATTATATCTTTGAGAATAGTCTGATACAAGTAATCCATTTATTATATCCTGAATTATATCCAAAATACTGATATCACCTACTCTATCTGGCAATGTACCACCTAACATATTAACCTTTCCACCAGTTATATTTTTTAGTTCTTTTAAACCCATTTGCTGTAATGTTATAAGTTGGTTAACCATAGCTGTATCCATAGTTTTATCTAATTTATTTTCTATACCTGATACTTTCAATGTTCGCCCTCCTCCCCCCTGACCTATGATGGATTGTGGATTATTAGCTTCAATATCATGATATAATTGGACCAGATTTGTTCCGTTGAAAGGTTTATTTAATGTAACTAAATGATATAAAGTTACACCTAATGCCCAAAAATCTGTCTTCTCACCAAAACCCCCCCCAACAAACGTTTCTGGAGGCATATAAGGAGCTGACCCCCTTTCAGTCAATTTTTTCGGTGCGCCACTTTCATCCCAGTCATACTCTGATAATCCAAAATCAACTAATTTTATAACACCACCGGCTATTACAAAATTATCTGGTTTAATATCTAAATGAATAACACTATTATCATGACAAAAACATAATCCATCATACATTTGTAAAAATATATTTGAAATTTTATGTAAATCTACCATATTCTTTTTTTTACATACATTAATATAAGCGTATAAATCAGGAGGTGTGTAACGTGTGCCATCCAATATCCCGTCAGCATATTCTAGTATAAAAAAACCAAAATAATCCTTATATTGAGGTAGTGAAAATGCATCACTAAAAATTTTAATAACATTATGGCGCCTTTGATCTTCACTGGGTATATTACTTAATTTATTGAGTATATTAATTTCTTTGGCATCACTACTCATATTTGTTACAGCTTTAAGGGTGTAATTAACCGTATTAGTTAAATTTTGTATTATATATACTTCTCCATAAGAACCACTTGATATTTTATTTAATATATTATACTTATCAGTATTATACGTGAAGGATTTCCCAGCCAAATTACCCCCTTTATATTTTTTTTTACTTATACGCTTAGACAGTTTAATTCTACGCTTAGACAGTTTAATTCTACGCTTAGACAATTTATTTCTACGCTTAGAATTATTTCTACGCTTAGAATTATTTCTACGCTTAGAATTATTTCTCAAATATAAACGCCCCATATATATATATATATATATATATTTATCTACTTCCAATATAATTCTTTTATTTTAAAGTTATCATTTTTTAGATACTGTTGATATTCATCATCAACATAGATGGTTATCCCCTGTTCCTTTATTAAAGGTGATTTTAAGGTCCATTTATCTTTTTTTAACATAGTAGATAAATGTTTGACTCTACCACTAGGTCCTCTTAGATTACCAGATTTTTTAACTCTCCACTCACATTGCATCGCCTCTACCATAGTTTTAAATCCATCGATAATACAGATAGGATACCAACTATCTCTTTTACTTGTATACTTCGCACCTCCTTTTATTTCTTTATTATGTTGTCTAAATCTTCTTAAAAAATCATTCGTCATCCCTACATATGAATATTTATCTGATTTAAGAATGTAAACTAGGTAAGTCATTTATTATCATCTTCATTTAAATTAAACAGATTTATACCTATTTAACTTTATTTTTAGATTTATTCCTTATAGATTTCTTCTTTTTAGATTTCTTCCTTTTAGATTTTATCTTGGATTTTTTAGAACGTTTTTTGGTTTTCTTATTAGTTTTTCTTCGTTTATTCCGCATTAATTTTCCGCCTGTTTGGGGTTCACCCTTAAATATTTCTAATTTTTCCTCCGCGAACGGCGACGTTTTCGCGCAGTCAGGGCATAATGTATCATACAACAGTGCACCGGAAACTAAACCACACCTACTATCATGGCCCGCGCGACCCAGAGACTCTACACGACACCCTTCGGACTCGCGAATTAGTTTATTTTCTGGTGTCCACCACCCCACACTGCTTATCCCAGGCAGAAACCCTTTACAATATTTATTCCCACAGGTTCTACATTTTACCCCCGCAGTGGGGCCCCAGATCGTCATGGACAGGAGCGGTGATTCTAGCCTTGCCTTCATTTCACTCTCTTTCAAATCTCTCCTTACATTAGAATCCAGATGGTTCGCAGTAGAATAGGCCTCGTGTGCTTCTTTTATATACCCTTCTAACCATTTTGTGTCTCCCTCTTTTTCTTTCTCTACAGCCCGTTCATTTTTCTCCGTGAAAACTTTTATAGCCTTAGTTACATTCAACTTCTGATCTTCAAGAATTTTTTTTAAAGTTTTATTGAGTAATTTTAAATTTTTTGCCGGGATCTGAAGAAACCTGAAGAGCTTTGTGCCGCCTTCTTCGTCGTTAAGTAGACTTTGAAGTTGGGCTTCATCCTTTTCCACTAGCTCGGCAAGGTTTTCAACCGATTGCGTCACACGATATATGTTTGAATTGGTGATTCCTGGAAGCCCTCTAAGCACCTCGTTCGACTCTAAATTTTCTGAAAATAAATCGAAAACGGGTCCGTCGATTACGCGTCCGTCGATTATATGGCTATCTTCTATTTTCTCTTTCATTTCGTTTAACTTAATATGCAACGTAAATGTTTTAGATAATGAAGCAACCGTAGCATCTACCATCCAGTTATGGTACCTTAGTTGTCTTTGTATGTATAGATCACCCTCATTCACTTCCCATATTGGGTATTGTCTCTGTCCATTTTTACGGCCCGCATCATTTTTACCGGAAATTATTTTGTTTACTTCTGTTATCACTTTTACGGTTCGGTCGCTTTTTATTTCATTTATAACTTTTTTACTCTGATCATCTAGTATCGGTCGCCCTTTAACGTATTTATCATATAATTCATCCAGTGTTAACCAGATTTGTAGTTCATCATGGATATCATATCTTAAATATTTACATTTTTCTTTATATATTGATGTGATAGTCTCCTTCCCCAAATCAGTTGCAAATTTGTCTAAATCATCGAAAGGTTTTAGTCCATTCGAGCGTGCCCAGCTGATCCTTCGCCTGATAGCCATTTCGTCCATTCTAAGATCCTGTCTATGATCCAGTCGGATCCTTCTCTTTTTCCGGTCGTACTTTTTCGGAACGTTATATTCGCTAAACTCGCGTAAAAATATAGCGAGATATTTATTATATGTAGTAATAACTTGTTTAACCCCTTTTTCATAATCCACGTAATTAAGCCACTGCTTTGCGGTGGAATTGCGCCAGGGGGCGTGGTAGTGTTTGTGGTGGAGGTGTGAATTACGTTGCGGCTTGTACCTCTCCAAATCCTCTGGGGATAAACCGTATGTCTCCTCTGATGCTGCTGCTGGTGCTGCTGCTGGTGCTGCTGCTGGTGCTGCTGCTGGTGCTGCTGCTTCCGATTGTCCGTCGTAGATCTGTCGCTTTTTAGGATCAGATAGTGTGTTGTGGGCCTCATTAAGCTCCTTGAACTTCTCCGTGGCCTCGGGTGCATTACTCTTGTCCGGATGCCATTTCAGCGCCTCCGTGTAATACGCCTTCTTCAGCGCTGCTGGGCCAGGATTATCAGCCTTTTTGAGACCAAGGACTGTATAGTAGTCGGTTTTAACAGGTTCACTCATATATATATATATATATATATATATATATATAAAATTAATCAAGTCCTTCTATAAAATAAACAATATGGTTTTTGACTAAGTAGTTCTCGTTCATCTACTTCTCTAACATTTGTATCGTTGTATTCCCTCCACTTACCATCTAAAGCATTTTGACACATCGCATAATAATGACCACCTCCAAGTGATCCACTTTGAATACATATCCCTGATAAACTATAAGTTTTACCCTTTTTCTCATAATCAACTAAATAATCGTCTAAATCTAGTTTTAAAGGATATTCTACAAAGTTATCTTTTTTTGATCTACTAGAATACCTTTTGAGCAAAATTATGATAACATTTGAAGTTTTCCATAATTTAATTTTTTTATCCGGATTCACTTTCTGTTTACATTTATCGCATGTCCACAGATTATCCGCATCCAAGGTAGTTTTATTTGTATATGATGATAAACAATCGTATAGATTAGAATCAGACCCTGGTATTTCTAAAGATAATACCATGAATGGTTCAAAGTTAACTGTATAGTAATCGCATTTAGAACACGAAGTTATAGTTAATTGTTGTGAATAAAACTTTTGAATAATATAAGAATAGTCATCTTTAAAGAAATCAGACCAAGATTTAACCGATTTCACTTGTAACCGTTCAATTTGGTTAGTGGGTGTTCCATCGACGGATATCTCCGCTCTAAGTTTAATAGATTCGTGTAGTAAATTCATAAAAATACTAATAAATTCTTCTGTATCATTTTGATTAAAATTATAAAAACATATATCTTTTTCTGCGCAACAAGACATAAATTTTTTTAAGAATGTTGTAGGAACAACTACTTTTTCACCCAAGGATGACCACAAATGTATCTGCGTGTTATACCAGCTCTTATATAATTCATCTGATTGATTTAAGTGCTCAATAAAGTCATCATTTTTTGGATGGAATTCTAAAAGATGACTTAAACATTGTATAGCAGAATTCATATAGCATGTATTACCGAGATTAGCTAATCCTTTATTACCAGCAAGATTATTTGACATTCTTTATTATTTAATTTATAGAATAATTCTTTAGGTATTAAAATGTAAGTAATAATATAATGTATAAGTTTAAAAATAAAGAATTAATATTATCATCTATATCTATATCTCCAGAAATAAGAAAGGGTAACACATTGCTAACAAATAAAGATATAACTATTTTTAATAGTTCCCTTATACCCATCAAAGATACTACTAATTATTTGATAGCAAGTAGAGGTTGGTATGGCAACGTTAGATCATGGGACGGAATTAATTTTGTAGTGTTAACAGTCTTCAATAAGAATTATAAGAAGATTAATCAAAATATCATCGATGTTGATTTATCGTTATTAGAAGAACACACTCTAAAATTTAAAGAATTTAAGAATAGAATAGTAGTTCATCAAAAACAAGCATCAGATGGCCCTGAAGATCCTAGATTATTTTATTATAAAGATGATATATTCATACTGGTCAATGAACTAGACGATGATAGTAAACGACAAATGTATTTAGCAGTCATAGATGTAGATACTCTTAACTACAAAATACCCAAAACACTGGTATGTGAATATCAGTCCACTAATTTTGAGAAGAACTGGGGTCCTTTCACTTACAAAAATAAATTACATATGCTTTATGATATTAACCCTCTAAAGATCTTAGAAGTAGACGGACAATACAACTGTAAAATGGTAATCAATAAGTCAGATAAGAAAATTTCAGAAATGGTTAAAAGTTTTGGAGATCTTCATTTTCATATGAGAAATAGTTCTAATTTAATTAAATTTGGTAAAGAGTATTTAGGTATTGGTCATGCTGTTTTAGATTATAAACAGGACACAAATATTAATAAATACCTGATACCCGCATTAGCTGATTCTGATTATAGTGGAACAGATAAAGATTATTTTAACCGGTTTTTTAAATATTATTTAGGATTCTTTTACACCTTAGATATGAATAAACAAGAAATCACTAAAATAAGTCCATTCTTTCAATTACCGAGCAAAGAATCTAAACAAGAGTTAATCTTTTTCCCAACATCATTTTATGAAGACAAAGATAACTTCTTAAATATATCATATAGTTTAGGAGATAATAGATCGTATATATGTAAATTACATAGAGAAGTTGTCAAAGCATCACTGTATAATAAAGAAAATATAGACGTTCATATGAATTTTAATATTAATCCAAATTATTATCTGGAACTTTTAAGAACTCTAAGAATTATGAATAATTTACCTCATTCTCTAAAAGATTACAATATTTTTGTTGGAACTAAGAACAGAAAAAATATGAAAAAAAGTGTTATGAAACAGAGTAAATATATGAGTAAGAGTGGTTCTAAGAGTAAAAGTAAATCTAAAAGTTCTAAGAGTAAATCTAAAAGTTCTAAGAGTAAATCTAAAAGTTCTAAAAGTAGAAGAAGGTAGTTTAAAAAAACGTATATTTTTTTCTATGCTAAGGTATAAAATATGGGAGGAGGACTTATGCAACTTGTAGCTTATGGCGCTCAGGATATCTACCTAACGGGTAACCCTCAGATTACTTTCTTTAAGGTTGTTTACAGAAGACACACTAACTTCTCGTTGGAGGCTATTGAACAGACTATTAATGGCACTGTTGCAGTTTCGGGTAACTCTACCGTAACTATATCTCGCAATGGTGATTTAGTATCCAAAATTTATATTACAAATGATGGATCTACCACAACAACACATGGGGCACATATTATATCTGAAGTTGAATTAGAAATAGGTGGTCAGCGCATTGATAAACATACTGCTGAATGGAATCAAATCTGGAATGAATTATCTACGCCTGAATCAAAAGCACATGGATTATCTTGTATGATTGGTTCTTGGGGTACCTCTGGAACTACAGGAGTTACAATGACACAATACCCGCTAAATTTTTGGTTTTGTCGCAATCCGGGTCTCGCTTTACCATTAATTGCTCTTCAGTATCACGAAGTCAAACTTAAGTTCACATGGGGTTCGACGACTAATGCCGGTATTGATTCTAATGTTAAAGTTATGTGTGATTATATTTACCTTGACACTGATGAACGCCGTCGGTTTGCTCAGGTATCACATGAATACCTTATTGAGCAAATTCAAGTTCAGTCTGCTAATGGATCAACATCCAATAAACTCAACTTTAACCATCCAGTTAAAGAATTAATTTGGACATCTCATGCAATGGATCTGACCGGTTATACGACAGCACAACTTAAACTTAACGGACACGACCGCTTTTCTGCGCAGAATGCTGAATATTTTCAATTAAGACAACCATTTGATTATCATACTGCTATACCAGGACAAAATATGCCATCGGGACATAATGTCCCGGTGAATATAAAAGGAGCGGCAGCCCAAGTAGAGTTGATTGCTGATGCGAATATCGGTTTAATGGACCAGAAAGGAGTAATTACCGGCGGAATAACCGGTGTTGGAACTCTTTCTTCAGGTGAAGCAGAAATAGAGGTTTCTGTTGCTTTAACTACCGGAACATTGGCTGTTTCTGCCACAGCCGCAGATGAAATTACAGATGGAGCAATGGACGGGGCTCCGGCAAGAGCCGTCACCGCAACAGCCGCACGAAGACCAGGTGCTGCTGGTGCCGCAGGTAACCCAGTATATTCATTTTTAACCGCCGATTTAACACAGATCCCTGCTGTAGGATCTTTAGTAACTATCCACTATTCCATTGACTCTGGTGCTACGCTTAAGCTTGATACATTTACTGTAGAGGCGGCGGCGGTGGGTGGCGGTGGTGCCGGTAATTATTCTGATGCATGTGTACATATTATCTTTAATGGTCGTCTGGAAGCATTCAACAACCAAGTAGACCAAAGCGCATTAAGAATATATTCTATGGCTAACGGTCCATCTGTACACAAGAAAAATCATTGTCGTACAAGTTTAATGACCAATCTAATTAACGTTTACTCATTCGCCCTAAAACCAGAAGAACATCAGCCATCGGGAACTTGTAACTTCTCAAGAATTGATAGTGCTAAATTAGATTTTACAGGAGGTACGGCACCGTTATCAACACATAATATCTACGCCGTCAACTATAACGTTCTCCGTATCATGTCCGGTATGGGTGGTCTAGCATACAGCAACTAAGTAATTAATTAATTAATCTTAAATTATAAGTTTTTCATAAATTATCAAAAATAATTTGATAATATTTTAAGGTTATTTCTTCTTAAATTTTTTTCTATGTTAAGGTATAAAATATGGGAGGAGGACTTATGCAACTTGTAGCTTATGGCGCTCAGGATATCTACCTAACGGGTAACCCTCAGATCACTTTCTTTAAGGTTGTCTATCGCAGACACACTAACTTCTCGATGGAGGCTATTGAGCAGACATGGAATGGTTCTGCAACTACAGCTGGCCGTTGTACGGCAACTATTTCTCGTAATGGTGATTTAGTTCACAGAATGTATTTAGAGGTTTCGGGGACACCTGTCGCAGGGGCAGATAACCTATCAGCTATAGTAGATAGCATAGAATTAGAAATAGGTGGTCAGAAAATTGACAAGCATTCGGGTAAGTGGATGGAGGTATGGGCTGAATTAACTGAACCCAACCCAACTGGGATGGTTGGACAACATGATGAAACTGGTGGCACAACTTTCCAACTTATGTCAGGCATGGGTGGTATGGAAGGTGCAGCAAGTGCTGGTAGATGGTTTATACCATTACAATTTTGGTTCTGTCGCAATCCAGGTCTTGCACTACCGCTTATTGCCTTACAATATCATGAAGTTAAAGTTATATTGACACATATTATTGATACTGTAATTGACACTAACACTACTAATCAATTATGGGCTGATTATATCTACCTGGATACAGATGAACGCAGACGCTTTGCTCAGGTATCACATGAATATTTAATTGAGCAGGTTCAAGAGCAATCGTTATCTACTACAGGGACTACTCACGAACTTAATTTTAATCACCCTGTTAAAGAATTAATATGGGCCGCTTCAACCGGGGCAAGTGGAACGCTTGCTGGTTCTACTTTAGTTATTCCAGCTACACAAGGGACAACATATCATTTAAAACTAAATGGTCATGATAGATTTGCTGCAAGAGATTCAAGATATTTCTCTAGAGTTCAGGTATGGTCCCATCATAGCGGACCGGGTGGACTTAATTCCACCGCACAGGATGACGGAACTGGTCACAACGATTCTATATGTGTTTATTCTTTCGCCCTTAAACCCGAAGAGCATCAGCCTTCTGGTACATGTAACTTCTCGAGAATTGATAATGCTCAACTTGTTGGGAGCATAGCTTTAACAGGGGCGAATCCTCATATTTATGCCGTAAATTATAATGTCCTTCGCATTATGAGCGGTATGGGTGGTTTAGCATATTCCAATTAAACTATATTGCTTAATTAGATTAAGCAATTAACTATAAATAAATATAAAAAACATTAAATTATTTACTCTTTTAAAGTAGTAACACGGTATATTAAATCATATATTAAATCATATATTAATGTTTAGGTAATTCCTATTTGATATAATACCACGAGTTTTCAAAACTTGAACTAAACCTTCAAGTCTTTCTTCTAATACCTTAACTCTTTCTTCTAAACTTGCCGAATCTGATGATACAGCTGGTTCAGTCGTTAACATTTCTTGTACATTTTGTACAACTTCTTGAGTAGATACAGGAGCTGGTTCTTCTACAGGTGCTTCTTCAACAGGTGCTTCTTCTACAGGTGCTTCTTCTACAGGTGTCTCTTCTACAGGTGTCTCTTCTACAGGTGTCTCTTCTACAGGTACTTCTTCCGTATCAGTAGATTCTTCTTCAACTTCATTGACAACAGGTTCTTCAACATATTCACTCATTTTATAATAAGAGATAATAAAATAATTTTAAGTAATTAAATTTAAATAAATAAAAATGAAATTAAGATTGTGAATAATAGAGCTTCATTAAAAGTTAAGGAATCGAACTTACGATCTTTATCTGATACCGATGACCAGTTACCAATTAATTTAGGTGCTACGCTATTGTATGCGAATTGAACGATCATAGCTCTTAATAAAAATAAAACAATAAGCATTACCACTAATGCTACTGGAGATACTTTCTCAGACTTTAACAAAGATTTAATTTCTTTACCACCACCTAACATAACAGTTCCTAGCATTTTACTTAAGATTATATTTTTATTTTAAGAATATAAGTTCTGTTTCTTTTTCATCCATTTCTAAGTCAAAGACTTGTTTAACTGGATTCATAATTTGATTGGTTATGTAAAATTCATAATCCAAAGATATATTCTGTTCAACAATATAATCTGGATCTTCAATTCTATCGCCTTGTAAAACTTTTTTGTCTTTTGGAAGACCTTTTCTTGGACCGCTTTTATAAACATTATCTTTATCTTTTAACATATGTTCTGGTAAAACTCTATAAGCAAAACCAATTCTGTCGCCTGCTTTAGGTTTATTACCTGGATCCCTTTCACCCATTCTATCTGCTAACACTTTGTGTGCTATGGATGTAGGATTCTTATAATAACCTCTTAAAGATTTTGTAATAATGAAATTTCTCATAGTAAATTTAGCGTCGCGAATATCTTTAAGAGTTTCTTTTACCCAAGTAGATGTTTTCTGTAAATCTTTATCAATCATAATTTTCTCAATTACGTTACCAAAGACATGCTTCACAATTGGAGCATTATCCCTTCTCTTTAATACGATACCCATAGAGTTACGACTACAATAATTGATATCAAACTCATATTTATCTGCAACATAACGTTTCTTAGATATCAGAATAAATGGATAAAACGTTTTTTCATATTCTAAGTCTTGGGGTTTATAGATTCCCATAGCAGGATCTTCTACAAAGGTAGGGTTCATCAAATGTTCGGTTACCCATTCCCCTGCATCTTTACCACATTCTATACAGAATTGTAATGCTTCTTTGCCTACCAATAGTCTATCATTCTTATAGCGTTGCCACTTAATGAATACAGAATCTGTATCCCCATAAATAACTTCGGGTGCCCTACAACCGTTACTTATAGCCCACTTTGATTCTTTCCACCATCTTAGTTCAACACCATCCTTCGCATCATAGATACGACTTCTACCGATAGATGTTGTACATGCTGCTAACTTATTAAAGTATATAGGACTTGTTTTAGCACCCATTTGACCATAAATAGAATTAGCAACTAACTTATATGAAAGTTGTAGACCGTCTAAAACCTTTTTCTTAAATTCATTCTTTTCATTCTTAAGACGTTTCTTAGTAGCACGTCTTTGACTTAGTAGATGTGATACAGCCATAGGAATAATACCCATCGGTTCTCCCTTGTTCCGCTTCTTGAAATGACAAACTATTTTCTTTTGATTTTCATCAATTTTCTTACTAATAGTTAGCTTACCTTCTTCTTCAACATACTTGTAATTATCATATTCAATTGTTTCATAATCAACACCCGGTGTTAATCTGTTCAAATATTGTTCATCTAAGATAATTGTATCGTGTGAAATATTTTTCTCTATGATAGAACTTGGATAAAGTGAAGCATAATCCACCACACCCACAGGATCTTCCAAATAAATACCCGGCGTTGGATCTAAGACAATCGCTCCTTCGTAACCAGCTCTTGGTGGTGGTGATTCTATCTGATCTAGAATATCTTTTAAATACCATTCATTAATAACTCTATAATCAGGTGTTTCATATTTTCCATTTTTATCTGTATTAAGTAACCATCCACCACGCTCTTGTCTAATATCTTTTATAATCTTATTTTTGACATATTCACGACCATTCTTAATATAATCTTTAACATAATCATGGATATGGAATGGTCTTGCTAAAGTAGGGATACGAACATCATTAGAATTACATACTTTAGTAATTAGTGAAAAGATCTTAGCACCCTGACCCCTCAAATAAATATAAGATTGTGGGACACAACATACATTAGCCATTGCAATATTATTAGGTATGATATCTAATGCCATTGTTAAATTAATACAAAGTTCACAATCCTGAATACAGTATTTGGCTACTTCAGCACGACCAGAAGGACCCCCTGTTTTATGCTTTTTGAAAATATCTTGAGGTGAAACATCGTCTTTCATCAAACACCATTCAATCTTGAAATACTCTGATTTAGTGGGATCCCAAGTTGATACTAATCTACCAGATTCATCTTTTACTTCTGAAAACTTAATATAATCTTCTTTCAAGTATAAACAAGACTCATCTCTATTGACTTTATAAACTTTAAACTTTTTATTATCATTATAGTAAGTTTCACCAATATTACTATGAAGACGAAGTGAAATATAATCTCCATCTTTAAGATGTCCAAATTCAGTTGTATATAATTTAGATTTACCCTTCAACTTAGGTCGTTTCCATGATTCAATACTTTTAATTTTACCTCGCATAAAATGCGCGGCAACATTATCCAGTTTATAAGATTCTAAGTTATGACCTTTTTCAACTTCTTTTTGGAGATCATAGATGATACGTCCATCCATGTGAATATAACGATTATAATCAGCTGTTCCAAAATTGCTTACTTTTATTTTCTTTTCACCACATTTCTTAGAACGATGATTTTTAGAAACAACTTTATTGTTTGAATCAATTTTACCCATATTCATAAATTTATATTTATACGGTTTATCGTATACGCTAATACGGTCCATCATATAAGCAAAATCAAAACCAAAGATATTGTAACCTGTTATATATTCAGGATCAACTTCTCTAATTATTTCAGTCCATCTTAAAAGTAGTTGTAACTCATTCTTACAGGGCACTACTTCTATATTATCTAGAGGGGAACATATTTCTTCATCAGGTAAATCATCTTCAGGTGCGATTACTAATATATGACGTTTATATGGTTCTGAGTCTCCATAACGATGAAACACCGTCCCTATCTGAATTACTTTATCACCTTCTACTACTAATGTATCACCTTCACCATCTACTAATTTATTAAGTCTTTTAGTAATAACTTTAATAACTGAATCCCTCTTTTTCAAATCTAGTAATTCTTTTTTGAAACTATCATCATCAAATAAATCGGTAAATTCACTTATAGATTCTTCTGTAGGTTTCTTAGATTCTGTTATGTAAACTTCATTAATATAAATATTTTCACTTTTTTCAAGGTGTAATTTTATTTTATCATTAAATCCCGCCTTTACCATATGTTTGAGATATTTAGTGATGATAGTGTCCAAATCACCGGCTGATTTTTCATATAGATTTAAGAGTGTGTCGTAGATATCGATAGCTAATTTCTTAAAATCTTTAGTAGGTTGAGGAAAGTCACCATGTGAACTATCACACTCTATATCAAAAGATGCTATCACATAAGGAGACATTGTATCACTATCAATAGGTTTCAATTTATCCAGAGTTAAATCTCTAATATAAATATCAATATCGGGATACAATGTTTTAGATTGTTCATAATCTTCTTCGGTAACATCCAGTTCTACCCAGTTCGCTGGTTGAATATTTGTTTCATGGATAAATCTAATAACAGGATGAACTCCTGCTTCATATAGATTACTATCACATCCTTCATATTTATCCATTTTTAACCATGCTCTAAATGTCTTAGATACTTTTTTTTCTCTTTTTAAAGTGCTATACATTTCTCTAATTGCTTCACTATAAGTATTCATCGCTGTATGTGAAGTGAATTTAAGTTTTACAAACTTTGATGTAAGTTCCTGTTTATCTTCATCACAACGATAACCATATAAATCTTTGAAATTGTAGATATCATTTTTTGTTATCTTACATAAATCTGTCTTAGGGTTGTATCCATATTTAGGTTTAATGATACTATTGATGCCACCAATAACTTTACCGTCATCATCTTTCTCCTCAATGAATTTATTTACATCGGATTTACTCCATGATTTAGGTATCCTCATATAGAAATATGGTTTATATCCAGTAAAGCTGCAAATTATAGATTTATTATCTTCCGTTTTACCATAGACGGTAATAATTATTTTTTTTTCATTTTTATTAGAATTATCTTCCATATCATCGGATAAAATATCTGTAACTTGGAATTTCATATATATATGTATATGTATTGAGAAAGATTTAAGTAATCAAAAATCAAATTTACTTGAAATTTAATATAGGTCTAATTTTAATATAAGTCATAGTATGGAACAGTTAGCGACTTTATTATTGGGGGTTGTTATAGTAGGTTATATATGTCATTATATAATTCAAAAATTAAATAAAAAGACTGTAAAATCAACGGTAGATAATAGAGAATATGAAGTTAGGGATTTACCTGATAGTTTAGATGCGGCAAACTTATTAGCAGATATAAGTGATAAACTAACAAAATTAGTTGAGTATGTTGTTTCTAACGACCCTGATAGAGAAGGTATCCAACAATTAAAACGAAATTTCAACAGTAGAAATATTATAGAAAATACACCCGGTGGTAAATATACAGCATATTCTGTAAATAAAGGGGAGCAATTAGCTCTATGTTTAAGAGATGCTAAAGATGATACATTTATTGAATTAAATTTAATTATATTTGTAGCTATCCATGAAATAGCACATGTTATGACAGATGAAGTGGGGCACACCAAAAAATTTTGGAATAATATGAGATATTTACTAGAAGAAGGTGAAAAAATAGGAGTTTATAAAGCCGAAGATTACTCTAAAAACCCTAAAATGTATTGTGGATTAGAGATTAATTCTAGTCCTTATCATTTTTAGTTACAAAAATATATATAATGAATAAACGAATTGTTTCAAGTATTTCTAAAAAATCTACTAGGAAAACTAATAGAAAATACATTAGGAAAACTAATAGAAAATATAGGAAAACTAATAGAAAATATAGGAAAACTAATAGAAAATATAGGAAAACTAATAGAAAATATAGGAAAACTAATAGAAAATATAGGAAAACTAATAGAAAAAAAAGAACGTTAAGAATAGGAGGTAGTGCGAGTGATATAAAAAAATATACTGCTATGGCTGAAGAGGCACTTCATACATATGGTGAAGATAGTAAACACTATAGAGTAATAAAACAGAGGCTAATAGACTTGAAACGTGAGAATTGGGATGAACATACAGGTCTAAACCAACTGTACTATAATAAAAAATTCAAATTAGGGACTGATTTAACAATTCCTGACAGTAGAGTGGTCAGCGCAAGCCGACTAGAGGATGAATCTTCCATAGAGAACCGTCATGGGATTGGTATAGTTGACCCAACGATATATGGCCTTAAGAATAGAATTGATGGCCCAACGATGAGTACAACGGATGAGAAGAAATATCCGACGGAATGGTGGATGCTGCCACCTGAGGCACGCCCTCCTTTGTATGGAGAACCAGAAGCAGTAGCAGGAACAACATATTCTCCCCCACCGCTTCAACCAGAAACACCTAGTCCCCCATGGTACAAATCTAAAAGGGTAGGGAGAATAGTTGCTAATTTGGGACGACCCGGTAATAGTTGGCAACCGGCAAAAGAATACGATACCCAGCAAAAGTATAATTGGAGAGGTAATCCAGTATAAAATAAAGAATAAAATTAAGTTTAGTTAATTGTTACATTTTTATTTTTTATTTTATAATCTATTTTATATGAGTAATCTTTCTTTATTTGATAGCACAATGAATAATCTATCAAAAACCAAAAATTTAAGTGATATACAGATTAAATATGTTAAATCACCTAAAAATATCGCATCTAAGAAAATACCTATTTATACTGATGACACATGTAAAGAAGTATTATTAAAATTATCATCTTTACATTCTATAACTGTAAGTGATCATATTTTTGCATGGTATAAAGTAGGAACAGATATTATACCGTTAGGTTTTAATTATCCTTCCATTGAATTAGATTTTCCTTTTAAAAATAAAACCTCTTTAGATAATCGTTTTATAACCGAAGAAGGTTATCGTATTTTAGCTTTAATAGATAAATCTCATTTACATAATTTGATTGAAGAATATGATATTAAAACAATTTTCTACACAACCATACAAGATTATTTTGATTATTTAGAATTGAACTATAAAAAAGATATTACAGACGATATTTGCTTACAATCTACTAAATTTACTCTTAAAGATTTATATAATGGTAAATTGGTTAAGTTTTGGCCGTCACTAACTGAAGAACAAATATATGATGTTATAAATGTTTCCAAAGATAAATTAAATTTAGAAAGAAAAGTTGTTAGTAGAATGCTTGAACAGAGTGATATGTTATATTCTACATCTAAAGTTATATTACCCGAAGAGTTTGACTTACAATTATTATCATTATCAAATCTAGAAGATGAAAATCTAGAAGAAGAAAATATAGTTCATTTAACAAGGTTATTCTCAGATATAAATTTGGGGAATCAGTCTAAATTAAATTTAACGATACCTTTCTCTAAAATAACTTTAGAAGATTATACAACAAGGTACTGTAAGTTGCTCAAAGATGCAATAGCTATAAATTCATTTAATGATAAAAATTATGTTACAGTAGATACATTCAATACATGGTTTAAAAATCAAGTTACTAGCTTACCAAGCACAACCTTAAGATTTATGGATGAGAAAAATACTGTGTGTTTTAAATTATTTACAGGAGAAGAACAAGCAACATTATTAATATATTCATCTGGTTTAACAAAATTATTATTATCGGGTAAATCAATGTTCATTTCTTCATCATATGTGAATAAAATAATGTTAGAAGCAAATAAATTTATAGATTATCTGAATAAATTCAAAATATTTAGTGATAAACCTATTAAATTATTAGATCCTAAATATGAAAATTCGGTTAGTTACACAACTATACAATTGATCTATCCAATCAAGAATTATAAAATAGAAATATTTGAAAAATTAATCAAAAATATGAACACTTTTATACGTTTCAATAGAATAGTAGGAAATAAAATTTCATGTATTTATAAAAAGGTAAATCAATACGGACAATCAATATCCGCAGTGATAACTTCTCTAGAAAAATCTAGGAGAGGGTTGACTAGAGATGAAATAATAAGTGAATTAGAAACAATGTTTAATATTAGTCATGATGAAGCTACAGAAGAATATGATAATTGGTTAAGTGACCCCAATTCATATTTTAAAGGCGGTGATGAAGGCATAGAATTGGTAATAGATTTGATAGGAACAAATGTAAAAGTAGATGTTATAGGGATAACAGGTTATGGACTACTTGGTCGTATTTATCATTTATTAAATTTTATGATGGATTATTATGAGAATTATATTACAGGTAAGAAAGATCCTAATAATTTAATATCAAATAAAGAAGATACATTATTTGATGATATTAATGTTGAAGAAATAGAACAAGAATTAGCAATACAAGAACAAGTTGAAGCTATAGGTGAAATAATAGATGAATTATTTGAACCATCACAAGCTGATCAACCATCGGATTCATCCAGTTCAGGTATTCTTCAGTTAGATGAAGATTTAACTGATTCAGAATTACCTGATTCAGTTTTAAGTGGTAAAATAGATCAAGAAGAAGTTATTCAAGCAACTATAGATGCTCAAGGTTCTGAAGGATCTAAAAATTCATCTAAATCATCAAATGATGGTTCTGCTCTAAGAATGTCTAGTGCTGAAAGCAGTTTGGCTGAATCAGAAGATTTTTCAATGGAACGTTTAGATGAAAGTTCATCTGAGGGAGGTTACTGTAAAAATTGTAATAAAAAACAATGTAAGGGTGGATGTAAAGGATCTACTTGTAAAATTAATCAAAGAGACGTTTCAAAACAAACAGGCGGATACAATGTTAGTCGTTATTATTTAAACCGTCTCAAAAAATATGATAAAGAAATTTTTTCAAAACAATCTAATATACCACGTAAAAATAGTTATCCTGTTATGTGTGGAGCACAATACGGGAGACAACCTGTAGCTATTACGAAACAAATGTTAGATAAATACAATGAATCTGAGGAAGGTGAAGGTATAACATTTTCAAAAGCGTTAAATATACCCGGAAGAGATCCTAACATCTATTATATTTGTCCTAAGTTTTGGGATATAAAAGATGAAAAACCTAGAGACTCTAGTAAAATACATGAATTTAAGGATTTTATAGTTGACAATAAAATGACAACTTCACAAAAACAAAAAACGGATAATTATGTATTAGTTCGTGATGAAGGTGGATACTGGAATCAAAGTGGTAATGATATAGAACGGTATAGAATTGAATTGTTAAAAGGGTGTCACAGTAATTATGATTTACCGTGTTGTTTTACTGGATCTAAAAAATTAGTGAAAGGATGGGAAGTAGACGTTTTAGTAAATGTAGGTGGTAAATTTCAATGGAAACTAGGAACAGTTGTATCAGTTTCAAAAGATACAGTTAAAGTTAGACAGGGGGGTTCTATTAAAGAATTCTCTATAAGAGATGTACGAAGACATCGTTCAGCCAATACATTAGTTAATTCATTTCCCCTAGATATTGATGCATATGGTCACATCCACCCAACTATTCAGAATTTAATTAAACAAAATTCAGATTCAGATAAATTTCCAGGTTTAGTAAGAAAAGGTGTATTTAGAGCAAATTCTAAAGGTGATCAGTCGCTATTAGAATCATTTACTGAAATACTACCAAATAATTCAACCAAAGAAGTATTATGTAAAAACATCATTAATGATTTAAAAATATTATATAAACAGGATAAAGCAATTATCCAGTCAATAGCGGATGGTGATTTCATTAATAAATTTAAAATGGATATCATAGAATTTCCTCATAATAAAGCAATACAATTCTTAAATTATGTTAAAAAGATTTATCCATTTGTTGATAAAAATATTAAAAGAATTCAAACAGCTAGGAAAAATAAGAAAAAGAAATCATTAACACCTGTAGAACTATTTATAGAAATTTTAAAGAAAGGCTCAACCAATGAGAGACTATTATTAAATAATGAAATAAATATATTTTCATCGATTGTTCAGTTTGAAAAATATATCAAAGATGAATATGAATTTGTTACAGATGAGTTCCTAATACCGGTTCTATCAACTATAGCTAAATATCCATCTTCAACATTATCTTCAGTAACAAATTTATCTATAGTAGTATTCGAAAAAGTTAATGAAGATATAACGGTATCACCTCCATTAGGTGGATTTAATAATCTATCTGATTCAATGATATTATTATATAAAGAAAGTAGATATTCATATGAACCAATATTATATCGTAAATGGGATACTAGTGTCGGTAAATTTATATACACCGGTATAATCAAATCTGTTGATGAATCTAATGAATTCTATAGTGAAAATGATAATTTTAGGAATATTTATGAAATAATCCAAAAAAAAATAGATGAATTTATTAATCAAAATAATATTGTATCTACGTTAATTAAACTAAATGATTTAGAATTAATTATGAAAGACAATGAAATACCCATTAATGCTTATGTATATGATTCATATTCAAAAGTAATATATATACAGACATATAATAATGTATTATTACCCGTTGAACCTTCTGGGATAAGGGAATACATGAATTTAATATACTTTCCATCTATCCTTAAAAAAGGATATCCCAAATATGATGATGTAATTAATACCTTTACTATGATTGATAGACTTTCTGGTAAAGATTATTTGTTAAACTCATCATTATCGGTTATAAATGTATCTAAAAAATCTTTGAAATTAGTTATAAAAGAATTAATTTTGTTGAACGGCGCCTATACACCTGTGGTAGAAGAAGAATATGATGATAAAAGGTTCAAAGAAGATGTTTGTATTGCTGAAAGTTATAGTTTAATAGATAAAAATATAGGATTACATGAAAACTCATTTGATAAACGCGTAGATTATTTGAATAGAAATGAATATATGAAAAGTGTTCATAAATTATTCTTTCAAAAAGTATATTTGATGTTAAAAGATAAACCGAAACTTTTAAAAGATATTCATAAAATTAAGAATAATCCAATAATGTTACGGCAACATAAATCAGAAAAAATATTTGAATTAATGGATAATAATGTCAGGAAACTGTTATCAATAGAAGATACAGAAATAGATGATTTAAGTTTATATGAATATAAAGATTTACTATTGATTAGACCATTTACAGATATAACCGGTAAAACAATGAATGCTGAATTGATATACTATAAATTATTAAAATTAATGATAGAATGTTTACTTAGCTACAGTGAAAGGGATTATGAAAGATTTTTACAATTAAATATTAATTTATCTAAACTAAAATCATCATTAAAAGAAAATGAATTATTATTTTCTTATCAAGATATTGTAAATGATTATCATCTAGAGTATTTTGTGAGGATAAGTAAATATATACGTAATTATATTTCTTATAATGAAGCATTATCTAAATCTAAATTACTTCAATTACAGCATCTGAAAGCTAAAACAATTAAATCAGTTCAAGGTGAATTTACAAAACAATATCCTCAAATTTTACATAGAATGTTTGGTCGTAAAATAGATTTAATAACCTATAAAAAAGAAGATTATTCTTTTACACAAATAATACATGTGATATTAAATGAATTATTTGATGATTCAGAAATAACATTAGAATTAATTGAATCACTTATTAATAGTATTAGCAAAGAAGGATTAGATAATTTAACCGAATATTTTAAAAATATAGGTATCTGTTGTATCAGTAAATTACAGACTAAGAGGTTACAACATGATATATTAGTATCATATCATAGAAAAGATAGTGAATTACTTGCTTTAGTATTTTATGAAACTGAAACAAGTATAGTTCATGTTAAGAATAGAAAAGGTATTTTTACAATTAAAGATATTCCTGAAAAATGAATTAAATATCTTTTTTATAACAATACGAACCTAGTGAAGGTGTATCCACATCACCAAATGTCGCACCACCATATATAAGACATTGTTGATCTCTAGTAGCAGTAGCAGAATTAAATTGATAACCAGTACAATTATCCAATTGAGAACACCTAATTCTACAACTATTATCAGTTATATCGTCACCTTCATCTGTATTAACACCTCCAAATGGTCGTATCATATTGCAATAATGATTATCGGGAAAAGCTATGTAGTTAGGGATACAACCTACATAAGGTTGGTCAACACCTGTACATGGTTGTTCTAAACAACCAACATAAGGTTGGTCAACACCTGTACATGGTGGTGGAATACAACCTTCACGTGGATCAGTTAAAGATGTATTACAAAATATATTTTTTTCATAGCAAGGATATCCGGGTGAAGTACAGACTTCAGTTGGTTCACAATCAACGTATTGAGGCCCAGAAATACCTTGGTTATTATTCCATATATGACAAGTGTAAGTTTCACCACCATATCTTCCACCACTGTGTGTCTCAAGGTAATAAGCAAGACACTCGGTTGTACCATCACAATGATTTCTACAACCTTCTTCGGTCGCAGTCGATAGAGTACTCGTTATCTGGGCGTTACACAAGTTACCATCACTATGTTGAGTATATGTAGGTTTACAACCTTGATAAGGCAAATCTATACCAGTACAATTTTGTGGAATACACCCAGAATAAGGTTCACCTATAGCAGTACACGGTTGTTGTATACAGTCAGAATAAGGTTCACCTATAGCAGTACACGGTTGTTGTATACAATCTGAATTACCCCCCTCAGTACAATATTTAGACAAATAACAACCTGCATTAGAATAATCATCTACACTAGTAGGAAATTTAACACCATACTCATTACATATTTCTGTATTATTCTCGCATAATTCTCTACAAGTATCTATTAATTTTGATGATTTAGTTAGATCTATATCACAATTACTAGAATCACTAGGATCACTTATACAATCACCTTCTAAAAGGGGGTCTGTTATTAAATTATGATTGGTTGTTATACCTATACTTTGTATTTCTGGAGGTGTAGATGGTTCTGCTGGTGCTGGTTCTGCTGGTGCTGAGACTTCAGCAACAGATTCTCTCATATTTATTAAATCAGTTAAATATGCTTTAGTTACAACTGTAGTAATGTAATCTCCAGATTTATGTAAAATTAAATCATTTAATTCTGTTGAATCAAGACATCCTACAGGTGTCATTGTATTTGTTGTTCCATCATTAAAACAAAAACCCTTTGGATCACCATCATATTTTATATCATTTATATGATTTCTATCACTTGATAAATTTTTACATTTTATATTTCTATCAAATAATTCATTATTTACTATACCACCATCTAATGATGATTCATATTCAATTGGTAATGGTGTAGAAATACTACATCTATCTACATTACTACACTCTGTTCCAGTGCTACAATCATTTAACTCTAATGAGTTATTAAATACATTAGGTAAAGGGATATAATATAAATTATCACTTAATTGATTAGTTTCAGTTGTACCATGTATATCAAGTAAACATTTATCTGTTTTCCATTCACAATGTTTTATTTGGTCACATTTATTTGCATCATCAATACTTTTACAATATTCATTTGTAATTAAATTGTAATCATTATTTATTACACCAGATGTAGCTACAGGTGTAGTAACTGATTCACTATTATAGTTAATATATCCTTCAGTGCTATCGATTATACTTTGTACAACTTCACAATTACTAGAGCATGCACTATAAAATTCATCTAAAGTAGAAGTATCACTACTTAAATGATACGCCCCTGATACTAATCCACAAGCATCTGCAGCAGCAGCAGCATCTACTGTATTTTTAGGAACACAATCACTTCGTATAACTTGTTGATTTTCATGTAAATCTATTTGATGACATTCTCCTTCACCTTGTTCATTTTCAGCATATATACACTTATATCTACCATTACAATAATCTAGTGAATCACATGTTACGCATGTTCCATCTCTTGTATCTAATACTTTATTACTTTCGGAACAAGCGACACATTTACCACCTGGTGCTTGAATATGTTCTCCACTAGGACAAGGAATACAATTGGGGTTACGTGGATTTATTCCACTAGCACTAGGTTCTGAAGTATTATTACAAACACATTGATCATGATCATCTTTTTCATATAAACACTCTTCATAAAAAAATTCATTCATAATTGATCCTGAACCACTTTCTATATAACCAGGATATTCATTTAAATTAAATTCATGTAAAGTTTCATAATTATCATTATACTGATTAAAGAAATATCCCTTAGATGGTGTGTAATATTTATCTGAAACACCGACTGGTAATTCAAAATATCTTTTAAAATTATCATTAGAAAGCCTATCAGTAAAATTACCTTTATTTGTATCATCTAATTTTACTATATTATAACCTTCTTTATCTCCACTAGGAACATTATTAAATAAAGGAATGTTATTAAAACTTTTTTGCGCCAGTTTGTTACCAGGTGTATCACTATTTTTAGATGTATAAACTTTATTCCAATTAGATTGATTACATAAACAACAATCAGGGTTATTACTACAATTTACATATTCACCTTCCATCAAACTAGCACATCTAGATGCTATAGAACTATCTTCAGAACAAGCTGGTGCATGTGTATAAGCATATAGTGTGGTTGGTTGTTGTGGAGTTGAAGTTGTTGATTGTTGTGGCGAATCAGGCGAAGTATTTACCTTTTTAATAGTATAATAATTATTACCTGAATATGTATCTATAGGTGGATTACTATTTAATTCACTTTGATAAATTCTATTAATTTCATCATTAGTAACATTACATAATTTTTTACCACCCTCATCAACTTGTATTGTAATACAAGTCCCGCTATAGCCATCTACAGAACAGTGTTCTCCATCATTTTTAAATCCACTAAAATCACCTTTTATACAATCTTCATGACTTAGTTCACAAAGAATACTTCCAGGAATTGAAGCACAATGTGAATAATTAAGACCATCATATTTATAACCTTTTAACCCTTCTATTGTATTTTTACATAATAATATTACTACTATAACTATTAGTAGTAAATACAGTTTATTTACTAACATATATTACCATATTAGAAATTAATTTATAATTTCTAATTTCTTCTAGATAATGGAATAGGAGATATACCACTAACATCTTGTGGGTCTGTAGCATCGGCCATTGTTACTATTAAAGGAACAGGTCTATCCTGTGGTTCATCTAAACAACAAGTTTCTGTAATTTCAGAATCATCCATATCATTTTGATATGTTCCTAAATGATTTACATATTTACCAGAACCACATGAAAGATCTTGTTTATTACTACATAATTTAGTATCACTATTATCATCCGTTGTATACCATCGGAAATAATTAGATATACCATAATCTGGTTGATTATCAATAGTTGTCCGTGTTATTCTATTTACAGATTTACACGAAGTAGTAGGCAATGATGATGGGTTCCCAGCTGTTCCAACCCAACTTGCTACTTTAGCTCCTTCTATAGTTGGGACTAGATCAGCCGATTTTATAGAGCCATTATCAATATTTTTATTAGGTATACATTTATGAGGAGCTGTGTTGGTTGAACCAAACGGTGTTACCCAATTACCACCCGACCACTGTGCTTCCTTACAAATACCTCCTTCAGGGGTTTCCACTAAATATCCATTAACATCTACATCTAAAGATGTACAAGGTTGATCTAAATGTATTTCTTCACATGGATAAACGGCGTTACTACAACCAGTATTGCTTACTTCGCCTATAGTATATTCATTGGGTAATGGATGATCTAAATTTTTAAGTGGTATAGGAACACCATCATTTGTTTCGCATACATAATCATCCATATAACATTGACCCATTTTATCTGCACATTCTACTCTTTTTAACTCAAACATGTTTATCCAGTCATTAAAATCATTATCCAATATTCTGCTAGAATCTATAGTATTCTGTGCTAATACTTTATCAACTCTCGGTATAACTACATCATTACACGGATATACATTATCTCCTAGAACTCCTTGAGCATTAATATCAATACCATTTCTAATAACTTTGTTATGTAAATCTAAATCATCATTTAAATCTTGAACAGCATTAATTGATTCTATAGTGGGTAATAAATACCTTTTACAAGGAGTATCATCCAGACAAGAACCATTTATATATTTACAATTAAAATTATCATTACATTTTTTTTCTGAATCTAAAGTAGAACAAGCATCTGTACTCGTAGATTGATAATCATCTAATAACAAATAATTATTTAATTGATATTTAAATCTGTCTATACTAACACCTTCAGGGTTAGCTATTCTAACTCTAATGGGTTCGTTAGTATCATTAATAATTAATTCTTGTCTAGGGTAAAATTTATAATAATAAGATGTTACTTTTTGTTCTCTATTTTCAACTGTATCACCATCAGCAGCGGCATTATCAATCCAATTTATGATATCGTCACCTACCGGAACAAATTGTTCAGAAATATCATTAATTTCCACCTGTGTCAAATCACCTATGATATTACGAATACTACAAACACCCACTTTAAGACCAACTCTTCTAACATCTGTCTGTGTATCTGAAAAGCTTCCTTCAGAACATATATTATTTACACAAACAGGACAACTTGGATTAGGTCTAGTACGACAATCATCATCTCTAGTACATGGATTATAACAATTACCCTCACGCGTTGAATCGTGTGTTCCTTCACATTTATATGAAACAAAGAAAAATCTTAATAATGGAAATAATAAATAATAAAATACTAAAACTAATATAACTAATTTAGCACCATTATTTGATATGTATCCGCCTAACCGCTTGAACTGATTACTGATATCTTTTTGAAAAGGTTGATCTCTATAAATGAAAACATCTAATATTTTTTCAATTAATAAAAATACGATAGGCAAGGTAATAACTAAATAAATTGCTAAACCTATATAATTTATATTTTCTTCATATTGTATATCATCACAACAATGATATCTAACTTTTTGTTCATATTCGCTTATATTACGACTAGCATCGGTAGCACCTGTGGTGACTGTAGTATCATCTTTAATTAAACCAAGGTCATCACACCAACTTTTATTTTCATCAAATTCTTTACCACTTAAACATCTAAATGAATCTGGACTAATAGGATTAACTTTATCAATATTGGTGTCACCATTTATTATAGTAATATTAGTATCTTGAACATCACTACAATTATATACACCTTTACCACTTTCACATTGTAAATCATCTTGTGCAGGAGCATTAGCACTAATTGTACCAGGATTATCACGGACTACTTGAGAATCACAAAAAGCACCAAACGGATCCCAACCATTTATCTCAGTATGTGAAGTAGTTGTTCCACCAGGATCTAATGTAGATGAACTATCTGTATTTTTTACCAAAGGTGCACTTGCATGGATTATGAAGTAAGCCCACACAACTATTATGAGTATTATTAATGGAATACTTACACCAACTCTTACTAAAACTTTAAATGGATCATTTATTTTTGATGATTCACTAGAAGTCATATATATTATAAATAACTATTTTAAAAATTATCATTTATTTACAAATTTGATTTTGTTGATTCTATCAATCAACTAAATATTACTCTTTTACTATATTTAACAGTTTTAAAATGATTACATCTACAAAATCTCTATCTATGAAAGATAAAGTCTTGGCTAATATACCCAAAGAAGAAACTATTGCGAGTTACACCTGCTGTAGTTGTCAATCTGTGAAAGAAGGAAAACCCTGGATCACTGTTGATTTTCCAGATAATTTGTATCACGCTTGTTCATATTCTTGTAATAGGAAAATGGATGATGTTCTACCTAAAGGTTATTACGATCTAATTGTAAATAAAGAAGACTTTAATGAACCTATGCCAGTAATTCGAACAAAACCAAAGTATGAACCATTTAACTTCTTGACAGATACAGAGATAAAACATATGTCTACTGAAGAATATGCTAAATATGAAGAAAACCTTGATACAGAATTTCTACTAAACCCTACACGGTCTAAAGTATATTATGAACAACTTGAGAATGAAGAACATGAGCGACTCATTGAAAATGAATCAAGTGATTCAAGTGAAGATGTGTCGTGTGATGATTATTAATTTATTTAAAATTAAAATAAATTGATTAGTTAAAGATGGAATGTATTAATTGTGATAATGTTAAAACTATTATAGAACAACCTGAGTATTTACTTTTTTATTTCACAGCAAAATGGTGTGGTCCTTGTCAAAAGATAAAACCTATGATAATTAAATTAATGGAAGGTCTTGATTCTACTAAAATTAAATTCTATACAGTGGATATTGACGAAAATGATGATTTATGTGAAAAATGTAATATTAAGAGCGTTCCAACCTTCATATTATTCAAAGATAAAAATGAAATAGGACAATGTAAAGGGGCAGATATTGTCCCTGTAGCAAATTTAATAAAACCTTATTGTTAATAATTTTTAATATAAAGACAATTTAATCATTTTATATAAATGTCGGGGGAAAAAGTATTAGAATTATCAGAATTATCATTTGATCAATTGGGTATTAATGAAAATTTATTGAGAGGTATCTATGGATACGGTTTCGAAAAACCCTCTATTATTCAGGACAAAGCTATACCTATATTAATATCTGGAAAAGATATGATAGCACAAGCACAATCTGGAACAGGTAAGACAGGTGCTTTCTCCATAGGTTCTCTATGTAGAATAGATACTTCTTTAAAACAAACACAGTTAATTGTTCTATCACCAACTAGAGAATTAGCCGAACAAACATTTAATGTGATGAAAGAACTATCAACATATACAGATACCACCTTTTGTAAAGTAGTGGGTGGGACACGTGTTAGTGATTGTATTTCCGACCTAAAGTCTGATCCACAGGTTATTGTAGGAACACCTGGTAGAATCATTGATATGATTTCTAAAAGACATTTATTTACAGATAAACTTAAAATGGTTGTAATAGATGAAGCAGATGAAATGCTTAGTCAGGGATTTCAAGAAATGATTCACATAATTTTTCAATCATTACCAAGAGATTCTCAAGTAGCCTTGTTTAGCGCAACATTTCCAGATGAACTCTTAGAAATAACAGATAAATTTATGAATAATCCAGAAAAAATATTAGTAAAAAAAGAACAATTAACGCTAGATGGTATTCAACAGTTTTATATAAATGTGAAACAGAATAATTGGAAATATGATGTTTTAACAGATATTTATAATACAATCAATATTGCGCAGTGTATTATTTATATAAATTCTAAGAATAAACTAAATCAAGTATATCAATGTTTGTTAGATGATAATTTCCCTGTAGGCATGATCCATGGTAACTTAATGACAAATGAAAGAACAGATATTATGGATAAATTTAGACAAGGTGAGATTCGCATTTTATTATCAACTGACTTATTATCTAGGGGTATTGATATTCAACAATTATCTCTAGTTATTAATTTTGACTTACCAATTCAAAAAGAAACATATATCCACCGTATCGGTAGATCAGGTCGCTATGGTAGAAAAGGGGTGGCTATTAATTTTGTAACTGAACGAGACCTACAAGATTTAGAAGAACTTAAACAATTTTACAATACTACGATTGAAGAAATGCCACAGAATATCGGTGATATTATTTCTGCTTAAAGAATTTACGTATAATTTCTTATAAAACTTTCAACTGACTATATATGGATCAAATATTAAACATTGATAATAATGAAACAAAAAAAGTTGGAGTAAGTAATGGTTCAGGTATCACTGGTTCAATAGATTTTTTGTCTGATAATAATTCAGAAAAATCTGTTACAACACCTATTAACTCTCCTATAGCGAAACCCGAAGAACCTAAATTGGGAGTAGCTGATAGCATTGGTATAAACTTATTTGGTTCTGTTGACAAAAAAGAGGAAGAAAAACCCGCAGCCCACAACCCAATACAAGATGAAACTATTATACCTAATCAGGTAGAAGATGAATTTAAACCTATACATAGAATGTCTGCTACTGAGATAAAGAATGAAAAAATTGACTATATCTATAAATTTAAGAAATTAGGGGATCAGGGTATTCGTACAACAATGAATTACAATATGAATTCAAATCTAGATGAAATGCGAAATGAATATCTTAAACTTAAAAAACAAAGAGAAATAGATAATTCAGTTAAATTTCAAAGGAAGATTTTAATGGCCGGTGTTACTGGATTAGAGTTCTTAAATAATAAATTTGACCCATTTTCAGTTAACTTAGATGGGTGGTCTGAATCCGTTAATGAAGGTATATACGATTATGATGAAATTTTTGAAGAATTATATGCTAAATATGGTGGAGGTGATTCAGAAGTTGCACCAGAATTGCGGTTATTATTTGCTCTTGGAAGTTCAGCATTTATGTTCCACTTGCAAAATACAATGTTTAAATCTTCATTGCCTGGTATGGATGATATATTAAAACAAAATCCAGATTTAATGAAACAATTTGCATCAGCTGCTGTCGGATCAATGAATGCTCCGGGAGGTGGTGGTGCCCCTCCAGGTATGGAAGGAATGATGCGGGGAATGGGTATGATGCCTCCTTCTACTGGACCTAGAGGACCACCTCAACAACAAGGTCAACCTATGGCTCAGCGAATGGGTCAACGACCAGCTTCACCACAAAGACCCGATATGGACGGACCAGATGGATTAGATGATATTATTAAGACTATGAATTTAGAACCAGATAAATTACCTGATTTAGATAATATATCATTAATTAGTGGAGATACTGATAGAAAAAGTGGAATTACTTTGAATTTATAAAGTTATATTTTTTCTTTTAAAGAATTCAATAATTGTATTTGTTCATCTATTTTAGATTTAACTACAGATTTATCTGTTTCTTCTTCTTTAGAATTTTCTTCTTCTTTACCTAATATTTCATTAATTATTATAGCAAAGATTATAGTAACTATTAATGCTACACCTATATCACGAGTCGCCATAAATACAGAACAAAATACTACAAATTTTCTAAAATATGTATTTTGAATTATTTTTTTATGTTCTTCACCCAATTCTTCGATAATAAATCTAGCCCCTATATTGACTAAAACCATAATTAAACCAATGAAAATTTTATTTTCACTCATCTGATCTAAATATATTTGTAATTGTTCTAATGAATCCATAATAAGAATAATATTTTATTTGTAGTATATTATTATTTACGCTTTGTCTTTCTTTTGTATTTATTCTTTTTAGTATTTCTTTTATTCTTTTTAGTTTTTCGTTTAGTATTTTTTTTTATACCCCCCCCTCTACTGGTGGGTTTGGGTGGGGGAATGTATTTCTTACCAGAACGTATTTGCCTACTCTTTCTTGCCCTAGATTCCTCTACTTCTAGAATTTTTTTACCTACTTGTTTAAACCATGATTTAAAATCACTTTCATCCAAAACATTCATATTTATATAACTATTAAGAATATCGATAAATGGTTGTAATTGTTCTTCGGTAATAACTATACCTTTCTGTTCCAAAAACTTTAAAGAATCTATAGCTAATTGTTTTATATTATCCCCATTCCATTCAGTTATTTTTTTATAATATGGCAAAACTGATTGATATATTGTTTCCAATTCTACATCAAACCTTCTATTTCTTTCATCTTGACGCTGGGCTGAGCTTTTGCGCAGGATGCTGCGCGGTGTGGGTTTTCCTTCTGCTACAGGTTTCTTATCTACCACCTTACCCTTATTGGCCAGACTTAGTGATGTCAGATTTACAGGCACGCTAGTGTATGTGTTTCTGGGAGATTCCACTTCATCCGCATCAACAGGTTCTCCACCAGCATCATCTGGTTTTTCAGACACATCTTCTCCATCTTCTCCATCTTTTACACCACTAGTAAGTTCTTCAGTTGTTGATTTTGCATCATCTAAAAATTTATTCGTTTCTAATTTTAATCCATATAATTCAGATATTAGTAGATTATCCATTATATTTTCCATTATATTTTTACCCGCACTTAATAAATTATTAATAGCACTTACAAACCACCCGACTATAGGGATTTTTTCAGCTAGTTTAGAAAAAAAATCTAATACCAAATTAATTAAATTACCCCCTATTTCTCTAGTTAATACTTCACCTACAATATTTGATAATTTTATTAATAATTTAGATCTAATATCACTACCTTCATTACCCTTATCTATAAATTTTTTATATTTTTTAATTAATTTACTAGAACGTATTTTTTTATTTTTATTAACAGATATAATTAATTTATTTAATAATTTATCCATAATATAATCTTTCATATTATGCCAAGCAACTATTAACATATTAGTTCCTTCTTCATCATTTGAAGTATTAAAAAATTTAAACATTTTACAAACACTAAATACTTTAGAATTTAATATAGCATCTATATCGCCAGATAATAAACTATATACAGCTATTATTGTTATTTTATTTAAATCTAAAATATTTACAATTTTATCTAATCCTTTAGCTATCGATAATTTAGTTTCATCATCTTTAAAACCAGAAAGGACTGGTTTAGTGTTATCCCAACCACTTTTAAAATCTATTTCGTCTTCTTCTTCACCAGAATTATAAATACCATTATCAACCTTGCCCATCGCGTTGCTTCCAAATACGGCAACGGCGTTGGTGAATGAAGTTACATATCCATTATCTAATTCACTTAGTTCTTCACCACTAGTTTTTAATTTAGCCATGAATGCCTTTTTAAATAATTGTTGTTTTATATGAGGAGTTATTTTATACTCAGGCTCAACTAATTCAGATTCAGGTTCTGTATCAAAATTTGATATTAAATCACTAATACTTTTTACGGAAGATAACATATCATCATCCTCATCCCCACCATCCTCATCATCATTATTTTCTGGTATACTATTTAAAATAGTTTTAGTCGTCTTTTCAAGTTTATCATTTAAGTCTGTTATTAATTCACCACATTTATTCGAACCTATCAAATATATTAAAAAATTAAAAATTTCCATTAATTCTATCCTTAAATCACTTAAGTTATAATCTTTCATTAAACCTATTTTTTCTAGGTAATCAGGGTTCTCATCTATTTGTCCCTGTGTTTCTTTTATAAAATTATCTATTTTACTTTCTACTATATTTATAACGATATTTAATATTTCTTCAGGTGTTTTAAAAGGTGAATCACCATCATCAGGTTCGGGCTCTACCGCATACTCTGTAGTCGGTTCCGGTGCCGGCTCATCATCTTCTGTATCAATTTTATCTGATAATTTATCTATATAATTTAAACTCAATTCAGTAGTAAGTGTTTTCATTATGTCATCAAAAATAATTTTAAGGATAAATACATCTTTTTTTCTACCACCTTTCTTTAATGATCTATATTTTAATTTCATGTCAAATGCAGAATTGTATGAACCATTTTTATACTTAACAGCAAATAATTTAATAAACTCTTTTAAACCAATACAATTACTGGATGTTACTTCTTGAAAATTGACTGGCGTTGGGTCTCCTCCTATTATTTGCGATAAACCTTTATTTTTTACTGATTTAGCTTTACTTAAAATGCTTGCTATAGTTAAGGCGTCCAAATTTTTATTATTATTAAACATATGTAAATTATTATTACTTTCAGGTGTTTTTGTCCAATCATGATTATTTGGATGATATTTTTTATACAGAACTTTTAATTCATCTATTCTAGCCTGATGTAGGTCACTATGATTAGATAATGAATCTAATTCTTCTTTTATTAAATCAAAAACGCTATTTCTAGTTTTAATATTATTAATTAATTCCCTCCATTTATTTTGTTTCTCTTGTCTTATTCCTAAACTGGTTCTAATAATTTCCCACCTACTAGTTTTTATTCCCCGAGAACTAGCTTCTGGTTCTGATGGTGCTGGTGCTACCGCTGGTAATGCTCGTGGTGGCGCCGGTGCTGTTGAAGTATCCATTATAATATAATAATATAATAATATATAATAATATATAATATTTTGAGAATTATTTTCTAATTTATTTTCTAAATTATATATAAGTTATGTCATATGCTACTATTGAAGAAGCGTGGGGTCAAGATTTTAATAGGAAGAAGAAATCTAAACGAGATAAGAGACAAGAAAAGTTAGGTAAGCGGTTAGCAGATGAATCTATTGATCCAGAAATAGTTATTCCTAAAATGTCTGACGAAAGAAAAGAATATACTCCTCAAAAACCCATGGCACCTAACCTTGATTCATTCAATGGGTACGATAGATTTACAAATAGATATGGTTCGCCTTATCAAAATTCAAATAATACATTGAATGTTTCTAGTAATGATATACTTGAAAACAATAGAAAAATAGAACAAAGGTATAATTCTATCGTTGAACAACCTAAACCTAAAGTTTCTTCAGAATTATCTGTTGTAGAAGATATCGGAAAAAACGTTGTTCAAATAACAGAAGATAAATATAAACAATTAACTGAAGGTTTTACCAATCAAAGTGATGAACAGTTCAATCAACTACTATTATATATATTCACTGGTATCTTTTATTTGTTTATGCTCGACTTGATGTATCAGTTAGGAAAGAAATCCTACTGATATAAGTTAAATATTCAATGTATTAACTTCTAAAATTTTCTTAGTCTTCTCTTCCAAAGAATTCATAGCCGATTGACCATATAAAAATGAACCAGATGGTTTATATTCTTCAATTGGTTTATAGTTAGAATCTACCTTTTTTTTAGCTTTATCAAGTGTTTTACTTGTTACTGCTTTGTGTGCATTATCAATTGTTTTTTTCTTTTCACTCCAATCAATCATTAACCAATTAGGGTGTAAATACATTAACTTAAATCCATTTTTTTCTAAACTGTTCATCATATATGTTCTTAAATCAGTAACATCGTATAGGGGGACTCCTATTAAGAATTCCGGGATAGCAAAAAAACATGTTGTTTTTTCATACTTTGAATAATGTTTAATACGACAATGACATTGTTTAAGTATTTTATCATACGTTTCTAATCTTCTTAAAGTTTTATTATTAGTACTTTCAAATAGTGAATTTATATCTAACTGACTTGACATATTATATGTTTAACAATATTAAAATAATTTAATATTAACATATAAAAATAATTTAATATTAACATATAAATGAAATTAGATACATTAATATTATCTGGAGCATCAACAAAAGCACCTATTTATATTGGGGTATTCAGATACTTATATGAAAATAATATTTTAGATAAACAGTTAACCGGTATCAAGCATGTTATTTGTTGTTCTATAAGTATGTTAATGTCTGTATATATACTTTTAGAACTTGATATAGATGTGATTGAAGCTTGTGTTTTAAATGCATGTTTTGAGAATGCTTTAGATGCTGATATAATTGATATAAATCATTTATTTGATGATTTTGGGTTATTTAGTAATGATTTAGTTTCAACATTAATAACCAATTTAATAAAAGAAAAATTTAATAAAGCTGATTTAACACTTCAAGAACTATATGAAATTAAACCTATATTATTATCAGTTAAATGTGCTAATATTAGTAAAGGTTGTGTTGAATATATTAACAAAGATACAGACCCCGATATATCTATCATAACATTATTTAAAATGACAACAGCTATACCGTTCATGTTCAAACCAATTAAATACAAAGGTTGTTACTACCTAGATGGTGGTTTAACTGGAGGATATCCAGTAGAATTCACTGATGATAATTACTTAGGAATATGGATTAGAGGTTCAGATTGGGATATAAAAGATGAAATTAAAGATATATTTGAGTTTATTACAAAATTGAATTGTATTAAACCGTACAATGTAGATCATTTGGATAAAAAAAGGACAATTATTTATGAAGTTAATCTACATTTTTCAGAATTTTCTGTAGATAAAAAATTGAAACAAGAAATGATTGATGATGGTTATAATATTACTAAAAGACATTTTGAAGAATATAATTTATCTACAAACCTACATCACGAGGGTATAGACCCCACTTCAGAAGATTCATCTTAATGTCTTCTACAGGTTTTAGAACTTCAGTCAGTTCAGGTTCAGAATCATTAGTTTCTTCAGATTCAACCTTTTCTTCAGATTCAACCTTTTCTTCAGATTCAACCTTAAGGGAATAATGTCTCTTTGGCTTGCCATCATTTACAGGTTGCTTACCCCATGCTTTCTGAACCATTTGGTTATAACCACTAGCTGAACCATACTCATGAGTAAAGTAGCGCCTGTCGCTATTGTATACATCTTCAAGAGTTCCCAGTTCTTTAGAACTACTCTTAAGTTGGTCGCTAACATTCAATAGATGATGCTTTAGAATCTTAATTCTGCGCATATCTTGTTCTTTATGAACATTATACATTGACTCTAGTTGATCCTCATTTAGAGAACCATCTGAATACTTGTTCATATATTCCAACTTAGTGAGATTTTCACTAGGTTCATACTTTTCCTTAATTTCTTCAATGCTTTCATTAACCCTCTTCCTGTCATCGCGAAGCTTAACATTCTTAGGATCATTCATACCACTTGAAATTTCTACTTCTAGTTCAAGTTCCTTCTTATCAAGAATATCCTTTCGGACCTTCCTATATTCTTTTCTATTGATACGACTCTGTTCCCTCATCTGTTGCTTGTATTCTCCAATTGGAATCTTCTTTTTAACGGTTGATTCTTCTACTGCTACAGGTTCTTCTACAGGAGGCTCTTCCACAGGAGGTTCTTCCACGTGAGGTTCTTCTGAAGAGAGTTCTTTAAGAACAGGTTCTTTAACCACTGGTTCTTCTACCATGACATACTGCTTACCCCTATGACTCTGAACTCCCAGAATAACTGGTGGAGCATCCAGTCTCTTATCCATACATTCTTCATCATCGGATGGAAACATCAAGCAATTCTTGTTTACATAGCGAATACCATTTTGACCAAAGTCTACCAAGATTGTAGAGCGTGATGACTTTTGAAGGCGATTGTGCACCTTTTCTACAACTGTTCCTACTGCTCCATTAGGAACATTACGCTTGTTCTTGTTCTTTGAATACCCTGTGTAAATCACTTCGTCACCTTCTACAAAATCAAGATGAGATGTAAATGGATCAGGTTGAAATCCATTGTTCGAGTAAGGACCAGCATTCTGCTTCTTTCCTTCATTCGTACCCCTCCCACCTACGCGTGTTCCGATCGGTCCGTGTCCCATAGTTATATAAGAGGTGTTTGTAGTTTTTAAGTAAAGTCTTATGTATTAACTTCTTTTACTTTACTCTTTTTGTTTTGATAGTTTATCATTTATATTGTAAATCAAATTTTTATATAAGTTATACATATGAGAAAGAAAAATGATAAAGATAAAACTTTTAAAAAAGAACAAAAAAAAGAAAATAAAGAGTATTATCAATCTGTTGAGAAGTGTCACAAGATGAAAGAAAAAACAGAAAAAGAAAGGAAGAAAAAGGGTAAATGTTATCTACCAATTGATAAAAAAAGATTTAAAATGTTACAATATTTAGAAAAAGAATATCCGGAAGAATGGTTAGAATTTAAAAATACAAAAGGTGGAATGTCAGGTAATAGTTTTCATAATGCTACTCGTTTAGAAGGTTCGTGGTTATATGATTGGAATCCATGGCCTAACCGTCGTTCATCCCCTTTAAAAGGAGGAGCTAGAAAAACCTTAAGATTAGATAGAAAAGGACCATCTGAATCAGCTACATTATTTCCTAAGGGAACTAAGAAGAAGGGAAACGATGGTAATATGTGGATCATAACTGTTACTAAGAAAGGTATTCATAGGTGGTCTAAAGATAATGATAAAGGTAAAATGACAAAAGGTAAAAAATATTTAATTCATGATAATGGTGGAAGACCATTTTTAGTAATAATCAGCGCTAAAAATGTGTCTATATTCAAATTACCCAAAGGTGTTGAAGAAGATAGAGATACATCTAAAAGTGATTATACTGAATTAGTTAAAGAATATAAAGGAGTTAAAAAAGTATTTATTGGTAAAAGTGTAAAACCTAAAGATGATACCGCTTATTATGCTGCTTGGGGTAAAGAATTTGATGGTAATACAATCTTAATTGAAATACAAGATAAACGTTATTGTTTAGTAGCAGAAAGGATCGTTGAATTTTCTACTAAAGATAGTATAGAAAAATTTGAATCACCTGTAGGTAACAATGATGTACCATATCCTTTAGCATATGGAACACAATACGTGTATGTCTTTGGATTCGATGAACATAAATATATACCAAGAGATATAATTAAAGGATTATCTACTGGTAAGATACAAGAAAAATATACAGGTGAATGTTGTCCTTGGAAATCAGAATTAGACAAATACAAAAAGAATCTGAAAGAAAAACTTATTCATAAAAGACCAGGTTGGAATTAAAATATAAGTATTATTTATATGGTTACACTAAATATACCAGAAGAAGAATTCAAATTATTATTAACGCTATGTGCCCATGATTTTAGACACGATTTTATGAATACATCTATGAGAGTTCATACAGGTATTTTTGAAGGTGTTAAATTAATTGGAGGGGGTAATACTAATAAAACCAAACAAACTAAAAAGACTACAAAAACTAAAAAGACAACACAAACTAAAAAGACAACACAAACTAAAAAGACAACACAAACTAAAAAGACAACACAAACTAAAAAGACAACACAAACTAAAAAGTCTAAACAAATAACGCTTGATAAGTTAATAAAATATGTAAATACAATGAAAAATACAAATATGACACGGTTAGCAATAGTTATAAATGATCATATATTTTTGAAAAATTTAAACAAACTAAACGTTAAAAATAAAAAGGGTTTAGCTAAAGCAAAAGCTATTAAGGTTGCCATGGAAAATACTATTAAAGAATTTAAATTAACTATTTCTATCATAAATAAGTTAAATATTGGATATAACAAAGTTAATAAAAAGGTTATACAAAAAGTTATAAAAAGGGTAAATAATAACATAGTTGTTCCAGAAATTGGTGCTGTAAAAAAATCTAAATCTACGAAGCGTAAATCTAAAAAGCGTAAATCTACGAAGCGTAAATCTAAAAAGCGTAAATCTAAAAAGCATAAATATACGAAGAGTATATCTAAAAAGAAATCACAAAAACAAGTAAAAGGTGGAAGTAGTGATGATATGGATGTGGTATTAGAACTATTAAAGGAAAACAAACGCAAACAGGAAGAAGCGGGCAAGCATCGTTTATATTTTGGTTTGGATATATTAGAAGATGATATAGAAAAAATACAAGCAATTTCATATCCGGACGAATTTATTACAGATGAATTACCCGAAGGTGAGGGAATATTTATAGATAAAATAGAGGATTGGTTTGATTCTTATGAAGAAATGGAAGACTTCTATAATAATTTAGATTTGAGTGGTTATATTTCATCATTTGAAGTTAATAGCACCGATGAAGAAACAATAGATTCAAGTAAAGAATTACTTGATGAATTAAAACAAGTTCGTTCAGAATCCTATGAACCCATAAGGCGGTCTGGTAGAAATAAAAAAGACCAATATTATGGAGATGATGTTGATATAAGTGTTTATGAAGACTGGAATGATAAATTTGAAATTTATTCATCGTTATTTGATGTAAATAGTATAAATACCCTTATTAGTGAAGAAGGTTTGAAGATAAAATCTTCAAATGATTTTAAAGATTTACGCGGATTTTCAGCATATTATTCGAGGATAGCTGTTCATTTTGGTAAAAAAAGGTTAAATTTTAATGGATTTATTCAACTACTACATAATATGGATTCAAGGATTCAATTGGCTGTAGCACAAAAAGTATCATCAACTGCATTAAAATCTATTAAAGAATTTGGTAATAAGGTATCTAAATTATGGTATACATTTATAACAAGTCTAGCACCACGTTCTGTATCTCCTGCTGTATCACCGCCAGCTAAACCTACTAAATCACCTACTACGCTTGAAAGTAAATTATTAGGAAAAATGTTAAGATTAACACATGATTGTAAATCAACTGATGCAACTGTATTTAAATTATTTACGAATTACTTCAAAACAGTGGGTATAGATGGAAATATGAAATATCCTGATTGGATTAAATCGTCTAAGAAAGGAAATGTTATAAATAATGCTTCACAATTACCAAAACATACGGATATATTCGGTGAAATAAAAGAAGGTGTATGTTGGGCACCCTGTGTAATTGATGCCATGTCTAATTGTCCAAGGCTACAACCAGGTTATACCGATAATATTGATATAAGTGTTGGTTATTCGGGTGCTAATTATATAGATTATCATATACATAATACAACAGAAACAACGTGTGATATGAGTTTTTTAATAACAAATAACGGTAAAAATATTTCAATTCCACCTACTAAAATATATTATAATTATAAAACTTTATCTGTAGTAAATGTAATTAAACAATTAATGGATAGTGTAAATAGAGCTGTAAACGGTTTAGGTGGTGCAACCCTTGAGGAAAAGGTGTCCAGATTTAATAGTAAAACTGCCGGTCAAGTATTAGAATCAATAGTTTTACCTATAGTATGTATGAAACTATTTGGTGATTTAGGGCAAGAGTTATTATCAATAGCAAAAGGTATTAATTTTGCTAGTAATGATAGACCATCTGCGGCTAGATTTATTTTACTTAAAACAATATATAATAATACAGATTCTGGTGGTGGATATTTTCCTAATGATAAATCTAATAGATTTTATGTTTAATTTACTCTTCTTCATCCTCTACAACTACAAGGTTGAAACGCGGGTTTCTCTTAGAACCATTGCAACAACCATCCTTAACACTCCTACCCAGCGATAGACCATATTGCGACTTTTCTTGCCATCTCATCAAGTCTTCCTTAAACTTATTCTTATTAGATTTAATACCATTTTCTTTGCTCCAATCGTCAAAATCTTCATACAGATCCGAGAATGATGTAGGTGCTTTTTCTATACCATCAACCACTTCATTAGATGCTTCTTCACAAGCTTCGCTAATCCATCGTCCAACATTATCATTTTCATTACGATAAGACTTAGTCTTACTATTTACTTGTGGGGGAACAGTTATTCCATCTACATCATACTTCATCCATTCTTCAAGGAGGATACCGAAGAATATGAGTTTCCAAGCGGGTAACTTATTCCGCATTTCTTTATCCCTTTTGTAAATATGCCTTGAATCATCCAGTTTATTATAATCTTCTTCGCCTACAAACTTAGCTATAAAATCAACTACTTCTAAGCGACGCCAGGTACCATCATCATTTGATGGGATATTTGGTAGATCATTACACATAAGTAGAAGCTTGTATTGAGGAACAAACTCTACAGGTTCTTTGTATAAACCTCTTGCGATAATTTTATCATTACCAGTTAATTCCTTCATTAAACCAATATTAATATTTTCATCTGCTTCAGGTTCTTGCATTACTGTTAAACGGATACCCTTTGTTCGTTCCATCTCAGGTGTAGCAGAGTTACTTGACGCTCTCTTGCTTGTAATTAGTGATACTGGTAGACCACACGCATATTCACCTAATACGAGTTGAGCTAACTCGATAAGTTTGGACTTACCGTTACCACCCGAACCAGTCCAAATGTAAAATCCTTCATCTCTATTTTCACCAGATAAACACTTTGATATAAATCTCATTGAATAATTACGGACTTCTTCAATTGGAATAATCTGTGTGATAAATGTAAGTAAATCATCTTTGTAACGCTGATAATTTGGAATAATATCTGACATATGAGTATTAATGTTCGATAATTTGATAGGCAACTCGACACCATCGATGGGTAGTTCGTAACCAGTTGTCTTAGTAATATAATCTTCTGGTCTACCTTCACGGAAAACCCAATCCTTAAGATCTATAACACCATTTTCAAGGCCTAATAAATTTAGATTAGAATCAAACTCTGTAGCTATATTTTCTTTATAAAATAGATGTCTGAGAGCACCAATAAGCGTATTGACATAGTTTTCTTGGAGAAGTTTCTTTTGAAAAGTAGTACAACGGTCATGGTTTTCTTTTGCTATCTTATGTTGTGTTGAATCTTCATCTGATGAATTCATTAATTCTTTGTATTTACGTGAATATTCATGGTAAATATTATAGATATCATCGTGAATACGTTTTTTTAGCTCGTTGGCTTTTAAAGTACTCTTCCAACGGACACCATTAAAGTAATACCAGTCATCTCCAATATCAACGCAGAGGAATTGACCTTGGTAATACTTATGAATAACTAAACCAATTAAGTGATGTGCTTCAGGTCCTTTATCGATACTTTTTTCAATTTGTGAACCCAGATTTTCAATCATAATTTTATTAAATTTATCAGGGTCATCTTTATTAGCCCAATACCGTATAGAACCTACTGTCAGTGGATTACCTGTAGAGCTATTATTGAAGGAGTGCCATTTCTTAGCACAATCACGCTTAGAAGAACCATCCTCATATTTAGAATATTTCATGCTAAATTTTTCCCACACAGGTAGAAATTTCTTTGAATTAGTATTGTGTAAAGCTAATCCAACATCTAACCATTTACCATATTCATAAGCACGTTCAACACTCAAACAATCACATAGATTAGTAATTAATTTAAGTTCTTCTTCTTCGACTATTTCATACGGATTAATTATATTATTATTATCAACATAGAAAGATTTATAGATATCTTCTTCTTCCGTCTTGTTAACCATACTACTTTGTTTACTTGATTTGCTTTTAAGTTGATTTTCAACTGCTTCAGTATAAGCTATATTTTCTTTGATAGAAGGTTTAATCATACTCATTTCCATCATTAAAACTTCATCAGTATAAAGGGTTAATTCACCAGTTACAAGTGCTGGATCCTTCCTCTCAGCATTATTATCACACATTACAAATACATTTTCAAGTAAATATGGTTCTTCATTGGGTTTATGGCACAGATAAGGCATCCACCTAGTAAAGCTTCCATCAAATAGAGTATCATCTAAATTTGATGGAGGTGTAAGATCATTTGATTTAAATACTTCGAATAAACGATCTTTATCTTGTTTAATCTTATTACATAATATTTTGTAAACATTTTTATTAATAATTATTTTAGGAAAACATATATGAATTCCATCTTTACATTTATAATCACCCTTTGAACATGGATATGGTGTTTTCTTAGTCATAACATAGACATCTGAGTTTACACCATCTAATACAATAACATCTTTCATATGTAACCATACTAGTTCTAGAAAATTCTTTACAGTTGATAAGGTATATTGTCTATCAGTATGTTTATCTTTATATTTAATATCAATATCCAATACTAGAGGAAACAGTTGACCTATTCCTTCAGCAAATGGTGGTAGTATATCCCCATCCTTACGTGTTTGTCTAATTAGTTTGTATAGTTCTTTTACTGATTTTTCTGGGATTTCCCATTTACCACCAGTAATACTCGTTAAATTTGCTTTTTTTGAATCAGATGTCTTAAATTGATTCAACCAAATCCACAAATCCATAATAGGATACTTAGATATTTTATTTTTAAATCAAATTTGTTTATAACTTTTTATCAACTCTTTCTCTATTATAAGACGTAATATGGTATTTATTTTTTATAAAATGTAAATTTTAAAATATATAGGTTTTTAAATGGGTTTAATAAATTATTGATTTTGACTTAAAATTTTAAGTATAAATATATATATATAAAGATATGTCTAAAAACGCTGCAAAACGTATTATGCAAAAAGATATGAAGGTAATTCAAACCATGGATTTACAAGATATGGGTATTCACATAGAATTTAATGAAGAAAATATTCAACAAGCTGTAGCAATGATTATTGGACCCAAAGATAGTGTTTATAGTAATGGTGTATTATTTTTCAAGATTACATTTCCTAATGATTATCCATTTTCACCGCCTAAAGTAAGTTATATATCAAGGGGTTCAAATAGGATACACCCCAACTTATATACTGGTTATGCAAAAGATAATTACTTGGGAAAAGTATGTTTGTCTATACTAGGCACATGGTCTGGTCCATCGTGGACAACTATTATGGATGTTAGTAGTGTCCTTATATCTATTCAATCATTATTAGATAATAATCCATTAGATCATGAACCTGGATTCTCTGGTAAAATAACACCAACTCATACAAGTTATAAGAAAGTAGTTGAATATGAAAAATATAAAACATTAATCATTAAGAATATTTTTGATATCCCTGAAGAATTTATGTGTTTTAAAGGATTAATTGAAGAACATTATGATAAATGTAAACATGAGATATCTGATTCTTTAAAAGATAAAAAAAATATAAATGTTACTACGAGTGTCTATCGCATAAATTCTACATTAAATTATGAGTACATTTGTAACAAGTTGAAAATTTGATTTTGTTACAGTTAAGAATAGTAACAAAAAATAAATCTTAAATATGTCAGAAGAACTATGTTTGCCTGTGACAACAGGTGTAAGGCGGCGTGTTTATCGTTGTAGTCATTGTAGACAAGAGGGTCATAATAGGTCAACATGTCCTGGTTTAGAAGATCAAAGGCGTCTTGCTCGAGAAAGAAGGAGGCAAGCAAGACAAGAAGCTCATAGGTTAGAACAAGCAAGGAATGAACTAAAAAATTTTCAAATTCATAACCCCACCCAGCATATTATGCTAATCTTTTGGAGTAATAAATTAGATGTAAGGACAGAAGAATCAGAATACAGGTTCTTGGCAACAGTGCCTGTCTACGCTGATACAATTCTGAGGTTCAGCATAAGACATAAATTCATAGCAATTCCAATAGAAGAGTTTGAAACTCCTCCTACAGAGTTAAATGAACTTATTCAGACTCCTATAAGACAAACAATCTTTCATGATCAGCATGTTAAAGAAGTAATTGAATTCTTCGAACAAACTAATGAACGACCTTTGGTCATAATCAATGATATCAAAGATTATAAACCTCCTAAAAATGAATTAGACAGATGGAAAGAAACAGCATTTAAGTCACTATACTTACTTACAGAACTTAAGAGGATGGGTGCTTCAAATAATGAAAATTTGGCACCAATGATAGATATGATTGAAGATATTAGCTTACCATCTCATACTGAGTTGGATAAAGAACTGGCTGGAGTTCCTAGCGCATTCACCAATGTTACTTGATAAAGTAACTATTCACCAATGTTACTTGATAGATTAGTATAACTTTAATCTTTCTTATAATTTAATATCATTTGTTTATAAATATCATAAAGTGATTTTTTATGATATCTTTTTTTTGTTTTATTATTAGATTTCTTAGGTTTAGTATTCTTAACTTTAGCTTTCCGTTTAGTCTTCATAATTTACATGGATATAAAAATTTTAAGATTTGATTGATTATATATAATCCTAAAACCTTATCATTTGAAATAAATTCTTTTAACTTATTGTTCAGACCTGGTTTGTTAAAAATTTTATTATGAGAGTATTGTATTTTAAGAATATATTTTTTTCTCTTATTATTTGGTATATCATCTAATAGTTTTAGTAAGGACCATTGCTTATAAATGAATAAATTTAAATTATTTATATCATTCAAAGATAAACAATTCATAGCATCATAAATATTGTATACATCAAATGATTTATATTTGGGTAAAAAATAATAATCAAAGTATTCATATTTTATATCTTTGGGAGAATATATTAAATATAATTGTTCTGGATTTATCAATAAATGTTCAGACATTAATAAAACGAATATTAAATATAATTAAAATAAACTTAAACTTAATATTTATTAACTCTTCTTCTTCTTGTTTTTTTAATATTATTTCTCTTATTTTTAGATTTGCGCCTTAATCTTTTCCTTGACCCACCATACCCTAACATGGAGGAACCTGCATTGGCAATAGAGCTTAAAGTCCCACTTACCATACCAGGTAATCCAGTGCTCGGGCCCGCGTCTGCGCCTGCTTCGGGCCCAAAGGCAAAGTTTGGTATAGCGCTTGAAGAGATGGGATCCAGTTCAATACCCAAATAATTCTGTATATATGTATAACAATTTTCAGCCTTACCCACTGCCAATGGTTGATAATTTATATCAGTTTCATACATACTAGTTTCTTTAAATGAATTAATTGAGCCTTTAGATAATGTATCATTTAATATTTTAAAAGCATGGGGATATCCCTTACTAATTGCTCTAGCATCATATCCTAAAAGTTGAAAGTCACTATAATTAATTTCATCCTTTGAATATTTTTTAGCAATAGGATCAGGTGTAACTAATGCACCGGTTTCTCCAAATGCGGAACCTAGTAATCCAAAATAACTTCTATAATTTTTAGGATAAAATCCTATACTTCCTATATTACCACCCCTGCCGCCAGGTAGGACCTTCTGCCTAGCCACCATAAAAATATGTCCAGTCTTTATACCCACACCAGCAGGATCATATTGTACTACATTAAATATTGCAAATCCACTACCGCCATCTATTTCAGTAATAGGTGTTGTAAATATACCTTTTAAAGTCTCTTCAGTTACTCCTCCAGCAAGTTCTGGAAAAGCACCAGTTAAATTTGCCTTTGTTTTGATAAAGTGTGATAATAACGCGACAATAAAAGGTATTCTATTACCCCCTAATTTTTTTCTTGTATTTTTATTTCTTGAATATTTTAAATTATTAGTTTTTTTTCTATAATTCCTTTTACTTCTATTCGTCTTTTTACTTCTACTCGTCTTTTTACTTCTATTCATCGTCTTACGGACATAATTCATTTTATAATTCATTTTATAATATAGTATATATTTTAATATAATGACCAATTAACTTCATTATTTTTATTATAATTTTCAACGCGCTCTGTATTCAAATCTATTTCTCTTGTATAGATGTTGGGTTTTTCAGACCATTTTTCATTAAATACATATCCTATATTTAATAAGATATAATAACATTCTTTATTTAGTTCTTTTAGTATATCTGATAATTCATTAGTCTTCTTCAGAGTTTCAAAATCACCCAATTTAATAGCATTTTTAAAACTTCTTTCGGGCATTGAAACCGATATACTTTGAAAATGATTTAGAGCATCTTTTAAATAATCATTAGCTAATTCATAATATTGATTTCTATTGTATAAGTTATCATATTCTAGAATTTTAACGGTTTTGAAGAATTTTCTTAAATATTTTACACCTGTTTTGTATGAAACTTTATTGTATTTTTTGAATTTTTTAAGTCTTTTAAGAATATCCTCTACTCTTGAATTGTAAAACATATCATCACTTATTTGATCTTTTTTAGATTCGTGCGTTACCCTTGGTTCATTATTACCATACTCTAATAATGTAGGAATATTTACTAAGACAATTGTAAATACAGTTATCGCTGTTAAAATCTTAGAATCTAAGAGTTGTAGAAATCCTATACCTAAGATGAATATGAATATATTTGTAGGTAAATTATGATTTTGTAGCACTTTCAACGAGTCCAGATCCAGATTCATTCGCTCTAGTTATATTTATAAAACATAATAAAAATGATATAATTATCATAATAATTCCTAAGTAAATAACATTTTCATCATCTCTAATGAATAGGGATACTGCTATTAAATGGATTTGTAACTTGTTTAAATATTCATTATCTGTTTGAAAGAGTAATTTTGAAAATTTAGCTTCTAGGAACTTATCAGCATAACTATTAAAACTATTACTAAAAAAATTAACTGTTCCTTCTAGAACATCTCCTAATGGTCTATCTAAAATTGTAGCACGTTTTTTATTATATTCTTGTTCTAAAATTCTATTCATTTTATTATACTCTACATCATTTAGAGCATCTAGCGAAGCTCTAACTATACCAGATCTACCTTCTTGAGGTCTAGAAAGTGAAAATCTAGGATCATCTATTTTTGAGTAATCTAGTTCCATATATAATTACAATAGTTATTTTATTTAACTGATTGAACTGATAAGATGAGTATTAGAAATCATCATTCGCCTACAACAATATTTGTGAACTCCCATTTCATCTAAGATAGCACCTTCTACTGATTTCTTTGGATTTTTAAGATCAATATAAGTTACAGTTGGTTCATCTGGTCCATCATCTAACTTATTCTTTTCTTCTTGAACAGTTGTGATGTAAGGAATCCATTTATCAGCAAGGACATGACCACATGTGAAACAACGGACAGGAATAATCATAGTATATAAGATACTTAGATTATTTTAATTTTAAATCAAATTTAATTTTTATCAATAACATTGACTGGTGTAAGCATTTCATTATAAAAATCAACTAATTGTGTTACCATTTACCAAGTATTATTTTATGGTAACTTTGAAATTTTTTTCTATACCATAATAAATGACGATAGATGCAGGAGATTATTATGATGCTAATCATGAACAATACGGCTGCGATGCCCACGCCTGCAACAGAGATAGTTGGTTAAAATTACTAGGTCCCGTCACCAATCGGGATCTCCTATTTAATCCGAATGCTGAAAGCCCCACCGAGCGAGCACATAATATTAAAGTATTGCGGGAATATTGTGCTGATTGTGATATACCTGCTAGGCCATCTGGCGATGAGCGCGGTGGGTATATAAAAAAGAAATATAGTAAGAAAAGAAAATATAGTAAGAAAAGAAAATATAGTAAGAAAAGAACATATAGTAAGAAACGGAAATATAGTAAGAAACGGAAATATAGTAAGAAACGAAAATAGATAGTAAATTTATTCACAACCATCAATTATCCAAACTACGTGTCTCCACAATTCATCTTCATTGAGATAGACACCATCTGAACTAGTGACATGCCAACTTGGTGTAGGAGGTCTTTCTTTTTTCCCAATGATATCATAATTTGTATCAAACCAACCGTAAAATGCTTGAATGCTAATATCTCTCAAATAGATTGATTCTAACCAAAACCTCTGTCTAAAATGGATTTCATCCATGATCTTTTTCTTATTCTCGTCAAATTCTTTTTGCCAATTATCATTGTGACCAACTTTCTTACACTTCCAGATAGATATACCTCTGGTATATCCACAGTCAAACATATCATACGGATTTTTCCTGAATACTAGTTCATCGGGTAATAAGAATTCTTCCAAATCTTCTTCTAAATCTTTTCCCATACGAATAAATGTGTCTTTTCTACGATAACATGTTCTGGCAATGTAGTAAGGGTTAAGATGAACAGGCGTCGTCCACTGTAATTTGTTGCCATCATAGTGGACAGGATCGTAGTGAACTTGATTATGACGTTTCCCCCAGACTCTTCTAACACGACCATAAATATTTTTCTTTTCATTAATACAAATATAATCATTGGGTTCAAGTTTAGGAGGACCTGCGAGTTGTTGTTCATACATCTCTTTCAGATAAATGAGTGGTATCTCATTTACAGAGAACCAATTGAGTATTTCTCTCTTATTTGAACCTAATTTTACAACTTTGGGGATATCAAATGATCTTTGTAGATATTTCAAATTAATGAGATTTATTTTCTTCACATAGGAGTCCCTGTCCTCAATCTGTTTCTTCTTCCTGAGATCTTTTACTCTTGGTGCAATCAACTCTGTCAGGATACCATAACATAGGTGATTTACTGGAGAGACGGTGGGAAGTTTTCTAAAAGAAAGCGTCTCTTCTAGATAAGGATCAAATGGTTTACTCATTTCACTCATAGAAACCATCTTTAAAAGAATATGTTTTTCTAATATTCTCAAACTATAAATATCAAATTTTTATATATATATTATATTATGAGTTTAATATTTAGTAAATCTAATATTGAAACAACTATAGTAGATTCACGTAAAATTAACTTATTCGCGCCGGATGGTACATTTAATTTAGAACAATTAGAAAGAATGATAATAATATATTATAATGAATTAAAAATAACAAAAATATCAAATTGGGATAAAGTTAGAGTTCTATTACAAGATAGTAAATTTTCTTCACGAATTACAGGGTTTACTGAAGATTTTCAAGATTTTAAAGATGTTATAAAATTTTTTTTAAATAATCCTGAAATAAATTTTGAAACTATTGGTATGATTTATTCACATACAAATAATATTATATTAAAAAACTTATTAATTATATTAGATATCATTCGTAAATACCTTGTAATATTACTATTAAGTAATATGGTTTTGGATGAAATTCGTTTATTTAACGGTAATACTATGAAAAACAAATATGGTGTTATAGTTGCACCTGGTTCAGGTAATATTACTTCTGATTGGGATATTACGTTTTTTCTAACAGAAGATGGTTTAGAAATGTTTAAAAAATGTACAATAACTATAGATTGGATAAATAGTGGAAAACCATTCAAATTTTTTGAATTTTTTGATGTGCTATTTCCAGCATACAATAAAATATTTGACAATAATTTTTATTTTGAATTATGTTTTACTGATGAACCTGATAAGTATGAAATACCTAAGTATGAAATACCTATATTTATTGATAAAATCGACCCCATCGAATATATAAGTTTGGAAATTAAATATTTATCATTAAAAGAATTTTTAACAGATGGTGGTGATAGAAATATAAATTTAGAAAGTCAAATAGATAGATTACTTTTATCTTTTAATCATTACAGGGGTGAAAATTATATGGATTCATTTAAAGAATATTTACAATCAAGGTTATTTAAATCGGAAGCTTATTTATTATTATCATCAGTATTGACTGTAGTATTACAAAATCAACTTAATATAAATTTAGATGACTTAACCGCAAGATATCCAATATTATATATTTTATCTGCTACAGAAAATGCTTTAGATTTAAGAAACCACATACAAAAAAATAATATAGACCCTAATTCTATAAAAAAATTTTCCAAGTATTTGAAAAGATTAACTGAGTTTTTAAAAAAATTTAAATTAAATAATGATAAAATAAACTGTATTCTTTCCGAAAGTGTTATAAATAAATTTAATGATTTAGTATTATTAAGAGCTGGCTCTGAAAAATATATACCTAGTAATACTACTAATTGTGAGAGTTTAAAGTATGACGGTTGTCTAGATATATTAATATCAACGTTGAATGAAGAAATTACTTGTATTATAAACGACAGTGGTAAGAAATTATCACTTACTGATTTTGAATTTTATGATAAATTATATTTTACATTAAAAGAAATACTAATTCAATTAAGAAATGATAATTACTCACCACCTGTGAGAACCCCTAGCTCTCCGCATAGGGGTGGTTATTTTAAACATAGAATGACCAAGAAACGTAGAATGACCAAGAAACGTAGAATGACCAAGAAACGTAGAATGACCAAGAAACGTAGAATGACCAAGAAACGTAGAATGACCAAGAAACGTAGAATGAACAAGAAACGTAGAATAACCAAGAAACATAGAATGACCAAGAAACGTAATCATGCAATTAATAGAAAATTATTAAACGGAATCTAAAATTAGGTGATATTCTGTAAGAATTATTTGATGAGCAGTAATCTTAGTTATGGTGATAAACTAGAAGACGTAATTATTCTAATTAAAGATCAACTATGGGGGTATACACAAGTTAATATTACTATTATAAATAAAGAAAAGGAAAAACAACAGGATTACCGGAAGATCTACATGGGGGTATCAATAAGTTTTCTGAATAAAAAGATTATAAGTCAGACTATTGTGGTTAAAAGTGATGTGGATAAATGTGATGTGATAAGGGTGGATAACCATATGTTACTATGGGAATTACAATATAAAAAGAATTAATTAGTAAGTATTTTCTTCATAATTTTCTTAGATAGCTTCCCAAAAATATTATCTTTATTATTTCTGTCTTCAAATATCACCTTCATTTAAATTTAAATATCCGTAGTTCTACATGTTCACACGCTCGGCTACCAGTAAGCATTCGAATACGTCCAGTAGGGTCCGGTTTTCAATCCGGTATGTATATCGCATCCGGCCCTGGACAACTGCCCAGATCTCACTACCATAACCTCCATCTTTTTTTTCTATTATTCTTTAAATATCCTTTTTCTATTAATTTATCTTTTATTAAATTGATATCCTCATGAGCATCTAATATTTCTTTTATCTCTCGACCATTTGGTCCTCCTAAAAGACCACCCGGATTACCTTCCTTAGCCTCTTCTTTACTATACGCAGATAATTGACTTACCCACTCGACAGAAGTATCCTTATTAATCTTTAATAAATTACTATAAAATTTACCAGCATCGGTCAAATATCCTTTTTCTATTAATTTATCTTTTATTAAATTGATATCCTCATCAGCATCTAATATTTCTTTTATCTCTGGACCAGATGGTCCACCTAAAAGTCCACCCTCATTCCCGTCCAGTCCCTCTTCTTTACTATACGCAGATAATGGGCTTACCCACTCAACAGAAGTATCCTTATTAATCTTTAATAAATTACTATAAAATTTACCAGCATCGGTCAAATATCCTTTTTCTATTAATTTATCTTTTATTAAATTGATATCCTCATCAGCATCTAATATTTCTTTTATCTCTGGACCATTTGGTCCTCCTAAAAGTCCACCCTCATTCCCGTCCATTCCCTCTTCTTTACTATACGCAGATAATGGGCTTACCCACTTAACAGAAGTATCCTTATTAATCTTTAATAAATTACTATAAAATTTACCAGCTCCACCTTTTTTATTTCTCTTCTTGGAATATTTCAATACATTTCTCCTGCGAGTCCTTCTGGTTGTTTTAGAACGAACTTTACTTTGTTGGCGGATATTTCTTCTATTTCTTCTGCGAGTTATGCGTTTTGAAGTTTTTCTAGTATTCTTAGATTTTATTCTATTCCTTTTAGGCATTTATAATATAATATATATAATAATATATATAATAATATTTAACTTTTATTCATAATTTTTTTGGATAGTTTCCCAAAAATATTATCTTTATGATTTCTGTCTTCAACTATATCATCTTCATTTAAATTTAAATTATTACACAACAATTCATCTAAAAAATCACATCTTATTGTATCCAATAATAATCCTCTACATTGATATGATATATTTGTATATTCATAAAAATATTTTTTTCTATCCCCTTCATAAACAAATTTTTTACCATCGATAACATATGAATAATAATAACGATCGCCATTATAAACCGAGTGTTCTATAGAATTATAATACAATTCCATTAATAAATTAGTTAGAGATGAATGGAAATTTAAGTTGTCTTTTTTTTCCTCTTTATCTTTTACCTTGAGAATATATTTAGAAATATATTGTTCTGAAATTAATCTATTTAATATCATTAAATTTTCTTGATAACTAGTTATCATATTATACTCTAGCGTGTAATTTATTTAAATTATTTATTTTATCAATATCTTCTATATTATTAGCATCTTCTTCATCATATGAATGATTAATTTCTCTTCTCTTACATTTACAAAATGATGACCACCAACTATTTATAAAGTTACTACTATTAATATGATTTTCCATACTATTTATATTTTCTAAATCATTATCTCGTCTTTTCCTAGGAGCATCATTCTGATAACTCTTAATAGTTTTAACACTAATTATTTTATCTAATGTCGTATCTAATTCTTTTTTAACGTCCACAATATGAACATATTCACTATCTAATTTTTCGACCATTGAACTCCATTTATTTTTTTTATTATCATCTATACATAATACACTGCGCGTAACTGTTGTTTCATCGTCATTAATAAATGTTTCTTCTTTTGTTTTCATATAATAACTTTTATATCTCCAAGGTTTAATCAATTCTAAATTAGTCCTTATACGGTTAATTGGTTCTGCATATGATTCCTTTAGTTTCTCTACATTTGTTTCACGTTGTTGAAATGAAAAGTGTCTTTCAGCTGCTATTACTAATGCTGAATATGTGCTAACTGAAAGTGTAACTATATCAACTATAGAACTATAAGTAGATTGATCCATTTCTGTTTCATAATTAGTATATTCAGTAGAATTTATAGTTGTATCAGCCGATAAAAAAAATTCATAATTAGTAGAATCTAATGCTTGAATAAATGAACTCCCTATACTGAGAGTGATAACACTTAATTGGATAACACTATTTATTCTCTTTAAATAAGTTTGATATAAATCTAATCTTTTTTTAGTAATAGTTAATTTATCATACAAACGTATAAATAAATTATAATAAACTTCACATTTAGATTCTATCATTCTCATATCAATACCATTTTCACCTGTTTCATAACTTCGTTTAATATCTTGATATTTAGTAGACAATGATTCATTATCATTTTCTAAAGATTCTATATGATTTCTTTTATATTCTATTTCAGATATACGATCTTTTAAATCAGTTCTAAGTAACGATAATTTAGTATCTTTTTTTTCATTATCCAAAATTAACTGGTTATTTATATCTTTTAATGTTGCCAATTCTATTATTAGTCCTTCATTTTTTACATATAGTTCATCAGTATGGATTTGTAAAGATGTATTTATGTGCGTAACTCTTCTATTTTCAGCTTCTAACTCAGATACCATTTGGTTTGGAGCAAGTATTTTTATTTCTTCAGATACTCTGGGAGATAACCTTCTTAAATTATTACCCGATGAAATATCTCTAAGAACACTCGCCATACCCCCCATCTGTAAATTACCATTGTTAGATTCACCATTAGATTCATCATTATCTACAGAATTATCTACATCATTATCTACATCAGTAGATTCATTATTTGTAGTAACACCATTGTTTAATTCACTTTTAGGTGTCAATTCATTTTTTTCATCTAATGACATTATATATTATCAATATAAAAATCATTTATAAAATTTAATAGTGGGATAACTATTATCTTAATCTTATTATAAATTTGATATTTTAATTTATGAATCAATCAAAAAAGACATAATGTCTAAAATGAATACTGAACACTTTATTTCTGAAGTGCGAGAACTTGTGGAGTGGAAAGAATGTCACATTTATACAGATGATGTATGTGACTTGTTAAAGGAGTATTTAGATAGACTAAAGACATTCAAATCAAATAATACTCGTTCTCAAAAGATTATAGAATGTTATCATAATTTTACGAAACTTGATCCTAAATGTGTATTTAGAATGAATAGAGATGAGAAACAATCTTATCATGAATTGTTAAAGATAAATGAAGAGTTGACACAAAGGTTAGAGACTCTTGAGGAAAAGATAGTTGGAGATGGATTAGAATATCTCTTAGAAGAATAATTTAAAAACAAATTACATTAATTATAAAATATGAAAGTGTATAGAACAACCGTTCAGAGCAAAGGTTCCTTTAAAGGATGGACGTCTAATTTGTGTTCAGTTACTATGGGTTATAAACCTGATAAAGATAAATATTTTTTTATTAAAGTCTGGTCTCAACAATCAAAAGAGGGACAATGGCTAAAACCACATTTTTCAAAGAAACAAATAGATACAATTAAACAAAAAGTTAAATAATGATAATATTGTAAAAGAAAAAGTATTACATACAAATAATCATCACTTAGAAGATAAATGTGAAAGATGTATTCAATTGGGTAACTATTGTAAGAATGGTCTTATAAAATACAAATAAATATATTTACATTGATAAATTAAAATATTGGATAATAATATAATGGCTTTTTGGGAAAAACCTAAAAAAATTGATGATTTCAAAACCTATGAAAATCGAGAAAGTATTTTAATTCCAGAAAGTATTTTGGAAGAGGACGAATATATGATATTTCACACAAAACAAACTTATTCTATTGGTTATATAAGAGGAATTGGATATTGGATTTTATTATCTTCTAAAGGTAGATTATTCTCTTGTGAATATAATTCTAAAAAATTTGAAGTATTAGACCATATCGCTATCTATGGTTGCAAAACAGAAGCAAAAAAACAAGGCCATCTGCGCAACGTGTGTCATCGTAATTCTGGTATATTATATTATCATGATATAGAACAAGCATTTATTTGTAATGGTTGGTTATTAATTCTTGAAAATTTAGATTATTCAGGATGCTTGATAATCCATAGAAGTTGGCAAGATGGAGGTTCACTTTTTGACCCACTTATAACATTATTAAAAACATATACACAATTATTTCCTGAAACAATTATAAATAGTGATAACAAAGATCAAAATAAATTCTTTAGAATTAAATCTGGTGAAGAAGTTAAAAGAATATTAAAAGATATGGATAAATTGTTAGAAGATTCCCCTAGACCTAAAAGTAATGTAGATGACAAAAGCTTTAAAAAAGCTCGTCGTGAATTAAAAAAAATGTTAGAAAAAAGTTCTACAGTAAAAGGTCTATTAAAAAAAAGAAAAAAACCTTATCGTAAAAAAAAAAGTAGAACTAAAAGATTTAAAACTAATTAAATATTTTTTAATATATTTTATCTGGTATACAATATTTTAGGTACCATTTAGCATTTTTACCAGCTTTAATGATTATATTAGGGCGTGGATTATCATTTATATCATATCATTTATATCATATCATTTATATCATTTAATTTTAGATTATTTAAATTATAATTAATACCTTCTGTCTCTATTATCAGATAAACATTTACCTGAATTATCTAAACATTCATCAGAATGACCCAAACATTCATAAATTTCCCAACCTGGATTATTTTCACCTTTACCACATGGGAAACATTCTTCCACTTTTTTACAATTTGTACAATAATATTTAATAGGCATTATAATATTAAAATACTGTGACCCATTCCCTGTATTTATTTCAAATAACCTTCTAAAATTATCAGGTGCTGATGGAATTTTGATAATAGGACCGCTTCGTCCCCTGTTACGACCATGTCCATTATAATATGATTGATAATTATCCCAAGATTTATAACCTCTAAAACTTTCCCATAACCTCCTGTATTCTCCATGACATACTATCATTTTATGACATAACCCTTTATCATATCCTGCTACGGATGTATTACCATGATAATACGTTTTCTGATCTTTATGAAGACTGGTACAACCCAAACCATAACCAATATTTTTTATATCATCTATAGGTATTTTTATGTATACTTTTGTATTTTCTGTAATATTTTCGGGAAGTGGATTTAAAGAGTTTAGAGCAGTCCTCCAAGAATATTTATAATAGTAATGTTTCATATTACCACGTCTCATGCAACAGAAATACCTATTTATTTTCATTCTTTCTTTTAATTTATCAATTTCATTAGAAGAAAATGATTCACCTGAATATTCTTCATTTGATAGATGTGAATTAATATTCGCATTATATGAACTGGGTGTTACATTATCAATTTCTAACCATAAATATTCTTCATTAATCCAATGTGTGTTCGTTCTTAATATATCCATAATTTCTGTGTATTTTTCTTTTAAAAGTTTGTTTTGATGTGTTAGAAGTTTAACCTGATTAACCAATGTATCCATAACTTCTAACTCTTTATAAATTGTAATACTAACATTAAATGGATATAGTCCATCGTGTCGTAATGTTAGAATAATATTTTCATTTTCATTTTCAATAAAAGTTAATTTTATATGTTGATTTTCATCTTTAAAACAGGAATCAATTATTTGATAGAATGTATTTAAATCATTTTGAAAATATTTAGAAATATCAGCCCACAATTCATCTTTTACAGAAGAAATATAGGTAATATCTAATTCGGTATTTTTAATAGATATATTTACAGATGTATCATTTACACTACAATACTTAATGTATTTTGGTTTAATATGTTCGGCCTTTATAACTTCAGGTTCAGGTGATGGGAAAAAGTCCATAATTAATGACTAATAAAATAATGTTATAAATCAAATTTGATTAAAAATATAGTGTTAAATAAATAAATGTCAAAAATGTATAAGTCAGGCAATTTAACTGTAATGTCAGATGAATTGGATGATGAAAGTGATAATATTATTAGAAAAATAGTATCTGCTAAAAAACAATTTAATGAAGATGTTAGAACTACAGTAGAGACAGAATTTACTAATTGGTCTAAGGTAGTTGTTCCAGAAAATAGTAATAATTTAGTACAATCTTATCAAAACTTTCCTTCTTTAAAATAAATTTGATTAGTTAAACTGGTTATATTATTAAACAATTAAATGAATCTCCTTACATTTGTGAGGCTATCTCTACTAATAGGACCAATATATTTATTTATAGAATATAGGTCATTATCACCTTATGGTAAAACAAACGGGTATGATATACATTTATATATCTTTATGGCATTATCTCTTATATCTTTAGTAATAACTTCTTATGTAGATCATAAAATAAACGTGACATATAAACATCACATGAATATATCATTAATAATTATTCCCTATATTATATACGCTTGTAAAAGTATAAATTTGTGGGGACTTCCTCTAAATCTATCAATGTTAATATTATCTCCATTTATTATCGGACATATACTGTTCTATTATATGATATTTACTACGGTGAAAAAAAAACATGAAAGGTATTATGGAGGTCTCCCACTATTCACTCCAGAAGAAAAACAAGGTTATCTGGAAGTATTGATTGTGAATATGATGAAATGGTGTTGTAAATATAAATGTAAATAAATGTAAATAAATTTGATAATTATAAAAATTTTTTATTTAACAAGCAAAAATATGAACACTTGTAAAAGTATGAACAAATGTAAAAGTATAGACACATGTAACAGTATGAACACCTGCAAAGCTAATGCTTGTGTAAGAAATAAAAACCTGGTTTATCCAAAAAACGTAAGATTAAGAGTATGGAATGATTTTGAAAGATGCAATAAAAATGTTTATAAAGACGGATTTTGTAAAATATGCTATGAACCTGATAAAAGATTAAAAAATATAAATTGGATAGATGATCAACGATGGAAACGTGATGGAATATATGGACAACCTTATGATTTTCCTTTTCACACATCACCCAAAGAAAAAGAGTGGGTAGAAATGATGTATGTTTTACATCCACATTTAAAACCTGTTAATAAGTTTTGGAAAGATTTGGTATCTATTGAAGATAGAAAACAAATGTTGGATGTAATCAAAGATAATCTAAGCGATGAAGAAATATTATATTTGTGTGAAAAGATTTAGTTATGAAAAGATTTAAAACTTAGGCAATAAATAGTTAGTAGAACCCATGGATCCGACTTATTATCTAAAAAACTTTGAGATTATAGGTAAAGATGAAAATGATGTTCCTCTAGAAATTCATGAAGTTACAGATTCATATCCTAGTGGTGATTGGCAGATCGATTTATCTGAATATAATGCTCATATTACCTATAATAGTGAAAATTACATTAAAATTTTTTATAATAATGATGAAAAAAAAATCTATATGTATTTGAATGAAACTGATTATAGAATCTACGCATTAATTATAAGACAAATTAGTTGAATTACTTATGAGATAGCCAATATTCTATAATATTGTTTTTACATGAATTAACATTAGTAGTGCCCATACATCTTTTATATCCATCTAGTGATAACCATGTTTCCCAGTCAATAGTAATAGGGTTTTCTAAATATACTACACGTCTATCTCTTTGTCCTATATTCATAGACCATGTAGGTAAACGTTGTGAGGGTTTCAATACTTCTGTTATACTATAAACTTGAACATGTTTTTTGTAAAACCATATAATCATTAAATCACCTGGTGCCGGTTGAGGTCTATTTAATGGTGGTCCATCCCACATAACTTGTTCGCCTATTATACCTCTTTCTATCTGTTCATCCCAATCACGTCTAGAGCAAGGTTTACCATACTGTTTATTGTATGATTTAGCAATAGGTGTAATGTAAACATTACTAGGATAAACTGATGGTTTTTCTTGAACCACCTTTTTTAATGTAAGTTCATGAGAAGGTTTATCCATTTCTTCAACAGTTTTGCTAATATCGTTAAATAATGACATATTACTTTTAATTTAAAAAGTAATATTTAAATCAAATTTGATCGAAACATCTAACTACAAAATAAAATGAAATTTATTCGTTTAACACCCGATAATGTTAGACAATATATCGGTTATCAAATAATTTTTAAAACAAGGGGCTCTGCGATTATCAAAGAAATATTAGATATTAGTAAAACCGGTAAATGTATATTGATAGAACACGGTGATTTACAAAATAATTTACAAATTGTTAGTCGTGAAGTTTATGTTATAGTTTAATCAATAATTAACCCTTCTCTTATCATAAATTTTCTAAATTCTAAATCACTATCTATATTATCTTTATCCATAAATTTTGTTTTTATTAACCTAATTATTAATTCTGTTAAATTATTATAATCACAATGTAAACTTAATAATTGATCATCAAGGACATTATACAAATAATAATTATCTATATAAACACCATTAGTTTCATTAATAAATTTATATAATAATAGTTGAACCATATGTTCGCGTTCTATGTTTTTAACACACTTGAATTCTACGACACATTTATCATCTATATAATCTACTTGTCCAATTAAACTAAATTGATAGGTATCTAATACCGTAGTAGTGCATTCTATCCTTTTTTCAAAATCGCCTTCTATATTTATTATATTTTCATTACACAATGATTGAACACGTTCAATACAAGCAGATAATTGTAATGGACTTAACCAATTATACTTTTTTATTTGATTCATTTTATAGTATGAATTAGATACTTTACAATTTGTTGAATTGGCAATTCTTAAAATATTTACATGGTCTTTATCTCCATTTAATTTAGTCATAGTTTCATTTATGTCCTTATTGAAAACTTTAATGGCATAATACATAGGTATGGCAGTTCCAGTAATATCTGATACATTCTCCCAATGTATAGGAGATTGTTCTGATATAACATCTATTTCTATTTTATCATTAACCTGCCTTACCTCTATAATATTAAATAAAGGTAAAATATCTTCTATTACATCTATTTTTAAATGTTTAACCATATCTGTAACTATATGTACATTGGGTTTAATTGATTTGTTTATTTTTTTTCTCATTCTAAAAGAATTACCCCCCCCATCAGTGGGATTAATATCACAATATAATTCTATATATTTTTCTTTTTCTATATCATCTACTCCTTTCAAAAATGGTAAATACCCTGATTCATAATGATGAATAAGTGTTAACCTTTCTAGTGATCGTGTTACACCAACATATAACTTATTGGGGCAAACAAACGGATTTGCATCTTTATCAAAATATTCAAAGAACCCTATATCAAAATTCAATGCTATAACAACTTTTCGTTCTAAACCTTTCACTGAATTATATGTGGAAAATACTATTTTATTTTTTAATAATTTTTCATCTGGTGTCCCACCTTCTTCATTAGTTACATGGACTAATATACCCATATTAGATAACATGTTAGCTAATATATTAGATGGTGATTTATTATCATATTTTTTTTTAACAGATATACTCAATACAAATATATCATCTGGTTTATATAATATATTACCATACTCATCTTTTAAACCAAGGTAATATTTAATTTCATTAACCAAAAACATACATCCATTTTCAGCAGCAAACGCATTTGTTATAAGATAACGGGGTTTATGACCACTAACCTTATTAGATATCATACGCTCTTCTTTTAACAATACTTTTTTTAAGAATTCACATATTTCATAAGGGACACGGAATGTTTCTGTCAATTTTAGACTAACCCAAGGATATTCATTTTTAAATATTTCTGATCCTAATGTTAAAAATCGATGATTAGCATCATTATATTGATTAATACATTGATTTTTATCACCTAGTATTATTATCTTATTACTTTTACAATTATCATTTATAAATTTTTTTATATATTTAGCGTATATACTATTCATATCTTGAACTTCATCTACTATTATTATGTCATATGATATAGGTTTTAAAGTATCCAATCCATCTGTAACGACTGATTTTAATTTTAAATCATCGATTAATTCACCACAACTTTGTAAATAATACGTATTACATGATCCATGGTAGGTAAATACTTTTAAATTATTTAAATCTAAATCTAATTTTTTTAAATTAGTTTCATTTTTCAGTTTAGTATTATAAGTAATACAGCAAATTTGTTTATCTTTGAAAGTATTAGCCACGTGTAATATTGTAGTTGTTTTACCACTACCAGCAACGGCGTCAACAGATATATTAGATTTTTCTAATGCTTTTAATATTTCTTTTTGTTCTTTTGTTGGTGGTTTTAACATAATTATCTTGATTAATATATATATTCTAATTTAAATCAAATTTTGTATTTAAACATAAACCACTACTATATAGTAATCTATAATGGACGTAGAACAAACTATTTTTATACCCCCTGATTTTTATTGTCCCATTACAGGAGATATCATGATTGATCCTGTATCTGATAATGGTGGTCACACCTATGAAAGAGAAAGTATTTTGAGATGGTTACAAACAAAGAAAGAATCACCTATTACGCGTGAATACTTAGATGAATCTCATTTAACTGATAATGTTGCTATGAAAAGAAGTATTGATTCTATTAGAGGAAAGTTACAGGATAACCAACTTAAAATAGATTCAAGAGTAGCTGAACAACAACTTCAACCTTACACAGATAAGCTTGATGAAATTAGTTTGGAACAATATTACAATGATGGTAAATTAATGATATCTGTTACAGCACCCGATGTTGAAACGAGACCTCCAATTGATATTGTTTTATGTATCGATGTTTCATATTCAATGTATGATGAAGCGACTTTAAAAGGTTTAAAAAATGAAAGACTTAGTCATGGTATTTCTGTATTATCATTAACTGTATCTGCAGCAAAAACAATTCTACATAGTTTAAATGATGATGATAACATTTCCATTGTCACCTATAGTTCTGAAGCTAAAACAATCGTTAAAAGTCAGCCTTGTACAGCAGAAAATAAAGCATTGATTTCAGGTGAATTAGATTCTCTTAAACCTGTTTCAAATACTAATATGTGGTCAGGTATGATTCAATCATTAGATATTCTTAGAGAAACATCACCTAAAAATAAGAATAAAGGTATACTTTTATTAACAGATGGTGTCCCCAACGTAGAACCTCCTAGAGGACACGAGGTTATGTTACAGAGATACTTTGATTCTCATGATTTCCGTTGTATGATTTCATGTTATGGATTTGGTTATAATTTAAATTCTGAACTTTTACTAAATATCTCTAATATTTCGGGTGGAGATGGATATTCATTTATTCCAGATGCGTCTATACTCGGTTCAGTATTCATTAATGGTATCAGTAATTTGTTACAAACTGCTACAACTAATTGTTCATTAAAAATTAATTTAAGTTCAGGTGTTCTGTTCCCAGATGGCGACATGTCTAAAGAAGTTCATATTGATTCATTGAAGTATGGTAAAACAAAGAATTTTGTATTTGATGTAGATGTTTCTGCTATAGACGATGAAATTCATTTAACATCATTTGCTAATGTAACATTATCTCTTGGTAACAAAGATATTCATTTTTATCAAAATACATGTAATTCTAAACTGGTAAATCAACAACTGTTCCGTTTAGAAGCAATTGAAACAATTAATCAATGTATAGCACTTAAAAAGTATAATGATGAATCTTTTAAAAATGTAATAAATTCTTTCAATCGTAAATTACACGATTATAATTGTTTGGCTAAAGATCAATATATTCAAAATATTTTAGATGATTTTTCGGGACAAGTAAAAGAAGCATTAAATATGACTAATGATGGATTAAAAGCTGATTGGTTTAGTCGTTGGGGTATCCATTATTTGAGATCTCTACAAGAAGCATACAAAAATGAAATGTGTAATAATTTTAAGGACAAAGGTATTTTAAATTTTAAGAGTAGAATGTTTGATAGTCTATGTGATAGTATTTCTACTATCTTTGAAGCAATCCCCCCACCTAAACCAGATATTGTGAAACCTGCTAGTAAGGCTATTTATAGAGGTGGTTCAGTAGCATGTGATTCGTCAGAAATCCAAACTCAACTACGGTCTATGTCAGTATACAATAATGCCGGTGGTGGTTGTTGCATTGGTTCAAGTGGTGTTCTAATGGCGGATAAATCCATTAAAGAAATTAGGGATATTAAGAAAGGCGATTTGGTAATAACTTGTGATCCATGTAATATGAATGAACAAGTTATTAGTGAAGTAGAATGTTTAGTATTCACTAAATCACATAATTATAAAGAATTATTATCAACTATTACTAACAAATCTACATCACTATCAATCACACCCTATCATCCGGTGTTAAATTTACATAAAGATAAATGGATTTACCCCTGCACATTATCACCACCCTTAACTAGAGCATGTGAAGGTGTCTATACATTAGTAGTCAAAAATAGATATCCAATAATCGTCCATGGATTCGTATATGCTACATTAGGTCATAATATAGAAGGTTCTGTCATAGGTCATCCATATTTTGGAACTGAAAAAGTAATTAATGATCTTAAGAAATTTATATCATATAGCAGTGGCTTAGTAGAATTAAAGAAAGAATATTTCATTAGAAATAATAACGAAGTAGTTGAAATTAGTGTTTAAAAATATCTATTCTATATTATAAAATGGTCAAGGATAATTTTAAACGTAAAAATTGGTCGGTTAAACGTAGAAATCGGACGGTTAAACGTAGAAATCGGTCGGTTAAACGTAGAAATCAATTGGTTAAACGTAGAAATCAGTCGGTTAAACGTAGAAATCAATCGGTTAAACGTAGAAATCAATCGGTTAAACGTAGAAATCAATCGGTTAAACGTAAAAAAACTAGAAGCAAACAGTTTTACCATGGTGGTAACCTTTTATATTTACTTGGTCTCAATTATAATGCAGAGCGTAGTGATATTATGAAAGCATATAAGAAGAAAATATTGACCGCACATACTGATAAAGGAGGTTCCGGAGATCTCGTTTCGGATTTAAAAAATGCTTTGAACGATTTTAAAGAAAATGGAGAACTTGTGAAATATGAACGTAGGGTAATGGAAGAGGAAGAAGCAGTTGAGAGTTTTCATAAACGGTATGGTGCGACATATAGAGAAGGTATCAGAAAAAACACCGCTGAGGCTGAAGCAGCAGCGGCGGCGGCTAAAGCTGAGGCTGAAGCAGCAGCGGCGGCGGCTAAAGCTGAGGCTGAAGCAGCAGCGGCGGCGGCTAAAGCTATGGAAAACCTGCAAGAGATGGCTAGAGGAGATCCGGAACCCCTTAATGTGATAGACAATGGCATGGCACAGAAGTACGACACTCTAGAAAAAGCAGCAGTTGCAGCAATGAAAATTCCAGAATCGGTTGGATTGTGGATGAGTAACTTGGGTAAGTACTACATACTGCGCGAGGGGAATGTGCGTAAATGGGCACCTGGTATACCAAACGGAACAGTTGAGAAGGTATGGCGAATCACCTCGGAAGACCATCTAAAAATACAAATTGAAGCTAAAGCTATGAAAAACCTGAAAGAGATGGCTAGAGGGGATGAACCCCTTAATGTGATAGACAATGGCATGGCACAGGAGTACGACACTCTAAAAACAGCAGCAGTTGCAGCAATGAAAATTCCAGAATCGGTTGGATTGTGGAAGCGTTATAGGGGTAAGTACTACATACTGCGCGAGGGGGAAGGTCACTATTTACGCCTTCAAGAAGACAGGGCTGAGATAGATGCAATGAGTGTCAAGCAGCTCCGTGAGCGCATCACTGCACACGGTATGTCGTATGCGGACTGTGTGGAGAAGTCAGATCTACGAGAGCGTGCATGGGAAGCGATACAGCAGCAGGCAAGAGGGCGTGTGCGTAAATGGGCACCTGGTATACCAAACAGAACAGTTGAGAGGGTGTGGCGAATAATATCGGAAGACCGACTAAAAAGGGGTCGGGATATAAAACGCAAAAAAGCACAAAAAGCTGTAAAATTCCCAATAAATTGTCCTCAATATTGGAAAGATGAAACAGAATGTGAGCTCCGACAATGTAAATATCACTGGGATGGAAGATATATAAAGGCTGTTTCTAAACAAGATAAGGCGAATGCGGACATGTACCATTCAGAGCGCCATAATGAATGGATCAGTGTTAGAAAAGGTGCCGGGACACATATTAGAGATGGAGAATGCTTACCACCTGAATGGGTTGGTAGTACTGTTCCTGGTTATGGTAATACACCAGATAGTTTTGTGACAGTAACTGAAACAGAAGAAGAAAGGTGGGGTAAACCAACACCTATTTCACCAGAAGAAAAAGCAGCTAGAAGAAAACTAGATGAAGAAATAGATACTGATAGGGAAATTTCTAATGCTTTAAAATTTGACAACAGCCTAAAAAATGAATATTTAATTATGCTAATGTTTAATAAACAAGGTATATCTGAGTTACTTAATACAGATGAAGATTATAAAGACCTTCAACCTGATCCGCTGTCAGAAAATATACTAGATTATCCAGATATATACGGTTTAACACCATTGATGTGGGCTGTATTACTTAATAGTTTAGATTATGTTAAATTATTAATTTCTAAAGGAGCAAATATAAATTATATGTCTAATGGTCCAGCAAAATTAGTTTTAGACGCTGACAAGCGGGGGAAGAAATCAGAGGTCCAACTGCAGGAAGCGGACAAAGCATTGACAGTGCTAAATAGATCAGATTTGTTTAAATTATTTGAAATAGGCAGTTTAATTGGTTTAATTGAGAGAGATATAAAAGAAATGTATGGATTAAGGGCGTTAGAAATTGCTATAGATAAACAATATACAGAAGTTATAGATTATCTAATTTCAAATGGAGCATACCGTGATGAATAAGTACGGTAAAGCAGCAGGCTGTACAGGCTGCGATAATTAAAGAAAAGAAGAAGGAGCACAAACAACTTAACAGAGCGGGGCGGGCTGGTGAAAGTGCATAATGGGTATCTACTATGGAAAATCCCATATTTATTATGAATGGTAAATATTATTGTGTTATGCTTGAGGGTGCTTGGTATGATTCAGAAAGACGCATTTTATGTTTATTTGATGAAGGGAATTCTGTTTTTTCTCTGGACAAAGATGAATTAGAAGATTTAATTGTCAAAGAAAGGTTTCAAGTATTACCCGATATGTATATTATCCCTTCTAATATTCCAGAGGCTATAAAGAAGAAATTAATGGATAGTAAAAAAAAATATGATATCATGCGCACCCGGCGGATGGACGGCTATTAGTCAGATAGGAAAAATAACTAAGGGATTAACAAGAGTTGATGGATACGGATTGGTAATAAGTATAAAGCTTATATGTTACTAAATTAAAATGGAAAAACTAATAAAAGAAAAACAAAAACAAATTTTATCTGTTAAAGAATTATTAGTTAATGCTAAAGTGTCTGATGAAAATTACGATAGCACCGTAGAACCTTTCTTTCAAAAGAGAGAACAAAATGATTATGAATTAGATTTTAAAGAATTACCTGAATTACCCGAAGGTTTAAACCGACATATGAAATTATTATATAGTTTGATCGGTAATCCTGATGTTGAGGTGTATATAGGTGATTGGACTTTCATGAGTTTAAATAAATGTTTAGAAATTTACAAAGATTATTGCGATAATGATCAAAAATCTTTATTCGATATAGCTTATATATATGCTGGTATGGGTCATATTAGACTTATTGCGTGTGATTTAAATAATCATTTATTGTTTGAAAGACCGGATGGTGGGTCTAATGGTTATGATAGAGAAGATAATTATCAAAGGTCTTTAGCATATAAAACAGGTAAAATGGAAAAAAAAGATTATTTATATTTCACACAATTTAAAGAAAAACTTTTAGAACAAAATATTTAAATAATATATTATTTAGATTATTATGAATAATTTTTATTATATTTTATATGATTTAGATTCCGTTAGAAAAGTCAAACCTATAAAAATCCAATTATGTTATAGTAGAACTGATAAAAATGTAATAATTGCGTTTAATACTTTATTAGACATAATGTAAAAAAATATTGTGTATAATATAAAATGTTGATTAAAGATTTGGAAAAAAATATTGTTATCAAAGAATTAGTCAATACAATTATCGCTGATAAAGATTTCAAAAAAAAATGTGAATTTAATTTCAAAAAAATTTTTGAAGATGGAAAGGTTGACAGAGATGATATTCCTTTAATTATTAATTTATTTTTAGTGGTTTATAAAAATCAGAGTAAAATTAAGATTTCTAAGAAACAATTAAAACCAGTATTCATGTTATTGATATCAAAATTATTGGTAGAATTTAAAGGAGAATCTGACTTAGACGAAGAAGTTATCTTGATATTAATTGAGCCACAGATAGATTTATTATTGATGAGTGTACAATTTGAAGCTGGTAAGTTCCCGTTTTGTTGCTGTCCTACTAAACCCGACGATGAAAAAGAAGAAAATGAAGTTAACAAAATGAAACTAAGCAGAATTGATAAACAAAAAAAATTAGAAACCGAAAAATTATTGAAATAATTTAAAAAAATATAACATACATTTTATAAAATATGAATAGTGCTTATAAAAAATTTAAGTTACCATTCATTCCTGTTTATTTAATTCGTTGGAAACCCAATATAACGAGTTGTATCCATGGTCATAAAGGTAAAGAATGTAATTATTTAGTATTAAAAGGCGCATTAAAAGAAACTATTTATAAACACAGTTATAATAAAGGATACTATCCTGTAAAAACACGTGTAGTAGATAAAAATCAAAGTGCTCATATAAATGATGTTATAGGCGAACATTCTGTTAGAAATATAAGTGATAAAACAGCTTGGTCATTACATTATTATGGTTAAATTTAAATAAAAATTTGATTTAAAATTAATTATATCTTTATTAATAACAATGAAATTAGTTACTGTACTAAAAGATTATAGGCGTAATAAATCAACTGAGTTAGGTGTACCACCTTACCGTATATATAGCAATAATGTATTAAATGAAATAGCATGTAAAAGACCAGGGACACAGGCAGCGTTACTATCTATCAAAGGTTTCGGTAAGAAAACATATGAAAATTACGGCGAAGATATACTGAGAATTTGTTTAGATCAGTCTCTAACTTTTGATGAATCTGACAAAATATCTGTATCAACAAATATATCAGTTAAATCGTGTGTATTCGAACCAATAGCAAAAGAATTATTGGATACAATAGATTTACCAGAAGGTATTGAATTTAGTAAAGAACAGATTAGAGCAATAGAAACAGCTGATAGTGGCGCAAATGTATTTATAAGTGGACCAGGTGGAACAGGGAAAAGTTTACTAATCAAACATTTTATAGAACGATATTCTAAATTTAAAAGATTATCTGTCTGTGCGTTAACAGGTGTAGCCGCTGAAATATTAGATTGTAATGCTAAAACAATTCATTCTTGGTCATCTATTATTAATCAAGGAGCTGATATTGATAGTTTATATAATATTATTAGTAGGAATAAATCTGTGATAAGTAGATGGGCAAACACTGATATATTGATAGTAGATGAAATAAGTATGATGTCTAAAAAGTATTTTGAATTAATGGACGGTATAGGAAAAAGAATAAGAAATAATGATATGGCTTTTGGAGGAATACAATTAATATTTTTAGGAGACTTTTATCAGTTGCCCCCTGTAGGTGATCGTGTACACGGAACAGAACAATTTTGCTTTGAAAGTGCTAAATGGATACAAACGTTTCCTCAAGTAATTTTACTAAAAAAGATTTTCAGACAAAAAGATAAATTATTTACAAAGATTCTACAACAAGTTAGAGATGGGGGTATTTCTAAGAATACACATGAAATTTTGAAGTCTAAGGTAATTAAAAAAATAAATAGAGAATTATGTATACCTATAATATCTCCTAAAAAAGAAATGGTTAAACACACTAATACTATGAATATGAATAAATTAAGTGGTTCAGAAGTAGTATACAACTCAAAGGTAGTAAAATCAGATGAATTAAATATATCTGATTATCAACTAAAATCTGAGGTTAATGATCTGTATAAAAGAATGAATGCTGATAAAATATTAAATCTAAAAGAAGGAGCACAGGTTATGTGTGTAGTTAACATGTGTGATAAACAATTAGTCAATGGATCACAGGGAGAAATTGTGAGTTTTGTTCATGGGTTACCATTAGTTAAGTTTAAAAACGGTATAACTCAATTAATGGAATATCATTCTTGGAAGAGTGAAGAGACACCCGGTCTAGAAATTCAGCAGATACCTCTTATATTATCGTGGGCTATTACTATTCATAAATCACAGGGTCTAACGTTAGAAGCAGCTATCATCGATATTGGGAAAGATATATTTGCAGATGGACAATCATATGTAGCATTATCACGACTAAAATCATTAGATGGCATATATCTAATAAACTATGATCATAATAAATTTATGACAAATCCTAAAGTTAAAGAATTTTATGCTAGTTTATAAATTTAGAGAAGTTTATTATTCTATTTAAATATATAATGAATATTTTAAATAAAATGGATCATATTTACAAATTATATGAATATTTACCATTAACAGATAATTCTAAACATCTTATATTAGAACCATTATCATGTGTTTTAAAATTAGCACTATTACAGTATAAACCAGTTGGAACAAAAATATCTGTAGTAATTAATGCTATACAGTTTAATGAACCTTCTTTTTTACAGGGTTTAACAAGAAGTTTAGGTGGAGATTCTAGGCAAGATTTACATAATATATGTCATCCTATTATTAAATGTTTAGAATGGTATCCTTTATCTGAGAATACATTAATTTATGAGGAATGTTTAAAAGGTCTAAAAATATTTAAACAATCTTATGAAGAACATTCATTAATTAATCATACAATAGATCATTATATTGGGTTAGTCACAGGTAAAGAACACGAACCAATCGAAGATAACAATGTTATAAGCGGATTAAAAGATATTTGGTCACAAAAAGAAGTTGAAATTATCAAATCTTTGATAGAAAATATTAATGAAAGTGAAGATAAAGAAGAATCTATTTCAGTATTAGAACAAATGTTGATTGTTAAAGAACAAAAAGTGAACACTTATATTCAAACTATTTCAACCAGTTATTAAAATATCTACTATATTAATATTAATGGTAGTCAATAAATACAATATTTATATTATCTGTAAAGATGAAGAAATATTTATGGATAAATCCAGAAAACTATATGAAAAATATAAATCTAAAATATGTCATTGTCAATGGGTTCCAGCTGAGTACTTAACATTAACTCAGTGTAATCAGCAGATGTTGAAAAAGCTAAAAACACTTTATAACACAAAACAAAAAAGCATTATTCGTAAATTAGGATGTATCGCAGCACACAGGAAAGCGTTATTAGCTATTTATTCAAATCAAACTCACAATAATTTAATATTAGAACAAGATGCTGATTTAATGAATACTTTACCTATGCCTCCTAAAGATACTTGCTATATGGGTGGTTGGATTGTACCACCACGCATAACTCGTGCTGGAATAGATAAAGTTAATATTAATCCTAAAACTGGTTTAAACAATATAGATTATGATAAGTTTAAAATTATAACAACACATGCTTTATATATTAAGACACCTGAAGAAGCAACTACATTATTAGATATGACAATTCAACCAGAAAAGTTGAAACCATACGATGTATTTTTAGCAGAAGAAAGATATTTTAAACAATTTTACTATCCAAGCGTATTTGTTCAGGAAGCACATGCGTCAGAAATAGACGATAAGGGTGCGGACTTAAATTATTATAGAACTCTTAACTATGGCCTAAACATGAAAGTTAAGAGATCTAAGAAAACGAAACGTAGAACAAAGGGTGGGGCACGTAAAAAGTCCACAGAATCTATTAGAAAAATAATAGATGAATTTAAAAAAAAACGTGGATATTATCCATCAGAAAATACACTGAAATCTCTTAAAAAATTATCTTATAGCGATTTAAAGAAACTGAGTTCAAAAGAATTACAAGATTACAAAAAGAAAGTAGGGATCATAGATCCACCATGGGAAGCATATGATGATAAACAACTAATAAGAATGTTAAGGAAATATATTAAACCCAATGATTCTAAAAAACGTAGAACGAAGGGTGGATCTTCCAATGTTAAATGTAAAAAATTGTTGAAAAAACACGGGGCGTCCTTAAAAACATATAAAAATGGTAGAAAAGATATTAAATTCACTAAAAAGAAAAAAAAACAATATGATGATTTATTTAATAAAGATTTTAAAAAAGGTATGAAAATTTTAATGGATATAAAAAAGGTTTGTTTAAATTAAAAGAAAGTAAATGTTTCTTTAATACTATCTATAACTTCTTGTGGATCAATAGAAGAAGTATCTTTAATTACTATATCTTCATTTAATCCTTCACCATCTAAAGGTTCATGAACAGTATCAACAACATCTTCTTCAGGATCAAGTGTAGTGAAACTTTTAACTAATTTTTCTAAAGTATCTAATTTTGGATTCATATAAATTACTATTTGCTTAAGAGAGTTATTAATATAGTTCATTTCTTTTTTTATCATATTAACCGTTAATAAATAATTTAGGAACATGGTGTGAATTGTATCGGGTATTTCCATATCATGTGCTTCACTTAAAAATATAGCAAATGTTTGATTTGTATCTCTAAATTGATTAGAAAATTCTAAGTAAGCACTTTTAGGTTTAAATGATAAATCTATTAAGATTTGTAAATGCTTAGGATCCATCGCAACATATGTTGTTTGTGCTTCTACTGATTGCGTTTTAACTCTATTGGAACAACCCCTACATTCACTCAATAAACCACTTAACTTGATTTTCATTTGTTTTGAATAATCGGGTGTCATAGGTTTATGTTGTTCTTGTCTTTCTTTGAGAATACGTTCAATATCGGATAACTTTGCTCCCCCTCTTTGTGAACATTCTAACTCTTCTACTAATTTATCGTAAGCAAATAAATCTCCATTTTCATAGTTACATCTAGCTAATCCATCATTAAGTAATTCACTTACAGGTATATCTAACCTCCATTCTTTTAGAACATTTTCAATATAATGTTTTACGAAAGCATTATTCATTATAAGTTTTTCCAAACGTTCTTTTAAAGAACATCTCAACTTTGATAAAATATGTATTAAAGAAACTTTATCACTTTTACTTAGAATTACTAAATGTTTTAAAACAGTCATTTCAGTTTTCATGGTTTGACTTTGATTCATAACTTCAATGGGTTCATGCATATTAATTCTACCTGTAGAACAATGATCTAAGATATTTTCTAAATCATAATAACGTAATGATTCCATATACTACTAAATTATATAATTTATTTGATAATTAAACAAAATATAAATATATATATATGATAAGAAAATATACCAGGAAAAAAAATTTAAGAAGGAATACTTTAAGAAGGAAAACTTTAAAAAGGAATACTTTAAAAAGGAATACTTTAAGGAAAAAAACTTTAAAGAAAAAATTAATGAAAACTTTAAAGAAAAGAAGAAGGTTTGGGGGGGCGGTTGAGCTCGAGAAGTCTATGGATAATGCAGAGATCCAACAAATATCATCAAAATTGAGTAAAGAAGATATAACTTGGTGTGATAAATTAACAAACATTTTAACGGAACTATGGTCAAAGAACTTAATAAATTTATCACAATTTGTAAAAACAAGGGGTGGGTGCGACCACACCCCCATCAAGGGCGGTAACCCGATTAAAAAAACAATAAAATATCTAGTAATATTTATCATTGGTCTATTAAAAGGGATACTATATCCGGTAGGATTTATAGTTATAGGTGTAGGTACACGTGTGTCTGGTTTTGTTAAATTAATATTTAAAATTGGATCACTTATTTGTGACTCGTGGAGTGGTTACGGGACTACACATTTTAAAGAAGAATTTAAAAGTTATGCAGTTTTATGGTCATTTAAAGATATGAGTTCATTGTATATTGATCATCAGAAAAATAATACTGATAATTTATATATTAAAATACCTGAAGGAGTAGCGACAGCACAACACAAAAAAATACATTACACAAATTTAAATGATATTCCAGATAATAAAAATGGTGATATAGATGTTTATTTACTTACTTTCGATGTATTACAACCTGTATTACCCAAATTATCAAGTTATTTAAAATATAAGGTTTATCATACAGCTATATTACTAGTTGATAGAAGGGGTGATACATCTGTAAAATATCATTACGCATATGGGTTTTATGAGTGTGGCTTCAGTGGTATATATTACTTAAAAAGGAGTGAAGCTGAACAACATACCTTTTTATATGCTAATTATTTAGGTAGAACTAATTTAACACCAGAAGTATGGAAAGGTTATATAGAAATATTAGGAAAAACAGATTTTGAGGGATGCAAATATGATTTTTTATTAAATAATTGTTGTTCATTTACAAACATATTTACGAGGTTTTTATTTCAAGATATCTATTGGAGGTCAGATATAAATTATATAGAAGATATAGATATAGATGGTATATTAGATACAAATACGAATAATTATGCTACTAAATTAAATGAATATTTACGTAGTACACTTATAAATTTAGGTATTAATGAAAGTGAAGCAGATAAACGTATAAAACAAGAATTAAATAAACCCCTGAATGAAATTTTTGACTGTGTTGTGAGTGTGCGGAGATATGGGGTAAAAATAGATGGAATTATATATTTATACGATAATAGAAATATAATTATCATTAATGGTGAAGATATCAATACATATCCTATAAATAGTATTGATGGACAGCTAATGTTAAGGTTATTAAGTATGTGTTGTTATTACGGTAATATGGCTGTTATAAATAAATCATTATTTAATTATGATCTGAATGAAATTAAACAATATGTAAGTATTCATTCTATTATATTTAGTGATGTTTTCCATCAAATGAGATTAGGTAGAAAATTATCTCATTTTTATGAAATGGTGTTAAATTGGAACAATAGTGATGAAGATATAATTCAAATGTTAGAAAAACAAAAAAAATCTCATTTAGATGATAATTTAGAAGCAGATAAATTTAAATTAAATTGTGTAAGTAAAAATTCATGGTATAGTAGCTGGTATCGCTGGACAGATACATGTCCTCCCCGCAATGCCAATGGCAGTCCTGTTAAAGGATATGAAGATAAAAAAATACCTAAATATTTAACAGATGAATATTTAGAGTGCTGTAGTTATGATCTTAGAAATATACCTAAATTTTAAACTTTCTTCATTAAACCTATAAATTTAACTTTAGTATTATCTTTCATAAGCATATTTTGTATAACTTTACCAGATGAATGTGCTCCTATTTGTTTAAATAACATAATAGGGGATTCTTTATACTTTTTCTTATTAACATAATATCTATTTGCTTTTATACCTTTTCTTAAATTATCTGCTCCACCCGGATGTTCTTTTAACCATCCACCTACATCATATATTCTTAGTTTACCTCGTATATCTAAAACAATCCAATTCCTCTTCTTTAATACTTGTTGAATTGTATACATCTTTGAACGTTTTTTAGCACCACCTACTTTGGGTTTTCCTCTAATAAATTTTTCATCTAATAAATCTAATACATCGTATGAAGCATCTAAAGCTCCTTCAACCCAACTTTGATGTAAGCTATAGGCTTCATTTACAACGTATGTTTTAGGAAATGGATTTATAATTGATTCATAACTATCTTTAACAGATATACCCGGATTCCACATATGAACACCTGCTTTCCAGTAATAAGTAGTAATAAATTCAGGTTTAGGGGGTTCTTTTCCTAAAACTTTTTTAACTTCTTTGTGTAAGTGTTCTATTAATACTTTATTTGAAATCATTGAAAGGTTTTTCCACATATCAGCATATTTACCATCGGTATAAGATATCATAATTAGACCATTTTCATAATCTATTGGAATAATGTGTCTAATATAATTATCGGTTATAGTGCGTTTTAAACCATGGAACCACACTTTCCCCGATTTATCTTTTGGATATTTCGCATAAATACGTATTAAAGGTATAGGTGTAATATTATTTACAACTTCAACATCTTTAAACTTAGGTAATCTTTTCAAAGTATAATAAGGAACACAACAAAGTATTTTAGAACCATATTTTTTTTGTTTGTCTAATTCAACAAAATTCTTACCGATATCTGTTACAGATTTTTCTAACTCGATTGTTACATTATCTTTCGCTTCTATAAAATCTTGTAACGCTTTTATCAATGAACTAAATCCATTTTTTAAAACAAAATAATCATTGGCTGAAAATAAATCTTTTTTAAATGTTTTTAGAGCAATATAAGCATTTAGATTTTCAAATTCACTATCATAACCTAGAAGCTCCTGTAACATTTCAGCGTGTTGCTGACCCAATACATCGATACATACTTGTAGCAAGTTAACCGATTCTAAGTATTTTTTAGTATATAATTTTGATCCTTCAACTAATTCTTTAATTAATGAATAAAAATTAATCCTTGGACCTTTTATTTTATAGGAAATATCATCTGGTAATTTAATTAAACCTTTATCTAATTCAAATTCTTTTAATAATGATAACACTTTTGTGTGTTTAGAAGATATTCGTGCTCCACCTAACTCAAACTGAACACCTTTTTCAATCTTAGTTAACAATCTACCGCCCAAACGATTACTTGATTCTAATAATAATATATCTTTATCTGTTTGTGAAAGTTTATATGCCATGAATAAACCCGATATACCGCCACCTACAATAATGTAATCATATATCCCCATATGATAACTTATAGAAAATAATTCTAAAAAATAATTCTAAAAAATACTCTTAACATATAAAATAATCTACATTATATTTATATAGGAGAATCAACACCTGGAATAGGTTATTCATCGTCCTGTAAGGTAGATGTAATAGTTTCATTTTCTTTATATACCATATATAAAGAATGTGATATTAATATAGTTGTTAAACATGTTCTAAATGAACATGATGAAATGGGTATCCAATCAGTCGGTTTATTATCAAATACTATTTTATATAAATTTCTTCTTCTTTCTTTTGCATACTCATTTAAATTCTTAATATGTTGTTCTAAATTTATATTAACCCAATAATTTTGTAATATATTTAAAGTAAGATATATTTGTTTATATTTCATACGAATTTTTCTTATATCTTTTCTATTCATACTAATTTCTTCTTCCATTAATGAATTTAATTCAGCTTTCTTTTTATCAATAGATTGTAAATTAAATCTTTTAATATTATTTAAAGTATCTTCATTAAAATGATTAGTTATATTTGTAATACTATTATAATCTATTTTATCAGATATTCCTAATAAAAATTCTATAGTTATAGGCAAACAATTAGATACAATACCTGATAACCCCCTTTTTTTTAAAGCTTGTAATAAAGTAGTTGTATTATGACAAGCGGGACAATGTCTCATTATTATTAATCCAGATTCTGGATTTATTTCCCCCGTATCATAGTAAGTAAGTGGATTAGACCATGTGCCGCTGCTATATAATTCTATCTTAGCTATCCCTTGAACATCACCTAATTCACAGCAAGGACATTTAGTAGTTTTACGACTATAATATATTTTAAGACAATCTAAATTTCTAACTTTTTCTACATTTCGTTTCCAACCATCACTAAATTTACTTTGTAATATTGATAACATTTTAAATATTAAACTACTGTGTGTTACTATAAATGGTTTTTTATCATCTACAAGTTTTTTATTCATTATAAGTTCTATGAATCTATTTGGATCATAACTACCTTCATATACAAAATCATCATCACTAAATCCACTACTAACACCCGAATATCCATTTGAAAATTTTATTAAATTCACACCTTTAGTTAAAGCATAATTACTACTAGACGAAATATCTATACCAAAACTATTATTCAAGTAGGTTGCAGCCCTGCCAGGTAAAAGGGGTGTATTTACCTGATCTATATTATGTGATACAAAATTTACCCCTTTTCCCAATGGAGCTTTAGGTTTTTCATTAATATAATTTCCTAAATATATAATTGTCCAAATATTTGAGGCTCCAAACCCATTTTTCACTAAATAACTATAATCTTCTATATTATTTGTTAAATTATTGTAGATATTATCTTTATCAGTTGGACAATTATTATTTAATTCAGATATATTTGTACTACTGAATAAAATATTGAATTGTTGTCCAAATTTAGGATTATTTTTAGATTTAGGATTGAATAATTGTTTATTCATTAATTCAAAAGATACAGGTTTTTGTTTTATGGTCATATTTCTTGGTTGTATTACATTGGCGGGAACCTCTCTATTAACCCTATTTACACGAGTTTTACCAGATTTTCCAAATAATTTACCTCCTTTAAATTTATGTTTAGTATTAACTCTACGCTTAGATCCACTTTTACGCTCAGTATTAACTCTACGCTTATAACTATTTCTACGTTTGCAAGTTTTAACCATTATAATATATATATAATATATATTATATATATATTATAATGGTGAATTGTTTAGTTATAGGAGATATGGGTAAAGGGACAGAAGATCAACATTCAGTAGCTAGATCTATGGTAAAACTAAGAAATAAATATAAAACTAAGTTTGTTTTGGGTTTAGGGGATAATATTTATCCAGATGGTTGTGTTAGTGTTGAAGATCCATTATTTCAAACTAACTTTGAAGACCCCTATTCTATCTTACCTAACGATAGATGGTATATGTGTTTGGGTAACCATGATTATGGATATCAAAGAGAATTATTAGGTCTTAAAGATAATTCTAAATCTCAGGTGGAGTATACTAAACACTCTAAAAAATGGTACATGCCCACAAAATATTATTCTTTTGTAAAAGGACCAGTAGAATTTTTCTACGTTGATAGCAATACCGATAGATTATCAGAATCAGCTATTCAAAGACAATTGAATATAATGAAAGAAAAATTAGATAAATCTAAGAAAAAATTCAAAGTTGTTGTGGGTCATCATACTTGGCGTTCAATCGCTGGTCATGAAAATGCCGAACCACGCTATGAAACATTCTTAAATGATTTATTTAAGAATACAAAACCAGATATGTATTTATGTGGTCATGATCATTGTAAAACATTAATAGTAAAAGATGATGGTATTACTTTGGGTATTATCGGAACAGGTGGTGAATCTTATGATGAACATAATGTTAATATGGATACAATGCATGATTGTCAATTAGATTATTTTTCACCAAGTTTGGGTGGAGGAGTTTTACAAATAGGTAAAAATAAACTAACTTTAAAATTCTTTAATGATAAAGGATTTTGTGAATATACACATATTCTTAAGAAGTAATTTGTAAGATTGGTTCACATTCTTATTGGGAATCAAAAATTGGTTCACATTCTTATTGGGAATCAAAAATTGGTTCACATTCTTATTGGGAATCAAAAATTGGTTCACATTCTTATTGGGAATCAAAAATTGGTTCACATTCCCAATCATACCTCTTTAACAAACTAAATTCTTTTGTAAATCCTGTAAAATCTTCTAAACTTTCACCATTTAACTCATCACATAAACAATAACTTTGTTTAGGGAATATAAATTCTAATTGTTCTTTAATATGACTTATACTATTATCTGGTTTTACATGAACTCTTTTATTTGTATTGATAAACCTACTTAAATCCTGAAGTGTTGGTCCAGATTCATATGGATAATACCATTCTTGAGATATACATTCTTGAAAATAATAATGACTTGTCCACACTAATGATTTTAAATATTCGTAACAATATTCATTTACTTTATCATTAAGTGTATTAACTGGTTTAAAATCATGGTTACCGAATAAAGTAAACGTATTGTATCGATTAATCCATAATTCTTTCTTTTCAAAAATATAATTTTCATCATTCATAAATATTACAGGTTTATGTCTCATAATATCTTCTACTGGAAAAGGATTATTGTAGGATTCATTTACAACTACATTATTGTTTTTATGGATGTCATCATAGATTCTCTTATACTTACGATGCTGTTTGATTCGAATATCTTTGATATCTTTCATTCTATCATTTTCTTTAAAAGATAACTGTCTAATGAATGTTTTGAAGTTTTCCCAGTGTATTAAACCTTTTGTATTCGGATTAATTAAATAAAATTTATTTGAGTGAGTTTCTTGACATTTTTTATAGCAGTGTATTAGGTGTGCTAAACCATCGTAACGCAGAATCAATGATGGTGAATGTTTAATAAAATCATTACCTAATAAAAAACAAATAAAACAATAATCATGGATAATGGTTTTAGCTGGTATTTGTAACTTAGGAAATTCATTAATTATTTCATTTTTTAGAGCATTGATATCAAGGTATAGGTATTCGCAGTCCATTTGTTCAATATTAAAAGATGTTCTTTCTCTTAATAAATACATACCTTTAATACCCGATAATAATGATAACATAATCAAATCAGCGTCTAGGCCATAGATACAATTAGATTGTTTTCCTAACTTAATTTTGTTTGATTTAATGTACTGTAAAATTTTATGTTCTCCTTCACCCGGTTCAGATGAATCAGATATAACAATATTGGGTTTATTAAATTCTTTGTGTAAAACTTCATTCAAAGTATTCATAAATTTTGTCCCAGGTGTGATAGCATTTGTGTCCCACACCTTGCCTTCTAACACACTTTTATGACGTCTTGATCTTTGTTGAATCATTTTCGCTTTCGGTGCTGGACCATCTATCGCAATATAAACAAACTTAGCTTCGGTCAAATCAATTAGTTTATGAATATTTTCAATAATAGATGTTATCATTTTTTCTTCGTTAGCATCCTCAACTTTTGCACAGCACGGATGGATCAAACAATTCAAATCAAAAAATAAATTATGAATAGATTTACTCGAAATAGGTTTAATTACATGCGTATAATCAGTAATTAACGTTTTAAAAAATACAGGGATACCCATTTTATAATAGGTTTAATATATCTTTAACTAAATTCTAATGAGATTTCATAAATAGTAAAACATATAAACTACTCATAATCATAAATTTCGTAAACCAAGCATAAAAACGTATGTTATAAAAATTCATATTAATAGAAAAGATATCATATATTTTTTATTTTAACGTAAAAATTTCTTCAAATCTTTCAGTCGTAGCGGCTGGCTGGCCGTGCCACCCGAGTATCCAGCGGCTCGAGTTTTGTTTGTAAAGCTCTCGCCACCGGACGTTGATGAATTACACTGAACAGGTATTCAATGACTAGCTGATTGCCCCTGACCAAATCGATCAGCTGGTCCTCCGGCGAGGGTTCCTGCGGCGAGGGGTTCTCCGCCCCGCCCATACGTCTGGTATTTCTACGTTTCATAGTATTTCTATGATTCCTAACTTTACTTCTACGTCTAGAATTCAAACGCTTGGAATTATTACGATTAGTTCTACGAATTCTCCTCATCATTTTACTATAGAATATATTTTATTTTAACGTAAAAATTTCTTCAAATCTTTCATTGATCTATCTCCTTCATATTTATCGGGACCTTTACCAGTAACTAATACTATTGCCGGGAATGTCTGAATATCAAACTTTCTCAATAATTCAGGTGATTCGGGACCATTGACCTTTTTCATAGTTAATTTATTCTTAAATTCTTTGACCAGTTTTATCCAGGTAGGATTGAATTTATCACACCACCCACATCCATCCATATAGAAGTAATAAAGTGTTCTTTTACCTTTTCTCATCGTTTTACCTTTTTTAACCCTTTTAGCTTTTCTCATCGTTTTACCTTTTTTAACCCTTTTACCTCTTAAAGCACCTTTAGTAGACATACTTTTATCTTTAGTGGGTGCTAACATATCTTTATATTCGCTTTCAGGTTTCATTAAATCACCAAAAGCAGATTTTCTGAAAACTTTACGAACTTTAGGATTTTGTTTGAATTCTTTAGTTTTAAAGAATTCTTTGATATCTTTTTTATCCATATCAGCGATAGGTGTACCCTTGAATTTGCCGAAAGGCATTAATTTTTCTTTTAATAACATAGTTTCTTCTTTTTCATAGATGTCTTTAACACCGGGATAAGTGACCATTGCGAAGTTAACAACATAGTTACCATATCTGTCAAACATTTTGGTCTTACAAACAGAAGTATATTTATCTTTTATTTCAGGTGCGAATTTTTCATAATCTTGAATCAAATTACAAATGTATTTTTGTGACATAGTTAAACGTTTATAAACGCTAGAACCCCTTTTAATATCTTTAAAATACATAAATTTATTATCTTTAGTTAATGGTTTAAAAATGTCTTTATCAAAAGAAACTTTTGAACCATGTATCTCTGCTTTTTCCATAAAAAAATAACGTAGATCAGGATAATTAACTAAACCCCAAACAATGACATCATTGAATAATTCATAAGATACAGAAATATTTTCATAATTTAAATTTTCATCGAACATAGCCACCGCTTCGGGGATCTCAACCGGTTGTAATAAATCTTCATTATCTTCATCAAATAATTTAACATATTGCTTAGGTCGTTCCTTCAGTTCAACTTCTGTACCTGCGGGTTGTTTGAACCACGGTTTGGGGTTGAAAGCAGCCATGTGAATACCAAATGAATTACATGGATCTAATGACCAACTCTGAAATGCAAATTCTATGAAAGTCCATTTACCTGAGTATCTTTTAGTCAAATAATTTTGTTCTGGATAACAATATGAATTAGGAACAAATTTTTGACCGATAGGGTTATCAAAATTAAAATCATGATAACCTTTGTGTAATTTATCTTTACCCATCCAAGTCTCTAAAGGTGAAGTAATTTGTCTAATCATAGAATTATATTCTTTTTTATTAGGTGTGACGACCATTAATCCAGCATTTACATCAGCTCCACCCGGTTGGTCTACATCTGTGAATATTTTGGGTATTTTTTCACCATGTTTTAAGAAATCACATCTGTCCCAAGCATAAGAATCTTTGTAAGGAAACTTTTTACGATATTCTACCCAACCCGCAGGTGTTTCTAACATGAAGAGCGAATCATAGTAATTCATAGGGACTAAATCAGAATCCACAAAGCATACTTTTTCATACGGTTCATCTGATCCTTCTGCTTTGAATAAATCTGGATTGAATATATGTAATTTAAAGAAGACGTGTGTGTAGGGATGCATCTTTGTGTAGTTATTGCAGTTATCAAAAATTTTAGGATCCATCTTAATCGTTTTTAGTTCAGGAACCCCATCATCAGGCATTTCATAAGGTGATATGTATGGAACACGGATAACTTGGTCAAAAACAACAGCCAATTTCATTCTGTCTTGAAAATTAATATCGGGTGTAACGAAACAAATGACATCAGCGTTGACGCCCTGTCTCTTTAGACCGAGAGCACCTAGAATGCAACCATCGAGATAAGCAGCTTTACCTGTTTTAGGAAAAGGAAACATACCAAACGCATAAGCAAATTTATGTTTTCCGTTATGATTCTTCATAAAACTTTTCTTAGGCATTTGTATTTTCATTTTTTCATTACAGAATATCATAGAGTCTGTTACGCTTGTAAAAATATAACTTTGATCATCCTCATTAGTAGAGTTTCTATCTTTAGGTGTTCTGAAAGTGGTTACTTCATATTCTTTATAATCACTAGATTCATCAACCTTTTTCATCTCTAACATAGGTGGTCTTACAAAATCTAAGCCATCGATACTTTTCTTTTTTCCCATTAATATATAATATCATAGATAATATTTTATAATTTAAGGATATAAAGAGTAATTAATATATAATGGATTTAAAACAACTTTTGAGTCAAACAAGCGTAAAAGATGATGTAACAGATAGTGTAAAAGATGAGTTGGATAATAGTGTAACTGGTAGTAAAACTAACGAGAAAGGAGATTTTACTGAGAATAAAGAGGTTGAACCATTAGAGTTTGGTTCTGATTTAGAAGAAATGGAACAAGAAGAAGCACAAGATGATAAAGAAGAAGATAAAGAAGAAATACTAGATCCAAGGTTCACTTTACCATGGAATAAACTTGAAAAAGGTGTTAAAATGAATCGTTTATTAATATTCATTCAATCTGAAAAAGAGGATAAGGAACTTACCGAACAACAATCAAAAGAACTTAAAAATCTATTATTCAAAGCCTGTGAAAATGGTTTATTCAATAAAATATCCGATGTAGAATACGATGAAAGTAAAGCAGAAATTAAATCCATTAAAAATTTAGAATTTAATGAATCATCAAAGAAATATAAAATTAAAACCGGTGGAACAAAAAATAGATCAGTGAGTAAATCACGGTCGAATATAGACAGACTAACTAAGAAGAAATAAAATTAAAATGAATCTTCATCACTATCTCCACCATCATCACTATCTCCACCATCATCACTATCTCCACCATCATCGCCATCAACTGAATTGTTTGCATCGATATATGATATGATTAAAGTATCCGTGTTGTGCTTACCACCAAAATTATCCTTAATAATTTCTCTTAATTTTCTACCTTTGGGATCTTCCTCTACAACTTCATCTAAATTAATATCAAGTTTAATTTCATCATGCGCATAATTCCTTAATAATGAAATAATATCTTCGCCTTTACTAACTATTTCAATGGGGGTGGCCTCGCCTCTATCAGCATTTATCATTTCAATTAATTCTGAACGAGCATTTTCTTGCTTTTCCATTATTGCTTCGGGACTGTTAGCCGCTTCTTCCGCTGCCTTCTTCGCCGCAGCCTCTTCTTTAATTATATATAATATTTCCTCATCCTTCAATTGTATTCCCTCCGTATTTTCTGGTCTATTGGAACCTGTCTTTTCATGTTCAATTATTTTTAACTTTACACCTTTTAACCTAATCTTTGTGTAGACACCTAATTCGGTTACTGAAAAAGGTAACTGATATTCTCCATTTATAATTCCTTTATATTCAAAATCATCGTGAATGTATCCGCTGGCACCGGTTCTGTCTAAATCTTCGGGTAGACTTTCAAATTCAACCTCAATTTTATCACCTATAAAGAGGGGTAATGTATTATCTACTAATAAACATTCATATTCACGTGTTTCATAGGTAAATTTAGTTACTCTACCATCTACCATCACTAGATTACCACCTTTTTGATATTTAACATTAATACGTTTCATAGTTCTTTTACGGTTCAAAACTTTACTTTTACGCCTAGAATTTAAACGCTTGGAATTCTTACGATTAGTTCTACGCCTAGAATTTAAACGCTTGGAATTCTTACGATTAGTTCTACGCCTAGAATTTAAACGCTTAGAATTCTTACGATTAGTTCTACGCCTAGAATTTAAACGCTTGGAATTCTTACGATTAGTTCTACGAATTCTCCTTGCCATTTTATACTATAGAATATTTTTTTTTTAAAAATCAGCATCCATTGAGAACTCTGCTACCTCAACCTCCTTGTTAGGATTGGCTTTGTTAGCATATTCACCTACCCTCTTTTCAAAGAAATTTGTTTTGCCTTGAACTGAGATTAATTCCATCCATTCAAATGGATTGTGAGTATTGTATACCGGTTCAATCTTAAGCATCATAAGTAAACGATCAGCAACATATTCAATGTAATCACTCATTAGTTTATGATTCATCCCTATTAGGGAACAAGGTAGAGACTCAGTAATAAATTCTTTTTCAATTGAAACTGCTTCTTTAATAATTGATTTAACTGTATCTTCATCTGGTTTATCGTTCAACATGCTATACATTAGGATAGCAAACTCTGTGTGTAATCCTTCATCACGACTAATTAATTCATTACTGAAGCATAGACCTGGCATAAGTCCTCTCTTCTTGAGCCAAAAGATAGAACAAAATGAACCAGAAAAGAAAATACCCTCTACCGCGGCAAAAGCAATTACTCTTTTACCAAAAGATGATGTATCATCGTTTATCCATTTTAAGGCCCAATCAGCCTTCTTTTTTACGCTAGGGATAGTCTCTATAGCATTTAATAATCTGTCTTTTTCTAAGGTATCCTTGATGTAAGTGTCAATGAGTAATGAATATGTTTCTGAATGGATATTTTCAATCGCAACCTGGAAACCGTAAAAGAACTTAGCTTCTAAGACCTGTACTTCGTTACAAAACCGTTCAACCAGATTTTCATTGACAATTCCATCGGAAGCAGCGAAGAACGCCAGAACATTCTTAATGAAATGTTGTTCACCTTCTTTCAACGCATTATAATCGTCCATATCCTTTGATAAATCAATTTCTTCGGGTGTCCAAAAACTTGAAACCGCCTTTTTATACATATTCCAAATTGGTTCTTTCTTAATAGGGAAGATAACATAACGCTTTTCTTCTTCAGATAAAAGGGGTTCTTCCGGATGTTTAATAGGAATTTCTGGAACAGTTGAAGACATATTACTTTATAAAGGTGTCTATATTTTAAATAGAAACCTTTTAAATTTAAGGAAAAATTAAATTAAAATAGTTATAATTAATATTTTGTTTATTATTCTATGGTTAGTTTCTCTTAACTCTACGTTTAGTATTTCTCTTAATATTACGTTTAGTGTTTCTCTTAACTCTACGTTTAGTATTTCTCTTAATATTACGTTTAGTGTTTCTCTTAAGCTTTGTATTTCTCTTAAGCTTTGTATTTCTCTTAAGCTTACGCTTAATGGATTTTCTATTACCACCTCTATAATCATGTAACGTGTACTTGGGATATTTAGAGGAAAAACGGATATCATTTCCATTTTTATCTAAAATTAATGGTACATAATCCATGACTCCTTCGATCGGGGTCCCGCGCACTCTCACTTCCCCAGAATGAGGTCTAGTATATTGATATGGTAGAACCAAGGTTTGGTCCACCATGATAGAAGGTATGGTAATTTTAACAGCATCACTATAAAAATTATTTATAATACAATCAAGAGTTCCTTCTTTTGTCATTATATCTAGAGGATGCTCCTCACCCTCATCTAGTTTTTGCTCCATTTTCTCCATTCCTTTCATAAAGTTTTGATTTTCCCCACCAAATTCCCCAAATACCATAATCAAATCTTTTTCATTGTTTGGAAAATTAACTTTACCTTCCATTTTATAATATAGCATAGAAAAATAATAAGATATTTAGAAAAAAAATGAACACTTATATATAAATGAATTTTTGTTTAGTAATAGATATTGATGATACTTTATATGTTCATAAATCTACGAAAATGGATTACAATAGTATTTTACCGAATATAGACCTTTCAAATGAAATTCAAAGAATTAAGTTACCTAAATATATTTTAACAAATGCAACATTTGGCCACGCGAATGAAATCTTAAATAAAATGGATATCGATGATGAATTCAAAAAAATATATGCTCGCAATAATATGCCTGTAAGAAAACCTTATAAAGAATGTTATGAAAGAGTTCAATTAGATATTATAAAAGATTTAAATAAACCAGTAGATGAGTATTTATTTTTTGATGATTTGTTAGAAAATTTAGAAGGTGCTAGAGAACAAGGTTGGATACCAATATGGATATCACCTAATTATAAAGAAGCCTATAAACATTCATTTATTTACAGAGCATTTCCGTCTTTAACTGAAGCATTAAAACATATTTAAAATAATTACAATTATTATAAATATAATGTCGTTAGAATTAATTATAGGATGTATGTATTCTGGTAAAAGCTCTGAACTAGTAAGGAGAGTTAATAGAATACAAAGCATTCAAAAACAATACATTATCTATAATTCTGTATTAGATCAGAGATACGGTTCAACTGGTATTTTTACACACAATCAAGGTCATCTACCCTGTTATGTTGTTGATAAATTAATAGATCAGATAAATACTGAACATTTTAAATGTGCCGATACAATTTTTATCGATGAAGCACAGTTCTTTACAGATTTATATGAGTTTGTCAGGTCAGCTGTAGAAACACATAATAAGGATGTAGTTGTCATAGGTTTAGATGGTGATTCAGATAGAGAAAACTTTGGACAAATCCATAAGTTGTTACCTTTGTGTGATGATATTGTTAAGTTAAAAGCATTGTGTTCTCAATGTAAGGATGGAACACCTGGTATATTCTCTAAAAAAATAATTAATTCATCATCAAAAATAGATGTTGGCTCAAACGGTAAATATATCGCAGTATGTAGAAAATGTTATTTAAGTTCTTTATAAAATAATTAGTAATAATATATGTTATCATTATTATTTATTATAGGGTTATGTGTAGGATATTACTATTTAGATTTACATTATCCTAGAGAAATGAAAGAAAAAATATATTTTGTTGGATTCATCAGTTTATGTTTAGTTGTAATATATTTAATGAATTTTCAACCAGAGTTCATTTATAAATTATTTAGAGAATTAAAAGAAATTGAAAAAAAACCTAGATATGATTTAGATTTTTTTTATAAAGAAAGAGAAAAAGAGTTTCAAAATTTTAATTATTAATTTATTTGTGCCACTTTACCTATTAAATCGCTTTTAGTAACTAATGCTATTATAATAAATATAACAATTCCTCCAACCAATGTTTGAATGATAGTTTTTAGGTTATCAAATTTAATATCACTGCTTAAATCTATTCCAGATAATCTATCTTTTAATCTATTAGCAAATTCTGTAGATTCATCTTCAACACCTGAAGCATCAGATCCTCTAACTTCTGCGTAAGCTTGACTTACTTGTGTTGGCATCCTGATTGATGAAGGTTTTAACTTTTTAATGTAATTTGTAATATCAGACCAGGTATCTTTAATATAATCTTTTATATACTGAAATAAATAATAACTTCCTATAAAAACACCGGCAGTAAATACCATATATCCCACCTTATGTTCTTTTTTAACGCCTTCTGATAATATTATTTTTCTAACAACTTTATCTGAATCAGTAATAACATCAATTAGTTTGTTAACGCTATTAAATACATTATTGATGGATAAATCTAAACTACCACCTATTAATTTTAAACCAAATTTAACTATTAATGATATAATTAATATTGCTAAGGTAATATAAACTGCCATAAACATAAATACTCTAACAAATGGTGGTATTACTTTATCTAATTCGGGTAATTTAGCAATACCATGTGAAAAATTAGTATTATCAATTTTATAACAAGGTGATCCTATCCATTCTAAATGTCCATCATTTTTAGAAATATCGTGAATACAACTATCACCTTCATAGGAACAATTAGGATAACTATCACATAATTCTTGTTTGCTTATACCATCCGTATGTTGTTCAAAATATGCTGTTTTTCTATCAATATCATTACAAATATCCCCCCCTGAATCATTATATTGGCAAAAATATTCACCACCACCACCATAACCAGCATCACAGTTAACATTACAACTATTCATAATACTAGGTGAACATTCACTGCGATGTATTCCATCTTCATATGATATTTCACCACCCGTCCAAGTAGTGGGGACATCTGGTTGATTTCTTAATTTTGATGATCCTAGACTATGAAATGTCCCTAAATCATTATATGTATATTCATTGGTAAATATATTATTACTAATACCACAATGATCGTGTGATATACTACTAGTTATTTCTTTATTATTAGAATTAACACACATACCTGTTCTATCACCTTCAAACCGTTTGTATCCAAACCCTATGGAATGATTTACACTAGATTCACAAATATCTCTATATTCTTCTTCCCCTCTATCACCTGTTTCACCCCAAAAATCTATAATACATGTGCTAGAGCGACTATCATAATCAGGACTATTAACAAGAGTTAATACATTATCTGTATCTACTGAAGGAACAGTTGATCTATCAATTAATGTATTTTGATTAGTATCATCTTTAACTAATAATCCACATACATCTTCATCATTATATTTTTCTCCATTATCTTTATAACATCCGTATTCCAATACACCATCTGAATTTTTGTATTTACCCCACGTAGCACCACCATCACCATCATCAGTTACAACCGGTTCAGCTAATTCACATATATGTTTTACGGGTATTTTAATAGAATCATCAGAATTAAGTTGACACAATTTACCCCAATGTGCTTTATCTTGACCTATCATATTACACCTTAATTCATTATTAGTCCTACTTACATCATTTACATTTTTGGTATTACATAATAAATAATCTTTAAAGTTAACCGGTTCACCTATCCCTATATAAGACCAACGTTTATTATCAATTTTTAATTCATTGCCCTCATAATATTCATAATTTGTATTAGTACAAGATGATTCATCATTACTACCCACATGTTTACTACAATTATAGGATAATGTTTTTTCTGGAAAACATTTTAATTCATATCCTGTTGGAATAAGGGGTTGCTTACAACCATGTGTTGCTGATTCATAATCAAGGTCTTCTTCCACCAAATATTTACATCCATCTACTCGTACATCTTCACCATCTACTGTATGTATAAAACTTTCATCTGAACCACAAATACTTTCAGCTTCATCATCATCCACGCTAGCATCATGTGAAGGACAATATTTAATATTGGGATTGTGACAATTATTAATATCATCTATACTAGTCCCATTTATATCAGTTGAACAATAATTACTGTCAAAAATATTACTATAATCTTTTACATCTATAATTCTACAAGTATCTATATAATCTAAGTTATTTTGACCTGTAGCTGGTGCAAAAGTAGCATTATTTAATTTTATATAATTGCCTTCTTTTTCAATATCGTATAGAATTTCTTCCTTTGATGTTGAAAATAATGTAGGGCATCCAGTTCCAACAAATTTTAATTTATCATTAAGACCCCAATTAAATATTGAATCTCTTAAAGGATTTTCAATCCATTCACATTGTTCACTTCCGGGAACATTAGCATCACTAACACATTGATATTTTTTTTTACTATTACATATTGAAGCATCGCTAGTGCTACCATCTATAGGAACACATATATAATCTGATATGTTCAATTTAACATCAGCACTAACTTGTAAAGGATAATATGGAATTAATATTTCTTGACTGCTATATTCATCCAAAATTTTATTATTTTCAAGAATACATTCATTGTTATTGTGACTTATATATCCACTATACCATTCTTGATTAGAACCCACGCAAGTATCTATATTATCTACATTAGGTTCATAATTATCTTCTAATTCTTTAGGGGTTTCAAAACTAGAAACAGTTAAACCATTCCAATAATTTTTTTTAACACATACATCATTTTCACAAGTTTCTTTGGTCCATCCACCTGATGGTTTATTTGGTTTATTGATATCTTTTTTAGTATGATTACATACACCGCCTCTATTATTTGCGATACTGTTTATATTACATATATCTAGATGAGTTTTAGTGCTGTAGCAATATCCACCCGAACCATCTTCTGGATTATAACCACACCATTGACAATTATCATCATCTACACATACATCACCTGATTTATGTTTAAAGCAAGCACAATCTGATGAATTAGTTATATTATCTATTATTTGACCATCAAAATCAACACATTTTCCATGAATAGCTCCTGTTTCTGGACCAGGAAGAGGTCCATCAGCGCTTTCAATTCTATTTGAATATGGAACACTTTTTTGACTACAATACATAGATCTACAAATTGGTTCAGAATCATTAAAATCAGACCTATGTATAAATTTACAATAACCATTACTTCTAGTGAACCCACTTTCACCCGAATTTATTTCAGGTATCCAAGTGCAATTTAATTGTCTTTCATGATTTTCATACAATTCATTTGTATTACTAGATATTATATATGGTATAGGGGTCTCCTCACATTGTGTTTCACCCCCTATATCTTCTGAACTACATATAGCTTCCGCAGCAGGGTTATCTACAATCCATGCTACTTCATTTTCTTTATTAAATCCATCATCGTTAACAATGGGTATGGTTCCACATTTTACTTTACCTAATTTAGTATTAGTTGTATCAAATACATAACCATCATTACAGGTTATTATTTCTGATACCATATTGTCAACCAATACATCAAATTCTTTATCAGAATTAATTATACCTTGTGGATCACAATATTTTGGAACACATTGAAGGTCCACTGTATAACTATCACTATCATCTAGTGATCCATCACTTTTAAACCATTTTGATGAACCATCTCCTTGTGTATATTTAAGAACTGATAAATCTTCACCATTTGTTGATAATACATGGGAACTTTGAAAAACTTTTCCTTCTGGACAACGAATGATACTTTCCGTATCAGACTTGTAAAAATTTGGTGTTGGTTCACTCGTAATATCATTGTTTCTTTCAAGCGATATTTGGTTCATTTGACTCTGTGAAGGCATTACTTAATATAATTAAATATTTTATTTAACTGAAAATAAATCCCTTAGAGATATTTATTTAACTGAATAAATCCCTTAGAGAAATTTATTTAACTGAAAATAAATCCTTAGAGAAATTTATTTAACTGAATAAATTCTGTCCATATTCTTGATTAACAATATAATATCTTTCCTGGTTTTGCATGCTCATCTGCAAGGGTATATTTTCTGGGAAATACCGACAATTTCTACCATCTGTTGAAGGAGTAATGCATATTTCTTCTGGTGTTTTACTTGAATCACTATACATGTCTACATTATTACAATAATCTCTAAATGTATTTTCTGCTAATGTACAGTTATCTGGATTTTCACATAAGTATGTGCATATTTCAGGCGTAGTTCTGTTAGTTATTTTATCATATAGATAAGTCCATAGCGGTATAGATGATCTTAAATTATCTTCTGGGTCTGATGATTGTGATAATAAATCATTTTCTCCAGCCGGTAGAGGGAAAGGGCAAAATTTATCGGTTGAATAACCTTCACCGCTAGTGTAAGGTGTATGTAATTCACATCTTACAGCTGGTTCTATTCCATTTTCAGTTATAGGACCTCTTGCTAATTCATCCGATTTTGATAAATAATCTGATTGTGTCATTTCATCGCCATCAATAAAACTACTATGACACTGTGTGTCATTATGGTTATTAAGCATGTATAATGATTCACAGAAATCATCAGAATCAATAATTAGATTATTAATACTATCAGCCGCTTTACATCGTTTGGCTGTTGTAGCACATAAACTATCATAGGGATATTTTCCTAAAAATCTAGATTTAGGTGGGCAGGCATATTGTTTTCCTGCTGGCCCATCTTTGTGCCATTTACCTTTGCTTTCATCATCTATATCAATACCAGATATTGGTATATTTAATCTAGGTTCAGGTTCAAATATCCAAGCAAGTGATAATCCACTTCTATTGTCTTTACATTTTTTACCATAATCTGGATTATCATCTTTAACTCTTCCATCAGCATTAAATGTACCATCACCAATATAATAGCAACCATAAGGACATTCATCTTTACCTTCATCTAATGAATCACCATAACATAATTTAGGGTAATTAATAGGAGATCCATCACCTAAAGAAAATGGACTTGGAATATCATCATAACATTTTTTTTCAACTCCATCGTATTCATTAACAGCAGGATCCGACCTTGTCATTATAACAGATACTACACCAAATATAATAGCATATCCTACTGTATAAAGTAATACATCTTTAATTTGAAATACTTCTCCCTCCTTAGGAAAGTAATCTGATACTGATGTAATATACTTGTAAATGATATATGGGGCTAATATAAATGTAAATAAGAAATTATCACCTAATCTATTTACAAAATTATTATAGTAAGTTCCTATATTTCTTAAACTTTGCGTCCAGTTTAATGATTCTGGTTCAAGTTCCATATATGCTATTTTGTATGCATCTGTAACATTATCTTTATCATTAATCGAACCTTGTAATATATCGGGTAATAAACTTTCACGTTGTTGAACAACTTCATCTGATATAGGATCTTTAATCATATCATCCCATTCTTCACGATACAATCTCCTAGGCCAAACAGCGGCGGCGGGGTAAATTGTGCCTGTGTTTTCATCTTTATGTGTTATACCATCTATAGGATCAACATAGTTTTTATTAGGTAATACACCAGTCTTTGTTAGCTCTAAGAAACATGTTATACCATATTTAACTAATATTACTGTTACTATTACTAATGATGCAACCATAGCAATTATGCATACTAATATCAATATTGAAACAAAAATCGTCACTGCCCAATGTATATTTAGTAAAAGTGCTAGTTTTTTTTTAATAAATCCAAATATAGAAGCAACTCTCATAGGTATCGATAACCTCACATTATTTGCTAATATTTGTAGTAATGTAAATGGAAATGATATAATTACAAATAATAATTTTAGAAAACTAATAGGATTCATAAGTAAGACAGGTACATATACTAGAATTTTAGCTTTTTCAAATATACCGTTTAAATTTCTCCAATCTCTGAATGGAGCAGACATTATAGGTGTAGTATCAGGGTTTGTTGAGGGTGTTAGATAATGGAATTGAGCTTTAAACCAATCAAACTTTGAACCTTTTGTATACATCATCGGGTTAATTGTTTCATTGAACAATTCCATTAGAAAGTTTTTATCTTTACTTGAATTATCATCGCTAGAAAATAGATTACCCAAAACTTCTATAAATCCTTTAAATTTAGATGTTAAGTATTTACCCTTTCCTACCTTAATTGTAAATTCTGATTCAGGTCCTGAACTAAATATATCTGATATATTATATTCACCTTTCATACCCTCTAGTTTATATCTTGTCCCTATCTTATTAGAACCACCTTTAATTGAACCGGTTACGTCTTTTAATGTTTCTTCTATATTCTCAATTGTATCTTTAGAACTTTCTTCAATATTTTTTTTAAATTTTTTAGTTATACCTTTAGTTAACGTTTCTAATAATTCACCCATTTCTGGTTTAGTTGATACTTCATTCGGTCCGCCATCTTTTATTTCTATTCCGTTAAATACTGCTGGACTTATTAAAACTTTATACCACGCGTAACCAAAATATGCTATGAATGGACCAAATATCAATAAGAATATTAAGTTGTGGATAATCCAATCAGGGAACAATGGATATAAACGTGTTGGACTACATTTACATTGAACATCATCATCTAAACATTCATTATCATCCAGTTTTTCATTAGCTTGACCCGTGACATCATCAAAAATAATTTTCCACGAATTCAATATTTTACCTGAAATACTATTCATATCCCCAAATTCAGAAGAAAAAATATGTAAATCAGTATCTAATCCCGATACTCTATTTTCAGGATTTCTAAATTCACATTGTCCTTCAGTTAATTGGTAATCATCACACATATTAATAGGATCTGTAGATAAACCAGAAAAATTTATAATATCTTTATTTGGATCATCTGTCCCTCTATTTGGATCACCTATATTAGAACATGCTCTACATCTACCAATACCATCATCAGTTACAGTTAATCTATCCCAAAAACAATTTTTCATAGAATTACATGTATTTCTATGTCCAATATCATCGCATTTAACGCATCCTACTTTATCAACTAATGGATTACCATCATCATCTGTTAATTTATTTAGAGAACATGTTTCTTTAGCAGGGTCCCATTCACACCCATCTATATGCATCTTTTTACATTCATCCATTTCACCAATTACTCCACACATATCTTTTATAGAACCCCACCCACATCGCGAATATTCATTTGTATCATTATTACCAAAACAACTAACTTCATCTTCGTATAATGCGCAACTTACACAATCACCAGATGATCCATCACTAGATGTTTCATAATTACACGCACCTCTAGGATTATAATAACACGCATCAGATTTCCTTTGTTCTGTACTCCTAGTATCAGCATCATTTGTATTATTTGTAAAATATGATTCAATATCATATATACCCATTAGTTCACAAGCATTAGAACCTCCAATATCTATATCGCCCATTTTATAAGTTTCGTCAGGACTATCTTCAGTATGTCTAGGCAATATATATGCTTTATTGGGACCACCTATTATTATTTCTGTTTTACCATCTTTATCAGCTATTTTAACTATTTTAGATTTTCCCAATAAATATTGTGAGCATATTGAATTATTATCATCTGTATTATTACCGATGTATATATATTTATCTCTAGGAAATCCTGTTAACTCTAAATTTTCAAAATCATTAATATTAGCGTTACTCAAAGTAGTATTTAATATTATTTTAATATAATCAGGATGTTCTTTTTCTTCGCCATCAAAACTTTCGGGTGTTATTTTATCAATATATACACCACCTTTACTCGCAAATAAATACAACCGCTGTTCATCTTCAGTCAAATCATCTAGGTCTACAAGATGTGTGCATGGATCTTCCCCAGTATAAGGTAAATCTGGTATATATTCACACGATTGTTCTTGTCCATCTATAATCGTACCACCTAATATAGAACAATCTTGTTCAAAATCTTGTAAATCAGAATCATAAAATTCTTTATAAGGCATAATACACTGCCCACCTGTAGATGCACCTATCCATCTACTCCCACCAGGACAATCTTCTTCATTTACAATTCTATCATCAACATAACTTTCAACTCTACAATAACGAGTTTTAGGTTTTGTAAATAGACACCCTTGCATACTTGTACAACGTTGTTCGGCGCAAATTGGTGAAGCCAATGTTTGTGAGTAATCATCAAGATTACAAGAACCTGCATCTGGTCCTCCATCACTTGGACCTAAATTATACTTCCTACATTTTTCAACAGAACCCATTTCTCTGGTAGTATGTTCTTCACATGGAGGTAGAAGGTTTGATTCATCTTTGTCTTGTGACCATTTACATCTACCTCTAGCAGTGCATATAGATAATCCTCCAATCTGGTCAGTTTTATATCTATCAAAATCGGTATATTGAACTTGACATGTTTCCGGGCAATCTAACATAATGGCTTCTCTTACAGCAGTATTATCTGATGTACATTTATCTACATTTTTTTCACATAAACCAGGATATTTATCTTTACATATAGATTCACCAGATGAACTGTCACTATAATTTAAATCTATACCACAACCACCCATATACCATTCTTTTCTCATAGTAAAACCTTTTGATAATGGTCCATCATTATCTATATTATAATAATAACTTTGAAGGTCATTCCATTGTTCATATCTACCACATATATCACTACCGTCACAATCACTATCATCTTCACAGTAATTACCTGATTTTTCACAAACATTATCTATTTTAACATCTCTTAACTTCTTATAAACTTTAGGTCTAGTATATTCATTAATAAGACTAATATCTATATTTAATTCTAGTGCTTTATTTAATAATTCTTCATTTGACATTATAGCTAATTTGGTTCTATCACTGGTATTTAATTCATCGGTGTGTTCTATTATGAAATTAATGAGGACATGTTTATCTCTTTCTACACTTGAAGATAAGTTTGTATTACAACTTAATTTTATTTTATCATTATCAATTAATGATAGATCTGTCCTAATACAACCATATGGTATATTATCGCTACCACCTGCTTCAAATATATCAGATACATCATTTCTAACAGATTTGAAAAATTTAGTATCATAATCAGGTGAATCTATATTTGTTCCGGCATGGAATAATGATATAAAATCTATATTTTCTAGAGTTATAGGATTATCTCTTTGAGAAAGGTTATTACAATTTCTTTCTTCACTATACGGACTTATATCGGGTAATCCTACACCATAATCTTCCGGTTCATGTGTAACATCTATAAAATCCCATGGTGTTTTAGTTTCATCAGTTTGATTTAAACTTAATACACCACATACACCTAATCTTTTAGATAGATCAATAGCAGTTATACCATCTTCATTCAAAGCAGTAACACCATCAGGTGTTTCAGGATTTATACTAGAGATTTCTGGAGTAGAATAACCTGATATTAGATTAGGAAAATTTCCACATAAACCTCTAGATGTATCTTCATCATCACCATTAAAACACGATCTACATTTATCCTTATTAGTATCACCTGAATCTATCCAGTTATATGGATTACCACACCTAGATAACTTACTTTTAATGAGATCTTCACAAATAATTTTTTCACCAGAAGATAATTCACTCGAAGTATATGAGTCAAAAACCATTCCTACATTAAAATATTTTAATGCTGAAGGAATACGATCAATTGGTAATAAATATTGTCCTCCATCTATTAGAGTAGTTAATTCAGTAGATAAAGAGATTTGGTTTGTAGTATCAGTATCAGTATCAAACCCTGTTCCAAATAATTTATAGTCAATTGATTTAGTTATTGATGATTTAGGAGGTAATCTAGAACCATAGTAATCATCTTCAAATTTATCTTTTCTGTAAAATAATTCATTTTTAGTAGTAGATAGATTTAACTCATCTATATTATCGGATAGGGAACCATCCGTTATACCGCTATTAGTCATATCATTTACATGAGTTCCATTATATTGGAATATTTCATTGTTAAATGTAAAACTAGATAATAAAGCATCAGCACCACCTTGCGGTGTAGTTAATTGTTTAACATAATAGAAATAAGCTACGTGTTGATTTGCTTTCAAGTCATTCGGTGTAGAGGTGTTTGATGACGGATTGGTATTACTAATTGAATTATTATTACAACCAACTATTATACCATTTGTTCCTATATTATCTATTAATCTTTGCGGAGTTTTTATTTCACCCTCAGATATTAGAGCGGTTTGTTTAGTTTTAATAGTTTGATTTTCCGTAGATGTTTCTGATAATCCTGGATGTAACCAATAGAATTTACCTAATTCCTGGGTGGCACCACTGGTTATATCATAATAATCATATTGATTTACAATACTACCATAAATATTATTAGTTGCCGATGGTATTCTTTTATCAATAGTTCTAATGGGCGTAGCACCTGGTGCGCTGGGTGTAGCACTTGGTAAATCTGGATAATTTGTAATTAAAGTATCTATAAAATAATATATGTTAATATATTTAGTTGTATCAACATTAAATATATCATTATTTGGAGTAATATCTACATAAATGAATTTTTCTCTAGGTTTAGCTAATTCTATTGATGTAGGGTAAAGCATGTGATAAAACTTATTATTCATTTTATCATCATCTCTATTTATTAGAGTATTGGGTTTTACTTGAATGGGTGCGGTCTGGCTTGCGAATGATGTATATGGGATATAACCACTTTCGGATTTACTTGTTTCATCTATTCCGGTAAATACTTTATCTAAATTATTGAACGCATGGTCTCCATAATTTATATCATCAGAATTAATAGAGTTAAATGTCAATAATTCTCCACTTTCATCCCAAAAAATAATATCGTTTGAATATTTAGCTTTATGATCTGCGTCGGTTCCTATTTTAAGTCGCCATGGTTCACAAATATCTGGATACCTATATGCATTAATAGTATCCTTATTACTATAAAATAACTCTTTATTACTAGAATCAAATTCACTTTCATAATTATTTAACCAACCACTATACAAAATACCCATACTATTTTCAGGATTATCTGGATCTATCTTTTTGTCTGAACCATTCATAGAAGTGTAAACAGTATTATCGTATGTAATATTTAGATCAGCATCAATACTAGCATCATTAGACATACACCATTTCCTTAAACCTTCATCAGGTGTTTCATCTGTAAAATCATCAGGATAATATAAATTATTATATAAAATTTCTCTTCCGTCTATGCTTCTTAAATAATTATCATAGAATTGTTCTTCACCTGGGTTAGAAAAATTATTGGAATCAAGAAAATCGGGATCAGAATCAGAAGAATCAGCATATGGTGGTAAGCGGTTTAATAGATGGATATCATTTTTTAATAATCTTATAAGATTATTATAATATATAATTTGCTCCCCGCGAGCAGAACTCTCCGTACTCCCCTCATTATAATTAACAGGATAACCTAATTCATTATCTGGAATATTTAGGGGAATAGATCTTGTTCTACCTGTTCCACCTGTCATCCAATTATATGATTGTGATGTCTGATCCCCTGGTTGCGGATAGGTCCCCGCATGATTATTTAAATTAACACCAAAGATATGATCAACCGGTAATCCATTATTACCTTCTACTATAATATTACAATCTGGGTATGCACGGAGACCGCAACACTCCATCACCGACGGCCGCATACTACTCATGTACTTAGTAGTGTTACTCCCGCAGCCCTCGTCCCCCATGTTGTTAAATAACCATCCATAATATCCGTCCACCCCAAGCTCTGGGATAAACGTGGAACCAGTTTGGTTAATTCCACCAGTTATATCCGCTTTTATATAGGGGTCGACCGGTGGCTCCACCGTGCTATCCCCCCCTATTTTACCTGTTAGGTGATATCTATCATTTATATCAGTGGTATACCAGTCGACATTATATTCATAATTAGAATTAATATAAATGGTGTGGGGTTGATTTCCCCTAGGCCCATTGGGGCCGGGTTGGCTGTAAGTTCTACAATAAGACCTTGGCTGTTGGTAGGTGTCGAAATTTTCACTAGCAACCGGGCCATCATCATCATAATTATCACTTGGGTAGTGATCTTTAAGATATTCATCTTTGAAATATTTATTAAAATTGTCGCCATTACTAATATAATTATATGAATCTACAATGCTCATATTTTTTAATAGTGTTCCATTATCATCTACGACGATATTGGGTATGTCTAGAGTTCTACCACTACCAAAATTCTCCGATGTCCCACAACCTTCATCATAATCATCTTGACCCACAGTTCCTGTTGGGCCCAATACAGGTCTATAAGTTAGTCTATTCCAATCATTTAAAGATCGTAGTAAAAATTCTTTTTTAGATAATTCAATATATGGCATAATGGAGAGGTAATATAAATTAAAATCTGTAGAATCTAGTGAAAAATCTGTACTTTCTACATTCCTAGATAATTGGATAGCACGCTTATTACCACCTGTATAACTCATTAAATTTTTCCATTTTATATAATTATTAGAACCATCTAAATCAGCAAAAGGTCTAATTAACGTATTTTCTCTAATATTTTCATTAAAACTATCTTTATATATAGTTTTATTTTCATCACCAGAATCTTTTGGGATTATATTAAAATTACCACATGAATCTAAATATAGTGGTTCTGACCCTTCAAGAGACCCCCTTTCATAATATAAATTTCCCCAGAAAGGTGGAGTATTACGAGTAATGGACCATAAAACTGCTTTAGTTATCTCTTTTTGTTGATATGAGTCTATATATTCATCTATAATGGTTCCATCTGTTTCCCCTCTATTATATAGATCATCTGGGACAAAATAACTAGGTATAGTATTAGTTTTACCATCTAAATATCTAGCCATCATTTTTAACAAACCATTGACATTTTTTAATTTAACAGTTTGATATGTAGGATTTCGTTGATACATAGTATTTATATATTTCCAAGTTTCAATTGATCCACTACATAATCTTGTTTTACCATCTTGTGTATTATATTTCAATTTATACAATTCATCTTTAATTTCTACAGTAGGTTGAGAAAATATATTATTATTTTTATATATTCTATATGCAGCCCAATTATTTAGTTCATTTTTGTCATTTTCTGGGTATTCGCTTTCAATTGTGTCTATATAACCCTTTTTTATTTCATCTAGATTGTTTGTATCACTGTTTAATGGATCAATATTATTGATATTAAATGTTAGGTCTTTTATTGTACCCTCCCTACTGCTAAATGTATTTTCGTATTTTATATCTTTAATGTATTTATTTTCATAAAGCGTTCCATAACCTTGAACCATATTTTCAGGAAGGAGTTCACGATTAGTAAATTCTCCTGTATAATGATATTTAGACAATACTGTTAAAGTTAATTTACTATCTAATATTGTAGCATCTATATCATCAGAGAATATTTCAGTCCCTATAAATTCAACAAATTGAAAATGTGTATCGCCTTCAATTGTTGGACTAATCTCTAATTTCATAGAACCAGTATTAGAATCTATATTAAAACTCTTTACCTGTAAAACACATTTACCATCTATAACTGGTAAAATATTTATAGAACCCCTTAAATCATAAATGGCATTCAATGTTTTTCTTTTATTATCATCATCTATTTCTACAAAATTTTCTTCTAAACTTTTCGATGCATAATACATATAACCGTAATTTTTAATATATTTACTAGTTGGATCGTCGCTAGTTGGTTCATCTATACTAGTTGGATCGTCGCTAGTTGGTTCATCTATACTAGAATCATAAGAACGTTCAATAGCTTCTACTAAATCTTCAGCATGCATAACCCATTCACCATTATAGACAAAATATTGATAACTTTGTAGAGCATTGTTAATACTCATCATAATATCACCACATTTATCTCCTTGTTCTATTTTAAATGGTATAAGAGCTACATTTTCACCTAAGAAATAGTTATCAGTATTTTTACTAGATAAATATCCTGAAGTTTCATCATTTAGTAAAGCATCTAAATTACTCATTTTTCTCATACATGACATATCTTGCCACCACCCTGTTCCATATTCACGCCATTTAATCATAATTACTTGTTCTCCAACATATTCTGGATTAACTATATAATCTGCTGGATGTGATACAAAGGGTGCTTCTACATTAGGATAAATACAAACACCTTCCATATCACCTTCAACTGGTTTACCATCTCCTTTTCTAAGGATGGGATAGGATGAAGATAAATCTAATGGTATTCCTATATTACCCGGATTTTCCATAATATCTAAAGCACTTCCTTCATACCAATCATATCCTAAATCTTCACATCTAGTTTGTTGTGCAAATTTACACGGTATTGAATTATGACATTCAAAACCATCCCAAGTACAATATCTATCATTGAAATAATCTTCAGAATCTTCAGAATCTCTATTTAAATTGGGGAACTCAACATCTCTAAATGATTCTTCTGGAAACCATCTATCCGATATACATTGTTCTTTATGATTTTTTAAATCTCTTGCTGTTACAACATTATTATCTACCGGAGAATGTTGAGAACATTTACTTGAGCATTTGCCTCCTTTATTTGAGTCATCGTTTAACCATGTACATGGATTAAATACGTCATGTGTATCATCTATTTCTTTTTCACAATATTGCTCGGGTGTTACAGCTGTTTTATCTGATGGATTTCGTATATTACCTTCACCAAAACCATCAAAAAAAACATAATCTTTTAACATATAGTAATTTAGTTCATCTTGATTAGCTCCTTGATTTAGCTTATACATATTATCTAAATCATTATCTCTTATACTACATACATCGCATAAATATTTAGAAGTATAATATGGAAATTTTTTATTATCTCTATCACGGTATTCTGATACATTAATTCCTTCTTCTTCTAATAAATTTAAATCATAATTACCGGGTAAGTGTCCATCAATTGGTTTACAAGAATCATACATATCTTTATTAGTTACAGCAGACCCGTCTGGTTTAGGAACATTAGGTTGTGGAACTTTAGGAATACAGTATTGTTTAACTGGTTCCCATAAACAACCATTACCTATTTCACCAATACAATTTTCAGCTTCCTTTATTTGTGAGCATTCTTCATCTGTTTTAATTAAACCAAGTTCTTCGCCGGTTTCTAAATCATATCTTATTTTACCATCTGATACACAAAAACCTTTATTAATAGGATTATCAATATAGTTAAATTCATCCATTCTAGGATCAGTATACAATTCACAATCTCCATCACAATTTGTTATATCTTTATTATAACATTTTTTATCGTGTCCCCCATAATAATATCCACAATAAACTTCACCTAATGAAGTATCTGCTGAAGCGGTTAACTCAGTGGGCGGGGTTTCAAAACACTTACTATCTTTTGCCCTACAAACCCCTTCCATTGAACTGTGTGTTTCATCCATAGAATAATCATTAGGATGCCATATACACTCATTATCATTACCGCTGAAATCATATATAACAGGACTTAATGATGATTTATTAAATTCTTGATATTGTTCACATTCACCTTTTGTCAAACGTGCTTTACATTTATGCGAGCATTCTCCTTTTAAATCATTATTTTTAGGGGTCCATAAACAATCATCTATACTATTACATTCTGTAATTTTTGAACTAAGTTGTCCATCATTTCCAACTTCACTAGGATGTTGAGGTGTATGATTATAACATTTATCACAATGTAAGGCGTCCATCAAATCTTCCGCCATATACTAATATAATTATTTTATTTTAGTATTTTTATTTTAGTATTTTTACTTAAACACATTATTATCTATTTAATTAAACTTACACGATGGATTCAACCAGTAATCTAAGTTATAATATTAATTTAGAGAGTGAATCAAATACTTTAAATTTTACTCTTAATGATACAGAAATTATTAATTATATTTTTTTATCTGAAAATCCATCAGAACAATTAAAAACTTTAATTCATAATGGATTTTTACTTACTAAGTGTAGAACACCTGAAAATATTTTATGTGAATATCCTGGGTTAAAAGAATTAAAAGATAGTATTTTACCTATTACAGAATTATTTAATACGGGTGGTAATTCTTCTAAGAATGGTAAACTATGCGAAATACTTATGGGTGAATCATTCAGAAAAACTTTCCCTACTTTAGAATATACCGAAACAGCATCAACTGATAGAACTGGTGACGCAATAGTTAAATATGATAATTTAGAATTTATGATTGAATATAAAAATTATGATAAACCTATACCGACTGCTGAAGTAGACAAACTTTTACGTGATTTAAAAATTCAGAATATTCCGATGGGTATCTTGTACTCAACCAAATCTAAGATTACTAAAAAAGATATCATTGATTATGATATTATCGATGGAAAACTAATTGTATTTATATCTGGTGAAGGTATTAGTTCCAATTCTTTAATCTTAGGTATTAAATTTTTGTTACACTTATACAAAGCTAATATTGTAAGTTTATCTGATAAAGTATGTTCTCTAGTGAATAAAACCATGGCTCATAAACTTCAAAGCATGTTCACAAAATTGATAGAACTTAGAGAATTACTTCAAAGACACAATGAAAAAATAGATGATACAAGTGAAAAGTTATTGAAATCAATGATTTCTTTAAAAGAAGACAATGTTCATATATTGAATGGTATAATTTCTGTAATTGATGATATAAATGAAGTAGTGGTTGATACTCATAGAGAAAAAGAAGTTATAGTGGTAAAAAGAGAATCATTAGTTGATTTTGTAAATAGATTTACTGATAAGAAAAAAGATATAACATTATGCTTACAATTACTTAATTTTGCAGATGAAATGGGTATATTATGCGGTATATCAGAATTTAATTATATTTCGTTATTTAAAAATCAGAAAGAAATAGGTAGATTAAAAATAACAAAATCTAATGCTACATTAATCATGTATAACTTAGTGAAAGGTCCTACTATGTTTGATAGTGAATATGAACAAATTAAGAATGGTGATTTTCATATAAATTTGATAGATTCACTTAATATATGGAATATTATTAAAGGTCGTTTTCAATAAATATTATATATATTAAATTATATGGATGAAAATATAATATATACAGGGGGGTTATTCGGTAATAAATCTCCTGCAAAAAAACTAAGAGAAGCTAAAGGAAAACTAACTGAATTTAATAAAGGTAAAAGTGAAAAAGTTAACCTTAAATCATATGAAGATATTTCTACATTGAATAAAGAAAGTTATGATAAAAAAATAAAACAGTTAGATATAGAGTTAGATACTGTAAAAAATTATGCACTAAAATTAATAGAAGAATATAGGGGTGTAGATATTTTTAGTATAGATAGAGAACTAATAAAAAAGTATTATACAGATGAAAATAAAAAAATGATAAATGCTTTGGTCTATTTATATGTTATGTATAAAAAAAGTATTACTTCTGAAGATGATAGTTCGGACGGTGATAGTTCGGACGAACTAAGTGAACCAAGTAAAACATTATTAAAGGAATTAAGTCAATATGGGGAAGATGATGATGAAGATATTATATTAGAGCTTACCGGTAGCTGTGATTATGGAATTTATTTTTTAAATGATAGTGAGTGGGTGGAAATGGATCATGATGATAAAGTCAACTTAAATAATTTAGAATTAAAATTTATAGAAACGGCATCCGATAACTATATAATAGTGGTGACTAACTGGACCCCTGGTGAGGGAGGGGAACCGTTCATGGTTAATTTATCTATTCATATTAATTGTTTACAAAAGAAGGTAGATGAAGACGAAATGTATGGTGGTACCATATTTGGTGGAGCTAAGAGTTTAGATAAATTTTTAGAAGAAATGAAATCTAAAACTAAAGATAAAGAAATTTTCTCTGATAGAGAAAAAAAAACTATTGGTCTTTTATTATCTAGATTTATAGAAACTGGTAAAATAAAAACAGTATCTCAAAAAGATAAAGAGATTATTGATTTACAAAAAGAATCACTTAAAACTATTAGAGACTGGTATATGCAATACTCACATAATTTAGAAATAGATATTAGAAGTATTTATAATGAAATATTTAAAAAACCACTTGATTCATTAGAAATTACGAAAGCTGGAAAATTAACACTTGATGAAGTTACACCAATACATAAAATAATTTCTAAAAAACCCCAATACGATAGGGAAGAATACAAGTTAATGTTAAAACAAGTTCAAAAAATAAAAAAAAAATTACAAGATTTAAAATTAATAAATGGAAGATTAAAAAAAATGAATGATGATCATGAAGCTTCAAAAAGAAGGTATTCTAATTATCCAATAGAATCTAAATACAATGAAAGAGGTCACGTAAAATCTACAGTTGACCAGGAAACGTTCGCTATAAGAACTTATGAAGAAGGACAAGCAAAATATGAAGAAAATTTAAAAGAGATAACACGATTAGAAGCACAAAATACTCAAGAAGTAAAATCTATGACAAGTGAAAAAACAGCCTTTATAAATAATTATAATCAGAAAAAACAAGAAATAGATGCAAAGTATGCTAAACAAAGTGAAACTGATAAAAAAGGAACAACTAACCAATTATCTCCCTATCAAGTTGTAAAAAATAATACAGACTTAGAAAGTTCAATATTAAGTGGAAAACCTTCTACACCTGAATTAGATATTAATCGTAAAATAACCTTAATGGATACAATTAATTTAGTATTACAGAAAGGTGGAACATATAGTGGTAATATTAAAATATGTGGTAAAGATATTAAAACAATAGTAGATATACCGAAAATAGTAGAAAATATTAAAAGAGTTAGAAATAATTATAGAAGTATTAAGGGTGTAAATGATGAATTCATTAGATTAATTGATACAATGGATGAATATGTTATATATGAATATTTAAAACAAATTGTTTATGATGAATTTATTAAAAAATTTAAACAAGATATAGATTATAGAAGAGGACAACTAACTTATTATATAGACTATGGTGTAGATAAATTTGGTGATGAATCACTTGAATCTTTTAGAAGTAAATATATGCCGGGTATAAGGAAACAGATAATTAAAGCTGGTCTAAGTGATTTATTACAACCAATTATTCTTATAACTTACCGTGAATATCAAGAGAAAAAAGAAACTTTTAAAATTCCGTGGAAATCACTAGGTACCTCTATACTGTTGCCTATACCAGGTACAACTATTATCCCTACAATAGGTTCAATTGCATACAAAGGTAAGAATGAACTTTATAAAAAAATATTTGATAAATTAAATAGAGTAAAAGATAAAGATATTAAAACTTTATTACTATCATTAGAAACGAATGAACAATTAAAAAAAGAAATACTATCTAGAAATACACATTTAGAATCAAAATTAATGGAATTTATAAAGAAACTAAAAGAAGAAGAAGATAAAAAAAAAGAAGATAAACAAAAAACTGATTCTAAGAAGGCTAAAACTGAAGTTGAAACTAAATCTAAAGAAAATAAAAGTAAATCTAAATCTAAAAAAGAAAAGAAAAATAAACAACCTAAATCTAAAAGTAATAGTTATCCGGGAAGAAATACTGGTTCAAGAAGTTCACCGGATTCAAGTTCGCAGGATTCAAGACGTTCGCAGGATTCAAGACGTTCGCAGGATTCAATTGATTCTAAAGCGGATGTTGATAAAACACCTAGCACTTCTGTCACTACAGATAGTGTAGATACACCTACCGATAAAACCTATATGCCTACACAAGTTACAAATAAGGACAGCGATGAATCCAGTTCGGTTTTAGACTTAAAACCATCTGATACACTAACACTTTTAACAGAAGGAGAATATAGTCCTACTTCGGATATACAAACTAAATTATCAGATACTGTTAGAGGATCTGAAATACTTAAAGAAAAGTTAAAAGAACAAAGTATATCTAATTCAAATAAATTAACACAACTTAAAAAACAATTAAAAGAATTAGAAGAAAACAAAGATGAAGAAAAAGAAACAGACGAACACATAAAGATGGAAAGATTTAAACAAGTCCTTTATTTAAAAGATCTAATTGATAATAAAACTCGAGAAGAAGAAGATTTAAAAGAACAACATCGTATTAAAGAATTAGAATTATTGCAAATGAATACCCAACTAAAAAGAGATAATGATTTATTAATGAATAAATTATTAAAAAGTAAATAGATATTAAAATTCGTAGAAAAATTAAAATAATTATATTTTATATCTTTATATTCATGTCATCTTTCAGTATAGATATATTTGATAGTAATAATTCAAATAATACTATAGTAAATTCATCTATAAATCCATCATTTAATCATAATATAGGAGAATCTACCAATAAGTTAAATTTTCGTCCAGAAAGTTCGTCAATTTCAGCACCAGATTTACTACCGATTAATAATAACGATGAAAGGTTCAAACAGAATCAAGTAATTAACGGAAAAACTAGATATGAACAAGATAATACAATTATAAAATCATTAGAAGAAGAGATAGTTAATATGAAACACAAATTATCATTTGTTTATGAAAAAGATGAAGAAATAGGTAAATTAAATGAAGAAATAATTAGTTTAAAAAAACAGTTAGAAGGTTATATCAGTTATTCTGAAGAAGTAGTTTCTCTAAGATTGGAAAATAATAAATTAAACGGTGAAATATTATTGTTACAGAATAAGTTAAAACAAGAGTTACTGGTAAATGAATCACTTACTAATGATTCTACTTCTGAAGACAACGATTTAATAAAACAATTAAATGAAAAAATTGAATTATTAGAAAGTGAATTATTAAAAAATGAATTAAAGGGTAAAAACATCATTTCAAATTCAACTATTTCTAAAACTGTTATAGAAGATATAGATGAAATGATAGATATAAATGTTCCTCATTTAAGAGAAGTATTAACTAACCGTTTAAAGACAAAACAAATGGAGCATATAGAAACATTGATAGATTCCTATGGACTAAGAAGAACTAACCAGGTCAAAAAATCGGTAATGGAAGAAATGTTAGAACAAGCCATCCATATATAAATTCTAAGTATATACTATAATGGTTAAAAGAAGAACACACCAAAAAGCAGTTAAACCAAAAAAAAATATTTCACAATCAATCCCTAAAAAGTTACATTTTATATGGTTGGGACCCAAACAACCTCCTTATTTAGAAAAATTTATGAAAACGTTTGAAGCGCACGCCCCAGGATATAAACAACGGTTATGGGGAGATGATGATATAACTAAAAAGAATTTCCCTATAACATATGATACTATTAAAAAAGTTAGGGAATACCAAGGTGATAAAATAAAAGAATATACTAATCAAAAAACAATGCTAAAGACAAAAGGAGATCCTTACACTTACTCAAAATACGCTCAAGTAGCAGATCTAATGCGTTACGAAATAGTAAATACTTATGGAGGATACTATTTTGATGCGAATATGTTTTTATTAAAAGATATAACTAAATTATTTAATCGTAAAGAAAAATTTGTAGGATGTAATGAATTAGGACCAAATATGAAAAAATCACCAATTTTATCAAATTCTTTTTTTGGTGCTGTTCCTAACTCGCCTGTTTTAAAGCGTATATTGAATAAAAAATTTTTAGATTCGATAGATTTAAAGACGCTCGATGTAGATTTTGAAACAGGTCCAGGTGCTCTACGGTATGTTTTGAATATAGACAAAGACAGTTATCATATTTTTCCAGCAAATACCTTCTATCCTTACATTTTACCATGGACTGCTGATGGAGATGACCATCCTTTAAGGAAAAGTAGCAAACCTAAGTGTACTGGTAAAAAACGAACAAAAAAAAGAACACTTAAAATGAAAGATAACTTGTGGTTAGAATTTCCATGTAAAAAGTATAAAGGGGTGTATGGTATAAAACTATGGGAGAGCGGTGGTTCATGGTCTAGGCCTAAGAAATGGTATGAAAAAGAAGGTTCTAAGCTACAAAGTCAATATCAAGGTGGTTACGCTAATGAACAAAGAGGGGGGTTTGCGTGTGTCCCGTGTGCAGCTGCTGTAGTTGGGACTGGTCCATTAGGGATGGGGGTAGCAGCAGCTGGTGCGTGTGCTTACGGTGCTAAGAAAGGTATTGATTATTATAATAAATGTAAAACTAAGAAAGGTAAGAATAAAGATAAGGGTAAAACTAAAGGTAAAACTAATGGTAAAACTAAAGGTAAAACTAATGGTAAAACTAAAGGTAAGGGTAAAAGTAAATCTAACTAAATATTATTTTGTTTTTATTTAAATTTTAAATTATTTCTTATATATAAATGAGAAAATTAATTTTATTAGCTTTTATAAGTGGTGTAATCATAAAATATAGTTCTAATGCTATTCTAAAATATAAGAAGAATTTAGATGATATAATACGTGAGTTAAACCTAAAGGTAACTGATATTGAATTAGATTTAGATAACCTTGAAAAAAAAACAATTACAATTGAAGAAAATTCTGGAAAGTATGAAAATAATATTGAATCATATAAAAATATCATAGAAAAACAAAGTAGTATGTTGGTTATACAACGTAATATGATAGATAATGAATTAAATAAAATTAAAGGTAGTATTAATCAAGATAGTATAATCTATAATGATAATCTAGATAGTGTTAATCAAGATAATGAATTTACAGAAGTTGACCAACTTGATTCATAAGATGTTAAGGAACAAATAGATAAATAAAAAAATAGAATATTTTTTTTGTCTTTGTCTTTTGTTACTTATTCTCTAATTGCCCCCTTTCCACATCCTTTGCACACACAATGGATATTGTCTAGTTCTATTTCCCCTTTTACACTGATGAGAATGGCATCATACTTCCACACACTTATCTCATTAAAGCATTCTGCGCATTGTCCTCCATGGAGCATTAATTTTATTTGTTTTTCATGACTCATCTCATCAAAGGGTTCATCAAAGGGTTCATCTAAATTTTCGATAACTTTTTTGATATGAATTTCCCAAGCATCGTGCTTCATCTTATCTGGGACGATGATTTTCTTCTTCGAGAAATGCGTGTTTGTAGTGTATTTCACCAGATCGATCAAACGCTTCTTGAAGTCTTCGTCGATGGCGGATTTCGATTTGTTCGCATTAGGTGTGATGAAGTAATCAAACTCATTTTCACCTTCATTATTAAGTTCAATCACAACTCTTATATTAGGCCAACCCTGCAGTCGCAGATCTTTATCGGAGATGATGTATGTCTCACCAATCTTCACCCACATCATACGGTCAATAGACCTTGTCTTGTTTTCACGATCATTAGGTTCATCAATGTCGAAGATACGCACTGTTGCTTTCTGAACACCATGATATCGTCTAGGTGCCTGACCGCCGCCGAATGGTTTTGTAGTGCTCTTGTTGAATTTGCGGAGAGTTCCACTATCATCGAGAATGCGATACTCCAGTTGCGAAGAAGTATCTCTCGCAATAGAAGTTTCGTATACTTGTTCTCTGAGAGTTTTACCATCATCTGGTTGAAGGATATCGATACCCACCAAAGGGACATCGCCGTAAGTGATAGACACCGGATGTGAACTTTTTTTAAGGTAATAGTAGTAATACTTACCGAGTTCCATAATGTCACGCTTAACATCACCTTCCATACATGGTTTATCTCTAGATGACATCACATGCTTCCTAATATTTTTTATTATGGGGGTAATAAGAGCCTTCTTACTCTTCGGATGCGCGCTGGCCAGGTAAGTGATCCAAACGAACTTGGTTCCATTTACCATACCATCAGTCATGAAAGTGATATCGATATCCTTTTTCATAATATCTTCCAGTTCACCCTGAGCACTCGTAATGATATTGAAAGTGCTGTTGAAGTGCACGACACTGTAGAACCGTCCATTCTCGTTGTCTTGAACGAACAGACCCATTGCGTCGTGACCCTTGTTAATGGTGATAGGTGAGTAAATCCCGTACCCCATGTTGTTGGTCCCAGACCTCTCAGAATCAGCTATCCGGAATGCCTTCACCAGTTCCTCCATAGTGGAGAATCCTGAAGCATTCTTTTCTTCAAATTCAAAGAGGAAGAGGTTCCCATTGTTCATGTCCTTCATGTTGATGTTGATCGCGTAGTCCTGAGGAACGTAGTCCCCAGGAACAGGGTCCTCAGGAACAGGGTCCTCAGGAACAGGGTCCTCAGGAACAGGGTCCTCAGGAACGTTCTTGGAGACTACGTTGTTCAGGTATTCTTTGACGGTAGTCTGATGGTTGTAATCAAGAGACAGGATATTCTTGATGATCCCCTGCTCCGAGATAGTCACCTTTTGCAGTGTCGCCATACTTAAGTATGACTCAACAGAATAAGTAACCAACTTTCAGTCCTTGTCAGATCAACGAGTAAAGACTCGTGTAGTTTCCTCTTAACTCAAAACCGCTCTAAATTTTGTTTGTTGATAATTTTCAAAGTAAAAAATATCAAATTTTTTAGGAACTCTTCTCTTAAATGAGATTTTTTAAAAAAATAAGCACTTAAATAATATCTTAACTTATTTATAAAATGGGAAATAATTGTTACATATGGTTTGAAGTATATGGTTCAAACGATACAATAGATAAAATAGATAAAATATATCAAGAATTAAATACAATAGGGTTATTTGGGTAATATACTTTTAAGTTCAGGAATACTTTTCTTAAGGTATTCTTGTTTCATAGTCCACCCCTCACCCTTCTTCAAGATGCTATTAACAAGGCTAATTTTTTCCCTTAAAATCTCACGTATATCATTAAAAATACCTTGTAGATCTTCCATACTTCTTGATCCAAGGCTTTCAGGTGGGGTTTCAAATGCCTGTTCGTATGTTGTTTTAATTTTATTGATCTTATCGGCTTTGGCTTTGACCTCATAATAAAAATCTATTAGATCTTCCATATTTCTTGATTCAAGGTCTGCAGGAGGTACTATGCCACACTGCATTGCTAGTAGTTTAATTTTTAATATAATCTTGGGCTTGGCATGGAATTCGACATTATAATAAACGTCTATTAGATCCCGCGTATACCCAGTAGTGCCCACCGTACACAGGGGATAGGTGTCAAGGTGTACCATGTCAAAGTCACTCGGCTCTAGGTCTGCAATTTCGTAGTACTGTCTAATTTTAGAGGTAATAATTCTCTTGGCGTTGGGTTCGGCCCTAGAATAAAATTCTGTTAGCTCTTTAAAACTTGTTGATTCAAGGTCTCCAGGAAAGGGTGGGCTAATGAATTCATTGAGCGAGCCTTCTCTCATACAGCATTTGCGGGCAATTTTTTGTATCTCAATAATTTTATAGATAATACGGGCCTTGGCTTCGGCCTTGGCTTCGGCTTCTTCTATACCCTTTGTCCGTTCTGTTTCCAGTATCTCATCTTCTGTTTTACAATCGGCTAATATATCAGCAGCACCCGGTGGACTGAACATCCCAAAGTCTGAATTGTTTTTTCTACAATATTTATCTCCTTTATACAGTTTACAATATGGATGTTTAGTATCACAGCTGTTATTTAATAATAATGCTGGGCCCTCAACCAGCCCACCATAATTCTTTCCCATACTTTTACGCTTCATACTTTTACGCTTCATACTTTTACGCTTCATACTTTTACGCTTCATACTTTTACGCTTCATACTTTTACGCTTCATACTTTTACGCATCATACTTTTACGCTTCATACTTTTACGCTTCATACTTGTACGCTTCATACTTGTACGCTTCATACTTTTACCCATTTATATATTACAATATATAAAAAAATAAGCATTTAAATATTAAGTATTTAAATACTTAATATTATTTAAATATTAAGTATTTAAATAATATCTTAACTTATTTATAAAATGGGAAATAATTGTTACATATGGTTTGAAGTAGACGGTTCAAACGATACAATCGATAAGATATATCAAGAATTAAATACAATAGGGTTTAATGGTTGTTATGGATTTTCGGATATTCAAAAAATAAATGATGGACATTTAGAAGTCTATGGAACAACTAAGTGGACACCACCCATAGATATGTTTAATACATGGTTAAACACATCTAAATCATTAAAAATTAGATGTTTATTCAAAGAAGAGTTTTTACAATTTGCTGGATCATGGAATGAGGAACAGTCACAGGCTGAATTAGTTGATTTTACAACGGTTACATCGGATGATGTACGTAACGCTGATTCAGGATTACTGAGTGAAATTGATAAAAAATTAGATTTAGCCTATCATATGGACACACCTTTTCTCAATGATAATTAAATTTCAAAGAAATTTGATTTAAAAATATATAAGATAGTAATATAAAATGGACGTAGAATTTTGCGACAAGTGTGAAAATCTCCTTTATTTATACATTGATAATGAAACACATAAAATAATTATGAAATGTAAGTCTTGTGGTAATCAAACAGAAATGAAAGATCAAGTAATAGAAATTAACAATAATACAACAATCAATGTTGATAAAAGTGATGTAATAAATTCAAATCCATTTATAACGCATGATATTACATTGCCTACTATTAAAGATAACATGAATATTAAATGTCAAAATGAAGAATGTAATGCTGAAAAGATAGATATAAAGTATATTAAATATGATGATGTAAATATGAAATATCTATATATTTGTAACCATTGCGGATACAAGTGGAAGAATAATTTGTAAATTTCAAATAAATTTGATTCATATGGTGAAACCTTCGTTATTAAATTTCAAATAAATTTGATTTAAAATTATATATAAGATAATAATATATAATGGACGAAGAAGATTACAATGATGATTATGAAAATACATATGATAGTGGAAATGAAGATGTATATGATACTACATTAATACCTTCTACAGATGTCCCAGATTCTATAGAATTCTATAAAAATTATAAAGAACATAGTAAAAATAAAATAACAGATCCATGTTTAACGAAATATGAAAAAACTAAAGTATTAGCTGAAAGAACACAACAAATAGAAAATGGATCGGTAATATATATACCTTTAACAAGCAAGCTAACTAATGCTTATTCTATTGCTTTAGAAGAATTTAAACAAAAAAAAATACCATTCATAATTTGTCGTCCTTTACCAAATTCTAAAGATTTTGAATATTGGAAATTAAATGATTTAATGTATTAAAAAAATATTGTTTAATATATAAATGAAGTTTGATTATTATTGTGTAGCATTAGTTGTATTAGTATTATTTTTTCTATATTTAGACAATAACAGTAATTTAGAAGGATTCGCATCATTAGATGAAAATAAAGATAAAAAACCTAGTGTTGAATTTTCAAATAAAGTAGAAGTAAAAGGTTCTAGTATTGGACAAGTTCCACAGAAACTAGCATCTAAACCTCCACCATCAATGCAGAAGGATTTATCAGTTTTGTCAACTTCTAGTGATTTAACTTCATTAGATAATGCTTTTGCTCCTTTACTAGGTTCGGTTCCAACTTCTAATCAATTTCCAAGTAATTTATTAAGCACTGGTTCGAGAGTAGGTGGGAAAGGTAATTTGGGTGATTCAACTATTGGGACAGTGGGTGGTCCCGTTAAATCTATGGGTTCTGATAAAGTTCAAGGTATCCCTGTATTAGAAAATCCTATGTTAGGTGCGCCGTTGGACTATGCTTTAGATACTAAAGTATTATTATCTGGTGTAAAACCTGTATCACCGCCAGGTATGGCAGGACAACCGGGTATGGCAGGAAAACCAGGTATGGCTAAATCAAAAGGTCCTAAAAAGAAATTAGAATTACATATGGTATATACGAACTGGTGTGGTCATAGTAAAAGAGCCATGCCCGATTTTGATAAAGTAGCAAATGAAATAGACGGATCGACCATGGGTAACCATAATGTATCAGTAGTGAAACACGATGCTGATACTGAAGAAGGTAAAGCATTTGCTAAAGAACACGGTGTTGGTGGATTTCCTACACACTTTTTAATTGTAGAAGGTAAGAAGATAGAAAGTGGTGTTGGTAGAACATATGATGAAATTATGGGTAAAATTAAATCAATAACAGGTGTTTAAACAAATTATGAAACACTTTAATATTTTTTATCTACGACATATTGAGTTTTATATCCACTACCATATTGACTTTCTTCTTTACCACCACCGGTATTTTGTTCTGCCCATTTCCAGTATTCATCACCGCCTAATTTAAAATCATCGTGTTGATTTGCTTTATACCAAAATACCTGATCTTCTAATTTATTACTTTTCGCATTATTATTGATAACTAAACATTCATAATTTTCAGTACACTGATCCATCACTTGACAAAACATTTCAAATGTAGGAAACATCCCAACATAATGATCATATAAACGTTTTCTATTATTTACAAAATTTTCTCTTAAAATAAATACGAAATCTACATTAGTTCTAAGGTTAGGTGGAATACCTAAAGCGTATTGCATTGTTATTATAAATAAAATCTTAAAGTGACGACCATTCATAAATAACGAACGAACATTTTTATCTTTAACCCAAGTTTGATCATATATACAATCATCTAATAATAAGAATAACCTTGGATCAACAGTAACATTAGAATTTATTTTGTCAATCATCATTCGTTGTCTCTTAAGGACATTCGCTATTATTTCGGGTTTATATTCATCATGTATAAAAATGGGGGGCACCATTTTACCATAGTAACCATTAGCTGATTCTGTGGCAGAAATAACTTGACCACACGGTATATCTTTATGTTGGTGTAGTAAATCTTTACATAAAAATGATTTACCAGTTTCTCGCTTACCAATTAATACAACCACTTTATCATCTTTTATTTGATTCATATCAAACTTCTTTAATTGAATTTCCGCCATTATACATTTATTGATAAATTTATTTAAGGTAATAAACGTTTAATCTATACAATTATTGTATAAGAATTGATAATGAATATACAATATTCTAAATGGAATAAAAATGAAATGAAAATACTTAATAATTCTTTAAGAAATATTTTGGATACAAAAGAACCACAATTATATTTTCCAATTATGTCTCTTTTTTTTTATATACATAATACACCCAATTCACATAGACTGATAGATTTTAAGAGAAATAATTATATAAAAGAAATATTAAGTATAGAAAATTCTAAAGAATATAATTCAAATATGATAATCAAAGCTAATGTGATCAATAAAATGGATCAAAGTAATACTGAAACAAACTTATTTTGTAAAACAATACCATTATTAGATCCTATACATTATTTACTTAATAATTATTCATTTACTAAGAAAAGGAACCCACTGTTACCATCAAATTACAATTTTAATACAGTAGTTAAAGTGAATGATATGAATAATATGGCTTACATAGATGTTTTTTTTTCTTTCTTAGTTAGTAAAATAGCTGAGAGTAATAAAAATCCATCATTTCCCACATACTATGGTTCGTGTAATGGTTTAGGAAATTATAAACATGATATAAGTGAAGATATAGATGAATTTGAAAATCATGAAGGGTTTCATAAAGTTAATAAAATAATCGATATAGAAGAATTTTGTAGTAAAGATGATTTTGATGATTCAGATGATTCAGATGATTCAGATGATTCAGATGATTCAGATGATTCAGATGATTCAGATGATTCATCAAATAATGATTATATAGCTACTTTCAAAAAATTTCCAGTAATTCACCTATTTATTGAAACTCTGGAGGGAACTTTAGAAGATATTATTCAAAAATATATGAACTTAGAATTATTAAGAAGTTGTTTATTTCAAGTTACATTTGCTCTAATCTACCTTCAAAAGCATTATTATTTTACACATAATGATTTACATATCAATAATATAATGTATGTAAAAACAGATAGACCTTTCTTATACTATAAATACAATAATCAATACTTTAAAGTTCCTACTTTTGGTAAATTATTTAAAATAATTGATTTTGGAAGAAGTATTTTTACATTCAGGAAAAAAACTTATATGAATGATGTTTTCTCAAAATATGGTGAAGCAGAGGGTCAGTACACGCATCCCCCACAAGTTAGTTTCTTAAAAACTGAATATAAAGATATGGTTTATCCAAGTTATCATTTTGATTTATGTCGTTTAGCAATAACTATGATAGATGAAATACGATATAACCATGATGATGATTTAGAAGATGAAGAATATTATCAGAATTTCTTAGATTTCTTAAAATTCTTGGTAACAGATAAAAATGGTACAAGGTTAGATAAAGAAAAAGATAACTTTGATTTATATATTAAGATTTCCAGGGACGCATGTAATTGTTTACCTAAAGATGTTATTGTAAATCCTTTTTTCCATTGTTACAGAGTCAAGAAGAAACAATTCCCTAAATCAACTTATTATTCGGTTTAAAATGGACATTGTCCACCTTTAGTTTCAACTACTTTAGTAGCAGACATTGTAGGGGTGTTGCTACCACTCACCATTATTTTTCCTACAACTATTATTACAAAACAAAGTATGAATAATATAATCATATCATTTAATTTATCTTTTTGTTCTTGTTCTGATTTGTTTCTATTTTTAGAAATAATATAAGAAATAAATGTTATCAATGTGCTGGTAACTAAACCAAAAATAAATGGATTATCAAACATGTTATAATCATACATTATAGAATATTTTACCGTATTATACTTACTTCATTAATTTTATTTCACTCATTCTTTTAAAATCATTCTTTATCACTCATTCTTTATCACTCATTCTTTATCACTCATTCTTTATCACTCATTCTTTATCACTCATTCTTTATCACTCATTCTTTATCACTCATTCTTTATCACTCATTCTTTATCACAAGCATCTTCAAATAATGTATATTTAGTTTCTTCTTTAATAGGTTCCATAGGGTTTAAAGATGGATTAGCCATTTTTTGAATATCACTAAAGAAAATATCTAATGATTTAGTATCATCTATTTGTTCTTCTTTTTTATCGATACTTATGACTTCCTTCATAACATCTGCGTTTGTAGAAATTATAGATGGTGGAGTTAGAGGATCTTTAATAACTATAGTTTCATTAGATTTAGTAACAGTATTTTGATTGGTATCTTTAACTTCTTCTACTTTTCCTTCGCCTTTTATACCTGAATATAAATTATCAAATGAAAATGGTGATGTTAATGCTGATTTAACTGGTTCTGGTTTAGGTGAACCTGGATTAGTTGAAGGGGTTTTAACATCGCCTTCTTTTTTAACTACTGTTGCTAAAATATTTGTATTAGAATTATTTGTATTAGAATTATTAGTTGAACTGGAACTATTAGAGTCCCCTAATTTATCAATTTTAACCGTGGGCGCTAAAGATGGTGTAAGCCTTTTATCCATACTTAATTCTTTTACCATGTTTTCTAATTTATTATCATTATTATCTGATTTGGTGGGTGATACAATATCAGTATTATCATAAGATGGTTCTACAACAGGTTCAGTTATGTCATTTAATACTATATTTTGAGTTGCTTTCTTTATTTGATCTTCATCTGGATCTTCTGAATCTCTAAAAGGTGATGTATCAGGTGTTACGTATGTATTATCTGGTATAGCATCTATAGATTGTCCAGTTATAGTATTTTCAATTGTGTTATGTGTATTTGTCTGTGAATTATTGAATGTAGATAATTCAACATCTTCTTCTTCTTCTTTATTAAAAATAGATGAAAAATTATTAGTATTTCTTTCAACCTTTTCTTCATCATCTGTTTCATAATTAGAATCATAATTTGTTTCATTATTAGTATCATTATTAGTATCATTATTAACTTGTGACGTAGCTTTACGTATTTCATCAACTAATGTCTTCATATCTAATTGATTTTGCGGTTGTTTTGGTTCATTTGCATTTTCTAAATGTTCTCTTAATATTTCTTTAATAGGTAATTGTCTTCTAATTGTATCTTCAATTGTTAATTTAATCATATCTTCTAATTGTTTCATATTTCTTTGATATTCATGACCAGGAATATTGTCATCAAACAGATAAGGATTTTTCCATACCTCTCTAGCTATATTTATGTATGATTTATGAATAAATGTAGTTGTTTTAGGTATAGTTACATTAATTTTATTAAAATTATGATTAGAACCTATAGACATTAAAATTCTTGTATGACTAATAAATACTGCTGTAAGCAATTCATCTAACCAATCACATTTAGAAGACTTCTCAATTCTGTCAGTTTCTTTTTGAATTATTTCTGAATTCCATTTTGGGACTTGTTCTAATAAAGACCTAAATAGTGTTACTATAGGAACACGTTTTTTAACATAAACTACTTTAGCATCATCGTAAATAGACCTAACACCATCATAAATATTCATATACAGAATATCTACTAATTGCTTAGTATATTCTAACTTAGCTTGACTGAATATAGGGACATTAATATCATCCATTCTTTAATGATTAGTAAATATTTTATTTATATAATTGAAACTAAAATATATTATTAAACAGAGGACATCTCTTCATATTTTAATTTAATAATAAGAGCCTTTATATTTTCTATATTGATATCTTTATAAATAGTATTATTTACCCTAAGTTCAACCCTACCACCTCTATCATTCACCTCAAAATAATATGTATAAGTAATGTTGTAGTCACGTTCTAATTTAGATACACCATCAAAGCTATCTTTTATTTTCGTAAACTCTTGTACGATACTAGCTCTAACACTAGTTATTAAATCTGTATTAGTATTTTCAATTATATAATTAGGGGTTTTAAAGTTAATGTTAAACTTGGTATCATTATACTTAAATTCTAAATAAGTAATAATTTCCTCGTTCACTTCCTTTAGTTCCATCCCCGAGACATCCATTTTAATTGTTTTCACTTCTCCTCCTATGAACTTTTTTAATTTACGATTAGAATTCTTGAATTTATTATTTCTTTTCTTAGTATTCCTATAATTATTAGTTCTACGCTTATAATACCTACGTTTAGAATTCATACGTTTAGAATTCATACGTTTAGAATTCCTATATTTATTACCCCTACGCTTAGAATTACGCTTAGACAAATTCTTTCTACCCATTTATATATATATAGATATTATTCTCTTTCACCATTTAGTAATCTTAAAATCATTAGAAATAAATTAATAACATCTAAGTAAAGCGAAACTGCTGCTAAAACATAATCATCTATGTGAAACATTATTTTGTTATGTTCTCCACCCACTATTAACTGTGTATCATAAACAATATAGAACGAGAATAATACAGAACCACCCACAGCATAAACTATATTTAAGGTATTGTAATTTGTAAAAGAAACAAAAATTGATAATAACACGAGTCCAAATAATCCTGCTAATAAATACCCACCTTTATCAGTATAATCATATTTTGTTTGGATAGCATAGATAGATAATCCTGAAAAAATACTTAAGGTTGATATCCCTGAAAGTAATAAAGTATTTAATTTATAGGCTATCCCAGTGTAACCAACTATATAACTCATTAAAAGTGTGAATACGGATAAATAAATATATGAATATGGTTTCCTTCTAAGAGTATCTTGATAACATGATAACATACATGTCATAGTTAGTAGTAATATTACAACAGGGAACATTAATGATGTTCCTATAGGTGATAACATAAACTTTTGAACTGGTTCAAGTTGGTTACAACACCCTATAAAGATACTTGTTACCATTAATTGTAACCATAGCACCAAATATACTTTTGATACAAAATTAGTTCTTACTTCAGATGATGATATTGGTGTGAGTAATGTGAAATCATTATTTATATTATTTACTACTTTAGCTTCAATAACATTATTTGAATTATAGTTAGGTTTCTCATTTATAGGTGTATATGGTCCCTCTGGTGCTTTAGGCATTGTTCTCATCTAAATTAATTTTAAGTTAAATGTTTAAATACATTATGATAAATTATTGATACCATATTTTTTCAGTATTCTAATATATTCATCTCTGCTATATGATAATTTTAATTTATTCTTTTCATTTTGGAATGCTAACCAACTTTTATTGAAATTATTACGATTAATTACATGTAATTTATGAAATATATGAAATCTCAATAAAGATATGTAATTAACCATTTTATAAATAGTAGATAATAAACTTTAAATTTAATTATAAGAAGTCAAAAGATATTCTATACATTTTAGTATCTGATCCCTGAGATTCATAAAAAAATTCATTTAACATAATAGCATCTGTTATTTTTTCTTGATTTTTAAAATAATCTGGAAATTTAAATTGATAGGTAGATAAGTCAAACACTTCTATATTAACTTCATAATCTATGCTTTCAAAGTATCTTTTCATTAATTGAATATTTTCTTCAGTTAATTTAGTTAAGTCTACTTTACCGTCTGAATCTGACCATAAGTGTTTTAAACCCCCTACATAAATCATTAACAACTGTTCAAATAAGTGGAGGTGAACGTTCTTTTTAGGTGGAATATCAGGACATTCTAATTGTATAGAAGCCTTTTCTTTGGGTTCGCTATCAAACATATAGATAATAAAACCATCTGGTTCTTCTTCATCAATAATTGTTGTCATTATTAATAGTTATTAAAATATAAATTAGTAAAAATACGTAATTATGATACACAACCTACGGCTTTACATTGTGTTGGACAAACGTCATATAAACTTATTCTATCTTTCATATTATCTATATTATCTATTTTATCTTGTCTATTTTCATCATCATCTGGTATATCTTGTTCTGTTAAAACTTTTTCTAATAAAAAGTAACTTTTACAATGTTTTATCATTCCTTCATTTGGATCGCTTACAGCTGTAGGCAGGTGCTCAACACCGGCGATTCTACCTTTGTCTAGTAATTCATAAGATCCAGCAGAACAACTATCTCCATCTATTATGCTTGCATATGTTTCACCAGTATCACTTAATGGTAAATCTTTGAAACATCTACAATTATTATCATCATTTAAAGATATATAGTTAGTATCAGATGTTGTTTTTATACAGTAATCAATACATGCTTCTTTAGCTTTTGTTTTATTATCATCATCATCATCTACATTAACTTTGTAGCATTTATTAATTACGTTAGAACCTGTTTCTTTATTTACTAAACAGTTATCTTGAATATTGTTTAATAAATTATTATTATCATTATTAGTAATTTGTTGTGCGGTGTTACCGTCAGGCGAAGATAGAGTAGTTAATACATTATTAATATTTAAACCTTCACTAGGAATATTCATTAAATTATTTATAATATTTATAGGAGTTGAATTCAAGGTTATTTCTCCATTATCTATATCACTTATAGTTATACCACCCATACAATACATAGGTTCTTCAGCACCCGTTTTTGATAATAGTGGTATTTCTAGTCCTTCTTCAGCCCAATCGGTAACATTTGTGGTATCATCATCCTGATTACGTACAGAAATTGTATTATTATCATTTACAACAATATTAGCATTTGTTATACCTGTTGTTATATCCGTTAAACAATCATTGCCTCTGGTTGATGAAATAAAAGGAGTTATATTATTATTATAAATAACTATTTTGTCTGATATATCATCTGTTAATCCAGTTATTAATGGTTCTAAAGATGTTAAATTTGTAATGATATTAGATATTTCTAAATTATTTTCTGAATCTAGATTATCACTATTATTTAGTATAAATCTAGATAGGTCACTATTTAAACTAATTATAACATTACCCTGAATAGTCTCACCACTATTAATTAAATTAAATATATTATCTTTAGTTTCTATTATATTTCTAATTTCTACAGAGTTTCTAAATTTATTTTTAAATTCATTAAATTGCATGTTAATGGTATTCATTAGATCAACAATTTGAGTAACATTATTATCAGCATAATATGATGGTTTCAAACACCACCTTTCTTCAGCAGGTCTAGGTTGATAGTCTAGAGTATTATATTCATGTCTAGATGAATCAGGATCTGGTATATTATCACAACTAAATTCATATGTAGGGAATAAAATACTACATTCACCATCAGTTTCACATTTTTGTTTCACGAATGTTCTAACTATGTTTGTACTATTTATATTTACAGTATTAGTTGTATCATCGCTATCATCATCATCATCTTTAATATCTTTAATTGTATAATTACACCCTAGTTCACTACCATTACATGAAAGAAAACTATCAGCTTTATCTGATTCTTTATTAACACATTTATCACCTTGAAATTCGCAATTATCTATTTGATCACACTCATCTTCATCATAAATACTGCAATCTAAACAAGAACTAATAGAACCTAATAACATGTCATATAAATCTTCAACAGTTTCAAGTCGGTCAAAAATATTTACTATATCATCTTCTTCATCTCTAGTTAAACTTTCTCTAACGTCCATAGTATCTTCGTCCCCTACACCTAACCCTAACCATTTCCTTGAATCGTCTATATCAACTCTATCAAAATCTTCACCCGTTCCACCTGAGTAAAGGGCAGAATTATCCATGGGTGCTATAGAAACTGTTGTATCAGCACAGTTACCACACGTTTCTAAACATCTTTCCCAACCCTCTTGTTGTAATGGATCCATATCATAACAGCTAGCAGAATTACCTATATCTTTACAATAATTTTTCTGGCCATCTTGATCTAATGTATACCATTGTGGATCATCTATACAATTAGTAAAAGAATTTAAATTTATGATACCTTCAACTAAACAGTGTTTATTGACTAAATAGACAATAAACAAGGTAAATATAAAACAAACTATTTTTTCTAGTTTCACCATATAATATATAAAATAAAATTAAATTAACTAATAAGCAAAAGAATGTAATGATTGTGTATAAGGATTATGTTTAAACGGATCTAGTAAGTCTCCTTCTATACGATATGCCAATTTATCATTGTCTAAAGTATCTTTACTACGAGTTAATTCACATGGTTGATCTTGTGGAATAACTTGATAAACTCTGTCAACGCCCGTTTGGTGGTGTGTGAAATAATCAGATTCAATTTTTTTGATATCAACATTCATAATATCTCCACCATTAGAAATTTTAGCAGATTCTCTGGTGGGTTCTCTACCTTGTGCTATAACCTCTTTATTTATATTTAAGTCTGCTCTATAGTATTGATCCTGGGCCATCTCTTGTAAAGTGGAACCTTGAGCATTACCCGTATATTCAAAATGGTTACATACTTTGAGATCAGCTCTATCAAATTGGTCTGAAGCTGTTTCTTGTAATGTAGAACCTCTGGCATTACCGGTATAATCAAAATGATTACACACTTTTAAGTCCGCTCTACTATACTGGTCGTTATCTGTTGGACCATCTGGACCACTTACAATACCATTATGTTCATAATTAACTGTTTCATTTACTGTTGTTTTAGGTAGATCTTTTAATCTTTCTTCGGGTCTTTTTTCTTCCATAGAGAAGAATCCATCTGGATTAGCTGGATCTAATGTTGTTTCTTTAACTGTTCGTTTAATACCATCTTGAAGTTGAACTGTTTGATCTGGTACATTAGATAATAAATTACTTTGATGAGTCCTTTCACTTGTTACTTCTCTTTCATTAGCATATACATTATAAGAATCCATTCTATGGTCACCATCTGCATAAACTTCAGTCCCTATAGCATTCCTAATAGTATCTGATTCTAATTGCTGTCTATCTGATTTCTTAAACATTGGTCTTTTTTCTTCAGACATATTTACAGAAGAACCAGGGACACCTATTTCTTGGCGATTTAGATATTGTCTATTAGTTTCAGGGAGTATTTGAGCTGGTCTAATCTGTGCTGAGGTAGTTGACCCAGTTGTAACTAACCATTGGCCAGCATTTTGTTCATAATCTTGATTAGGTAAATTCTTAAAAACTTGACCTTCAACACCCCTTTCATCGACACCTTTACCCGCAATAACTTTCCCTTCAAATGTTAATTTAGGATTACTTAATGCTCTAAGATTATCTATACCATTCCTTTGAGCATAAATATCGCCAACATCTCTGTTCACATCACTGTTTCTATCAATATGTGCTACTCTTTCTTGTTCAAAAGGTAACTCACTTGTTCTATACATACCTGAATCATATCTATTTTGTTCCATGGCTGGACCTGTATCACTTAAACCAAATGGATTACCATTTACAAACGGTTGAGGAGCACCATTTAGATTCACTCCATTATGTCTAGCATCTCTATGAGTATACCTATAATCACTCATACCTTGGTGTCTATCTAAACCGGTACTTCTAGCTAGGTCTACTGCAGACGGTCCATCGCCCCTATAATATGGTTCCACTTTAATACCTTGATCATTTACTAAAAAATTATCTTTATTAATAGGGTTGCCATCTATACCCATTACAATATCTGATTTAGGTTCAATCTCTTTAAGTTTAGCATTATAATCTGATACCATATTACTTTGATTATTTAGAGTTTGGTCAAAATTCTTATCTAATAATAATTGTTCATATTTCTTTGAATCAAGATAATTATTTATATCATATATTGATGAATTAGAACCTTGTGTTACTCGAGGTCTAACATTAGTCTCTATACTTCTAGATTGTTCTTCTTCTTCTTTATTTTTATTCATTAGATAACCAGCACCCGCCAATCCGAGTAAAATTATTCCTTCCATATATACTTGTTATAGAATATAATTTATTTTAAATTAAACATCTTCTTCATTTCTAAAGGAATATTATTATTATTAAAATATATCATCATTATATCATCAAAATGACCTAATAACTTGAAATGTAAATTATTTTCATGAATTAAGAATATAGTATTTTTATTCATATCATAAATATTACCCAATATATATGGTTCATATACATCTAGTATTTCATTTTGTGATAATATATATATATTTATATTGAATACATCCATAATAAGTTGAAGTAATAAGTGATCACCCCAATAAGAGTGACCAGTTTTACAAATTTCTTCTTTAAATTTTTCTAAGGTATCTATTTCATATGGATCCCATGATTCATCAAAATCGTCTAAATCTTTCATACAACGGTAACAACTTATAATATTATCAAATTGTTCTCTTGTTAAAGATTCAGCAACCAATTTACGGATATCACTTGAATCATAGAATTCTTCACATTTTGTATTAAGAGCATAACTTATACAATGGAATAAACAATCACCATCATCTCCACATTCTAAAGAGCCAAACAATGAGTTATTAGGGTAAGGGTTATGTAAACGATTCAACTTTCTTATCCATTGTTTATGAAGTTTATCCCAACCTAATTCAGATAACTTAAGGTGCCAGTTATGTTTTTTTACTTGTTTATCTTGATAAAATGTTTTATTATCTTTTATAACTATATTATAAGATAAGTAGTGCTCGTCCATATTATCTTAAGGAGTATTTTATTTTTATATAAAATACTGAATATAAAATTTAAAAAATTAATTAACATAATGTTTTATGGTTATCTAAAACATCTAATACGGTGTTTTTACCAATTCTTGAAAATGGTTCTAATGCCGTAGCTTGAGGATTGAGAGGTAATGCTTCCCATCTATTGATACCAAATTCTCTAAGGTCAAATGCTGGATTAGTTATACGCGTATTTTCTTGATTAAAATATCCATCGTCTCCATGTAATGGTTCTTGAAATGTCTTTTTATCGAATGGTGAATATTGGAGAAATATATTATTTGTATTTGGTCTAGACAAATTTAATAATTCTGAATGTGCGTCAACATAATCTGTATTAACACCTTGTTTATCTACATTTATATTAGAACCTGGTGCCCACGGATAAACAGGTAACTTAGTTTTTAATGATTCATCTAACAAATATAATCCAGGTCCAACTGATTGATCGTTCATAAGTTTATTTTGTTTTTCATCGTATGCTTTTCCAATTTCCATATATATAACTTAATATTTTAATTTACTATAATTTTTAGTTACTATAAATTTAATTTATATTTTGATGTGTTTTATCTTGACATCTTCTTAAATAATCTTCATTCCTTTGCATCTGTCTAGTTGGTAATCCGCCTCTTACCCATGAATCCATACTATTTTCTGGTATAATATGAACCGGGTTTTGAACTTCATCGCGTAGCTTTGGAATCATCGGTGTAAAGTAATTTCCAATAGTAACTCCTGTAAGCGAATTACATGCTCTATCATCACTAGCAATTATACCTGGTCTAATAACGCTTTCAGTATCTACATCAAAGAAACCTCTAGTTAAATCACCGGTAGTTAGATGTTCCCTTTCAACTAATTGATTGATATAATTTTTGTTTGTTAATAAATCATCACTTTGTCTTAGATTGGTATCATTATCAATTAAGCATCCCTTTTCACCCATCCAACCGACGCCACCATTAAAATTAACAGTTACCTGAGAAAGTTGAACATCACGAGCATCTTTTAATTCACATTCACAACCAAAAGTGTTATCTAAAAAATAATTACCCGGTCCTTTAGATTGAATTATATCAAGATCTACAGCAACGGGATCACTTTTTATGGATGCCTTATTATATAAATTGAATTCTTTTTTATCATTTTCTTGCTTCAAGCATTCACTTGGTTTAGAATCAGTTGATTCTGGATTAGCATGCGCTCTGTAACCTAATGGATCCATTATACCCTTTTCAACACTAGTCATTTATACTTAAATAGATATTTTTTATCTATATGTAAACAAAATTAAATTTAAAATAAATAATTAATTTTAAGGAATACCTTGACCACCTCCGTTCCCATCCCCTACTGCTAAACAAGCTAATCCATTACCTTCTTTACATGTATCGGTTGTTCTATATAACCAATTAGCAAAAGCAGATTGATCTGGTACACCTTCCCTATAAGGAACACTAAAAAATTGTCTCTGTGAATTTTCTTTACCAAAAATATCGGTATAATTCTTATATAATCCTTTATCAAATTCTTTTTCTATTTTTCTTTGAACACCTTTATTATCATAAGATGTGCATGATTTGGAAGGTTCTTTATCTGCCGCTATATCAAAATAAGGAGTATTCATAAAAGGGTTATCTTTAGTTGGGAGTTGACACCCTACATTATGTAATTGAGATGATACATCTACTGGTGTGGATTCTAATGGTATAGAAATATCATTTTTTAATTTATTTAAATCATTTTCTTTTTGTACGGATGAATTATTCTTAAAAATGAAATATGTAACTAATCCAACTATTAGTGGTAATGCTAAAATATTTGTATTTCTATTGTATAAATAAACTATGATAGTATAGTATAAACTAAATCTCATAATAGCATTTAATTTTCTAACCATATCATATTCTTTAACAGGGAATATTTCAAATAAATGTTTTTTTTCAATTAATATCTTAGGGTTGTTATACCAAAACGATGTATACATTATATATGATTAGATATTATTTAATTATCTACTTTATTTACTTGAACATTTTGTTTTTCTTTTAATTTTTTTTGTAATCTAGATTTTGTTTTATTACTTGTATGTGGATTATTATCTTGCGCTTGATTAATTACTTTAGAATTTGGTTGATTACCCATTTGCTGTGTCATTTGTTGAAACATTTCAGATTGACCCAATTGACCATACATGTTTTGTGCTTCATTAGTCATAGAATCTCTATCTAATTCACCACTTTCTACTTTAGTGTTAACAACATTATGGATAGTTCCCATTATCTTATTCATCGCACCACCACTCATTAGATTGCTAAATAGTTCCATCGGATTATCTGAATCTGAACCACCTAACATACTTTCAATGTCTAATTCTTTAGAAACTTGTTCTGCTAATTTTCCGATTTCACTATTATTCATAATTTGTTCGAATGGATTAAGAGGTTCAGCTGATTGATCTACACTACTTTGAGTATCACTACTTTGAGTATCGCCTATATCTTGAGCAATAGGTTCTTTAATATTATCAGTCATTTTCTTTATTTTTTTAACATCAGATGCGATATTTTTATCTTTAATATCGGCTTGATTATTTTCGGATAATTCTGCTAAAGCTGTTTGTAAATCTTTATTAGAATTATAATTCATAGATATTAAGCAAAATGTTTGTAGGTATTTCCAAATACTTTCTTTAGTTTTATAACTTATGTTATTGGTCCAAATATTTTTAAAAGAAATATCTGTTAAAATTAATGGATCATCAACAAACATATTATCATCTTTATTGGTAATTCTTTTATTTAATTTATGAACTCTTTCTAAAAATTCTTTTAAAAGTTCGCATTCATCTATAACACACGTATCTAACTTAATTATAGAACCATAAATATCTTCTAATTTAATTTTATATTCAGGAAAGACTTTAATTATATCATTAATAAAAGACTTAAAAACCGATAAACATTGATTGTTTACATCCATTTATTATAAAAGAGATAAATAAAAAATATAACTTAACGCAATTATTTTATAAGTTGTCTTTCGGCCATTAACCTTTCATATGAAGAATCCATCTGCTGTAACTTTTCTGTCCTCTGAAATTCATCGTTACTTTGTTTCATAGGTACTTTATGGACAGAATCGATGGGTATTTTATCATCATTGTCCGAAATAAATGAAAACCTTGTATCGTCTATTGTATCCATTCTTTTAGAACAATCATCACTTGCTTCAGTGATAGGTGAAAATGAACACCCTCCATCGGGACACCACCCTATTAATTCATCTACAGGATCTTTCTTTTCTGGTTCTTGACCAATACTTTTCATAGATTCATGGTTAGGTCTCCCTACTGTCTGTTGTTGATTTGATAGTTGAGAATTTTGAGGTGGTCCTTGTTGAGCTTGTTGAGGAGGTGCTTGTTTAGGATGGTACTTATCTTTGAGTTCTGGATTTTGTCTAAATATTTGTTCAACTAAATTATTCATGTATCCAAATACATCATCATTCTTTATCATTTGTTGATTTGCTACTAAAGTAGGAACAGTTTCGATATAATCAGGGAACTGTTGTGTTTGTATATCAACTATTCTAAATTGATTCTTTAGGAATTCATATCTATGAAGTCCAATCAATAATTTCTTACAATGAGGGCAAGCACGACTTATGTAGATAATTCTATCACTCATTTATCTATATAAAATAAATAATTAAATGATGAATAAACATACACATTATGCATATTGTTTGATTGCAAGGATTTTGTTTAAATTCTTTCTAGAAATATCATTACCTGACGCTAAACTGTATATAACGTCCGCCATAATTGAGATTACAAACATTTGATTAACATCAAAATTAGTTTGATGAAGTTTAGTTTTAAAACGTTGAATTTCTTCTTCTTCTTCTAGTGCACCTTTCGATTGGTCAGGGTTAAGTGGTGCTGGGCGCGCTGGGCGCGCTGGGCGCGTTGGTTTATCAGCGCCTCCTATGACTTTTTTTATACGTTTTGTTCTACGTTTAGCATTCCGTCTGATACTTCTTCTAGGCATTATATATATATATATATAATATTAAATTTGATTTAAAAATATAAAAACAAGTATATAATATAATATGCCTTCTTTCTCTGTAAATATATCTACCTTAGAATCTAAGAAAGGAGCACTTGAATTTACACTTGATGGAAATGATGAATATGGTTTAGACAAAAGTATTGTAAATAGTTTAAGAAGAACTTTAATGTCTGAAATACCAGCTATTGCTTTCCGTTTTGATGAAGAACAAAAGAAAGATATAGTTATTCAAACTAATAATACTTCATTACATAATGAGTTTATCATGCAAAGGTTAGCTATGATTCCACTATACTTAGATCCTAAAAAATATGAAAGTCAATATCTATTTTACTTAAATGTCAAACATGATAGTTCTGAACCATTTAAGTTTGTAACAACTGATGATATTCAGATTCTACCACTTAAGAAAGGTGTTAAACCAAGTGATTCGGTTGAGTTAGATGAGTATGATATGAATAAACCTTTGTCTAAACAAGAACATGATGAAATTTTAAGAAAATTTGAATTTAGAGGATCACAATATCCTATATTATTGACAGAACTTAAATCAACAAATGTTGAAGGTCAATTCCAAGAATTAGTCTTATATGGTGTTCCAAGTGTTTCGGATGGTAGGGAGCATGCCGCATGGAAAGCAGTTTCAGATGCGACTTATGTATTCTTGGAAAATGAAGAATTGTTCATCAAAGTAGCAAATGACAAAGCAAATCAAAAAGGTATAGTAGAAGATAAACCTAGAGAAGAATTTATAGAATCACTACGTATATCGGAGGGAGAAAGGTACTATTTTAGAGATGCTAATAATGAAGCCAATCGTTATAAATTTACTATAACATCACAACATAAATATACATCAAGTGAATTATTTCAATTAGCTAATGAAATTATGATTGAAAAACTTGATACACTAAAAGATCATTTCATTAATTTGGTAAAAGGTGGAACAACTTCAATAATTTTTGAACCAACAGATGTAGAAAATTACTATTTACTTAAGTTATGTGGACAAAATGATACACTTGGAAATGTTTTACAATCTCATTTAGTAAATCATTATACAGAAGAAGATAGTATTTTAGGATTTTGTGGATATAAAAAATCACATCCACTTGAAGAATATGTAAACTTATATATTGGATTCAATCCAAAAAATGAAGTCTTTAAACAAAGTGAAGAATTTAAGTTAAATGCTTTGGTTAAATTTATGGACGATGTATTAGAAGATTTAATGGGTATTTACAGAGAAATTTTGACAGAAGCTAGGAAAACACTTTGAGTTTATTATAATTTAATTAAATAAACGGTAGTTTGATGCATTTATCGTGAGTATTCTGTTTTGCGCGTGAGTCATGAAACCGGTGCCGCTCAGCGTCAAGATGTGATTTAATATAAATTAAAATTTATTTCAATTTCTTATCATTGAATTAACGGACTCAACAAATCGGTGCACTCACCGTGAAGTTTTCGTTTAGTATCTGAGCTGTAACCGCTCTGCTTCTTGATGTAGTCTACCATAAAATTTATAATTTCTTTCATTTTATCAGGAGTTATATCCCCCTCGAAACGCACCTCCTTCATCTCAACACGATCCGGCTCATATTTCTTCTTGAGGGCTATTCGCTCTTCCTCCCGCACCGCCTTCGCCGCATTCACCTTTAGGTTTCTTTCTTTTATCGCCGCAAAACGTTCCTCCTGCTCATGTTTCGTCTTGAGGGCTAATCGCGCTTCCTTCCGCGCCGCCTTCTCCTCCCGAGCGAACGCTGCATCTACGGCCGCTTCCGCCTCCTGTTGCTGCAGGGTCAGCTGTGGCTGCTGCTCCTCCTCCTCCCTCGGCGACGGCTCAAAATGCATGGAGCCGCCTCTAATAATCTTATTTCTACGCTTAGACAAATTACTTCTACGCTTAGACAAATTACTTCTACGCTTAGACAAATTACTTCTACGCTTAGACAAATTACTTCTACGCTTTCCCATTTTATATTTTAATATAGATTTTAATATAAGTAATTCTAGGATATTTAGGATACCCACCATTTATATCATCTGTGTAAATTGTTACATCTATTATTATTCATTGCTAATAGACTGTATCACCGCTAATAGCCATCAACAGCGGCCTGAATCACACTTTCGATATCTTCATACTCTGTTGTTTTAAAATCACCTTGATATAAGTATTTTTTTTTGGATAGTATAGTTTTGATACTAGGGATAATCATTAGATCCTTAATAATATTTAATAATATTATTATATATGCTTTATTTTGTGATATTTTTATTGATGTTTCTGCTGATGTACCCGCCCCCCCCTTAATAACTTTAATTTACGATTAGTATTTCTATGCTTAGTATTTCTACGCTTAGTATTTACACGCTTTCCCATTAATTTATATAATAGATTAGATATTATTTAGAGCGAAGCATATCCGCTTAGGTTCTAAGTTATAAACAAACATTTTAACATCTTCCCAAGAAATTCCTTGTTTATCTCTTAAATATACGCCATGTAACTCATGAACAAAAGGTTTCAGAACATAAGGAACATCTGATTTTTCAATATTTTTATAGATAAATACATTTCTATAATAGTGTTGAAGTTGTTTCGTTAATTCATGGACCTTTTTCCTAAAGTCATCATAAATATGTCGGTTTTCAGGAAAGTATTTAAGGTAATTAGTTAGGTGTCCAGATTTTCTCAATTGTAGATAATTAAGTAAATGATTATTAGTATTGGGTTTAATTGTCTCAATAAATTTACTGTCATCGGTTAACCATTTATAACGATTAGATCCCTGAACAAAGCTATAACCTTTGTATAAGTATTTAACATTGAAAATACTATGATTCCAACTAATTTCTTTTTGTAAGTTTTCTTTATCAAGTGGTTTATTTGTTTTATAATATTCTGATTCAGTTAATTCACTTATAATATTATTTTTTCTCACCTCAACAAGGTATAATTCGTTTTCTTCTACCGGTATAATAATTCTATTCTTTTTATGTCTCATTACAAATGAATGTGTAAGATCATTATCTAGTGAACTAAAATCAAAATTAGGAGAACATTCATCAAACATATCTTTAAAACTAATATCAGATTGCCATTGATTCTTACATCCTATATTTGAGCGAGTGCTCATTAACCATTCCCCATTAAAGTGAAATAAATTAACCATAGTTCCGTCTACTAGTTCAGATACACTATCAAAGGTTAATGAACTAATATCATCAAAATTTACTATTTCTTTGGATTTGACAGGAGGACAAAATACTACAACATTATTTACATAATCTATGACTAAACCCCTACAACGATTTAACCATGGTTTATTGTCATTATATTCTGAACCAAACTTTCTTTTCACAACCATTAAATTTAAATTTGGATATTTACGAAACACTACTTTATTTTTCTTAAATTCATTAATATAATCACCGGATTCTACTAGTTGAAAAATATCCATATTTGTATATATAAGTTATCATTTAATTTTAAATACTTTGTTAAAAAAAAATATAAATTATAATATAATGAGTAAGAATACAGGAAGAAAGAATATTAGAAGAAAGAATATTAGAAGAAAGAATAATACCAGAAGATAGAATAATACCAGAAGAAAGAATAATACCAGAAGAAAGAATACTAGAAGAAAGAATACTAGACGTAATGTTAAAAGTAATTTTAAGAGAAAGGATAATAGTAGAAAATATTTTGGAGGTGATGTAGTGTTGGCACCTGGTTATGATGAAACTACTAAAAAATTTAATGATTTAAATCAGGACAAAAACGAACCGCCTATGCCGACCTCGTGGTGGATAAACATGGATAATGTTGAATATCATAAAAAATATATTCATAATTTCAATACGGTTCAAAATGCTATGAATATGTTTAATGACGCATTAACACAAGAACAAATACCTAAGGAACAATTTATGTGGCCTGATGGAATTATTAGAAATAAAGATGTATGGGGTATCCCAGCAACTCTTAAAATACAAAAAAAATGGAACGATGATCCAGGTTCTACTCCGCTGGATGAATATCACGATTATAAGGTATACCTAAATAATAGTGAACCTGGTTATAAATATATTATTGTATACAGATATCCTAACAAAGATATGTATTATATTATTAAAGATAATGAACAAATATTAACAAATAAATATGGAATACCTGTTGTCAGAAATACATGGACAAGAAAGGTTGAATATCATAGTTTACAAAAACCTGATATAAAAGTAAATGCGACGGGGGAAATATTAACTAATCAAGAAATTATAAATTCTTTTGAATCAAAAGATGAATTAAGAGATTGGGCGGAAAAAAACAAGGTAAATGGATTACCTGGTAAAATGAGATCAACGTTAATTCCTTTAGAAGAACTAAAACAAATTTTGTTGAATTTAATTTAAGATGATATTCCATCTTTATTTACTGTTGCATGAAGTAAGTAAAACTGATTAACTTAAAATTAATATATTTTTAATAAATATTAATAAAACTATTTATTAATATTTAAGACTTTGTTAAAATCAAAGTTATTAAATCTATACATAGTATATATGGAGGAAGAATTATTTTTAAAAACAATTAAACCCACTACCAATGAAACATACGCCATCCTCTTAGATAAAGTTAAAGATAGTTTTGTAGCCGAAGTGATAGAAATTAATGAAAGTGAGAGTTATGCGATATTTAAAACAGATGCTGATAAAGAATTGAAATTTTTGTTAAATTATGATGATTTAATATTAAAATCTGATGGTAACTATGAAATTTTAGATATAGAGCGTGTTATAGCCTTTGATTTAAATATTCTTAAAGATGATATACAACAATTAGAAAAGCAATTAACATCAGATATTGTTGATGGATTAGATATTTCATTAGAAGAAATCAATGAAAAAGAAAAAGTTTATACTAAAGTTGAAATTAGAGAAGATTTATTATCATCATTAATCCACAGTTTTAATGGTTATGATAATTTACAAATAATTAAGAATTTAAATGATACAGTAGATAACTTAATCGAACTAATTAATAAAGAAGATAAACCTGTTTATTTATATAATATTAATAATGATAGAGCGTTACCAAAATGGTTAACACCGGTAGTAGATAATCCTATGAAACAATATGGTAACATTGAAGGTCTAATAGAATTTTTTGATATTAATGAACAAGAACAATTACAATTTAATCAACTGAATCAAATGTTATATCAATCACAAAGACCCATTGAACCCAGTTTATCAGATGTAGGTTACACAACAAATAAAGTATCAACATATTTAAGAGATTGTTTAACCAATTCAACCTGTATATCAAGTCAAGGTAGTTACAGTTATGATATGCGTAAAAATAAGAATAATACAGGGACACAAATTGATAATAATATTAATATTATTCATCCAGCAGATTCTCTAAATGTTGTTGGTTTGTTGTATTTATCTGATACGGAACTTAGACATACACTTCCTTATAATTATAATTTATTTACATTAAATGAATTAGTTTTCTTAAATTCTATTAATAAATTATTACCTTATAAAACCCTTAAAGATTCTATGATAACAAGTTTATCGCTAACAGATGATTTTGTCTTAGATGAAATTAATCAGAATATATTTTACACTTTTACAAAGAGGTATGAAACTAAAGAAGAATTTATTGATATTCTTAAGAAAATTACCCCTTCTACCAAACAATTGATAGATAACATGAGTAGGGAGTTAAGAGCTACTATTCTTAATTATAAAGATTTTAAAACACATTGTATCCAATATGAAATAGATCCTTACTGTTTAGAATCTGGTGATATTAAATTAGTAAATGAATTAATTTCTGATAATGTTAAAAGGTATTTAGATTATAACTCTTCATTAAAAGAAATTACGATAGATGAAGTTCTACCTAAGCTACCCTTAGAATTGAAGATGAAAATGGCTCTATCATCTATTCTTTCAATGACAAATATTCCTTTGAGAAATGAATATATTCAAAAATACATTAAAATTTATACAAGATCGGCGAGTGGCCCAGATGAAGATAATCTTTGGTTATACAATAAATATACAAATCAAAGAGTTCTATGTAAGCACTATGAATTATTATCGATATATCATTCTAATAAAGATGCATTCAATTCAATGATAACAGTTTATGGTGGGGCAGCAGCAGATGGTGTAATACACTGTAAGAACTGTGGTGAATACTTATGTAATGAAGAATTTTCATTATTTGAAGGATTTTCGGATGAACAACCTAGTTCATCTAGAGATGAACTTATAGAGGATATAGATTTATTAAAAGAATATAAAGAAGATGATATTTTACTGGTTAAATTAATAGCATCCTCTATTGGTACTAATTTAAAAGAAGAAGATATACAGTTAGTACTAGAAATATATAAAAATATAAGTAATGATATTTTAGCTAATGTTAGATATAAATCTAAAAATATAACTGTTACTGATGAACATCCCAGAATAAAAGAAATACGTAAGAAATATGTGAAGGATAAAAATAAGAAAAAATTAATATCAGAAGAAGTTAATAATTTTCAATTATATATCAAAAATACGAATAAGATAATTATAATTCTATCTCTTTGTATTTTAGTAATCCAATCCGCTGTCCCCAGTTATGAAATTAAGAAAGGTAAATCTATATCATTTATAGAATTTAATGATAGTAATTCTTTAGAAACTGTGAACTACAATATGAAATATATAGATTTATGCATTCACAATACTGTTAAATTATGTTCAAATTATAAAAGTGACGGATTATGGAATCATTATAGATTATTATCTGAAGAATCTAAAACTTATGATGTATTAGATTTAAGAAAACAAATATTTAATACTATAAAATATTTTGTATCTCCACAATACCCTAAAATTCAAGATAAGTTAGTATCATATAGGACACATTTGTTGTCATCCCATAATGTATATGTTAATTATGAGTGGCCAACCTTCAAACCACTTGTAAAAGGTGAATTATCTACTACAGTTAATACCGTTTTAGAAGAAAAGGATAAGGACTTCAAAGACTACTATATATTAAATTACAATAACTATCCTGTTGAAAATGTATCACTTATAACAGATATCGATACATCTAAAAATATTCAACCTTATGAATTAGTTAATCTAGATGTATCTGAAATTATGGTGAATAAAGCATTTTTATTATTATTTGGAATTTCTGTTTCTAACTACGGTAGAATCCAACAAATTAATCACAGTATAGATATTCATATAGAACGATTTTTACAAACTGTTCAGAGAAAAGAAGAAATGATAGCTATATTCAAAAAATATAAATGGGAATCATCTTCTAAAACAGGGGGATTGTCATATAAAACTCTAAGAACTAAGATAATACCTGAAATTATTTCAACTTACTTGAAAATAGATACTGATTTATCACCATGCTTCTCCAATGAAAAAGTATGTAATCAATTTATACATACTAATGTCAATAATTATGATTTACATTTATTAAAAAGTAGATCAAAAAGGATTTATAATTACAAACCATTTATAGTTTATCCACAGGCTTCATTTGAAGAATTATCAGATGAATTTAAAGAAAAATTATTCAAACGTTATTGTAAAGATCCATCAGATAAAATTATTAAAAGATTCATCAATAATGATTATTTAGGTAAATACTTGCTACCAATAGATGGTGAAATAGAAGATAATACAACTATATATGAAAATAATTTGAGGATAGAAGAAAGTAATTTTAAAGAAATAATGAAAGCGGTTCAATGTGGATTACCTATTAAAAAATTTATTAAACCTAAATATTATGTTTTAGATGATTATAATGTTGATATCCATAATGTAAGTAGTGAAACAGTCTATAATTTATTAAGAGTTTTACAAGTTAATTCATTAGATTTATCTGATGAAAACCCTATTATCACATTATTTGTAAATATAGTGGGTAAAGATAATTATGATACTAATGAAGTATTATCAATACAAAGAGATATCAATAAATCAGTATCAGAATTATCTTTAGATGAATTAATATCAAGTTGTAGTAGATTCATTTCTAATGTGGGTAGAGAGGTAAAAATGTTGAAACGGTTTGAAAATATATTCATCAATACTACAACCAATATTAATATAAATGAAGAAGAACGGAAATTATTAGTAGGCAATGGTTTCAAATATAAAAATATGCGTGAATCAGATGTAAGTAAAGTATTTAATATGTTCCTTAAAGGTGAGAAGTTAACTACTGATTTATGTTTTCATTATTTATACACTATAGAATTATTAATAGCACGTTTATCTTTTAATTATCAAGCTGATCCTAAAATTTCAAAGTTTTGGAAATTACGTGTTAATGATAAACAAACAATGAATAACTATATGAAAAATAATTACGCATTACTACATCAAGATATATTTAGGAGGGACTCAAGTTATAAAGGATTTTTTAATTACCATGAATCATTATTATTTCAAGTATTACATGATTATATTAAACCATATCTTAAAAATATTGATACTATAAAGGTAACAGATCTAAAACTCATTAATCCCGTTATTAATATGATTATATCTAAATACGTTTTAATTTTATCATTATCTAAATTAATAGAATTTTATGATAAATTGAAGTCAGAAGATGATGAAGTTATTTCTGCTCTAGAAACAAAATATTTATCAGTTGAAGAAGAATTCAATCTGTATGTATGTATAAATACATTGGAAAAATTCATAATGGATTTATTTATCAATATTTTTGAAGTTCATTATGATTCCAGGTGGGTAGTCAGTAATTTAGATTCAGATGATTTAAGTAAAAGATTAAGTAAACAAAAAGAAAAAGAAAAACAACAGATTATACAAAATTTAGATACAATGAGTGATGAAAAACGTGCTTCAACTGTTGAATTACAGAAAATCGGGGTGGTTAGTATGTATCATCAATCAGTTAAAGCTAATGAAGGAAGAGTGATAGATGAATATTCTTCTGTTGATGAAGGATATGATGAAATTGATAATAAAGAAATAGTAGATGCGGCTATAAGTGTATCTACTGGTGAATTAACTGATTTACCAGTGTTAGGTAACTTAGATACAGTTCAAGAAGAAGGATATTACGATGAAAATGATTTCAATGAAGAAGGTGAAACAGGGGATGAATTACAAGAATTTGATCAAGAAGAATTATTAGATAATAGTTTTGAATTGTAAATAATATATATAATATATATATATGAATGATATAAAAGAGGAAAATGAGTTATATCCAAATATTCCACCTGTTAAAACTAAACAAGTTGAAAGTGTATTAGAAAATTCTGAACCAGGGCCACCTTCGTTAATTCCTGAAGATAAAAAACTCTATTCTCAATTTGATGTTAAACCTGAAATTAAAAATATATATGATTCTAAACAAAATAATCTAGATATTGAGGCAATGGCAAGACAAGAGGATGAATTTAGTCTTGATGCTCAACCAGCCATATCTGAACAAGGTGATATAGGTCTCGATGCTAAACAAGCTGTTCTAGGTAATGATTTAATACCTGATGCTCAACCAGCCATATCTGAACAAGGTGATATAGGTCTCGATGCTAAACAAGCTGTTCTAGGTAATGATTTAATACCTGATGCTCAACCAGCCATATCTGAACAAGGTGATATAGGTCTCGATGCTAAACAAGCTGTTCTAGGTAATGATTTAATACCTGATGCTCAACCAGCCATATCTGAACAAGGTGATATAGGTCTCGATGATAAACAAGATGTTCTAGGTAATGATTTAATACCTGATGCTCAACCAGCCATATCTGAACAAGGTGATATAGGTCTCGATGATAAACAAGATGTTCTAGGTAATGATGCTAAACAAGATGTTCTAGGTAATGATTTAATACCTGATGCTCAACCAGTTATATCTGAACAAGATGTTCTAGGTAATGATTTAATACCTGATGCTCAACCAGTTATATCTGAACAAGGTGATATAGGTCTCGGTGCTAAACAAGATGTTCTAGGTGATGATTTAATACCTGATGCTCAACCAGTTATATCTGAACAAGATGTTCTAGGTAATGATTTAATACCTGATGCTCAACCAGTTATATCTGAACAAGGTGAAGTAGGATTTAAAGATGAAGTAGGATTTAAAGATGAAGTAGGTCCTAAAGATGAACAATACTTTCAAGAAGTAGAATCCCACGAAGGATCATCTCCTGGTAATGATATACCTGATTCAGGTTCAGATATATTTATATCAGATATATCAAAATCAGATATATCAAAATCAGATGAACCATTAGTTGACATAAACACTAGTATGCCCTCTAATCAAACCTCTTCAACTATAGAAGGTAATAACCTTTATGAACACTTAGATATAGGTGATCAAGCTTTTGGTAATAAAAGATTAAATTCACCTATATATACTTCCAATCAAGCAATATTTAGTAATAGTAATTTAGACGGCTTTGAATTTAGAGTGCATGATGATACATTGTTAATAGATGAACCCGAAAAACCTAAGGTAAAAGTTAAAGAAGATGTTATGGATAAAGAAACAGTGGGTATATTAGGAAAATTAATGGATGAAATCCGCAGTTTAAAAGAAGAATTAAAAGAAGTTAAAACAATGGAAAAACGTAGATTCAAGAAAAAGAAAGGGACTGTTAGAAAAAAGAAAAAAGGAAAAATATCATTAAGGAAACGTATAGAAGAACCCGAAGTTATAGAAGAACCTGACATTAAGAGGTATTCAGACGTAGTGGAAGAACTAGAAGTAAGTGAAAAACCTAAAAAGAAACCGCGCGCAAAAACTAGAGCTAAAGGTAAAGATAAAAAAGATAAGAAAGATAAAAAAGATAAGAAAGATAAAAAAGATAAGAAAGAAAAAAAAGATAAAAAAAGTAAGAAAAAAAAACAAAAAAAGGAAGGTAAAAAAAGTAAATCTAAGAGCATTTTTGATGTTGATTTATTTAAAATTACCTGGGTCTGAAATTTAATATTTTATAATATAATGTGTATATGGAAATTTGTTTTACCAATTTTATTACTACTTTTGATATGTAACATTACTGAAGGATATCAAAATAATAAACCTTTGCCAGATAGACCCGATGAAATACAATTTTTAGCTTGTCATGATTATAGTTCTGAAACAAATTTAGGTAATAATAATTTTAAATTGAACAGTCATAAAATAGGTGTTCCATTGTCTGGCAATTATTCATCATTTTTAGATGCCTATGGTCTACGGAATTATGATGATTTTTTTCACGCACCTATATGTGAAAAAGATGATACTTTCAATTTTGAAGCAAATAATTCATTAGATTTCAGAGAAATACCTGATTCTACAGATTTAAATAAAGAAGAAATTTATAAAGAAGAAATTGAATTAGATAAATTTATAATAAAAGATCCTAATTATTTATTTGTAAATCCTAAATTCATAGGAAATAAAATATTATATCCAGAATTAGTTAATGAAAAATTTTTAATGTCACATAAGACACATGAAACTGAAACTCTACAACATCGTATGGATAAATCTTTATATGGTAATGATATTTAGTATAAAAATTTATATATATCTACATATATTGACTTAGTAATAAACGATATTTCTTTTCATTTTCTTTTAATTCTTTGGCTTCATCTACTTTATCTTGATAAAGATTAACTAGACCATAATGCTCTTCTTGTAGATTCGCCTTAGATTCTTCTAAAAGTTTAAGTTGTTCTGCTATCTTTTCAATAACTTTTTGTTGAGCCAAAACCGTTTTCTCTAATTCTGTTTTCTTTTCTTCACAACTTGTATTATTGCTTGGATCTACAAAGAATCTAGACCTGTAAACAACTTCTCCATCATCGTTCCTTACACAAGTCGGTACGCGCGCTCTAGTAGAACCTTTTTTTATAAATATAACATGATTACCCATACCATCGAATACTCCTCCATCATAAAATGCTTCATCTTCACCTTTAACAGTTATATACTTGATACGCAATCCTTTACTAAATTTGTATGGCAAACTTACTTCTTCGCAACCTTTTAATGATTGTCTAATAATATTAATATCAGTTATAGCTTCCATTTATTATATAAGAATACAATATTATCTATATTATATGGATATCCTTAAACCAATTTTAGATATTTACGATGAAAAAAATGTTTTAACTTTTTAACTCTCTTAATGTATTTACTAATTCATTTATTTGCATTGCAGCATAGTATAATGTATCACCTTGTTGTGTATTTGTATTTAATAAAGACACACCTATATCAAATTTAATGAAATAAACACCCTTTGATGTAATATATATTTGAGAAGGCAACTTATTACTAATTTTAGAAATATCTAAATAGACTATGTCATCATTATTTATATCTGTATCAAAATTTGATGGGTTATAATTAAAATTTTTAGTTTCATCACTACAAACAAATTTATTTAATCCAGATTTTAATGGTAAATAATAACCATTATGTTCGTTGTTATTGGTTAATAAACTTCTTAGGTAATCATTATCATCATTAATTAATGTTTCTAATCTTCCTCCAGTAGTATTTAAAACATAATCAACATTTATATTATCATTCAAAATTAGATCAATTACATCTAATTCTGAATATAATGTTGATATTTTTTTTTTTTTATTTATTAAATCTGTTAATTTTTGTTCAATTTTATAAATTGCGTTACCATCCCCATTAAAATTTTCTTTATTTATTTTATCTAACGGTATTCTATCGGGATTTAAAATTATTTCTGGTACTTTAAATAAAATATTATTTCTAGTAAATTGACGATTATGGTTTGTTAATATTCTATTATCTACTAATAATATTTCAGAATCTGGGAAATTTATAGATAATATATAAGCACTAAATAATCCAACAGGCCCTCCTCCTAAAATTAAAAATTTGAACTTTTTATCACTAAAATATTCTAATATTTCTGGATCACTTTTATCTACAAAAGAATCACTATAAATAATTTCTCTATTTGTTCCACCGCGTTTTGATGTATCATTTATAAATAAGTTATTTTCTAAAAAAGTATTTATTAACCCATGTATTCTTCCTAAATAACTATAATTAACTTTTAATTTTTTGTAATTATTTAAATGATATTTATATTCATCCAATAAATTATCATTGCTAGTTTTAGTTTCTTCCCATGTATCTTTAAGTTTATTAAGTCCTTGGTTAATTATTATTAAAGATTCTCTAATAGTTTGTATTCCATCTAATGTTATATTCTTTGACCCAACCTCAGCAAATTTTGTATCAATTATATCTAATTCCTCTCTTAATGTAGCTCCCCCACTTTGACTATATAAAAAACCTTTAAAATACTTTGAATTATTTTTTTTCGTAGTTTTTCTTTTAGTTTTTAATCTTTTAGTTTTTAATCTTTTAGTTTTTATTCTTTTAGCTTTTATTCTTTTAGTTTTTATTCTTTTAGTTTTTATTCTTTTAGTTTTTATTCTTTTAGTTTTTATTCTTTTAGTTTTTAACTATTTTTTTTGTTTAAACCGCTGGTTGCTTAAAATTTTTAGGGGTCTGGTCTCATCCATTTTGTTCCTATATATATATATATATATAGATAAATTTATAATATTACATAAAATTATGAAAATGATAAAAAGATCAAAACAACTCATTTTGGCTGTGCAGGAATGAGTGATTATACAAAACATAAGGATCCTGCTAGAAAACAAAGATACATGAATCGCCATAAAGCGATAGAACATTGGCAAAAACCCATGACTGCAGGATCATTAAGTAGATATATATTATGGAATAAACCTACATTAAGAGCCTCTATCAGTGATTATAAAAAACGATTTAATTATTCATAGATTTTAAGATTTATTTATGGATATTTTTGTTTCATTTGAAATACAAAACAAACGTCTTCTAATGAAATTGCCTCATTTTTATCTACAGAGTCTTTTATACCCTCTATACGCTCCTTAAAACTCTCCTTAAAATCATCGTCATCATATTGTTCTCTCTTCTCAAATACTTCGTTAAGTATTCTTTTAAAATTAATGGTTGAATCAGTTGAAGCAAGTGATTCCTGTCTCATTAAAGTATCACTTATACCTTCATACTGAAAATCGCCTTGAAAAAAACCTTCTGGTAGAAGTGGTAATTCACTTTCTTGACAACTCTTAAATTTATTGATATCAATAGCTTCTCCAAATCTACAAAATGTACCAAACCATACGCCAGATATAGTAGAATGTGGCTTTTTTCGTGCTTCTGCTATTAAATGAAGAATACCACTAAGATAATAATCCTCTCTGAGCCTAATAGCAGAGTTAATCAAATCAGCTTTACCTATGATACCATCTATATTATTTTCAAAATATACATCTTCATAATGTGTAAGATGGGCATGTTTCCCAAAAAATTTCGTCTTGTTGCGGATGTCACTTTGCATTTTTTCTTCTCTATCCGCCTCTAGATCAGGTGGTGTGTATTTCGTCTGTCTAGATAGAAAATCAATGACTACCTTATTTGCTTCCGTCGCATTTCTCGCGTCTAAATAATCTGGTACATCAAGTTCTAACAATCCCCTCGGAGAATAGTTACCAGCAAACTCGCCGCCATAATAAAAGGGGGAAAAATCAATCGTTTGATCTTGTATTAAACTACCTTCTTTATATACTCTAATGTAACTATTTTTGTGCGCATCATCATCTGAGAGTGAGCTGGCGGACCCAAATCGTGTACTGAAATGTATTTCTCCCGCAGCAACAGGTAAATATAATGTTAATCCTTCAGGGACAACAAAAAATCTATTTGGAACTAAACTTCCATGAGCAGATATTACATTTATTTTATTATTCGGACCAAACTTTGTAGGGTCTAATACATACCATTTGTTACTAGACTCCTCGAAAATTACTTCTCTAAAAAATTTATTTAAAATATTAAAAGCTAGTGGATTTTCTGATTCCTGTAAACGAACTAGTTCCTTATCCCTAGCAGCTGCCTCAGCCTGACGCGCCTCCTCAGCCTGACGCGCCGCTTGTACGCGCTCGCGTGTGACCTCTTCTATTCTCCGCAGCTCAGCAGCCCTAGCATCCCTAGCAGCAGCCCTAGCATCAGCAGCTCTAGCAGCTTTAGCAGCTTCTTCTTTGAGCAACAGATCTATCTCATTATCTTCCATATAGTTTCTTATACATTTATCAGGCGTATTACTTTTATAGTCGTCATTTGAGCCATTGCAATCTGCAGGACGTTTTTTACAATACATTCCACTTCTATACCCTAAATAACCATTATATTGTTCACAGATTGGATATTCTTCTACGCACATATGGTCATTATGGTTTTCCTCCCGCCACTTCAACCGCTGCTCCTCCCGCGATAGTGGAGTTCTTCTTCCCGATCCACCTCTCATTTTTCTCTTTGTTTTCTTTCTTCTTTTAGTTTTATTCTTTTTAGAAACTCTACATCTAGTATTTCTCCGCTTTGTTCTTCTAGCCATTATATTTAATTATTCATAGATTTTAAATTTTCTATAGTTTCATTATAACCTTTTCTATCATCTTTTTTCTTTGATTCATATCTAAAGAAAATTTAACAATATTATCTATATTATATGGATATCCTTAAACCAATTTTAGATATTTACGATGAAAAAAAAGATGTTTTAACTTTTTATTTAGATGCAAGTATAAAAGATAAAGTTATGGACTTAGATTATTTAGATGATGGACACGAATTATTCTTGAATGATAGAATATATATAATTAACAGATCAACACTTGAGTTAGAACACATTGGTATTATTCAATCAATTAAAGAAGATTTAGTATGCGTTAAAGTTAAAAGTAAATATTCAGTTCATTTCAAAACAAATGAATATCATATTTTTATTAAAAGGAAAAAGAATAAGAAGAATACTAGAGATTTTTACAAAGCTTTGCTAAATGCATTATAGTTCATCTTCTCTCTAAAATATCCATAATCTTAAATTTAACTTTCATAACTTTGATTGAATTTTTAATTGTAGTTAGTTTAACTTTATATTCTTCAGAAATATCAGAATCTTTATACAACACTTTGAATATATTATACAAACATACTGAACACTTGTATAATTCATCTTCATTATCAGAAGAAAGTTTGTCAATTAATGAATTAATATTTTCATTTACTTTATCTTTAATAATACCTTTACCTTCTAATTCAGTTATAAATATACTGAAGCCTATTAATTGATCAGTTTGTTTATTTTTTTGACAAAGAGATTCATAATCTGATTCAATTATAGTAGTTTTTTTAATACTTTCATCAATTTTATTGATTTGTGAAAATATTAATTCATCATTATTATATTTATTATGGAGGATACCAACTAAATGAGCATAATATGAACAATATGTGTGATGGCATAGCGATTGTTCTAAAATATATTGTAATAAAATAGGATATAAATGTTTTTTATTATCCAATTGTTTACAAATATCTTCACTTAACTTCTTATAAGTTAAACCAGACATTTTATTTAATGAAGATTTTAGTTGTTTAATAACACTTGTGTCATCGTATACCTTTTTCTTGTATTTTGGATTTTTAACTTGTATCCCTGTTCTAAAATATTGTTTATTAATTTCAATTGTATTTAAAAAACGTTCTAAAGAACTGATCTCTAATTTATGTAATTGTTTATAAGAATTTTTATCAGAAATAAATTCATCTGATAAAAATAAAGAACTCAACGATTCCACAGAATAATGAACCGTCATAATACTAAACTATAAATTAATTCTTTTAAATAACTTTACTTTAAAATTTGATAAACGTTATAAAGAAAGTTATAACATTATTTATGGAATCTAAAAAGAGAGTATGTTCAATTTGTGGTGAAGCTGGTCACAATAAACGTTCGTGTCCTAAGATACCTATAGAAGACACCTTTAATCCTCATGCAGAAGAAGAAGTCATTGAAGAAAGAATCGAACTATCAAAAAAAAGAGAACTTCTTATATCAGATTTACTCGATAGACAAAGTTATGATATCCCTATTGATATCTTTAAATTATGGGTACCTAAAAGAACTTGTTGTAGGCAAAACGAAGTTAAACACATTTTGAATATGGGTTTAAATAAAGATTCAGTTATCTTATACTTAGAATTAGCTGAATTGGTAGAAGAATTATATTAAAATTTAGATATCCTTTTTAGATACCTTTTTAACAGTATGTAGAGTTTCAGTATATGTTTTCCTTAGTATAGATTGATTATCTTTTATTATACTAACAGATATTAAAAATCCTAAGAAAAATAAAGTTGGAACATAATTTATATATGTTTCATTCAATATTTCGAATTTTTGCTTTCCGTATTTAAGGAATACTACAAATAGTAATGATACAGTTAATTGTGATACAGTGAATATTTTTTGTGGTAATTCAGTCGTAGCAGATTTGTATAATATGAAAAAACTAGTTATTATTATAACGAATAAAACTGTATAAGCTGGTATATGAGTATATTGAGTAATCTTATAACTTGATAATTCTTGACTAAATAATGTATGTAATGCTATCATTAAAGTGTATAAGATTACTAATGAACCATAGTAGTAACGGTTTAATACTATAGTAATAACCATAGCAACTATAGAATTTATGATACAGTTAGATTTTGTGAAATTAATCATTTATAATAAGCATAGAAATATAGTTAATCTTTTAAAAAATCAGGGGTCAATGCGTCTATTGTTGCGTCTTCTGCTTCTTCTGTATATATTTCAGTATGACATAGTGCTGAAGCAGGTTTTTTAGGAATTAATAAAGTATCTAAACTTGTATTTTCACTTAATAATTTACAGATAGATATTTGTGCCGCATTCAATCCATTTTGCGAACAATAATCTTTATTATCATCATCCTTACCTACGCTATAAGTATTATTGTAAGCATATACATAGGCTAGTTTAGGGTTATCTTCGTTGATAAATACATCTTTATCTGTATAACATGCTTTCATAGAATCACACATTCTAGCGTAAAATTGGTCTATAAATAATCCTTTATTTTTACATCTAAAACATTTCATACAATCATTTTTTGATTCGGAACCACCAGTATCACCATATAGCCAATCACCTGTATAGTATTTAGGTTCGGCACACGTTTCAGTTTTATAAGCATTACAGGTTGTATCTACAGGTACTTCAGGGAAATAATCTGCTATATAATCATATAACCCTAAATCATTTAAAAATGATAGAAAACCGGTTGTATCTACAGGAGAATTATCATATATAACGGTTCTATCTTCGCTTGTGTCATATTCGCCGTCATTTCCTTCATATAAATTATTATCATATAATAAACAAAGTAGTATGATAAGTAATAAAAAACAATAGAGTTTCATCTATTAAGGGTATAGAAAATAAAACATTATTATATTTAGTTAAACGAAATATCCACTAACTTTAGATGCTAGATTACTTATTTGATTTTCTAACTTAAGCAATTGTGTATTTGGAATACATTCTGGTAATGGATCACTACCTGAAGCACAACTATCTAGAGAACAATAAGTTCTTACAATTTCATTTGTATATAATGGTATATCAGTAAATGGTAAAGTTGGTAATTCTTCTACTATTTTCTTACGGTTATCTTTAATTACACTACATGGTGTATCCAACTTACAAGTATTATCGAGATTTACAAATCTATTTGTATCTGTGTTCCATGTATTTGGGCAACCCGCACCTCTATGAAATGATGCACGCGATCCACTCAATATAATAGGTTGAGTTGGAATATTCCTAATAACTAATCCATCAGTTCTATTATATCCAGCAATAACCCTACCACCGTTTCGATTAAGTAAGTCTTTATTAGGATCTAATTTCTCCCATTTTTCTTCAACAGGAACTACCAAACTTTTTAATTTTACTTTTAATTCAGCTGGTATATGGGGTGACTCACTGATTTGTTCTGATACAGGTTTTTTATTATCACCCCCCCCATCTACACCAGCGCCCAATAATAAATAGAAAAAATCAAAATATACGTCATCTGTTGCTCCTCCAGTCATCTTCAGATTCGCCCATCCTTCGCCTACACTATTTCCTACTACTGTACTAGCTTCTTCTGTGTCTCCTGTTAAAAATAATTTTAGTGGTCTGGTTTCTTGAGACGCTAAAATAATAGCTTTAATATTATCGGCATCAGAACCTGTAGGTAAATACGATTCAATACTAGGACACCCCGCTCTGATTAAAGGATCTGAAGCACCACTAATAATTTTATTATATAAATTCCTCAAATGTGGATCTGCTTCACCATCTACTAATGTAGTAAAATCTTTCCAAGAACAAGATCCGTTATTATCACATGTATCTTTTGCTTTTATTTTAGAACATAAATTATTAGTAAGCGGAGAGCCGTCGCCATAACAATATCCGGCTGTATTATCAATGACTAAGGGGGAACCAGTCGCTGTTTGTGATAATCCGTCATAGTCGGCCACAGGATTAGTCGCTGCAGCAGTATCCGTACAATAATCATCACAGTATAAAGAGGTATTGGGCCCGCGCGATAATCTATAAGGACCAGCGTTTGCCACAGTATTGCAAGGTGCTGCTTGATCACCACCAATACAACTTACAACATATTCTCCGTCATCTGGCCCATCACATGTCACTGTCGGAGTACCACCATTTTCACAGCTGTATTTAGCTTGTTCAGTTTCAATAACATTAGAGTTAGGTCCGTCTCCTCCTCTAGTTCCGATATTTGAGGCTGGGCCGGAGGCGAGTGTGATACCCGCACCTGGTGTTGCTGGTGGAGTACATTCATACCCTTCAACAGTATTACCCATCAACATACACAGTAAAAGACCAACTAAGATAGCTAATAAAACATGTTTCATGTTCATATTCTTAGGGACAACTGATGTGACAACAGATTCTACAGATTTTACAACAGATTTTACCGATGCATCAACCGATTTACTTAATGCTTTGCTTCCAGATTTACTCATATTTATAAACTAGACTAGAAAATATTTTCAACTAAATTTTAATTAAATACGGATAACAATGTTTTAATTCTTCTTCCCCATTTTCAATATATTTTATATGGTTGTCTTTCATTTGTCCGATGAACGAAGCATGACTTACCAATGCTATATTTTTTTCAGGTCTTCCCTCAATAAATTTCTTAAAAGTATTAATTCTTAAATCTAATTCATGGATAGATTCTTGCTTATCAGGGTCCCACAAATAATCTTCACCATCTTTAATATCATCAAAATTAATGTTAGGAAACATCTTCATTAAATATTCTTTTTGAGAACGTTTATTACATGTATGTCCTCCAATTGGGTATTCTCTTGCAAGTTCAAATGATATGATAGGTATATCTATATTCTTAAATATTTCGGTAGCTGTTTGAAGTGTTCTTTTTAATGGTGAAACAACTACTAATTCAATATCATCTATATTTGATCCAGTTCCACTTGGATCTTTTTTATTTAACCAAGTTTCACCTAGATTTGATGCTTGCTTAAATCCGTCTTCAACTAATGAAGTATCAACAAAGTTTGGATCATAAAATGTTTTACAACCATATTTTAAATAATTAACATTGTGTTCTGCTAAACCATGGCGAATACAATATAAATTTTTTGACATTTTATAAAAAATAATTACTTAATACTTAAATAACTTATAATGCGATATTATTAACCAGATGTTGAAATACAGGTTTATTGGATACAGCATTTTCAACTACGATTCTAGGTGTGATACTCATACTTTGTAACTCTTGTAACAACATTTTGAAAGCATATGGTACTTGAATTCTATATTTCTTAGAATCATCATCAGAATAATCAATTAATCCGGTTGATTCATTTATTTGGAAGCTATATTCATCAGATCTCTTCATCATAGATTCTTGTAGGAATGAGCTTATACCATGTGATAAAATGGAATCGCGTTCCATCTCACCTATACGTAATCCCCCATTATTAGCTCTACCTGAAGCAGGTTGTCTTACTAATGCTTGGACTGGACCCGTTCCTCTAGAATGCATCTTATCCGCCACCATCAACTTAATTCTTTGATAATAAATAGGTCCCATAAATACCTGAGTCTTGAGTTGTTCGCCAGTTATCCCCGAATATAATACTTCGTTACCGTATTTTTCGTAACCAAAGTTACCTAAAAGATCAGTATAATCTCTAATATCATTATTTTGAAAGGGTGTCGCATCTCCTAAATTACCCGATAAAGCACAACTTTTACCTAATATCATTTCTAACATCTGATTCACTGTCATACGACTTGGAATAGCATGAGGGTTCATAATTAAATCTGGCACGATACCATCTTTAGAAAAAGGCATATCTTTTTCTTCTATTAACAAACCGCAAACACCCTTTTGACCAGGTCTTGAGGAAAATTTATCACCGATTTCTGGTATCTTAACTTTACGGACACGGACTTTACAAGTCCTTAAATGATCTTTATTTTCATAGATAATAACTTTATCAACTTTACCCGATGTTCCAAATTTGATAGTAGAACCAGTTACTTCAGTGACAGAACCATTTTGATAACATTTACCTGTTATCATATCATCGGGTGTAACATATTCACCTTCTTTTACAAATCCATTATCGTCTAATTTTGAAAAACTTGATAAATTCTTTTTCCTAACATTTTTTTGATACTTGGGATTCGCAAATTTAGTTGTAGTATTATTATTAGTTTCTTCGCTATCTTGATAACTTCTGAAATAAACAGTATTAAACATCCCTCGTTCAACTGAAGATTTATTTAAGATAACAGCATCTTCTTGATTGTATCCACTATAAGAAGCGATGGCTACAATACAATTACAACCATAGGGTAATTTATCTACATTGGTATATTTCTTATATTTCGTAGTCACCAGTTGTTTTTGAGGATAATGTAAAATGTGAGCAAAAGTGTCAAACCTTGTATTGTAAGAAGAAGAGTAAACGCCTATCGCTTGTTTAGTCTGCTGTGATGAAAATACATTTCTTGGAGCTTGAGAGTGTTCTGGGAAAGGGATATTCAAAGTTACTGCACTTAGAATTAAACTTGATTCAATTTCACAGTGAGTATAATCTTTATCAATGGTCCTGTAATCTTTAGCAATCAAAGCATAATCACTTTCTGTAGAATCAATATATTCTATGGGAGCCTGGTTATCTTCTAAAAATTTAATGAAGTCTTCACTTTTCTTTAGTTCCTCTAATTCATCTTTATAATAATTATTATCTGTTGTAGATACTTGAGGATTGATATCAAAGATGTGACCATGAATAACTTGAGACCAACTTTTTAACCTACTAAAATCACCTTGAATCAATTCATTAGTTTTATCTTCTTTTAAGGCGAATACTGGTCTAACAATTCTACCAGAATCACAATAAACATATAGTTCATTTAAATGCGTATTCCATGATATAGATGTAAAGCAATTAATAATGCTATTTAATTTGTATAATCTTAAAATCTTCTTAACAAGACCTAAATTTTTATGAACACCTACTAGACGTCCATTTAAAAATACTTTACCATTTGTATTAAGGTCACTATGATGTAAATGTTCAATAGGTTTCATATTTAAATCTAGTAGAGCATCGTGAATACTCAATGGATCAATATTAATTGATATTTTAGCCATAATAGTTAAATGATTGATTATACCTACATTCCCACCGTCGGGGGACTCAGATGGACAAACAAATCCCCATTGAGAATTATGTAACTTCCTAGGACCAATTGTTTTAGAACCGGCAGGCAAAGGATATGATAATCTTCTAATGTGAGAAAGTGTCCCTAACATAGAAATTCTGTTTAAATCTTGAATAATACCTTTCCTTGCTGATAATCCTGTTCCAAAAGAGGCTCCAAACGATTTACTTATAGAATCCATAATGTTGCTATCAAATATCCGTCTAAAGTTTTGTTCATTGATAATATTTGAAAAATCATGTCCTTCTTTAAAATTGAATTTATATTCATGGTCAATTTTTAGAGAACAATTACGTTGATACTTCGCCCATAACTCTCTGTAAAGCTCAAGTAATAGTGGACCCGCTAAATCAATCCTCTTATTTGAATATGAATCTCTATCAGTTTGTCGAATTAATCCTAAATGAGTTAATAATATTTGTCTAACAACATATCCTAAATAAATTGCTTTTTCTTTATTGTTTTTATAATTAGGGAATAAATTATTATTGATGGTATCGATAACGTTAATAATATCTTTACCTTTGGTATTCAGTGCTAAAAGTCTTAGAGCATCTCTTTGATTAAAAATTGGATGAGAGTCTTTAATAGAATTTCTCAATAAATCTATTAGTTCATTTTTTAACCCTTTTTCATCAGAAGGATAAATAATATATGATAATATCTCTTTATCGGTTTCAATACCTAATGCTCTAAAGAGTATGAATAGAGGGACTTTAATATCAAAACCTAGGATCCTAACTAAGAAACGTTCGACTTTATAAGTATACTTAAGTAAATGTGGTTTTTTATCTTCTGTTTCAGTTACAGAATCAGATTTTAAAATATTTTCTCTCTGAAATGATACTAAATTAGTTCTTGATGACTGAAAACCTTCGCTAGAAACTGATTTAATATTGGCTTCTAAAATTATTTTATCATCACTTGAAGGGTTAATATATAATTCATTTGTAACTTTAGTTTCTTGTGAAATAACTATTTTTTCTTTACCCTTAATAATGAAGTAACCGCCTTGATCATAAGGACATTCACCTAATTCAGTTAATTTTACACTATCTAGACCATTTAATATACATCTTTTAGAATGAACCATAATGGGTATTGATCCAATATTTATTTTAGGAAAATTGATAACATTTTTTGATCCATTTTCATTATTCTTATAAATAATACCGATGTTACAAAAGATATTAGATTGATATGTATATCCCTTTAATCTCGCTATATTAGGGAACATATATTTAGGTGTTTCGTTTGTATATTCTGTAGGTGAAGAAACAAATATATTTTCTTGTTTAGTTATATCTATTTGTCCGTCTTCATCTAATGATTCTCCGAAGTAAATTTCAATTTCATATTTAAATTCAGTTGCCTCGGAATTCAAAGATTCTTTATAAATACGCAGTGGATTGTTCCGTTTAATAATATGCTGAATTCCATTTGTATCAGAGTAAATAAATTCATTATAAGAATCCAATTGATGTTGAGATTTATAATAAGTTGTATCCCTAAAATAAGTATCAATTATAGTCCATACGTCAATTTTATCTGGTTCTTCACTCATTATATATTTATGGATAATATATTTTAAATAAGAACTTAAAAAGTTTAAAAGATATATTAAAAATCTTATTCAGTATATGGTAAAGAATCAATTATTTAGGATTTTACCTGATATAGAAATCATAAAAATATTATTAGAAAGTGTAGGTTTATCATCGTTAGAAGATACTAATTTTTTCACCAAAGAAACTATTAATGAATTAAATACTCAAGATAAATTTAATGAAATAAAAGATAAGTTAGAATCTTATTATTTGCCTTGTAAATCTAAAGTATATCTAAGTGCTATAAATGATAAAAAATGTATAACAATTATAAGACAATTTATTAAAGTTCATAATTATACCTTGATATCTAAAGAAAGATATATTAATCGTAAGAAATTATGTGTTTACCGTTTAATTAAATTAGATGATAAACCCAAATTATCACCAAAGAGTTCTAAGAAAGACATAGTTATTAGTTTTGAATAAAGGTATAGTTATTAGTTTGAATTAAAATATTGTATAGTATAAATGGTAACAATAAATACGCATTTTTATAATCAAGGGCGGGCTCGTGGTTCTCTTAAAAAGAAGATAAATAAAACTAAAAAACGTAGGCGACTGGGTAAAACTAAAAAACTTAAAAATAAAAAGCGTAAGGGAAGAAGTATGAAAACTAAAAAACTTAAAATAAGTCATCGCAAAAGGAATATGTTGGGTGGAGATCTAATACAAATCCCTGCACCTAGACTGCCCGCTAAACTTTTGGAAATATCAGGAAAACCAGCTAATATTACTGAAGGCCTAGAAGACGCAAACTCACCATTTGATTTTTATCTTGTATGTGCTTACGAGTGTATTGGAAATACCCGGGTGCCGACAATTAAATTTTGTGTAGTTAAAGAAATGGTTGTAAAAAACGGTACTTTGGAATCAATAAAAGGAACTAGTGCTGCTATGGTGCCCGGGGCAGTGAGATCCAGTACAACTAGTATAATTACATATTTATATGATCAAATGCAAAAAGGTAAAGAGAAAGAACAAATTCAAGACATTAAAGACATTAATGGTGTCATGTTACGCTATTTTATTGACCCGCCGCCATACGGGAGCGGTGGGGGCGGAACTATTATTAATATTTCATAACTTAATTTATCTCTCAATTCTTTGATAGATTTAATTTTCCTTTCATTATATCATTTGTTTTGATCGTCACATTGAACCCATTGAACAATTTTATATTTCATTTTTATATATTAATTCTGACAAGGTTTAAAACTCATCCTGTGACCGTTAGTAGAACCATATTCTTTTAAAGCATCCATATGTATCTTGGTTCCGTAACCTTTATTTTTAGAGATACCATATTTTTCAAGTTCTGAATTATTTTTTGATAATTCAATAATATAATTATCCCTATGTGTTTTTGCTAAAATAGACGCAGCTGCGATACTTTTATAAGTATTATCACCATTTATAACACATTCATGATTCAAGTAATCCAAATTTTCATCTGTATACATTTTAAATGAGTTACCATCAACTAAAATAGTATCAATTTCAAGTTGTTCTCTAATTTCATCGATACATTTATGCATTCCTTTCATAGTCGCTTGAAGGATATTTAATTTATCTATTTCTTCATGGGGTATAAATTGTACTGACCAAGCAATCGCGTTATTTTCTATGTAATCTTTTAAAATCAACCTTTTCTTTTCCCCAACTTTTTTAGAATCTTTTATTTCTAGGTTTGGATCGGGATCTTCATGAGGCCATATAACTGCCGCAACAGTTACGGGTCCAAATAAACATCCTCTACCTGCTTCATCTATTCCAACTTCTACCTTTGTTCCGTCTAAATATTGCTTTAACATTTATCTATACTAATATATGAATATAGATAAATCTTTATATATGAAAAATTTTTTAGAATTAAGAAATAATTTAGGAAGTGTTCATAATTTAGAAGCAAAACATATCTTACATACAAATCTTTACAATGAATTTTTGCCCAGAGAAATTAAGAAAAAAGTAGAAGCAGTTGTTGAAGAAATAGAAGAAAAAACTATTTTACTAAAAGGTAAAAAAGATGTATTATTTGATGATTTACCTGATGTAAATGTTCCTGAGGAAGTTGTTCAAGAATCACCTAAAGAAATTATTATAGATGAAAATGATGCGACAGATCCTATCTTTCAAAATATGGATGAAGTAAATAAAGATGAGTTAAAAAAAGATAAACTTGATGGTGGTTATAATGAACAATCTTCATTATTTGAAGGGGGTAATGATATAGATATAATGGGTGGCGGTAGAGAATTAAAAAAAATAGTAATCAATCCTAATTATGTGGCATTAGATAAATAAATTAAAATATATATATAAGTATAAAATGACAACGGTTTCTTTAGAATTAATAACAATTACTAGGGATAGGAAAATTAATCTACAAGGGAAAACGACGTGGCGTGAAATATTTTTCATATTTATTATCCCTTTTAAAGAATTAGGGGAACTGGTGGAGGAGTTTGACGGCGAATTTCCTAATTTATCAGCTATGATTAATAAATTTAAAAGACCGAAAAATGCGAAAGTAGTCTTTGATAACTATCTTAGGGTCTTATCAGAGGAAAGTGTAAGTATACTAGATAAGTTCCTCTACATGTTGTATGTGGGACGTATTAAACTCGGCCAAACTTATGATATAGATGTATTTAAAGAATTAGTGATGAAGGAATTCGAGGAACAGAAACAATACGATGATCGCGAGGCAGAGCTTAAAAAGGTAACAGCAAGAGAAGAAAAAGAAAAAAATATAGCTAGAAACGAAAGACTTCACACTAATGTAGATCAAATATTAACTAAAGTTAATGAATTAGATTCAAAAGTTGATTTAATAATACAAAAATTTACCAAAGATGGTGGGTCTAAAAAGAAAAGGAAATATAGAACGAAAAAACGATAATCGTTTATCCGTGAAAGGATAAACTTATTCATTTATATTTTACTCTAAATTTTCATTAAATGTAATTATAAATTTTTATGAATTTAATCTTATAATTACGTATATATTTTATTTTAATTATCTCAATTAACCTTATAACATGGATATTATCCAGAAGTATGAACCACCTAAAGAAGATATAAAATTATCTTTAGTTTATTTAGCGAAACCTATCTATGGTGGATGGGTAACTTTTACAGTTCATTTAGCAAAAAAATTTAATTATCCATTGTACAAAGTTTCCAAACGCACAGAAAAAAAAGTGAGGTCTTTTGGCTACGGTGTAGATTATCAAAATATTTGTATTGATGAATTAGTTAAGATACCTAATTTACTTGTGACAGCAGTTGATAAACATTATTGGGATATTTTACCACTTTTACCAAAAGATACAAGAATTGTTATTCATGATCCAACTGAACTAAAAACCAGTTCTAAGAATCCTAATCCATTAGTTCAAGATACTTGTTGTTTATTAAATTTTAAAGTTTATACTATTAGAGAAACAGTCCAAAAATATTTAACTGAAAATTTTAAGATTCCAAGTGAATTTAAGTTACACCCATTTAATAGATATCCATGCGATATAGAGGGGTGTAATTTCCATGCGGTAACTATATCTAGGGTAGATTTCGATAAAAATACAGATATTATTTTGAAAGCAAATCAACATATTCAAGATAACAAAAAGAAAGTTCAAATATTTGGTGCTGAAAACAGGTTGTATGTTCATCATAAATTGGGAGAATTAAATTTCTATGATTTCTGGAAAGGTAAATTTGAAAAAGAATATCCTTTGAAATATCAAGATAAAGATATTTTGAAGAATACACAATTTGTAGTAGATATGTCTACTATTAAAAACGATGGTGGTGGATCACAATATACATTTTTAGAAGCTATTTACCAAGGTTGTATACTTATTTTACATAGAGATTGGATAAAACAGGGTTCAATATTTAAAGAAGGAGTAAATTGTTTGGGTGCAGATACACCCGAAGAATTAGCAAAACACTTAGAATCTACAATTGATATTAAACCTATTTTGAAAGAAAGTTTAAAATTATTAAAACCTCATTTAGAAGTTAAATGGTAAATAAATATATCTATTTTAATATATATATGAGAACTAAAAATAAAAATAAATATATAAGTTCGAAGTTAAAAAACAGATTAAAATCTAAAAAAGATATAAGAACTATTGCCAAAAATAAAAATGCCAAAAATAAAAATGCCAAAAATAAAAATGCCAAAAATAAAAAAGGTAGAAAGAAAAATAATATTAAGACTAATAATAAAAGAAAAAAGAACCCGAGAAGTAATAATAATATGAGAACTAATAAAAGAAGGATTAAATCTAAAAAACATAAAACTTTATCAAAAAAATATAAGAATAATAATTATTTCAATTTATCCAAAATGTTAGTTAAATTTTATGGTGGTAATAATAGAGATGAAATATTAGATAAATTTATAAATAAAGAAGAATTAATTACAAGCGGTTTATTATATACTTTTTTTGATAAATTAAAAAATATATTTATTTTAGTATTTGATGATTTTATAAAAGCTGTAAAAAATATTTATAAACAAGGAGACAGTACTAAAAAACAAAAATTAACAAATAGCTATGGTATATTTAAATTAGTATTTGAATTTATTAAAGGTTTAGGTGATAAAAACTATGAACAATATTTTGAAGGAAAATCTTTATTAAATATATTAGATGATGATAAGGTTAAAAATATAATAGATAAATTAAATTCAGATAAAACATTACACGGTAAAGGCGCGCAGTGGTGGCAGACAGATAAAAAAGTCAAAAAATTTCAAAGGAATGAAATGGATTTTCAAAAATTAATAGATATATCAGAATTATGCATTAATATTAAAAAAAAAATAATAATTATGATAAATATATATTTAAAATCGGGTTTTTTTAAAAGATCAATATCAGAAAAAGATATGAAATCAAGTTTAGAAAAATTTGAAGAAGAGTTAAAAACCAAATTGGATAAAAATGAAGATGAAGATGTATATCAACTATTATGTTGTTGTGTAGTTATTCGTAGTTTTTTTGAAAGTGGTGGACCTATAGGAGATAACCTAAGTAATTACATAAATGCGTTAGATAAATCTGATAAAGAAAAATTAATAAAGTTATTTATTGAAATATTATTAAATTTGTGTAATATAAAATCCAATGATTATATTGTGTATAAAAAAGATAAAACTAATATTATTAATCCAGAATCTAAAACATTTTTACAAAATAGAAGTATAGATTTTGAAAATATGGATGGTAAAAATTTAAACAATTTAGCCTTATTAGAAAGAATAGAATTATTAAAAGAAAATGCTAAACTTAGTTATACTGATACTGATAGTGAAGAAGAATTAGAAGATCCAGCGAATATGGATGAGGTGGATGAGGTGGATGGTGGGGCGATGTATGGTGGTGCTGCCAGCACGCGGGTTCCATATCAGGATGATATTGATGCTATCACTAATGTTATGAATAGGGTGGTGGGGACATTTAGTGTTGTAGATTTTAATGACCTAAAAAAAGAATTACAAACCTTAATACCCACTATAAATTATGATAATCTAAAAAATTTTTTAATAAAATTAAAATTAGCGATAGACTATAAAGAGAAAGGTAGTGCTATTGAATTATTAGCTGTTATAGAGGAATTAAGGGAGGATTTAAGAGATAAATGTGTTGATTTAAACAATTTACCAAGCTTAAATGTAATATTAACAGAATTAAAGAAAGAACATTATAAAATTCAACAATATACTAGTAAAGAATATAGTTCTAAAAGGGCGGAGTCATATGTTACAAAACAAGAGGGTATGGAAGATCAATACTATTATATGGAATTAATTAATTATTTTAAAGAAATTATAGATAATATAATAGCTAATAAAGATATATTAAAATATATATTTGGTAAAGAACAGGCTTATTTGCATTATATGATATGGGATCATGAAACTCATAGCGAACTTTCTGGAAATCTAGAAAATATTAATAAGATTATAAATGATTTAATTCGTCATAAAAATGACTTTAAACTTGAGAAATTTGAGGAATATTATTATAGAGTTAAAGGAACTTATGCTTTTATGGATAGATATTCAAGCTTTAGAGAAGTATCTATACCCGGTAAAGAACAAATAATAGAAAAAATACCACCAGTATTAGCTAAATTAACTTATAATACTGATGGTAGTATTGACCATGGAATAACAGATAGTAATTTAAATATAGCAACTATATTAGAAAAGGCACTAAAATACTTAGAAGGGTTTGTAGTAAAAGATAGTAATATATTTTTATTTATAATATATTATATTATAAATAAAAATATATATAAAGCAGAAGATGGTTGTGTAACAAATAGTCTCTTTGACGCGACACCTTATATGTGGAAACCAGAATGTGAACCAAGTAAATGGGGGGTTGAAAACAAAATAGATGCTTCATTTATTATATATGGTATATTACCCCTATTATTCGTTACAGACGATGATATAACTCTCGAACGTATTGCTGATTACTTAAAGATATTAGGATTTGATAAAGATTTAGTTAATACTAGTAACCGTATAAACTATTACAATTTTATTTTAAATCAATTACGAGATGACGGCTTTAAAAATTTTTACCTTGATACTATATATCCTGACGACGAAATAGATGAAGAAATACTAGAAGAAATACATGAAGAAATAGAACATGTAAAAAATATTATTCAGGAAAATATAGTAAAAGAATCCAGAGGTGGATATATAGAGCACTATGGTGGTGCTGGTAAAAATGTTTCAGAAAGAGAGGATATTTTATCTGATTTAGATTCAGAACATTTAGAATCAGCAATAGAAAAATTAGTTGAGCCACTTGAATTAGAACAATTAAATTATGTCTTAGAATTGGTAAATAATGTAAAAGAATCTGATACCACCCTCCGAATACAGGGGAGTCGCGCAGATATATTGAAATTTTTTGTAGAAGATGGTACAGTATATAATACCTTTTTAAAAAAATATTCGAAAAATTCATTTAATATGTTAGATTCACTAAATAAATTTATACAAATGTTTTTAAAATTAACTACTTTTTATGGTAATATGATAAAGGTATATGAAATTATGCCTATTTTTAGAGGTTATATAGAAAATTCTCTTACAGAAGATCAAGAAATAAAAGCATTTGAAATAACTGTGGAAAAAAAAGATATTGAAATAAAAAAAATAGTTGATGAAAAAACCGCTATTTTAGATTCTGAGTTAAGGGAAAAAATAGATACAGGTGTTATGGCTGATGATGAAGCCTTGGCGGCAGTATCAGAAGCGAAAGAAGCGAAAGATGTTGAAGTAAAAGAAATTTATGAAAAAACAAAGAGTATGGTAGAAATAATACTAAAAAAAAATCTATTGAAGAAAAAAACAGAAAATTCATCATCAGTGAAAAAAGAAGATTCAAAACTAAAAAAATATATAAACAACGTAATAGATAAGTTACTCAATGAAAAAAAAGATTTTAAAAATAAAAACAAAACACTAATTCGTTTAGATGGATTTATACGTTCAAACACACCAGATAAATTAAAATATTGTGCTATTTATTATATATATTTTTTAATTAATGGAATGATAAAAAAAACAGAAAATCTAAAAGATAATTTTAATTTAAAACTAACAGTATATAACATAGATGATATTAAAAATGTATTAGTAATAATTCCTACGCTTGAAGTAGGTAAATATATAGAAAGTTTAATAAAAATTATTGAAATAAAAAATACAGTAGATGTTACAGATATTCCAAAAACTATAAATTATTTGGAAACACTTAAGGAACTGACTAAATTAAAAAAGTTAAAAGAATTAATAGATAAATATATATTTGATTTTAAAATACAGTTTTTTGAAAAAACTACAGATACTTACGCAGATGAGTTAAATGAAGACGGAGATTTACATTTTGCTAAAGACAATGGAATAATTGAATTATTAGCCAAAGAATTTAAAAAAATTATATCAGTTATAAATGAATTATATTTTGAATATTTAAAAGATACAAAATCAACTGATAATACAGGATTAGAAGATATGTTATCTAAAATGGAAACAGAAATAGATGGATATAGTCTTGATAAAAAAACAGAATTAGAAAAAGTTTATAAAACTGCTATAACTAATAAATATATTATTGGAATGTTAAATAAAATGGGTCTAAGTATAACATTATCTAGTGATGATACCAGTGATGATACCATTGATGGTACTAAATTATTAACAGGTATCAGTGATATTCTATTAAAGTAGTACATTGATAATTATAAATATAAAACGCTAAATTTATCATTTTATTTTCTATCTTATATTTATAATGGGTAAAAGAACTTGTATTACATGTGACGCAAAAGTTGTAGATAAAGACAAAACACCTCTTTGGTCTAAAAAAGATGGACTTTACTCAATGTTACCTAGATTTTTGAATTGTGAAGATAAATATAATCCTCATAAAGGTGAATTAGAAGAAGATCCCCATAAAAGTGAATTAGAAGAAGATCAAAAAAGTGAATTAGAAGAAGAATCTCCTGAGATAGTTGGAACTGAACTAAAGGTGGATGTTAATATTAAAGAAACAGATAATTGGCTACTCTTTTGGGCTGCTGAAGCTGGTGCATCTTTAGAAGGCGATAAACCAGAAGGCGCCGCTAAATCATATGGTTCTGAAGAAAATCGGGGTCTAACTAAAGTTGATTCAGAAGGCAATGCTACGTTCTCGTTGAATTGTCCTAAACTTTATACAGAAGAAGGTAAACTGTACCCAAGACACGTCCATTATACGGTTTTAACAGAAGATAAAGTATGGTCTACAAATATTGGTACAATTGAAGTAACTTGTAAATTATCTTTTGAAACAATGGAAAAGATACAAAATAAGAGGACATATGTTATCATGAACGCCTTAAGCAAAGAAGCATATGATGAAAATCATATTCCTAATAGTATTTTATGTCACCATGAATCATTAGACGGTTTAAAGAAACAAAAGAAAACTGGTATTATTAAGAAGTTACTAAATGAAAACTTATCAGATTATCCACCGGTTAAAGAATTTGTAAAAGAAGTTGGTGATATTAAACAAATCCCTATAATAGTTTATTGTGCTAATGAAGAATGCGATGCTTCAAGTAAATTGATGGAGCATCTATATTTATGTGGGTTCTTCAATGTTATGGAATATTCTGGTGGAATGAAAGAATGGTTAGAAAAATCTACTAAAACAGGTAAAACTAAATTATTCGATGATGCGGCTTCTGAAGATGAAGAAGAAGTTTTAGATGAAGAACCTTTAGAAGAAGGAGACGTAGATGGATTAAATGATGATGAAGAAATTATTGTATATGATGGTGTTGAGTATATCCATAAATTAGATGATAGTGAAGAAGTGTTAACACAGGATGATTTAACAGTGGTAGGTATCTATGATGGAGAAGAGATTGAATGGATTAATATGACTGAATATGAAAATCATGTTAAACGTAGAGATGAAAAAGGTTCAGTTAAAAAGGTTAAAGTTGTAGAAGAAGATGTAGAAGATGTAGAAGATGTAGAAGAAAATGTAGAAGAAGATGAAAAAGAAGATGATGTTTTAGAAATGGATGAAGAATCAAGTGATGAAGAAGGTGATACAGATAATTACAATAAAGAATTCCTTCAATCTAAGAATGTAAGTGAATTAAAGAAATTATTAGATAAAATGCATGATAGAGCATTAAAAAAACCTAAGAAGAAAAAAGATATGATTGATTGTTTATTAAGTTGTAAAAAGGTATATACAGGTGGTGGTGTAAATGATAATATTTACTATGGTGGAAGAGTTAGTAAATCTATGTATGAAAATCAATTTAGAGGATGGGGGTTCACTTTCTTAAAACAATAAGTTTATCTTCTATTAGTTCTTCTATTTCTTCTCTTTTTTTTCTTTTTTCTTTTACTACCTCCTCGGGGTGTGTGAGGTGAAAGAGGCGGACTAGATGAGCCGGTAGTATCACTACCAAAGCTGGATGTAGGTTCTAGTGCGGAGTCCATACCGTCCTTGTAGGAGTTTACATGTATTTTAATATCTCCATTAGTTAATAATCTCACGATATTTAATGCTTTTATTTTCGCAATGGTATTATCAAATATATGTTGATTGTCAACTGAATATACTCGTGGTGTTACCATTATATCTTTTATAGTCAAATCACTAAAATTATCGTTACTTTTTAATGTAGATAATATTTTATCTTTAATAGAAACGATAGTATCAATAGAATCAATATCCAACTGAATTTCTATATTTTGTTCATCTTGGTCAGTGATTACATTTATGGTATGTCTCCATTTGGGACTTCTATGCCCGTCACTATATTCATCTTCTTCGGAGGATCCACTATCTAAAGACAATGATCTATCTTCTTCGGAGGATCCACTATCTAAAGACAATGATCTATCTAAACGTGGGCTCCTACGCCCTCTACTATATTCATCTATCATATCCTTCTGCTGCTCTATTATATCATACAAGTCGACTATTTTTTGTTTAAGTGTTAGTATTTTTTTAGATTGTTTATTATCGTTAGATTGATAAAATATTATATCCTCTTTCACACCGTTTAATTCTAAGCGAAGTTTGTCTAATTCATCATTACATTCTTGAAGTAAATTAGGCATTTATAATATTAACATAGTTTTTTTTTATAAAATATATTATTTAAAAATAAAATATAGAAATAAAATAAAATGTTAAAATTATCAGAATTAGTCAATAAATTCCATCTATTTTTATCTGGATATATTGTTTATGGGTGGATGTTTTCAGATATTCACAGTAAAATATTATTAGGATTAATTCCGTCTGTTTATGGTAATTGGTTAGTAAATGACCATAAATGTATATTAACTGTTTTGGAACATAAGTTAATTGAAAAAGAAACAAATGATGATTCTAATGTGGTTATTGATTCAAAGAAAGATGATGATTCAAAGAAAGATGATGATGGTGAAGAAGTTTATGAAGGGTTTTTCTTAAAGATGTTAAAATCCCATAATATCAATATTAATAATGATGATTTAAATAAGATTTTAACAGTTATTTCATATCATTCATTTTTACAATCTTACATAAATGTTATCTTAACATAAAATTTGATTGATTTTAAATTGAATTAAAATAAATAATTCATTATGGTCAATAATAATGATACAGAACAAATTCTAGAGGCTAAAGAACAAATAAAAGAAAAGAAGAAACCATCTAAACCAAGATGTCATTGTTGTAACAAGAAGTTGAAAATGGTGGAATTAAATTTTAAATGTAAATGTGGTCATACATTCTGTCAGTTACATTTGAATCCACATTCACATAAGTGTTCATTTGATTATCAAAGTGAAAGAAAAGAAATGATAAAAAATACTAATCCTAAAATGTGTGTGAAAGTTATTGAAGTTAAATAAAATCTTATAAATTTACTTATATCCTTGCTTAATTTTTTTAATTGAATTTTGAACTCTTTTATCAGACATACCACACTCTGATGTAAGATAATTAGTTAAACCATCTAAATTTATTTCACAATTATGATAATCTAGCTTATCTACAGGTAAACTATCGTGATATAAAGTAAATAATTTTCTAGATTCTTTGTATTTAGTTTCATAGCAATCAGGTAGCTCTTTAATCTTAGGCAACATAGCTTCTATATTCTTAAAATTTTTAATGTGATTAAATGCTGTTTTATTACCTACTCTTGGGATATTACCACAGTAATCGCAACCACATAGAATACACATATCTACAAATTCAGTATAACTCATTTCAAACTTTGATAGAATTGTTTCTAAATCAATAATGCTAATTACATCACTACGTTTAATACTTTTGTCTAAGCATGTCCTAATCATCTTAGGACAACCAAATGCTAAGGTATCCATATCTTCTGTTACAACATAATCAACGATCCCCTTTCTACACATTTCAGATGCGTAAGCCTCTGCTTCACCATCTGCTTGGACGTATGAAACACCCATTAAAGTTAATAGATGTTTGATATCATCTACATATTCTTTAGTTAATCGAACTGTCTGCTTTTCTAACTTATTTTTTTCTTGTTCTGTTAACGTATTATTTTCCATAGCTTCTTTAGCATTCTTAACTTTATCATGTCTTGATTTAATTGTATCATCTTTGTTTTGAGGAGGTTTTCCATCAAATACATAAATAGGTGTGATATTAACTGCTAAGTAATTTGATGTCTTGTAAAAGATACCAGCAATATGACTAATGATTTTACCATTTTCATTCTTAAGATAACTTTCATTTTTACCTCTCATATTAATTAGCATTTTATACATAAACATGCTCGCATCAATAGCTACAGTTTTACCTGTTATCTTATGTAGGTTAACAGTTTCAATAGCATCTGGTGCATTATCCTTGATAAGTTGTGTAAGTCCTTTAATACCCATTGGTAATAATTATAATATACAGGTATATTTTATGTTTAAATCAAATTTAATAATATTTACATTAATTTAATATGAGTATTGAATTAATAAAAGAAAAAATATTTCAGAGTATTAAGAAAGAACTAAATACACAAGAAAATAAAGAATTTATAGAGAATGATATTCTAAAACCATTGATTCAACAGATTTTAGATCAGATGTATCCTTACTTCATGTGGATGGGTTTATTTTTCATGTCTATGTTTTTATTTATAATAATAATATTAATGTTGAATATTAAAGTTTTTATTCATAATAATAATATTAATGTTGAATATTAAAGTTTTTATTCATAATAATAATATTAATGTTGAATATTAAAGTTTTTATTCATAATAAGGAATAAATATATTAGTATATTATATATTTTTTTTCTATTATAATATATATAAAATATGGGTATGAGAGATAGGCGCGCTAGACATGATGCAAGGGCAAACAACCGTGGTCGCAGTCAACGTCCATCTGCAGAAGGGATTAGAAAATGTGCCCTTGAAGGAAGCGAATCTATATTTATGCCTTCAAAGTACAGAGGTGAGACTAGTTGTGAAAGACTTGAAAATATAGGTTGTAGATGGGAACCCGAAGAAGGTTGTTATTTTTTAGATGGATATAATGATAATATGAGAGAATATTTAGAAGCAAATAAAGCAAGCAGGGCGAAAATGAGAGGACAGGGTGGTGGACGTCTAAAAAGGTCTAAACGTAAAGTTAGAAAGAATACTAAACGTAAAGTTAGAAAGAATACAAAACGTAAAGTTAGAAAGAATACAAAACGTAATAAAATGTAAAAAGAAAATGATGGAGGTTTATTTTAAATGCGTTTTTTTTAAGGATTATTTTTTTATAAACAAGTTAAATGGCTAGTGGAAATTATATTCAACCAATGGACACCCTCCAAAAAAACTTGCTTCAGTGGACTAAACTTGATTTAGAATTAAAAGAATTGAACAAAAAATGTTCAGATATTAGAAAGAAAAAAGATATTTTACAATCAAGGATATGTCCTATAATACATTCTGAAAATTTAGAAGATAATATATTTTCTATACCCGCTCTACAAACTAATGTATTATTGAAAGAACAAAAATCTTCAGAATCATTAAGTTATAAGTTTTTAGAAGAGAAATTAAATGATTACTTCGATACACCCGAAAAAGGTGGGTTACTGATACAGTATTTAAAGGATAATAGGAAAGCTGAAACTTCTTTTATTCTAAAAAGTAATCATTTGATATAAATTTATATGTGTATATATAATGGCTACCACAAGTATGTTGGAAAGGATATTAGAAGTGGTTAATAAACCAGATCCACTTGGATATACTATTTATATTGGGGATAAAGGTAGTGAGGCCATCTACCCCTGTAGGGAAAAGGGTGAAAAAGAATTAACTACAGGGAATACTCCTTGTTTAAATTTATTTTGGTTAGTAGTTACTTTACACATATTGCAGGAGAATAATGCAAGTCAAACCGTGAGTGTTCGCCATGGTGGCTTAGATGCCACGGTGGCCGAAAGCGGCTATAATACTCCTGGTAATATACTAAGTGTCTATAAACCATATTTAATCGAAAAATTTGAAGATAGAAGTGTGACTTATAATACCGACCTCACCATAAATAATTTTATTAAAGCAATAGCTTCAAATACACATAGATGGAAACAAACTAAGGTTGATGATTCAAGCATAAAACAAATAATTATCAAGGTTTGGAAAACCATAAACCCAACAATGGAGAAAGACCACATTACTGTCATAAGTAGCCGTGAATCGGCAAAGAAGAAAGAGGATAAGGCAGCTAAGGCGGCGGAGAAGGCATCTAAGGCGGCGGAGAAGAAGGCGCAGAAGGCGGTGGAGAAGGCCGAGTTGAATGCTATGTTGGATGCTATTGCGGTAACCAACCGTGAAGAAAAGGAGGCTAAGGCCGCAAAAATAGCTTTTACCAGGGAACAACAAGCAGCTATCCATGAAGTTGAAAATGTAATTGGCGAACATTCATTAATTACAATGAATTTTGCTGATCAAGAGAAATTCCCCGGCTATATTGTATTTGTTAAACAACGTCAGAGTCTAAGTCAACAAGCCCAAATAGATCTACAAACAACGCTGAAAAAAAAGCCGGCTAAAGAATTGGCTACTATTGCGAAGAAGTTTGGTGTGAAGAATGCAACGACTGATGAAATGATTCGGGGCATAATTTATGCGAAAGTGGCTAAGAATAAGGGTAAGTATAATATCCGGTCTATAGGGGGGTTTTTACCAGATGAAACATTAATGAATTTATATTCTAAGGTAACATTATTAGATTCACATAAGGAATTATGTGATTATGACGATGTACGTAATGTTAAGATTTATAAAAACAATGACGTCTTGGTGGAAAACCCATGTGGATCATCTAGTCGACCATCGCTTTCATCAACTTCATCAGTGCGTTCATCAACTTCAAGGCGTTCATCAACTTCATCAACTTCACCAACTTCACCAACTTCACCAACTTCATCACCGGGTTCACCACTTATTCCTCAACCTGTCCGTAGATGGAGATATGAAGATAAAACACCACCGTGTTTAAAAAATTTAATGAAAAATATTAGTAAAGAAGATACTGTAGGAATAATGTGCCTTGGGGATAATATTGCATTTAAATATGTAGAAGAATATATGTTAAAATTTAGCCACGATACATATCATATCGCCAATCATCTTTATCAATATTTAAGACGTTTAGAAAATTTAACAGATTTTGATAAAGAAGACTACGATTCATGTAAGAGTATGTTTGATGATTTTTTGAAATTATATAAAACTTCATTAAATAAAACTTCATTAAATAGAACAATTGATGGAGTTACAGACGAGCTGGGTGTTACAGACTTAAATAAATTAAAATCACCAGAACTGAAGCAAATAGCGAATAATATGGGAATGCGCGAGCCGGTCATCTTAGGTAAAAAATTTGGACGATATATAAAGGTATCTATGAATGATAAGGAGTACTGTATAGACAGCGAAGCACCTTTTGCTGTATTAGAAGGGTCTGCAGAAGCTGCATCGAATGCTGGTGCCAAACATACTCAAGTAGGTATGTGGAATCCTGCTACCCCAAAAATAATAAATTTCTCAGATAAAATATATTCAGATTTCATTAGTGAATCTTGTAAAAAAGCATTAGGTCTATTTTTAAAATATAGTTATCACGGTACAAACCATACCAATATATTATATTCATTATTCAATACTAATATAGATGAATATTTTGAACATTATGGTAAAATATTAAGATTTATAGATGATCTTGAAACTGAAATGAAGGAACTACAAGCTAAATACAGAGAATTATTAGGTCAAATTGTAGCTGATAAAAATCTTTTGACAGCACATGAAGAAACAGAAGAAGAATTAAACACTACTAGAGCAATAGTAGAAGCTAAAACCAAACCGTCTGAAAAAACAAAAGAAGGTAAGGAAACTCTAGAAAAAACATTACTAAAAAGATCAGAAGATAATGCACTAGATATATATAAAATTAAAGAACAAATATCAGACATATTTGCATCAGTAATTGAGGAAAATCTACGCGAACAAAACAGAATTGTAGAGGAAATACGTGCTGCTACAAATTTACTAGGAGATGATCGCAACCTTCAAACATATTTAAAACAAAATCTAACTGCTGAACAAGCATCTGCTTTAGAAGACGCCTTGGGGACAGGATTAGTTAAAACATTAATGGGGGTATCTACAAAAAATAAAGATAAATACCAGGAAAAATTAAATGAAATGATAACTGAATTATCGAAGGAAAAACAGATGGAAATCACGACCAATACTAATAATCTTGAAATACTCAAAAAAGAAATACTAGTACTAAATAAAGCATTTACAGAATATCAACATGAGAAAGTTAAGTGGTTGAATTCTGATGGAGAATTTGAAAAACAATATGAAGGTTTAGATCAAGTATTAAAAACACAATTAATAAGTTTAACTAAATTACATCAAGAACTGATAATGATAACTGAAGCACTAGCTGAACATGGAGAGGGGCTAAAAGTGGAGAATGATAAAATTACCAGATTACAAAGCAAATTAGATAATTTGAAAACTGAACTCCACAAACGGTATGATATATATCAAGCATATGGTATTGCTGATTTTGAAGAATTTAGTAAATACAGTGAAGATAACTTTATTGTATTAAATTTAAATAAAAAAATGATGACTTTATTAGAATCATTTTTAAATTTTTTCCTAGATTATATACCCGATTTTGAATCTCTATTTGAGGGTCTAAATGAATATAAAAATTTCTTTGATTTGTATTTTAATGAATGTTTGAATAATGTTTACATATATTTAGATACAAATTCTTATTTTAAATTAGGGGATTATTTGATGGCTACAGAACCTTCATCCGGGGGTGGTAGAAAACGTAAAATATCTAAAAGAAGAAAGAAAGTATCTAGAACTAGGAAGAAAGTATCTAGAACTAGGAAGAAAGTATCTAGAACTAGGAAGAAAGTATCTAGAACTAGGAAGAAAGTATCTAGAACTAGGAAGAAAGTATCTAGAACTAGGAAGAAAGTCAAAAGAACAAAACGTTAAATCTAAAATATTATCTACTAACTAGTAAGTTATATGAAAAAATTTATAGTAAGATACATTAAATCCAAAAAAGGGAAAAAATATGTCCATGAATATCGTGATACTAGAGATAATGTATTATCTAAAACTGATTATGTACCGTTAATTAAAAATTTATACATAGCACCAGCATATGATAAAGTTAAAATTAATATGAATAAAAATGATAAAGTCTTAGCTATTGGTGTAGATGAAAGGGGTAGAAAACAATATACCTATAATCCAAATTACGTTCAAAAAGCAAATGATAATAAATATAAAAAATTAATAGAATTTGGTAATAACTATGAATGTATTATGAAACGTGTTAATAAAGATATGATATCTTTTGAAGACTCTAAAAAGAAACAAATAGCGATGATATTAAAGATGATGGATGAATGTAATTTTAGAGTAGGTAATGAAAAGTATGCGAAAGAAAATAATTCATTTGGTGTTTGTACCTTAGAGAATCAGCATATTAAAGTTGGTAAAGAAAGTGTTACAGTAGATTTTATAGGTAAAGAAGGAGTTAGGAATACATGTAGGGTTAAGAACAAGCGTTTAATTAAAAATTTAAGAACCAGGAAGAAATTATTAGGTAAAAAAGACCGTATATTCAGTTATCGTTCTAATTCTAAATATTATAATGTTAATGCTCCTGATGTTAATAATTACTTAAAGCAGTTTGGTAACTTCAGTGCTAAAAATTTTAGAACATGGACAGCAAATACCGATTTAATTAAAGAATTATTAAAACCTGCTAAAAATTTTAAAAAACATTTAAATGAAAGTGTTAAAGTTGTAGCAAGTAAAATGCATCATACGGCTGGTATATGCAAGAAAAATTACATCAATAAAGAATTAATGGATATGTATGTCCAAGAAAATAATCGTTTTAGATATTATTTTAAGAATAATAATAAAGAAAATATTGCTGAAGATTTTATTAAATTTTTGAAAGATGTTTACAACTAGTTCTTGACTAACTTAAATTTACCAGAATTATGTTTTACCCAATCACCTATACACTTACCTACATCATCATCACCATCTTCATCTTTGATAATTTCATATACTTTATTCTTACTCATGAAATAATTATTTTTACGGTATGTAATCATTTCATATTCTTCATCTGAGTCTGAATCAGAACCTTCATCTTTAGAAACATTGACAGGTTCATCTAACTTTACTTCTTCAACAGGTAAAGCGGGTGTTGGACTGCTTGTTGGAGACCAACCCATATTCTTTTTATCCATTGTAACCTGTTTATCCATTATACCTTGTTTTGCTTTCACCAATTCTTCTCTAAGTCTAATAAGTTCTTTATCTTTAGCAGCTATTTCTTTTGCTTGACCTCTGATAATATCGAACTTATTTTCGCTGGTTTCTTCCGTAACACTATTAACTTTCTTCTGTAACTCTGATACAAGTTTATCTTTATTAGAATTATCTTTTTTAACATCCCCTAGTTCACATTCTAATGAAGATATTTTATCATTTAATGATTTTAATTCTTCTTCATGTTCTGAAACCTTCGTAGATAACATAGAATTATAATCACTCTTAAGTGAATCTAATTGTTTATTAAGTGAATCAATTGTTTTAGTTGATTCAGTTTCTAAGTTTAAATATTCATCAAAAACATTAGTTACTAAGGTATTTAATTGTTCTCTATAAGAAGATAATTTAGAATTGTTATCCATGAATCTATATTAATAGTATACAGGTATGTTTTAAATAATTTTCTATTATATTAATAATGGTTAAATCAAAAGGTAGGGGGACTAATCCCACTAAATCTAAAGTAGGTAAATTTAGAAGTAAATCTAAGGCATATAAATCTAAGGCATCTAAATCTAAGGCATCTAGATCTAAGGCATCTAAATCTAAGGCATCTAAATCAAAATCTAAACCATCATTGAAAAAAATTTTAGTAAAAAAAATAGATGAATATTTATCTACTGATTTAAGTGGTATAGAAGAAACACCTATTAGTTTAAATACGTCAAGTGAAGAAATAAGTGATATATCACATTATAAAGAACAAAATTGTTCTCCAAAAAAAAATAAATTAGGATATAGTTGTTTATCTGGTGATATACTGATAAAAATAGCCAAAGCAATTAATAGTTTAAATGGTATAACATTAAAATATGAAGGCATCCCTGAAAAAGTATTATATAAGAAGATTTGTAATGTTATGCAAAATAATTTTAATTGTAAGAATGAAGCATGTTGGTTAAATATAAGGAAATTAATGAATAGTCTATCTAGTAGAGATGTTGATTATTTTAGGAGACATTTTAGACCCAAAATGCCCGAAGATATTGTAGATGATTATACTAAATGGATTAGTAATTTTGATATTGAAGCCGTTTTGAGACAACACCACGAAGAAACATCGGGTGTATATTCATACGGTGCTATCCCCATTGATTTTAAGAATTGTTCAGTTAGTTCTGATTTATGTAAAATAAACTTAAAACAACATGTAGATAAAGGAGAACATAAGTTAGCGATGGTATTTAATACAGATGATAGCAAAGGTCCCGGACAACATTGGTTTGCTATGTATGTAGATATTGATGGTTTGAACTTAGACTCACAACCGGGTATATATTTCTTTGATTCATTCGCATCTAAGCCTATGAAAGAAGTTAAAGAATTAATTGAAAAAATTAAGGAACAAGGTTCTGAAATAAATAAAGATTTTGTTGTAACTGTGAATGATAAAACATTACAAAAAAATTCATTTTCATGTGGATTTTACAGTATGCACTTCTTAGAAAATATGATTAATGAAACCCCTTTTTCAGAATATATTTCTAGTGGTCTAAATGATAAAAAAATGATTGAATATAGAAACCATTGCTTTTTACACCCCGATGATACTAAAACTGGATAAATAATTTTTAAAATTAAATATTGTTTAAATTATATGGATGCTTTTGATATGGATGAAAACATGGGAGTAATGATTTTACAAGGCATAGTAATGTTATTAGCAGTAGTGATATTATTTATGCTTTATTCAGAAAAAAATAAAACAACTGAGTTACAAAATAAAATAGATAATTTTAAGTGTCCAACTTGTCCTGCTATACCTGAATGTCCTGATTGTAATTGTCCTGATGGAAACACATGCCCTGATTGTGTATGTGAAAATGGGGGACCAACTAATTTGGAATGTCCAGAATGTCCTTCATGTCCCAATGTAAAAGGTCCGTCAGTAGATGATATAGTTAATGCTATATTCCCGGGAAGGAATCCGGGGATGACATCACATGGTAGATTTTTTTCTTATGATGACTTTACTGAAAAAGAAATAAAATCAACCTTTCAATCTATGGATGATATGAGTGCAAATACAATGGGTTCAGGTATTCCAAGTATGGTAAATTTTGAAGATCAAACACTTACTAATTCTAAAAGTGATGTTGGTCTAGCTAGCAAGGTTGATCCACCCATGGGTTCTGGTTCGGGTGTGTTCAGTCAACCATCAAGTGTAGCTACTCCAGGTGAAGAACCTACTATACCTACTGGTATTACAGATACAGGTACAGGTGATAATACAGTTGAAACTAACGGGAATACTGACTCAGGGCAACCTTAATACAGTAAATTATTATGTAATGTATATATATGGAACTTAATTATTCAAATATAATTATATTTATAATCGCTATATCAAGTATAATAGCAGGATATTATCATTTTATATTAACAATAGATGAGGGTGAAGATAAACGGATAAAAATGGTTAAAAGAGTATTAGTATTATTGGTATTAACAGGTGTTATCCATATTTATTCTATTACAGAAGATGTTCAATTGAAACAATTTTTTATTATTATTTTAGCATTGATTATCAATGTTTATTCAGTCTTTCACTCAACAAAAAAATGTAATTTCCCTAGATTATATCTTATCAAGTTATCATTATATAGTGCTTTAGTGACATTTATTATAGCTGGAATAATATGGTATACAAGTAATAACACATTATTTGGTTTTATGTTTTCAGAAGAACAATCTGAAGTTATAAATAAAGCTACTAGTGTATTTACAAGCAAATTAATAGAATCTGACATTAACTTTGATGGTGAAGTAGATTGCCCCGATCCAAAGGATGAAGATAATTATACAATAGAAATGGATAATCTAAATAATGGTTCAGATGCAGATAAATTAAAGTATAGAGCCTGTTTGGAACAAGAAATTAGATCAGATTTAAAGAAAGGAATCTAAGAATATTTTCTAGATGTTTTCTTTTTCTTTTTACTTTTACGTGTTTTCTTTTTAGTTTTACTATTCATAAGTTTTTCATATCTGAAAAATTTAAACAATTTATTTTGTATTCCACCTGATATTTTAATATCATCTTTCTTTTTTTACCACCACGTAAATTCCATGCCCACGCAAATTTTTTAAATAAACAGGGTATTTCTGTATTGCCTACTTTAACATTTAAGTTATATTCTTTATTTCTATTTCCTTTATCCCAGTCCTTACATCCAGAGCATATCGAAGGTCTCTCCGGCTTAATAGTAAAAGTTAACTTATTCATTTTTTCAAATTCAACATTTGGATATTTCTTTTCCATCTTAGCCTTATCTGCTTCTTTGTTAAAACTTATTTTACCTTTCCCAGAAATTATTTTAACTTTACTCATTATAATATATTATATTTATAATATATTATATTTTCTATTAATTTTTCTATGTTAGTTATATAATTATGATGATTAAAAGTATTAGTGAATTTAAGGAATTGGCTAAAAAATTTTTACCTAATCAAGGCAATATCGCTCTCATGCAACACTTGGTGGATAATTATCATTTTTTTAAACTTACATACGATTATCCGCCTGATAAGACGTACGATACAAAATTCTTAGAAGTTGTAAATGATTTAAATCCTACTGAATATAAAGATATATTAGATAAGGCTGATGTAATTAATGAGCAATATAAAATAAAGACAGCAGACGGTGGCCTGGGTATGGATGGAGGATTTAATGAAACAAGACATACTAAACGCAGAACCACCAAACACAGTAGCACCAAACACAGAAGTTCTAAGCGTAGAAGTTCTAAGCGTAGAAGTTCTAAGCACAGAAGCTCCAAAAACAGAAGGTTCAAACGCAAAAGCACCAAACGTAGGATTTCTAAACGCAGAGTTTAAATAATTCGTTTTATTTTTTATCTTATTTTAATTTAATCATATAATGACATCTTTATATGATAAATACTATTCAGAACACAACAGGACATATATGTATAAACTAATTAATGATATGATTTTAAAAGATTATCAAGTTAATGTATCTAATAATGAAACATACAATCAATTTTTTCAAACAAATTTCATCAATACATTCAATGCTGTGAATACTGAAGATATTAAAGATTTAAATAATCATTTATTAACAACTCAACTTGAATACTTTCAAAATTTCATATTAAAACAAAATGAACTAACTAAAGTTGGAGAATCAGAAAAAATAGATGATTTTATAGTATATTCATTAAAACGTAAAATTAATTTAAAATTATCATCTAGGCATAATTGTAGGATAAGTTTGCCTACTAAAATATTTCAAATAGATAAAATTATCATACCTATTGAAGAATCAGAATTGTTTATGAATCCTATACTATTAGTTACAATTGGTAAGACTACTATAGAACTTCATTTAAGAGGAACAATTAAATTACAAAATAGAGAACATGGGATATATTCACCATTTTATGAAAAAAATATAGTGGTAACAGAAGATACTGTTAGAATTCAGTTTAGAAATCAATTATTCAATGAAAATGATGGATGTGATGTTTATAAAATAGTAGATAATACTGATAATAAAATTACGATTAAATCTGACTTTAGAGAATTTAGAGAAGGAGATTATATACGAATTAATAATTATGAAAGTAAAGAAGGTATAGATGCTTCAATACTCAAAAAACAATATAGAATTATAAGTGTTCATAAAAAAGATGATAACATAGAATTAGAGGTTCAAGGAAACTTATCAGATGTAAAAGATTTATATATTATGAATTTATCATTACAAAATACTATTCATTTAATTGGTCCTGAATAATTTACCTTCTTTTAGTTTTTTTATTTTTCTTCTTTTTCTTCTTTTTCTTTTTAGCACATCCTTTACTGTTTATAGGTTTTAATTCATATTTATTTAGTTCTTTAATTAGGGTTTCATCTTCTATCAATATTTTTTTAATAATATTAGTTATATCCCGTGTAAATCTCATGGATTCCATTTTATTTAGTTTGAAGTTAGAACGCATATCTCTGGTTATTACAGTTGCTGTATCAACTAAAAAGGTCCAAATTTACTTTACTCGGTGTAGAATTAACGCGTGTTACGGGTGCACTATCCATTATATTTATATATATATTTTAATCCTGAATAAATACTTCTTTATTACAAAGTATTAATGGTTTTGTTAATTTATTATCTATAAATTCATCAAATCTATATAATCTTCTGAGTTTATTTTCTTCATTTGAGGAAAAGAACATCATTTCATTTGGATTATATTTAATTTTAAAACCTATTTTACCTCCATTAAGAATTGTTTTTACCGATGGAAATTTCTTATCTACTATTTCATCATAGTATTTATCTAAAGAATACATATCCTGGTAAACTGAAAATTGTTTTCCTAATTCATCATTTAAATCATGGTCTTTTTCAGCATTAAAATAGATGTTACCATCATCTAATGATAATGAACATATCTTTTTAGTGTTTTCTCTAATATAACGGATATCTAAACCTTCTTTTTCACTTTCATAATAAATATAATCATCACCTGAACCAACCACATATATATTGGGTTTCATAAATAATAAGAAACTAGCTTTTAATTGTTTAACATCAATTTCAAATAATTCTTCGGCCGATATACCAGGGAAATAAGCTATTTCATGCATTAATAAATTACTGAAACGAATACATTTTTCATTAATACTTGGATCATCTCTGGTGTGTTGGATACAATCTAAAGATGATTCTTTAATAATATTTATTATATTTTGAGAAACCTTATATTTCTTCTCCATAATATCGAATATTTTTTGATCTACTGACTGACCTATATTTTGAATCATATCAATTATTTCTTTGATATCTTTATTCTGACTCTCAGCTATTTCAGCTTTAACATTTGTTAACTCTGGTACATTATCCCACCCTTGGATAGATTGATATATTTCTTCAATAGATGAACCTGATGGTAACGAAGATAAATATAGGTATTCTTCGACGCTACGTTCTTTAGGATCAAGTTCATCGTGTGATTTCAAACGTATTGCCCTACCAAAAACTTGATCGATACGAACAAAATTCCAGAAGGGTTCTAAAATATGAACTTGTCTAACACAAGTAAGTGAAATACCTTCTGCACCCGCACCAGATATAATCATAACTTGAATATGTTCACCATATTTATTAGATGAATCATTAAATGCTTTCATATTTTGTTTTCTCAGATCAACACTTTCTTCACCTGATATAAATGTAAATTTTAATGAATTAGAAGTAGGTTCACTTGGATCATATAATGAATAACCATTTGCTTTTAAAACTTGTTCAACTATTTCTCCACCAGAATCACCTCTAAAATCACTATAAATTAATATTTTACCAGTTGGTTTTATACCATCTCTAAACTTCAATATATTTTTCATTATTCTATGTAACTTAGGTGAAAATTCAGATAATTTATTTTCATATTCAAGCAATTTATTTTGTTTTAAATCTTCATATTGCTCTATTTTTTTACCGTAAGCTCTATCATCATCCTTAATATAACGGAATTCATCATCTTTATAAATCATATTACAAATTTGTCTTGTTCTAATATTAAAATCAAAGGGTAACTCTTCATGTAAATGACGTTTCATTTGTCTAATTAAATCTTTTTTCTTTTCTGAACGCCATACTTCAATATATTTATTAAATTGTAAGCTACTCATTTGACACGCCTCAACCGTAATTTTTTCAGTAATAGCGTAATTTTCATATCCGTCTGTAATCTGAGGTGCTACTACGGTGGGCATAGAACCTATTTGCGACCTATCTATGGGATAGTATGATGTTAAACCCATCAACATTCTTCTTAATAAAGTTTTTTTCTGATCATCAATTTCAAAATTATCTAAAAAGAAATAATCCATAAAATTTTCCGCATTAGATAAGTCTCGTAGTTCCCCTTTATCTTTTATCTCAAATAAATTTTGAAATCTGTAAAATGGTACATTCAATTGTTTGTCAAAAACAATAGGTTTTTTATATGAACTTGTGGCACTTTTAGAATTGGGTGTTATATCTGAATCATTAAATATTTTTTCAAGACCAGAATAGATTGTTTTAATAAATTGTTTATATGTATATTTATTTTCAGCAGATGTATAAACTAATTTATTTTCTGGGTTCATAACCGAAACAAATGACTCTTGATTCATTGTAAATGAAATTACTAATTTACCTTCTTTTCTAGAAACATGGAATAATTCAATTGGTGAATTTTCTTTATAAAAGATATCATTTAATTTTTCGGTAACTTCTTGTGGTTCTTCATTTGATTTAACGGTTAAGGTATAGACATTTTGTTTCCCTTTTAACATATTATATAGTATAGCTATCTCAGACGGTTTATTAATAATAGGTGTCCCTGATAAGAATACTAGTTTAACTTTTTCAGCATTGATTATCCATTCATAAAAAGTCCTAGCTGAACCACTATCATTAACAACTTCTCTAACAAAATTATGAACTTCATCAATTATAATAGTTTCTCCATAAAATGGTGATTCTACACCATGTTTACTTACGTTATAGTTTAATTTTTGAATGAGATTTTGTTTTATTAAAGCATTACCTTTTTTAATCAATTCATCTTCAAACATATCTTCATCATCCGAATCTTTTATTTCTTTATCAGATTTATTTATAGTGGGTAGTGGGTTGTAATGAATAAAATTATACTTTAATTCTATTAGTTTATGTATTTGACATTCTAAAAATATTCTTTGATATTCACTCATATCAGAATATTTTTCTCCTGTAGAACCATGCTTCCAAAACCCTTTCATTTGTAAAACATCGCCAGATATCTTCTTGTATTCTTGTTTCATTTTATTGAATAAAACTGGTTTCTTATTTTGTAAATCAGGGTCACCATCAATCAATGATTTCTTTATTTTTTGCTTTACTTCTCTAATAGTGTGATTAATAATATTTTTTAATACTTCATCTGTTACACCATAGTCATCATATAATTCTTTTCTAATTTTATCATCTCCTTGTATTTCCTTAAAGGGTATGAATGACCAATGACTCCCTTCAATATCTAATTCATTTTTACCCCATCTTTTTACTTCACCTATAAAATTACTTTCTAATGAAGCCGGTAACAGAGTGGTTATTTTCATATCACTTGAAGCCTTCTCAGCCATGGAGACTGCCGTAGCAGTTTTGCCTGTCCCAAGACCATGATAAACTAATAATCCTCTGTAAGGTGTTTCAATAGATAAATATTCTCTAACTAATACTTGATAAACATTAAGATCAGATTCACTAGTCTTCTTCAAAATATCTTTATAAAATTCATCATTGACAAAGTCTACAAATGCTTTTCTATGTGGTATTAAGTATTTTCCTTCTTTAATATTGGTTATTTCTTCATCTAAAGGTTCCGGTGAACCAGGGGCATACGTAGGACTCTCATCTTCAAGAGGTAGTGGTGAACCTGGCGCATACGTAGGACTTTCATCTTCAAGAGGTAGTGGTGAACCTGGCGCATACGTAGGACTTTCATCTTCAAGAGGTAGTGGTGAACCTGGATCATACGTAGGAGAATTGTCCACTGAATTATCATCATAAACAGGAGATTGTGGTTCTAATTCTGGATTCCAAAAAGTGGGTGGATCTTTAGGTGATTCTGGTTCTAATAAGAGCTTGGGTGAATCAGGTTTAGGTGAATCAGGTTTAGGTGAATCAGGTTTAGGTGAATCAGGTTTAGGTGAATCAGGTTTAGGTGACTCAGGTTTCTCATATTCAACTATATCATCTAGTATTCCTTTTACTTGTGCTTTCTTTAATTTAATCAATTCTTTTTCTTCTTCTTTAGTTATTTCTTTATCTTTTAATAGTTGTTTTAGTGATGATGCACGAATATTTTTTATTTCGCCATCAAAGTGATCAGTTAATATTTTAGTCAATTTTATAGTAACTTTAATCTTAGGTTTTTCTTTAATATCATAAGAATATTTTATTTCGATTTTACCTTCTTTTTCTCTACCTTGATATTTAACTACATCTTTTAAAAATTTATATACAGGACTACTTATTTCACCACTATTATATAATTTATCTATTTCTTTTAATGATAAAATTTGAATATTATCTTTGAAATGTTTTTTTAAAACTGCGTTAATTTTACTATTAATTATTATTTCTTTCTTTCTGGGTGATGGCATTATACATATTAGATAGATTAATTTAATAATAAAAACTCAAATAATATATATACTATTTTAATTATATGTTAGAAGAAGATTGCCTTGATATATATAATGAATGCATTAATGATATAGTTGCACCTGATGTTGGTGTTCTTACGAACATAGATATTATGAAAAGTCCCTGGGTCGTTTATAGTAATAATATGTTAGACTGTGGTAAAAAACTAACTGAATGTAATGAGTTAGATAATAGAGAAATAGAAAGAGAATATGCGTTATTGAAACAAGAAACTAAGGGGAAATCTGATGGTAGACAGAATCGTTATCTATTGAATATAGAGAAAATAGATGATGATGAAAAAAAAAAGAAATTACAGTCATGGCATCAAATATTGTTGATCTTAAAAATTCTTTAAGTTCTGAACTTAATATTAATATTAATGAAATGGAATATTATGATGACGATTTTAATGAGTGGACATTGTTAGAGAATTTTGAAGAAGTTAAAAATAATTTACGAGTAAAAGTTATTTCGCAAAAAGGTGGTGATAAGGCTAAGACTAAGAAACGGTCTAAGGCTAAGAAACGGTCTAAGGCTAAGAAACGGTCTAAGGCTAAGAAACGGTCTAAGAATAAGAAAAAGTCTAAGAATAAGAAAAAGTCTAAGAATAAGAAAAAGTCTAAGACAAAACGTTAAAATGTACTAAAGCATTATATGATGCGTTCTGTTCTGCTTTCTTTTTTGTTTTACCTTTACCCGAGGAAATAACTATTCCTTCTTTTAATAATTCACATGTGAATTCTTTATCAGCATTGTCCTTAATAATATGATTATATTTAGGATATAACTTAAAATTATGTTGAAAATATCTTAGAATCTGATCTTTAAAATTAGTATCATTTAATATAATTTCAGGTAAATCTAAATGACATTCAATTAAATTAAATATAAATTCTTGAATAATCTTAAAATCTTGACAATCCATATAAAGTGCTCCAATAAAAGCTTCTAATACATCTTCCAAAATATGTTGATTAGATCTTCCATCACAATTCTCTTCAATGTGTTTTGAAATGATTAAATGTTTATTCATACCCAACTGTGTTGCTAGATAGCACAATTGTTCTCCATTAACTATTCGAGTCTTAATTTTAGTCATAAATCCTTCATCTTCACCTTCAAATCTTAGAAATAGATACTCAGCTGTCATACATCCTAATAGAGAATCTCCTAAAAATTCTAAAGTCTCATACGATTTTCCTTGAAGAGGTAAACAATTATCGGGTTTTACAAATTCTTTATAATCTTCTAAAAAATTATAAGAACTATGAACAAAAGCTTCTTGGTATAGTTTAATATTTTCAGGTGTAAAGTCATTCATATTCACTTTCTTAAGAATATCAATAACATCGGGTTTTGTAATGAGTTTATTAGAAAAATTATAGGGGTCTGCTTTAAATTTTTGATTATTCATATTATATAATTTTTGATTATTCATATTATATAATATTAAATGAATTATTTTTAAATACTTAAGCTGGGTTAGGACCACTAGGTCCTGGTGCTGATGCAGCGCAACCTTCGCCATCTTCTAAAGGTCTTCTTAATAGATCTGGACCAATAGATGAATTCTGCCAAGGACTAACTGCTACCTGGGGATTAGGAGGTTCAGCACGTAATTGTCTGTTAGCATTTCTTAGACTTTGACCAACAGTGTTTACACCCACGTGAAAACCTGCATCCAAATAATTAACACCTTGTAGAATACCTTCACCATGGGGTTTTGCGGTATTAAATTCTTTGATAGCATCACTATCTTCTTTAGGTAAGAGATCTTCTGCCTTTAGAGTTGGGTGGGGATAGCAAGTTGGGGGCGTTCTTCCAGCATCACTTGGAACATTCATAGGCATAGAATCAAATTTAACACCCTCTGAAGCCTTAATACCCCCTTCAACCGGTGCTGCATCACTTAGACTAAATCCCTCTAGTATATCAATACCACAATTGTCTTTAAGGACTTTTAAGGCTATATAACCCGCTAAAACATAGACAATAACTTTGAACATTGTTTCACAATTCATTTCCATTTTATATATTACAATATAAAAAAATAATAAAAAGTTTATTTAATATTTTGTAACTGTTCTTCTAATTTAGATAATTCATTTTTTTTTTGTTCAATACTATCTTTTTTTTCAGAAATAATTGTTTCTAAATTATTTTCATCTTCTTCAATAATTTGTTTATTCTTTAGAATAGATGATTTCAATTCTTCTATTTCTTTATTTTTCTTGAGTATTTCTTCATCTAAAATTTCATAATCATAATTTCCATCAATTTGTTCAGAAGCACCCACTTCATCATCTTCTATTAAGCATGAAGCCGGTTTAATAGCAACAGTTTCTTTGATTAGTTTTATTTGTGATAAATATGTATCACAATAATAATTTTGTTTTAAAAACTTTAATCCTTTTACTTGAAGCATAAGGATTACCGTAGATCCTACCGCCAAACTATCTAGGTCAATCAATTCGTTTGTTTGACCATAAACCTTGGTTTGTAATTTATCACTATGATACGGCAACTTTAACTCTAATGAAGGTTTTTCATCTTTTTTAAATGGTTTTGTTATTCTCTTATACATATTCTCTAATATATCCATGGGTAATTCTTTATTGAACCATTCTTCGCTGTTTTGATAGGTTGCGTCTAAAATGTGATCATCTAATTGCACTAATTTATCATAAAATGAAAAATCTGATTCATCTGTTTCTAAAACAATGTATTTTTGTTTTTCTATTCCTTTAACTTTTAGTCTTGAAGATTGAAGAAGAAGTGGATTTAGATCATATAACATTGAACCAAAGTAAACCGTGCCTTTGTTTTCGGGTTTATCATATTGAATGTTATTTAATTGTAACTTATTGTATCTAGTAACTTCTCCCATTTTTATAATAAATTCTTTATAAATATTATTCATTTATTAACGCGTTAAAACAACTCTTATAATAAATGTATCATTTTGACTTTCCATTTAGAAACATAATTATCATTATATTTCCATATCTTATCTAAATAAATATCACATTGAACTTTACAAAACTTAGAAATGTTCATAATTCCTACTCCATCATAATTATCTGAATAAATATCACAATTAAATCTATTATATGAAAAAGGTATTTTTACTTCTAAATTAGGATCATACCGACCTTTACTATCATATTTTATTTGAGATATAAATAAATCACTATTTGATTCATCTAATCCTAAGAGTTCCATTTGCTTGTATTCACAAGTCTGTATAAAATCATAAAAACTATTCATTATATTATCACTCTTATAGTTAGTGAACTGGAGGCACATCTTAAAATTATTATTTTGACTATTGATACCAAATGGACATATCATAGGTGGCGTTGTTACCACAACTTGTGACTTTGAACCATACCTTAATTGACTATAACAAAACTTAAGATCTGTTTTAGGATCGGTTACACAATGAACAAATTCTTTCTTTTTAGCATTCACATTTGTACAAGACATATGTTGACAATCTAGAGTTGATATATCTAGAACATCGTGAAAAATATTACATGTTTCCATAAGATATAAATTATAATAGATTTAATCTTTATATTTAGATTTATTTTTTAATATTTACTATTGTTTTTCGTTTAGTTGAATTATTCCAGATTGAGTGAGTAGGTTTCCCTGAATGAGGTTTAAAGTTAGAAGGAAATACTTCATCCATAGGTTTTTCAGAACCCCAGTAAACGCTACCTTGAGAACCATTATTGAAATAATCAAAAGATGCTAAACAAGTTTTGTCTTCAGTTATATTTTTACTTTTAACAGGGTTAATCATATTAAATGTAGATGGGATACTTGTTACTGTTTGAAAATCATTCATTATACTTAAGATTAGAATTTATTTTCTTTTAGTTCTTTTACCTTTTTTACCTTTTCTATTAGTCCTTTTAAGACCTTTTTTAGAAACACTTTTAGAAGAAAATTCTTTAGCTTTCTTGTAATAAGCATTGACCCAGGTATCAAAGATATTCTTACCAACACCTTCCATAGTGAATATCGCACATCCCGCATATTCAACTTCATTTAAGAAATAACTTTGTCCGTCCATAGTATTGTCTCTACAGCAACCAAAATCTATTCTTAGATATAATGGTGGGTCGGAATGTTTATTCATTTTAGGGAACATATCTACAACTTTTCTACCCATTGCTTTTATATCTTTTAAAACCTTGGGGGAAACTGTTCCAAATTCTTCTGGATTAGAACCGTATATCTTAGATTCACTGAAAACTTTGTCAGCTGCTTTCATCGCAACATAATACTTGAATTCACCATTAATCCAAAATGATTTAATTTCCCAAAATTTAGCAAATCCATCCATTACTTCTTGACAGACAAATGCTGGAAATTTTTTATTTTTAGTCAAAAACTTAGATATATCATTAATTACATTGGGATTACTTATAGTTGAATGTAATACTGTATCTGAATTTGAACCTTTTGACGCCACACTATTTACAGCAACATGTTTTCTGTCAAATTTACCTATACCGATATTAGCATATGCTCTATGAGGTTTTAAGACAAATGATTTCCATCCTTCTTTAGCCACTTTTGCTATAACCTTCTTAGGATCTCTGTCATCTCTAATAACAAATGTTGGAGCTATCGGGATACCTTTCTTTTCATAATACTTTAAGTAATCCCCTTTATCAAATAAAAAGAATTGTTCTTTAAGGTTTGGATAAAAATTTAAAGATGGTTTCTGCATTAACTTTAATACACGCTTATATTCAGGATCACTCTTTTCCCATGCTGCCAGTAAATTCAAACTAACTAAGAAATTGACATCATTCTTTTCTAACTTCTTTTCGTCAAACTTATTGATAAATGAAACCTCTACATCTTTATATTTATGTAAAAGTGCCGCCTGTAGCGCTTTTTCAAAGGGTATTAACCCCTTATACTTACCTTTCTGAACAATTTTAACATCTTTTAACCATGGTTGCTTCTTAGGTTCTATATAATCATTTGTCCCCCCACCCTGTTGCCAACATACTAAACCAATTTTAACCATATATATAATATTATAGATTATATATTAACAAAAAGTGAAATTACATTGCTGAATTTACATTAAATCGGTATTATATACAATTCCAATAAAAACATTCCAGATGCTTTGCTCAAAAAATAGCTCGCCTCTTATAAAGAAACCTGTCATTTCAAAATATTGTTTTTATCATGTAGTATACATTAATAAAATACAAATTGACTCATAACATGTCATGTCTAACATAGTTCGTATTTTATACATTTCAGGGTAGCACAATTTATCTATTTAATGAAGGGTTGTGATTCACAATTAATACTTATAATTTTAATATTCAATTTATACGCAAATTTATATATATATATATAAAAATGGGTAGAAGAAATATGTCTAAGCGTAGGAATAAGGTTACTAAGCGTAGGAATAAGGTTTTCAAGCGTAGGAATAAGGTTACTAAGCGTAGGAATAAGGTTACTAAGCGTAGGAATAATCATATAAATAATAAAAAACTTTTAGGTGGTGCTCACCACGCTTGTTATTATAAAGATAATCCTATTAGCGGAGTGGCGTGTAATGCTTACTACTATGATAAAGATGGTTGGTATTATTATAAAGGGCGCGCCTTGCTCTCTGAAGATAGATGGGTGAATAGCGAACCGGAACAAGGTGGGTTTTGGGATAAGTGTAACGACCGTTATGTTTGTCCAAACCATGCGGAACATTATAAAAAAAATGGCCGCACCCTGCGCCCCCACGGTAAACCATTATGGAGAAAAAAAAGGGGGGCGACCTTTGGTGAAGAAGTAACAGATACATGTACTAATGAATTAATTAATTGTAAACCGCCGAAAGAATATTCTAGTATGCAAGGGTTAGGTAGAGGAATGGGTCCTAACTATAAACAACAAATTTATCGTATGGCAAAGGAATATTCTGACCCAACTAATTTTACAGTTATAGAGAATAATATTTGCAGTAATGATACACCTTACCTAACCGATAATGGACATTGTTGTTCCCCCAATTCTGAATAATATTTTGGAAGTCACAATTCTTTTATCATATCATCAATTTTAACGCGCTTCCTAATAACCATTTTAGTATTCGATACTTTAATTAGTTGATAATTTGGTTTATTGAATTTATCAATAAATTCTATTTTATCTGTTTCAGAAGTTAAAAGATGATCAGATAGTTTCTCTAAGATTATGGTTTGTTGAATTTGAACTAAATCTTTCAAGAAATCCATTTTGTATGTCAAAAATATGATATCTTAAAATCAAATTTATAGCTACGAAAATAATCATCATAAAAGGGTAATTCATATGTAGTGAATTTATATTCCATAAGAATTTATCATATAATGGATGCATCAAGAAATTTAATCCTGACCAAATATTAAAGTAAAGTTTATTTTCTGAGTTATAACGAAACATTATAGAACCTACATATACTTCAATGTAAATCAAAAATAATAGAGTGAATGCTAAAGTATATAATGCTAAAATGGATAATGCTAAAGTGTTACTCAAAATCATAAAAATAATATATATTAAGAGTATATAAATGACTTTAAATACCATTGTAGAATTTTCCAAGAATAATATGGAATTTTTTATTTTAGCGATCTATGCTTATGTTTTATTCCAGATTGAAGATAATGATTACGTTACAATGTTATTATTAACGGTAGCCGCTTGTTTATCAATATGTTTTCTTAAGAAGAGGAATGTTGTAGAGGGTGCTAGGTGTAGTGGTGGTGATAGTGATTTGACAGAAGGATATGTTAAAGAAGGTTTTGAAAATCCACCTAAGATTGTCAAGCAAATGCCCGATATGATGGGACCCTATGACGGATTGTGCTTACAAACTGGTAATAATCAGTCATGGATGAAATCACCCGATGAAACCGCATTAGTACCAAATGATGCTTTATTCACATACTTAAGTAGTCAGGGTCCAACTAAACCTGTATTCACCGATAATTCAGCACTATACGGTCCTTCCATAGACGGACACCCTGATTCAGATAAGAAAATGTTCATGTTAGCAAATAACAGAACATCACCTAACTGCTGTCCTAGCACCTTTTCCACGTCTACGGGTTGTGTATGTACTACTAAGAATCAACGAGATTTTATAGCTTCTAGAGGTGCTGGCAAAGCTAAAGAGAGTAAATCCGATGTTAGTGAATCTACTCAAGAATAAATTATCTAAGTAACATTTGATGGACTTTATTATACATATCTTCACCTTTTTGATCATATACTTGTAACCTCTGAACTCTAGAACGTTCTTCTTTATTTTGTAATGCTTCTTGATAAGCTTGCCTTTCTCTATCTTCAGCAGTCATTTGATAAGAAATGTTTGAACGTTGTTGCTCTAAACCCTTCACAGAGGTTGAACGTCCATCTATTGAAACCATTGATTCATCTATCAACGTTGAATCTGATGTGAATGCCGCTTTATAATCTGTAAAATTCAAACCTCCACCTGTTTCACCGCTAAAGTTACTTACCTTTCCTTGTCCAAGAGTTACAATAGAATCTTGACCTCTCATTGATATACGTGTATCTGGTTCATCGTAACGAACCATCTGATTACCCATCTTCTGCTTTTGTTCTTGTTTATATTTTTCAAATTCATGGTTAAACATGTCTTTATTAAACTCTCCTTGAAACATTTTTTGATCACCAGTTTCAGATGAAGTTTGTTCCATCCATGAACCATAACCTTGATCATATGAATCTTCTATTCTATTCTCATCGTATATTTTATTAAATACTTTGGCATCGAAGTTATCACCTGATTCAATATGTTGCGTAGGTTGAGATTGAATAAATGATTTCGCATTTGATTTTAATTCATTATGATGATGAATTTCACCTTGCTCTTTTAGTTTTTTCTTTAAAACGGTGTATGCAATTGATACTTTCTGGAATTCTTTTTTAGATCCACCTCTATCAGGGTGAACTTTCATCGCTTTCTTCAAGTATGCTTTTTTTAACATATTTTCATCAAATTGTTTAGAGATTCCTAAGATTTTATAAGGATCTAATTTAGTTGATGGTAACTTTCTCAAAGAATGATCGGGTAACTGCTGTTGTTGCTGTTGCTGTTGCTGTTGCTGCTGCTGAAATACCATATTTGTGGGGATTTGTGGTTGATTTAAATTCATTTGATATAACTCATTTATCTGTTGTTGTTGTTGCACTATCAGATTTTGTTGCTGTTGAATATATAGAGAATATATATCATCCGCAGACATTTTTTCTTGTTGACTTTGTCCTTGACCCATTATAATCAAAGATATAAAAAAATTAAATTAACTAAACTAAAATATAATTATTTATTTACTTATTGTTTCCTAACTTTACGATTAGTCCTTTTAACTTTACGATTAGTCCTTTTAACTTTACGATTAGTCCTTTTAACTTTACGATTAGTCCTTTTAACTTTACGATTAGTCCTTTTAACTTTACGATTAGTCCTTTTAACTTTACGATTAGTCCTTTT